AGGGCTTCCTTATCTACTCCCTGGGCACTACAGCGAGGGGCAGTGCCAATTGCGCACCTGCTCCCGACCGGCAAGGACAGAAGAAGGGGTCGAGCTACCGCCTGGGTATTCCCGATTTCTCCAACTGTTTATCGGCCCAGTGAATCTCTAAGAGGTGAACATGGTATGCCCAGTCTGTGGAGAAGAACTGGTACGTGGGCAAATGGCACAACGACTACCACCTCCAGAAAAAGTGGACGTAGGGCCGAAAACAGGGATTCTGGGTGTCTACCCCTGCGAGGAGTACGAGGGCGAAGCCGATACTCTGGTGCACCATCCAGAGTGTTGTGCGGGGTTCTGGGAAGATCTACGTGACCCCTACATTCAAGAAGCCCTCGAAGCAGAAGAAGAGGACGAAGAACCTTACGTAGAGCCCGACTGTATCTGGTGTAAGAGCAGTACCCATGTGTGGAGTCGTTTCACTGAGGAACAGACCCTGCACTGGTGTTTGAAGTGCCAGAAGGTTTGGGACCAGGACGAGGACGAGGCGGTAGCTTGACAGCTAAGAGAAGGGACGAGAGGTTCTTCGCCCCTTCTCTTTTTAGCTCTCAGCTACATCCGGTCGTCGTGCCACAATTTATGCAGAGATTGCAGCTTCCCGCTCTACGCGTGAAGTTGCCACAGTTGGCGCAGGGGGGTCCATCGAGATTGACCTTGCCTGTGGGCGCCTTCTCTTGCGGAACCAAAAGCAGAGGGCCCTCGACAAGATCCGTCACCTCGTCCGTGTTGAGGTACTTGTCTAGCCACTGGAAGATATAGTCCACGATGGACTTGCAGATGCGCGTGTGGGGATCTTCGGTGAAGCCTTCCGGGTCGAAGCGCATGCCGATGAACTTGTCCTTCAGAGTGTCGAAGGGCACGCCAGATTGTAAGGCCATCGAAGTAGCAATGCAGAACGCATCGATCATGCCCTGCAGGGAAGCGCCTGACTTGGCTATCCTGACGAAGATCTCGGCCAAAGTACCATCGCTCTCGTACTGACTGAAGGTCAAGTAGCCGTCTTGCTGGGAGATGGAGAACTTGTGGGTAATACTCTTGCGGGTAGGGGGGAGGGGTCTACGCTGGCCCCAGGAGAGGGCCTTCTTGGCTTTACCTGATTCCGTAAGGTCCTTGGAGATAGGCTGTGACAGCTTGCACCCGTCTCGGTAGACGGCCACGCACTTCAAGCGCCCTCTCCAGGCCCTGAGAAAAATATCCTCAATGTCCTGGACGGTAGCGGTGTGAGGCAGGTTGACTGTCTTCGAGATCGACCCTGAGACAAAAGGCTGGACGGCTGCCATCATGTCTACGTGGGCTTCAGGACGAATAGCGTGGGGGCCCAGGGCCTCTGCAAAGATGTTCTCGTGCTTGGGGTTGAAGCCTGGAGCTCCGTGGATGCTCTCGTTCTGGCGGATGTAGCTGAGGATGCCTGTGATGTGTTCCTCGCTATAGCCCAGGTTCTCGAGCGCTGGGCCCACCACCGAGTTTGGCATGACCAGAAGCCCCTCCCCGACAATCTTCTTGTAGACGACGAAGGCCAGCATGGGCTCGATGCCTGTCGTATCTGCACCCATCAAGAAAGAGATCGTGCCTGTAGGAGCTATGTTGGTGACCTGGGCATTGCGGTAGCCGAAGCGCTCCCCCGTACGGTAGGCCTCGGAGTAGAGGTCAACTGCGACGTCGGTCAAAACCTGCCAGCTCTTCCCGATGGGAGTAGGAAGACGCTTAGCAGCATCCCAGTGCTTGCGGATGACTTTGAGCATGGGCTCTCGGTTCTTCTCATACTCTGGGAAGGGTCCGAGAACTGCTGCCAGAACCGCAGACTGTCGATAGGCTGCCCCGTTCATGATCGCAGTGATGGCTGCAGTGACGCTGCGGCCTTCGTTGGAATCATAGGGCAGGCCCCAGTGTACCAGGAGAGCTCCTAGGTTGGTGAAGCCTAGCCCGAGAGTACGAAAGTCATGCGAACGCTTGGCGATCAGCGGCGATGGGTAGCTAGCGGCATCAACGATAATCTCCTTGGCGATGGTGGCGATCTCGCAGGCGTGCACAAACGCCTGCACGTCAAACTCCTTGCCCCGGGCGAACTTGAGGAGGTTCAGGGATGACAGGTTACAAGCGGTGTCGTCACTGAACATATATTCACTGTTCGATACCACCAGAGCGTGCTCGAATCCTGGGCAGCTGATACCGAAGTTGTGGGTCTCTTCCACCTCTATGTCGTAAACCGGGACGGGGCTGTCCAAGTAGAGTATCTCGATGGCCTCTACCCGATCGTTCGTGACAGACTTGTTCTCTTCGATAAAGGCTGCGAAGTCCTCCCACGCCATCCCCTGAATGTTGCCGCCCAGAGTAGGAGACTGTGCCAAGGGAACCTGGCCTACCAGGTTGTGGTCTCTCACGTAGAGATTCCAGCGACCAGGAGTAACACTATTTCCTTTCTTTTTATGGGTCAGTCTGGGAGTAGCTTCGATGGTCTCCCAGATTTCAACTAGCGTCGCGACTGGAACGTCCAGGAAGCGAGGGTTCTTCTCCCCTGTGCTGTGGAAGACCTTGTGGGCAGTACCGTCCACCAGCTCGTAGTTGCTGAGGCGGTCATCTTCCGCGTTCTCGTTCTTGTGATGAACCTCCCAGCCTTCTGGGATCTCCCCGTTGGCCTGCTCCCAGAGCCAGCGGTTGAACCAGACAGTGCCCTTCGGGGCTGTCGGGATGCCCCGATGGTTCACCGCCCGTCGGTTACTACGAGCCTGGTTGCGCCAGAAGTTCAGCTTCGCGAAGCGCTGCCCCTTAAGGAGATCCTTCGCCTCAACGACAGACCCATCGCGGAGGTACCAGCGATGTTCGGGGGTACAGAGAAACGACAGACCGCGTTCGGTGCTGACCCGCACCAACACCTTCGCATCACCAGCCTTCCACGCGGCCTTGATCTTCTTGGCCACCGGAAGACGCTGTCCGAAGTCATAGGAGAGAGCGAGGGGAAGATTCTGACCTGTAGCCACCATTTCCACCAGACGGCGGATCTCGATACGGCCTTCCGACGTCTCGATCAAGGTCTCCCCCACAAAACAGCATGGGTTCGAGCCGTTGATACGTCCAGAGTTCGGGCAGGTATGCCACTCGTTGATGGTCGTATCGAACTGCATGCCCGGGTCACCACAGAACCACGCTGCCTCGGCGATCTTGTGCATGAGGTCAGCGGCGTTGTACTCGTGGACAACCTTCCCAGTGGTGACTTCCTTGGTCTGCCACTTGAGGCCCTGCTCCACGGCCCTCATGAACTCGAAGGGTACCCTAACCGAGTTGTTGGCGTTCTGGTACCCCACTAGATCGTAGATGTTGCCGGGGATGTTCCACTCCGCGGTGTAGCTGCCCGTCGAGTAGAGGTCATGCGCGACCTTCTCTGCTTGGGCCTTGCAGCTGATGAACCCCGGCTCACCATTTCTCTGCTCTAAAATATCAGGATGATCGACATTCAGGATCACCATCTTGGCTGCCCTACGAGTAGTGCCTCCAGACTTGGTGACCCCGGCCCCGGCATCGTAGTACCTCATGAAAGAGACCGGTCCGGATGGGTTGCCCCCTCCGGAGAGCTTCTCCCAAGAGCTACGCAGGGGTGAGAGGTTGGTCCCGGTTCCTGATCCGCCCTTGAAGAGGCGCACTTCACGCTTGGCGAGATCAGTGATGCTGTCTATCGTGTCATCGACGCTGTTGATGAAGCAGGCCGAGCACTGCGGCTCTTCAATCACCCCGACGTTGAACCAGACCGGAGAGTTGAAGGCATGCATGCCATTCACCAGCATGTGCAGAAGCTCGTGGCGGAAGATGGCCTCGTTGGCCTCATCGAATACGCCCTGCTTGATTCCTTGCGCTCCGATCCAACCGGCGACCCGCAGGAACATCTGCTTAGCTGAAGTCTCTTTGATGAGCCGGAGATCTCCGTCTACTAGCTGTGGGACTTTCCGGAAGTACTTCTCGGCGACGATATTGGTCGTGGTTTCGTTCCAGAACTCAGGAACCTCGACCCCCTTCTGGCTGAACTTCTCCTTCCCGTCTGACCCAATGATGCCAGCATCACGGGTCACCCACCTGATCTTGTCGAACGGGTGGGTATTGTCTGTTGTAAATAAAGTGCGGAGGGTAAGGCCTTTCTTACTCTCTGCAGGGGAGATGTCTACTGGACGGTGCATACCGCTAGCAGACATGGATGTGTTCTTGCCAGGCCCGGACATGACGAGGTGACCTCCCTAGAAAAAATGGAGCTCTAAGCAGCTGGTATCGAAACGCTTATGCCCTACAAAGCCTGCTTTTGTCGGCGAGGAGGGCGTTGCTGCGGTAGAGGAGACTGTAGAGGATCCATCTGGTTCTCTTGCGATCCACGGGACGCGCTCAGCAACTGCTGGACCAGTGTGTAGAGCTGGGGGTTAGCCCCACGCATCTTCCATAGCTCAGTCTGCCTTGCCCCTTCATCCAACTTCTCGAGGTAGGTAGCAGCACGCCGAGCCAGATACATGAGACTATAGCCGAACTGTGAAGTAGAGGATGTCAGAGGAGACTGCATCTCTGGAGGTACTCCTTCTCCTGGAACCTGACCCCCCTGCTCTGGGTAAGAAGTCGTGCCCTCGGGCATGCCGGGAGCTGCCTCAGATCCGTGGTCGGGCTGCTGATCTTCTTGCCCGGGAACCGCTCCTCCAGCAGGAGTATTTCCTTGTTGCGGCTCTTGTCCTGATTGGCCGGGCACTCCTGTCGGGCTCGCTTGTGCAGCCATGGCAGGACTGACACCCATCTGCTGCATGATTTTTTGAGCCTGCACCTGAAACTTGGCCGTGACAACCCCAACCTGACCTTGAAGAGCTGCTTGGGCCAGCTGCATCTTGCGCTGGTTCTCGAGCTGTCTGCCGAGCTCGGCTGCTTTGAACTTCTCTTCCTGCACGATGTCGTAGTCCATCTCGTTCAGGAGGGTGGTATCCGAAACCTTCATCGCCTGGTTCAGCTGGAAGATAAGAGCCGAACGCTGGAGATCATCTGCCATCTTGAACCGCTGGAAACGCAGCTTGGGACGGTTCCAGCCCATGTAGTCAGCGATGCGTCCCAAGATGAAGTCACGCACCATGATGAGCTGACTGACACGGAAACCGAGGAACTGATTCTCTAGCATGCGCATCGAGACGTTCGACCCTGAGTACTGCAGGCCACCGAAAATAAACTCGATGGGGACATGCATGCCCGCTACGATCTGCTCAGACCAGGCGCGCATCTCCTGATGCAACATGAGTGCCTTGCCCTCGCCACCGATGGTCTCATTGCCGATGGGCAGGGGGAGAATGGGAATGTAGTTCGGGTCGGAGCGCCATTTCTGGATCTCGGCCTCGATACGCTTACGCCACATGCCCAAGTCGGTTGTCGAGTAAGGATCCGAACTGGCCGAGCCTGCCTGCGGGAAGAGGATACGTAGAGGGACAATGTGTTGCTGGGCGATGGCCTCTTGCGACTTGCGCAAGACCTGAAGGTAGTACGTATCTTTCAGGACAGGCAGGATGAGAGGCATCCCCCAACCCATGTCCTTCTGGGCGATGGTGGGGCGCTTCAGATGGAAGATGTTGTCAGAGGTAAACCTTATGGTCTTGGAGCGGCGCATGGCATCGATGAAGATATCGGGGGTCTTCTCGATGATGTGGCGCTTGCCCATCAGGATCTCGTTACGAAGGCCTTGGGGCAGCTCGAAGAAGTAGTCCGTCTCTCCGGTGGTCTCATTGTGCTCGAGCTTAACTTGCTCCGGATTCCATCGAATCAGGCGGATCCCAGCTAGGTTCTTGATGTTGATGTCCTGGACCTTGGCCTCTCCCGTGATCTCGCACTTCTTGCAGTTCAAGTAGAACTTGAGGTTCTTGAACTTGTACGCGGCCTTCTCGATCGGGACTTCGTGCTTGCATGTAGAGCAGACGAGGTATTTCTGAAAAGGGAAGTGGATCGAGACGAAGGCATTACCGTAGGTGTGGAAGTCCAGGCCGACTTCGATCTGGAAGAGTCTGAGCCGAAGCTTGTTCTCCGAGATGTCTTCCCACTTCTCACGGTTCTTGCTGTCAGTCTCATCGAAGATGATCGGAGTGATGGGGTACTCCGACATCTTGTAGACCACCGCATTGATCAGTGGGTTGACCATGAAGTAGTAGCGGCACCAGCGGAACATCTGCTGGACACTGCTGGGCAGGTAGGTGTGCCCGATGTCGAAGAACGGAGAGGGGTAACGCAAGGCCCCATGATAGAGCCCACCCTCGGTACGCCCGTGGGTGGTGTCATATCGGGAGACACCTCCTCCCATTCCGAGAGAGTCGGAAATCGACATTAACCTTCTCCGTTCACAGGAGCTTGGGCAGGAGCTTGGGCAGGAGCTTGGGCAGGAGCTTCGGCAGGAGCTGGTTGTCCACGAACTTTCCTAGCTATGGAGAAGGGCAAGCTAGTGAGCTTCCCGCCGAGATAACTTCCTGCAGAAAAGCCGATGGTGGGCCAGAGAATGCCGCTGTTGGGTCGGTGGATAGCGGCTAGTCCGGCTCCAGCCAAGCCTCCTACGGTATCGCCAACAAAGCGACTCACTCGTTCTGCTCTGGAGTGGTTTTGCCCTTCGGGATCTTCTTTGCTAAGGGCTTGATGGCCAGACAAGGCGGTTCCTGCTACCATCATTCCCTTCCCAAGTAGCCCATTTCCCATACCAGGAAGACTAGAGCCATGCCAGCCGGCACGTAGCACGTTACCAAAAGCGATTTTGGTCAGCTCATCGCGAAAGGCTCGCATAGATATCCTGTTCATGAGGTCTCCAACCAAGTCTGCAGGGAGCTCAGCTGATCGCGTAACTGACGGGTCTTGAACATCCGGTAGTCATTGGCGATGATGAGGCGTGCTGCCTCTATGTCATCGGGAACTTCTTTGATCTCCGAAGAGATCTTATCGTGAGGAAACTTGTCCAGGACCTCAAACCGAGCCTTCACCGAAGCTGGGTCGTTCATGTTGTACAAGCGCAGACGCTTGCCTTTACCCTTCTTGACCGCCTCTGGATCAGGCTTCTGCGCCAGGGGATGCTCGTGGGTGTAGTAGCCTGCGCACGAGGTACAAAGCTGGTCGAAAGGTGGGAGAGCCGATGACTTCTTGCCACAATCCAGGCACTCATACATGGGCTGAGTTAGATAGGGCTGGCAGAACTCAAGCGGCTCAGGAGCGTAATGCACCCCTTCGTGCAGAAAGACCGCTGCACAGTATCTGGCGACCTCTTCACCATAGCTCTCAGAGCGTACCTGATCAGCCATGTCTACTCCTGCCAGCAGGAAGGATAGATCAGGGGGTTGAAGAACTCTAGGTAGGGGTACGACCCCATTCAGGGCAGCGATGGTCTTCTCGAAGATCTCCCACTGATCCCAGAAAGCGTCCGTAACATGTAGTGTCTGGGTTGCCAGGATCTTCAGGCGATTGACTTCAGCAATAGAAGTAGAAAAGGTCTTCTCGATCTCCGAGAACAAGGTCTCAGGCAACCAGGTCAGCCACTCCAACTGGAAGTGCTTGATGAGGGTCAGATCCAGCACCACCGGATGGGTATCTGGGTGCGAGAACAGGCTCTTGGGGCCGATCGTCTTCGGGCCAGGGGCAGGCGCTTCGGGCTTAGCCTCTTCTGCCATCTTGGTCTTGGGGAGCAGCTGTTCGTAGAAGAGATCCTCAGCGGTTACCATTGGGAGGCCCTGGCTGCTTGTTCTTCTTGGATCCCAGTCCGGCTCCGATACCCGTACCCAGGGTCGCTCCGATGGCTGGGATGGTCTCTTCCATGCCTTGCACCAGGCGGGTGTTGCCGTGGAACATCTTGCCGGCAGCGGACGCAGGATGAGCCTTGGTCAGGGTCTCTCCAATGGCATGGAGACCTCCGCCTGCGCCATAACCCAGAGCCCCAGCGGCCAGAATCCGGCGCGTCTTGGAGGGCTTCTCTCCCTTGAGGTACGATCTGGCGATCGAGGCGCCTCCACCCAGGGCGTAGCCTAGGGCTGCTCCCCGTAGGCCTTTCCCAGGCTTGGCGATATGAGCACCAATGCTGGCTCCCGTCAGCGGGATGCCCTCGTCGATCAGACCCTCTTTGGCAGAGTGCCAGTCAAAAGCCTGCTTCTCTAGAGCGGGAAAGCGGTCAGCTACCACCGCTCGAACCGCTACGTAGTCAGAAGGTAGACCGAGAGCCTCTGACTGAAGCCGCATGGCGGTCTTGACGAAGGATCGAAAGGTAATCGCATCCATTAGACATTCCCCACCCCTGAGAACCGATCCGATGCCATGCGCGCCAGAATCAGCTTGTTGTGCTTGGGCAGGCTCTCGAAGACCGTCTTGGGCTTCTTCTGAAACTCATCAGCGAACTTCTCTCCAAACGCCTTGGCTACTAACTCGTGATCGTTCAAGGCCAGGTCGTTGAGATCGCCCTCACAGATCCTCGTTCCCCCTTCGTTATAGCGCCAGTCATCCGCCGCCACCTTCTCTAAAGAAGGACCAAACGTCGAGTACCAGGGGTCAGCTACTTGAGCATCCCAGTTCCAGCGCAGACCCGTCATAGTGTCAAACTCTGCCAAGGTATCTGCGAAAGTATCAGGAGAGACTTGGGCTCTCTTCTCCAGCAGAAGATCCAAAAGAGGCTGATGCTCTTCGTGCACATAACCACGACGGGCTTCTACATAGGAGTCAACATCAGAGGCGTAGGTGTTGGACCCGTAGCGTTGGATCTCGACTGGGACATCGAGACCCATCTCCTCCATACGTGATGCCAGCTTCACACAGTACTCGTGGCGATCCTTATGTGGAAGGGCACGCCAGTTGTTCTCGAAGTAGGCCGAAGCTGTCTTGACCTGATCGTAGCCATCCACGGGGTACTGACCCTCGAGCAGAGTCTGGTGTGGCTGGACGATCTCGCCAGCGACGGCCTGGCTTGGATCCCAGTTGCTCATATCTACATAGGGAGACTCGCGCCAAGACTTCTGCTTGGTCACGATCTGTACTCCTTCTGGAGCAGCAGTTTTCACCTTCTCCTTTTGGGGGAAGGCAGGAAGCTCCATGAAGTTGTTGCCTGGAGAGCCTTCCATGTTGGTGCGCTGATCCACATCAGCGTTGGCCCCATCATGTTTGCCTAGGATAGGATTCTCCACCGTGCTCTGAGGACTAGTCTTGTTGTGGAACTGGAGCTGCGCGACCTTCGTGGTTCTGGCCGAGTAGCGCTGGGTCCGTGCCGAGACCGGAGACTGTCCCTGCTCCGCTGCGACCTTGAGCTGCTCAGGAATCTCGATCTCCCAAGCCGAGCATGCTGCCATGAGGTTGCGAGCAGCGGTCTTGACTGCGATGGGAGGGAGAAGATGAGCCTGCTTGAGCAAGTACAGCACTGACAGGGCTGTGTTGCCTTTGTCGGTCATCGCGTACTTCTTGAGCTTGGTGCCTTCGTCTACCAGCACCAAAGCAAATTGAGTATCCGGGATGTGATCTCTCTGGCTCTCGGAAAGATGATTAGCGACTTTCACGAAGTCGGGAAGGTTTTCTGCAGACGGGGCAACCGAGCGGAGGACCCGCCCATCGACATCATCGTAGACATCGAAAATGTAACCGGTAAGACGGGGCATCTACCGCTCCTTGGTGAAGGACTTCTTCGCGCCAGTCTAGGCGGTGTCCTGGTCCTATGGCAAGCAATTCCTCCCCATAAGTGGGGATAAGCCCTGTAGCTACGGCAGTTTTCTCTCAAAGAGAGGAGTGGGTATGACGTATCCAAACAGCAAGCCTCCTGGCTCCCCTTGGTGCTGGGGACCTGCAGCCAAGTACCAAGACGGAGACAAGGAGTGCATGCAGTGTGCATTCCGGGACAGCTGTCGCCAGGTCGTGATGTCTTACCTGACAGCCCCAAAACCCCCTACACCGCCTCCTTTACCTCTTGCTCCCGTACCGAAACCCGTCCCGAGCTACACCGCTCCGGTCTCTCCGGTGTACACTCCCCCGCCTGTATCGCCTCTGCAGAGTCCATCTCTTTACCGTCCCAACCCTCAGACACCGAGTAGTCCTTACGCCATCACCCCAGCACCACCAACTGTACCTCAACCGTACCAGCCCGTTCCCGCCCCTCCAGTTTATCCCTACCAACAGCCTCCCCCGAGCCCGACCTACCAATATCAACAACCAGCTCCGCAAATGGGGTTTCCTATACTAGACTACCAGAACCCCAACCCCTTCGCGGCCATGTACCGACCCGGGGTGCAGCAGCCTCCCTATTATTTTGCTCTGCATCCCGGGGAGACCATCAAAGAACGGTTGGCGAAGAACATTACCCTCAGGATGGCTGAGTCGGCGTTCTTCGAGTTGGGGACCTTCTTCCGGCACTGGACCTGGCCTCCCAAACCAGAGAAAAAGTAGGAGCTGATGCGTACGCTACAACTGATCAAACGCGAACCCGATAAAGCCTACGTGGATGACATGTTGTGGCTACCCAAAACACTGATCAACCCCGGAGGCATCAAAACAGCCCTGGAGTTCTGGGAGCTCGACAAAGACCCTCCAGTCTTGCGTCGGCTCTGGGATGAAACGCGGGATCATCTCATTTGCCCGAGAGAGTTCCTCAAGCCCGAGAACTACCCGCAGTTCTCTTTTCCCTTCGTCGACCTGACGCCTAAAAGCTTCCCCCGTACGGGGGTCCGCATCAAGAACCCTCCCAGAAACGAGGATCAAGTCAAAGCTGATGCTGCCTTTGCAAAGGCTTCGGCAGGGGTCTTGAACCTAGCGTGTGGCAAGGGAAAAACCTACCTAGCCCTGAAGAAGATAGCTGACCTAGGCTGTCCTGCTCTCATCGTAGTGCACAACAGCTTCCTCATGAACCAGTGGGTGAATGACGCCATTCCTACGCATCTGGAACTTCCTCAAGGAGAGAAAGTAGGGATCATCCAAGGAGAGGTGGTTGATTGGAAGCACCCCATCACTGTGGCTATGATCCAGACTCTAGCCTCGCGAGAAGCTGACGGCAAGCTACCTGCAGAGATGCGAGAGTGGTTTGGCGTAGTCGTGTATGACGAGGTACATCATCTTTCAGCGCCCGTCTTTGCGACTACTGCTCCGATTGTCTTGGGCCAACGCTACGGTCTGACCGCTACGCATCAGAGAGTAGACGGTCTGGACTTTATCTTCAAGTTCCACCTAGGGGATGTCTTTTATGTCGACCTGGTCCAGAAGCTGATCCCGAGAGTCTACTTCCAAAAAACCCCGGTAAGCTTCGAGCTAGACATTCCCAAGGTCAGAGATCGCAAGGGGGAGCTCAGCATTGGCAAATTACGGTCTTACATAGGAAACCTTGAGGAGTCGAACCGCTTCAGGGCTTCCTGCTTGAAGGAGGCCCTGAAGGAGGGCAGGAAGATCATCGCGGTCTCTCACTCCAAGAACCAGTTGTGCAACCTACACAAAATGTTTCCGGATTCTGGGCTCATCGTCCAAGAGACCCCCCAAGAAGAGAGACACCGGATCGTAAAACGCAGCAAGGTCACCTTTGCTATTGCGAGTCTTGGGGCCGAAGGGCTAGATGATGATCAGCTAGACACGGTTTTTATTCTCCTACCCTTTGGCTCGAGAGGGACTCGCCCAAACGATCTGCAGCAGGTCATAGGCAGAGTGCAACGAGAGCTTCCGGGAAGGAAAGCCCCCGTCGTAGTGATCTTTGATGACGAGCATATCCGGCCCTTGCGCGCCATGTGTCACACGATGAGAAATCAGCTGCGTCACTGGGATAAGTTTGTGCAAGGTATGCCTGCCATCCCTTTTCAGAACCTAGCCGTACCGTGAGGTGACGATGGACAAGACCAAGTACTTGAGCGCTTTGCAGGAGAGCTGGTCTTCATGCAAAGCCTGCCCTCTTCACGAAGAGCGTATCCAGACTGTCTTTGGGTACGGCAACCCCGATGCCCAGGTCATGATCATCGGAGAAGCTCCCGGGGAGAATGAGGACCGGGTAGGCATTCCATTCGTAGGGCAAGCTGGGTTGTATCTAGACCAGTTTCTAGCCAACGTCTCTGCGGATCCCACTATCATCGCCATCTGGGAACGCTTGATGGCCATCAAGGGAGGGAACCAGCAAGCAGAAGAAGCCCGCAACGAGGAGCGTATCAACCTCAGGGAGCAGCTCCTCAACGAGTTCTACATCTGCAACGTGGTCATGTGCCGTCCCCCTGAGAATCGCGATCCTTCTCCCAAAGAAGTCGTGGCCTGTAGCACCCGCCTTCATGAGCAGATCTACACCGTCGACCCGGTGTTGATCTTGGCCATGGGGCGCATCGCGGCTCAGGCCATCATCGGTAAAAAGATCGCTATCACTTCGGCGCGGGGCCAGCTCTTTGACGTCGAATTCCAGGGCCGTGGTGTTACCTACCGCTACCCGGTCATGGCGCTACTGCACCCTTCTTACCTCCTACGGATCAACGACATCAACACCAAAGGAGGCGAGAACGCTCGTACCTACAACAGCCTGCTCAAGGCGATGGCGCTTCTCGATCAATTCAATTTGCTCCATCACGGCACACCCCTCCCGCATCGTCCCCAACCCGAGAAAATCTAAGGAGTACCTCATGGCCGACTTCAAGATCTCTGCCGATGCCCAGGCCAAGGTCAACGGCTTCGAGCTAGCCGACCGTGCCTTCAAGACTGCCTGGGAGAAGTTCGAGCAAGAGCATTTCTCCGACCTCCAGTTCCTCGACAAGCTGAGGGAAGAACGCAATGCCAAGCTCGACTCAGCTCGTCGAGCACTGCGTAGCGAAGCAGAGGAAGTTGATATCACGCAGGTCAAGTACCTCCGCACCGGTATGTTTTCGGTCGCCAAGAAGTGGCACAAATTCTACATCCCAGAGAAGCTGGTAGCTCGTCTGGAGGCCAAGGATCTCCTGGACACTGCTTTCAAGGAGAAGATCGTAGCCCAGAAGATCGAAGTCGAGAAGTTCGAGACGGTGCAGGCCTTCCTGGAGAGGCACCGCATCAAGAAGGACTGCGAGGACTGCGAGGACGGGCAAGAGCTCACTCCCGCTGTTAGCGGCCCTAAACCCATCCCTGCTTTTGGGACCGAGGCCAAGGACAAGTGATCACATGCTCGTGGCTCGCATTAGCTTCTGCCCCACTTGCGGTGTGAAACTCCCTCACTCTCACTACCTCATCTTGTCGGACGTCGTAACGTTCGAGTGCTGTGAGGTCACCATGACTCTAGTAGAAAACCCCAAGAGGAAGGCAGATAGGTAAAATGGCTGACTACTACACCAATTTCTCAGAAGTGATAGAGGAGCTCAGCTTCGAGGAGATTGATTGGGTGAGGAAGAATCTCAAGACCTACACTCAAGATGAAGAGCATGATGAGTGGATTGGAGGCTTCCAGAGCATTTTGGAGGGCGACCGAACCCTCTGGATTTACTCCGAAGGAGAGGGTAGCCCTACAGCTGTCTGCGCCTTTGTGCAGGCCTTCCTCCAAGCCTTTCCCAAGAGACCTCCATTTACCATGCAGTGGTCCCTCGACTGCTCGAGACCGAGCCCGGGTGCCTATGGGGGAGGAGCCGCCGTCGTCACCAAGGACGAGACCAAGATCATGACGACGCAGCAGTGGATTCAGGACAACCTCCCCGAGGATAAAATCCGTGACTGACTGCCCAAAATGCAGAGAAGGCCTCATGGGCAAACCCCGCTACTGCAATAGTGTTGTCACCTGCGATCATGGGCTCCTGTGGTCTCGCTCGGAGCACTTGGTACGGACCTGCTTGACCTGTGGCTACGTCCTGGTTACGGCTTGCGAGGATGCTGTGAAGAAGGAGAAAAAGCATGGCAACGACTAAAGTAGATCCTGAGATCCTCAAGAAACATGAGCCCAGTACCTACCTGATTCAGCGCCTGCAGATACCGTTCAAGGAAGAGGGGCGGGCCTTTACGAAGTCGGGCGTGCCTGTAGATGAGATCTTCAGCTTTGGAGGAGGAGGGTCGGGTCTCAAGCCTGAAGCCTGGAAGATCTTGGCGCCACTCTGGAGGTTCGACTACATGGGAGCAGCCGAATTCGAGTTCGGTGCCTTCCCCAGATCGTTTGGGCCTTTCATGCAGTCCGATCCCAAGACCTACTCGTTCACCATCAAGGCAACTGACTACGGAGATGGGTACGCGCGAGCCTACCGCAAGAAGAACGCACCCAAGCTGCCTGACAAGATCGATCGGGACATCTTCCTCATCTGCACTCCCGAGCTTCGTGACTACGCTGAGGCGGTCATTCGCGACCTCGCCAGTAAGAATCCCAAGACCAGGCTCAAAGAAGCCACTCGCCTTCTGGAAGCGCTGGATCCCGTAGAGACCACCTACCCCTCGGACGTGGTGGGCTGGTACGAGCTGGACAATGGCTTCCTGTTCTTCACCGACAGGGAGATGTTCGACCGAGTCGTCACGGCTCTTGACCTGACCCCCGGAGAGTCACCGTGAGCGATGACAAGAAAGCCATTCAAGACACAGTACTCGAGGCCATCACCAACGGAGCCTACACCCGGGACAAGATCGCCAAGGTGGTGAGGATGAAACTGGGCCTGAAGGATGATGCATGGCTGGGCCTGGATCGGGTTCTCCGCAAGCTTCGGGCGGCAAAGCTCATCTCGTTCCAAGAGAGTCGCTGGGTGGTCGGGGAGGTCAGGACCTGCCCAACCTGTGACGGACTGGGAAAGGTGAGAGAAATAAAGAAGGAGACCCCTTTCGAGCCTCCCAAAGATGCAGTAGAGTAGCCTGACTTTCAGGAGAAGAACCCATGGCCAAGATCGACGATGTCATCGACCAGATCTCGAACTGCTACAAGAATCCTAGTGTCAGCATCTCCACGGTACTGATCGAAGACCAGTACATGGAGCAGATTCAGGTCAGGCGTAAAGGACAGAACGAGCAGCACAAGATGTTCGTGCTGTCCGTGGGAGAGACTGGGACGTCACCAGCTCAGTTCTACGGGTATCGGATCTCGGACTGTATCAAGAAGGCTCTGGCATGGAGAGGCATGCCGACCAAGACCAAGCGGGGGCCTAGAAAGAACGTCCCGGCTCAAGCGCAAGGCTAGCGCATGCTAGCCACCCTTACCAAGCAATCGATCCACGTTCACGTCATCGAGAACAAGAAGCCCGTCAGTCATGACGTGTACGAAGGGGAGGTGATCATGTCTCAGCAGCAACAGGATTACTACAAGCAACTCATCGGGGATGGCAAGGCCTCGGTAACAACTAGCCGAGAGATCTCCGAGTCGAGCTTCGGCAGTGGTGGCAAGGTCTTCGTCTCCGTGACCTTGATCTGTGATCAGTCTATGCAGGGGGTGGCCTCGGCGATCGAGCATGCGCGCAGCATGGCCGAGGCCAAGGCCTGGGAGCACCACGCAGCCTTGAGGGATCAGCTAATCCAGAGAGGCATCCTCAAACCATGAAGGTCTCTGCTGCTCCCTGTAAGATCAAAGCTATCCTTCTAGGGGAGGCAGCGCTCAACCTCATACGAGTAGGGCAGACTCCCCTCAAGGCCAAGTTTGCCCTCCTCGATTCCGAGGGCAACTCCTGCGGGTCTTTCGAGAAGTCCGACGGCTGGTCGGACGCAGCTCTCGAAGCGTTGTCCAGGTTCGCCGAGGTGCTCGAGACCGAAGCCCTTGGGGTGGTGTTCGAGGCCTCCGAAGTAGCTGAAGCCACGGGGCAAGACTCGGATGGGCCCCCGCAGTTCTGACCTCCGCCAAGCAAGTTGTTGCCACCGTCACTCCCTCTGAGGTAGAACGAGGGGAAGTTCCTGAGAGGGGCTTCCCCATGTCTAACTATGAGAAGCCTCAGAAGGGTTCGGTTCCTGGCAAACCCTACCCGCCCTCGGGCATAAGCCCAGAGCTCGTACAGCAACTTCGATCTCGAATCTCCGAGCTAGAGAAGTCTCTGCAAAAACAGATGGCAGAGGCCGATCAATGGAACTCCGAAGTGAGGGGATGGGTAGGAAGAATCATATCCATCCTCCTCACTTCTGGAGTACGTGTGACGGGGACACTGGTGAAAGTAACCCGCTACACGATGCTAGTAGAGGGCCCGGTTCCAGGGACGAGTCACACCAACAAGCCGATGGTTGTTCCCAAAGGAGCTGTCGACTTGGTGTATCCCGAAGACGAAGCAGCAGCTGCTATCTAGATAGAGTCTTACCCGTGTTCCAGCGGGGTTGCTAGAGGAGGTCATCCGGTGAGTGCTAGCATCGAGCACCAGCTCCTGTGCAGAATCATACAGGACCAGGACTTTCATACCGTAGAGAAACTGAGGATCGACGAGTCGTACTTCATCAGTGACACCAACAGTCAGACTCGTGAAGTCTTCCGCCTGATCCGCGACAACTACCACAACGAGGTCACTTATGGCCAGGTGCCCTCCTGGCAGCTCATACAGACCCGGTTCTATGGCTTCCCGTGGTCACCCTCTGGTGACACTATCCAGAGTTTGTGCCTCCAGCTGAGGTACCACAAGCTCCGCGCCCAAGTGCTTACCCTTGCGGATGACTTGGCCAGGAGGGCACAAGTTGATCCCGTGTCCGCCATGGATACGATCAAGGAGGCAGCTGCTACCCTTACATCAGAGCACGAGATCAGTTCTGACCTGCTCCTCTCCAACTCCTACGAAAAACTCTTCGAGGACTACGAGCTCACCGCCAACGGGCAGGGTATCACAGGCATCCCTTGGCCCTGGGATGCTCTAAACGAAGACACCCAGGGAATGCATCCAGGTAACTTCATCGTCCTGTACGGCCGCCCGAAGATGGGCAAGACCTGGATCGCTCTGTACGTGGGCACCAAAGCGTACATGAGTAACCAGCGGGTACTGGTCTACTCCTTGGAGATGCACGAGAAGGACATTCTCAGGCGTATCGCCTCCATCATCGCCGGGGTCGATTACAAGCGCTTCAAGTCAGGGCGCCTCGATCCCGAGTCAGCTCGTAAGGTCTGGGACATCCTCTTGTTCCTACGAGATGAAGAGAAGGGGCGTACCGCGCAAGGCCACTCTCCTGCCCTTCTAGCAGTGCATCCACGAAGCGCCAGCAGTGGGGTCAGTACCCTACAGGCCAAGATCAGAGAGTTCAAACCCGACATCGTCATCGTTGATGGCATGTACCTCATGCGGGATGACCGCACCAAATCCCGCTCCATGGAGTGGAAATCGGTAGCTCACATCTCGCAGGACTTGAAGCAGACAGCGGGTATTTTCAACATCCCCATCATCGGGGTGACCCAGGCCAACCGTCATGCTGAGAAAGACCCAGCCAAGGCAGATCTGATGGAGCTCGCCTATGCAGACGCCTTAGCTCAAGACTGTGACCTATGCATGCGTGTCCATCGGCAGAAGGACAAGAACACCCAGGAATGGGAAGCGGTCCTCAGTCTGCCCGGGTCTCGCGAAGGTACTCTGGACGGCTTCGCCATCAACTACTCGCCGTCCACCGACTTCAACTTCAAGCGCATCGCCATGTCACAAGACCCTAGTGCAGGGCCCCAAGCACAAGGCAATGCTCCTCCTACCTCGGGAAGTAACCCTCGAGCAGGAGGAAAGAACCCTCCTCCGATCACTCCTCCCGTAAACTACCGCAATAAGAGCTAGTCTCGTAGCTGCTGGGCTGGCAGCGGGAGGCTTCGTGCCCCACAACAATATCCTGACTCTCGTCGAGAGGCTGCTTGGTAAGGGCCACTTCTCGGGGGAGTCAAACATGTCTGTCAGGTGCCCCTTCCACAAAGGAGGTGAGGAGACCCGACCATCATTCTCCATCAACGTCAGCAATGGCCTCTGGCATTGCTTCACCTGCCACGCCTCAGGACCCTTACCTAAGCTCCTCAAGCAGCTAGGGGTTCTCAACATCGATGAAGAGCTTCGAGACCTGAAAGATGATCTCGAAGCGAACCGCAGGGAGCTGAAATGGAAGCGACAAACCCAATGGTTCTCGGGTGATCCCTTCCTGGCTCCTACCATCCTTCCCGAGCACCTCTTGGTCCCCTACGCCTTCTGTCCCTTGAGTCTGACTGAGAAAGGTTTTGATCCTCAGTGGCTCCAGTGGATGGACGTCGGCTACGACCGAAATCTGAAGAGGATCATCTACCCGATCCGGGACATGTACGGCAACTTGGCGGGAGTGTCTGGTGGCGCTACCTACCCAGGACAGCAGCCCAAGTACTTGGTCTATCAAGGGCAAAGACGCCAGCACGATACAGGAAAGCTGCAACCCTCGGACTATGGGGAGTGGTTCGATGAGGAGTACCCGGATTACCTCTTCCACAACCACCACTATCTGTGGAACTTCGACAGCATGTACCCGACTTTGTTTTTCGGGCAGGAGGTGCAGACCCTAATTATTGTAGAGGGTTTCAAGGCATGCCTGTGGCTGCTCCAACACGGGTGGAGGAACTCCGTGGCACTTATGGGCTCGTCAATGTCAGACCGTCAGTGTAGTCTCTTGAACAGGCTCCAGAGCAACCTCGTCCTCTTTCTGGACGACGACCCTCCGGGGAGAAAGGCAACTGACTGGATCGCTAGAAGGCTACATAGGCTCGGATTTTCGGGGGTTCACATCGCCCGCTACCCATCCGCTGATAAGGACCAACAACCGGACGATCTAAAGCCGGACGAACTAGCAGCGGCACTTCAGGGCGCAGAGACATACCCCCAGTGGAAAAGGAGAGTGTCATGAGTATGGAAGGTCTTCGTCAGGGTGCGAATTCGGTTCGTGGTTCTGGTGGCAATCGCCCGGCTCGAAGGAACGCTCACTTCGCTCGGCTGAAGCCTCCGCAGATGCTGGACATCCTTCGTCCCTTCCTGGCAGCGCCTCCAAACCTAGAGGCCCTAACAGAGGTGTCGGAGCCGGTGGTCCTGATCCGAGGCGACTACCCGAACTACTATCAGCTGGACTCCAATGGAAAGCCCAAGCGAACCGAGGGCTACAAGTATCGGTCCCATACTTTCTCTGTCTTCGTCCCTCCGAACAAGCCTGGTCAACGAGGCTTCCAGACCTTCCGAGAGGTCATCTGCTCCTGTGGGCCTGATCCACACGCTCCCAAGGAGTGCACTGGTTGCTACCAGGTAGACCACGGAGCCAAAGACTCGAAGCCCAGAGAGCAGGTGGCCTTCAACATGGTCCACCTGGCGTGGTACCACCACCATCCTCTCGTGGGCCAAGACGGTCAGGTCAGGATGGGCAACAACAAGCAGCCCATGATGGTCAAGGACGAGTGCCTGACCTACAAGAAGGAGAACGAGGTTCTCTATCGAGCGGCGCAGCGGCACATCCAGAACATTCGGCAGGCCAAGGCTTGTGACTTCTGCGCCAAGGAGCAGCCGAATGCTTGGGGGGATCACCGCATCCTCCAGGTGGGTAGTAAGCACCTCGGGAACCTGATCGACAAGGACACCGAGCTCGGGAAGAGGTGTGCTACCTGTGGCACCTACCTGATGCGAAAGTTCTTCAACTGTGGCAACGAGAGCTGCAATCAGCACCTCGTCGACATCGCCGTGGGGATGAACGGATGGACGAACGAGCAGATCAAGACCTACGCCGACACGGCCCAGACCTGTCCTTTCTGCGGGTACGTCGGCCTCCCCTATAGCGAGTGGGAGTGTGGTCTCGATGATCAGTGGAGGAAGATCCCAGGGGCCGGCTGTGCTGACCCGGAAGACGCTCGCGAGACCACCATCTTCGATCGGGTGCTTTGGATCCAGCGTGAAGGCCAGCAGACCGACAGCGAAGTTGTGGTCAAGCGGGTCGAGACCTTCGCCGAGTTCAAGACTCCCGATGGTAGATCCCTAGAGACTTGGATCAGCGAGATCGCTCCTCAACCCTTCGACCTCGAGGAGATGTACAAGCCCGACACTCTGGATGGGCAGGCTGAGACCATCCGCATCCAGAACCCCTATGCCCAGACTGCTCAGTATGTGCCTTATGGGCAGCAGGGCTTTCCCCAGCAACAAGGATCGAACTTCCCTCAGCAGCAGGGATCTCCGCAGCAGAGCTACCCAGGAACTCCGGGTAGACCGAATTTCAAGTAGCTAACCGCTTCTGAGGGAGGGAGAGTTGTTGGCTCCCTCCCTCAGGAGTTTCACTCTCTTGAGGAAAGCAGTATGAGTTGGCAGAACATCCCGCCACCAGAATGGGTAGAAAATGAAACCCAGCTACAGGAGATGGCGAACTACCTACAGAACAGCTGCCCGATAAACAGTCTGGGCTTCGACACTGAATCCACGGGCCTCGACATTATCAAAGACAGGCCTCTTATTTTATCCCTGTCTGATGGCCATCGCCGTTTCGGCATGATGACGGACCCCTGGCTATTCCACCCGGCCATCCGGGATGGGCTTCTAGGTAACGATAAGATCGCCAAGATCGGCTCGGATATCAAGAAGGACATGCACTGGGTCAAGAACGTCGGGGTCGATGTCATCGGGGAAGTTCGTGACACGGTTGTCGAGTCCTGGTGCCACAACGAGAACCGTTTCCAGCATGGCTTGAAGGAAGTTGCCGACGACTACTGTGGCATCAAGATGGTCCCCTTCAAAGAAGTCTTCCCCATGAGGAAGAAGACCAAGTACTTGCCGGAGGAATCTGCTGGCGACGCCATCATGCGCGTCATGGCAGATCCCGAGGGCAAGAAAAGGGCTATCGAGTACGTGGGACTAGACGCTTTCGCCTGCTGGAAAGTAGACGAGTACCTCAAGACCCGGCTCTCCACTGAGTATCTCAGAGAGGGTTATTCTTACTGGGACCACTTCCTGAGCTGGGAGACGGACTTCACCAGGGTCCTGTGGAACATGGAGCGCCGGGGCATTACCATCTGCACCGGCCACCTCAGAGCCCAGAAGACTCCCATGGAAGAGGCCATGGCTGCTTTGGTGAGCAAGCTGGCCGAGATGGCTGGGTGGCCGGTCAATCCGGGGTCACCCAAGCAACTAGGTAAACTTTTCTTTAAGCAACTTGGCTACACCCCCATCAAGTGGACCAAGGGAGGGGCTTCGGCCATCAAGCAGCCTTGCACCGATGAAGAGGTCCTGGCTGAGTTTGCCGACAACGGCTGCCCCTTCTCCAAGCTCATCATCGAGCACCGCAAGCTGGCAAAGATCCATGGCACCTATGTTGAAGGGCTGCTGCAGTGGGTGGATCAAGAGCTCCGTATCCACACGACGCTCAAGCAGAAGGGAGCGGTCACCGGACGCCTGTCGTCTTCCGATCCCAATCTCCAGAACATTCCCCGTGCCAACACAGACAAGTTCAAGATCCGCACGGCCTTCGTCGCTGATCCCGGCTACATCCTCATCGTTGCTGACTACGACCAGCTAGAGATGAAACTCATGGCTCACTTCTCGGGAGACCCGAGAATGGTGGATGCCATCAACCGGGGCATGGATCTGCACTGCTACACAGTCTCTCTGATGTTCGGTGAGGACTACGACGAGGTCTTTGCTGCCAAGAAGGCCAAGACCCCTACCGACCGGCAGCTCGTCTTACAGGCCATGCGCCAGGTGGCTAAGGCCATCGGCTTCGGGCTTATCTATGGCATCGGCGCCCTTAAGTTAGCGGTGCAGCTCTCCGAAGAGCTCAAGCGAGAAGTCACCCCAGAAGAAGCTCAGCTAAACATCAAGAAATACTTCTCCGGATTCCAGGGGGTCAAGGCTTTCATCGACGACACCCATGCACAGTGCAAGAGGACTGAGTTCGTGCAAACGATCCTGGGGGTCAAGCGTCGTTTGCCTCAGATCAATGCCCGAAGTGGGGGCAGCGCCAGTGAGAATCAGAAAGGAATCGTAGCGGGAGCAAAACGCCAGTCTGTCAACTCCATCATTCAGGGAACGGCCTCCAACGTCGCCATGGCCGCCATGATCCGTGCTGAGCATGACGAAATCCTCAAGGCTCTGGGAGCCGAGATGCTTCTTCAGGTCCACGACGAGCTGATCTTCAGCATTATCGATGAGCCGGAGAGAGTGGCCAGGGCCAAGCAGCGCATCAAAGAGCTCATGGAAGATCCTTTCGACGGTTGGAAATTCAATGTCCCTATGACTACTGAAGCAAAAAGTGGCTACACTTGGACCGAATGCAAGTAATTCTTGATCTCTGGACGCTGTCAAAGGTACGGGGACAAAGAAGAGGATAAAGGCTAAATGAGATGAGTAAGAAAGATCCAACCGGGGGTCCTGTCGGTAATTTGGACTATCTAGAGCTCGTGAGAGAGGCATCGCGAAGAACTTTCTTACCCGAGGAAACCGTACGCATGGTTCTCGAAGGTCTACTCGAAGTCATGGGGGAAGCTCTAATTGAACGCAAGCGGGTGATCCTCAGAGAGTTCGGAACCCTCAGGATCCAGCTGCGCAGTAATCCAAAAATAGGAGACCACGTCGTTACCGTCTTCCGTACTTCCAATGCGCTTCAAGAGAAGCTCACCAAGGAGTTGATCCATGGATAAGTATGGTGTTCAGCTAGGCGAAAAAGTGAAGGTGGCTGAAGAGATCGGGGTCAAGCCTCTCTGCCCTACGTGCCGCTCTGAGCTAGATTCCGTAGATCCGCCCCATTGTCCAGTCTGTGGAACCGAGCCCTGGGAAGACAAGAAGGGGAAGTAGATGGGTCGTCCCAAAGGATCAAAGACAGTTGCCCCCAAGGCAGCCAAGGGCAAGAAGGAGAAGCACACAGCTCCTCCTATCGAGCCTCCGATCCAGCAACAGATGCAAGCGACCACCCCCGAGGTAGGAGAACAGACCGAGGTCGTGGGGGAGCAGGCTGAGCACTTGGCTCGTTTGTTCGGGGCCCCTCCAGTAGAGAAGAAGGGCAAGAAGAAAGAAGAGCCCGAAGTCAGCAAGCAGGAGCAGATCGATACGCTACTAGGAAAGATCAACTCCCAGTACAAGGGCCGAGCCATTCTGCGCCAGGGGTCACAGATCACCAACGTCTTCCTGCTGCGTCGGCCGACGGGTATCACAACGCTGGACCTGAAGATCGGAGGAGGCCTTCCTGCTGGAGGCCTGACCCAGATCATTGGCAAGTTCTCTGCCGGAAAGAGCTACCTGGCCAACAAGGTCATGGCCAAGTGCCAGGAGAACTACGGGGAGAACTTCGCCGCCTTTGTCGCGATGACCGAGATGCCCTATGACAAGGGCTTCGCCAAGATCCAATGCGGTCTACGCATCGCCTACTCTGAAGAAGAGATCGCGCTCCTTCGTGACATCCAGCTCAAAAAGGGCCTCCCCGACTTCAACCCCGAGCAGTACGCCTGGATGCGAGACGGGGTGGGGCGCTTTGTAGAAGGTAAGGCAGCTACGGCCGAGGGCCTCTTCGAGGTCACCGCTCAAATGGTTGAGGCCAACTGCTTCCAGGTGGTTCTGATCGATTCGTTCGGAGCCTTGCTCACCAAGGCTGAAGCCGAGGCGGAAGAGGGCCTGGAACAGAAGTATCGAGGAGGTGCGTCTACCGTAGTCACGGCCTTTATGCACCGGATCCATGCCGCGCTCAACCTTCCCGATGCACAGGGCAAGCCCAACACCACTACCATCATCGGCATCAACCAGTATCGAGACAATGTGAATGCTGGCGTCTACGGCAACCCGATGAAACATGCGGGAGGCAATGCCTTGGCTCATGGCAAACTGGTAGATATTCACATCGAGCAGGGCGCTAAGATCCGAGTTGCTCTCTCCAAGTCGGAGAATCTGATTGTCGGGAAAGAGATTAACTGGGAGATCCTCAAGGGCAAGGCCGGCTGCCATGACGGGCCGAGGGGGACATATAAGCTCTACCTCGGCGAAGGTGGCTACCCGTTCGGCTTCGACTTCTATTCCGACCTTCTCTCGGCTGGTCTTCAAGCGGAAGTCATCCAGCAAAGCGGGGCGTGGTACTCCTACCAAGGCGAGTACATTGGGCAAGGGGAAAACGCCGTTGCCCAGACCCTCTACAAGAACCCAGAAGTCACCGAACAGATCAGGTCCGAGATCTTCAAGAAAGCGGGATTGAGCTTTATCGTCAGGGAGCGCTAATGCCTGCAGTAGAGGCCCCGGCGCTCGAGACTCTTGGGATATGCCAGGAGTGTGGTAAAGCCTGTATCCAGCTAGAGAAGTGCCACGTCTGCAAGAAGGCCATCTGCCCCAACTGTGATATTCGGGGTAAGCAACCTACCAAGCCTGCCTGCCCCCAACACGCCTAAAGAGGTAACCATGGATGCCCGTACGAGCCGCCGAGGGAAGCGGATCTCCAAACAGCAAGAAGAGCGTACCGCCGCTGCCCTCGGTGGCCGTACGCAGGCTGCTTCGGGAGCCACACGTCTTGGAGGAGGGGGGGACGTTCGTGTCCAAGGAAAAGTTCGTGTCGAGTGCAAGGTCACGGAGGCACAGCACTACACCCTGAAGAAAACCGATCTAGAAAAGCTGCGCAACCAGGCAGCCAAGAATCTCGAAGAGCCGGTATTTCAGTTCGCCTTCAGAGATAAGCTGGGCAAGCTAGAAGCTTACGCCGTAGTGCTGGGCTTCGTACAAGAAGACACGGAACCCTCTCCTCACCTGTTCAGCACCATGTACAACAGCACCACCCTGACCCAGCTGTTCCTGAAGTCAGCATTCTACGGCCCCAGAGCCAGGAGAGTACGTATTACCTTTCAGGACGGCAGCAAGTGGCACAAGCATTGGGAGGTCATGCCGTGGGAGGAATACCTACGTAGGAAGGATGCCTTGTAATGCTCGAGATCAATACCATACAAGACTTTCAGAGCTTGCCCGCAGACTTACAAGCAGAGATACAGAAGGCCATCAGAGCCAAAGATCGGCTGGAGTACTACTTGATGGGCCTGAACAAGAAAGCCCAACCAACTGCTGAGCCCATGCAAGAGGCTCGCTGGGAAGAGTGCAGAAAGTGCAAGCCCTTCTGGCCCTACGCCCCCAACCAGGAGAAAGGCCTGGTGTACATCGAGCAGGGTCGTGATGGCCGTGATGTTCATCCTTCTCAGATCCACAAATGCTTGAAGGTCCTGTACTACGCTTGCGCAGGATACGCAGGGTATGCAGAAGAAAAGGTCGACCCAAGACTGCGCATGATCTTCGACCTAGGGAGTGGCTGGCACGAAGTCATGCAGCGGTACGGTAAGAGAGGGGCCTGGAACGACCCCAAGCACTACTTTCCAGAAACCAAGATCGACCCGGACGCGCTTACCTTCGATGGCAAACCAGTGTTACCTCTTGCAGAGCGCTACTGGATCCGGGGCTCTGCGGATGCGTTGCTGGAGCAGTACCTCATAACTGTGCCGGGCATCGGCGATGCTAGCATCCGTCTGGTGCACGAATACAAGACCATCAACTCAAACCAGTACAGCAAGCTCACACGGCCCAAGCCTGAACACAAGTACCAAGCCACCATGTACTCGGCAGTCTTCAATGTTCCAATCGTGGTCTACATGTACACGAACAAGGACAACTGCCAGATGGCCGACTTCCCGGTGGCCTTCGATAACGGTATCTGGAATGAGATCACTCAGAAGATCGATCGCGTCCAGTACTTCGTTGAGAACGAGATCGTGCCTCCTTGGGAAGAGACCTCGGCTACTCTGCAGCCTTCAGAGTGCCATGAGTGTGGCTTCCTGAGGATTTGTTCGCCTCCTGTGCAACTTGGAAGGAGATACGCATGAGCGGTTTCACGATCAACCCAGAGATGAGCCTAGAAGAGGGGCAAGCCCTCTATCAATCGGCCTATCAACAGGCCCACGCAGTTCTCCTGACCAAGGGTGTGCAGTGTCCCCAGCCACCCATCACCAGTGGTCCGGGAGGGGCTCAAGTACCGTACCGGGGAGAGCTCCCGAGAGACCTCACAGCCCTAACGGATCAGCAGCTCGGTATGTACATGGGGCTCTTGACCGAGTGGGGCAACTACATCATGTTCCAGTTTGCTGAGTCCGAGTGTGAGCTCCTGTTGGCCAAAGAAGAGCTCAGCTTGGTCAACTGCAAGCTTCGTCTGCTGTACCTGAAAGACCCAGACGACAAGAAGCGATCGAATCCAGAGAGGGATGACTATGTCGGCGGGGACCGGCGGTACCTTGAGGTCAATTCCCGCTACATCTACTGCCAGGCCAAGCACAACTACCTGAAGGTGATGGTCAAGGCTGCTGAAGCGTCTTATGCAGCAGTCTCCAGAAGAGTTACACAACGCGGCCAGGAGATCGAAAAGCAAGGTCGGAATGGCAACGTGGGCGCAGGAGGCAACCTGCCTGCTGGCTCCTTCTTTGGAGGGCCTAGGAGATAACATGTACCAGAAGCCTGTGATCGGCATCTTCGGCGCCTCGGGTAGCGGCAAGGATCTCGTAGCCGATTGGTTGGTGGAAAAGCACGACTTCGTAAAGATCGCCTACGCCGATCCTATGAAGCGGATGGTGGCCCGCCTCTTTCGAGTAAGCCCCGACCTACTCTGGGGGCCCTCGGAGAAGCGCAACGAGCTCTTCAAGCTGAGCAGTACAGCTTGGTTCGAGATCTTTGCTAGCTTCGAGGAGGCTACTCAGGAGATCTACGACGTGCTTGGTCATCATGAGAAGATCTCGGGTATCTTGGCGCTACGAGACTGGCTACAAGGTCTCTACACCCACTATCGCGAGGAGATCTCGACTCGCATCATTCTCCAGACCCTGGGCACAGAATGGGGAAGAGCGGTGAGCGAGTCCCTGTGGTCCGACTACGCTACCAAGGTGATACGCCAGGTGCTGGCGGGTCAGTACTACATCCAGGGCAATGGGCACTTCTCCAAGGTCATAGACAGCACGTATGCCGGGGTGGTTATCCCCGATCACCGATTCTCCAACGAGATCGAGAACCTGCAGAAGCACGGTGGACACGTACTTCGTATTCGGCGCCTGGGCCTGGAGAGCAAGACTGAAGAAGTAGGCATCCCTGGGCATGCCAGCGAGGTCGAGCACAAGATCCTCCCTGACAGTTTCTTTGACAGTGTACTCGAATTCGAAGAGGGGATCGATAAAGTCTATACAGCCCTCGAGTCCTGGTACGAGAAAAAGCCATGGATGGCTCGGACTACTTCGTAACCCTGCCCTTTCTGCCTCCGACTTCAAATCACATCTACTCTAGTCGAAGGGGAAGTAGCAAACGGTTCAAGACAGATCAAGCCGAGGCTTTCTTGTTGAAAACTGTAGCCCTGATCGTATCAGAGTGTCAGCCCAAGATTGCCCGGCTCAACCCCAAAGGACTCTACCGAACCTATTACCGCTTTTTCTTCCTGGATGATGAGATCCTGAACACGAGTTTCGGCAAAGACACGAAAAAGGCAGCGGCAACTCGGTATAAGCGGATGGACGTGGAGAACCGGCTTAAGTTGGTATCTGATGCGCTTTCCAAGGCCATAGATATCGATGACTGTCACTTCTTCGAAGCAGGGCACTCGAAGAACTCTGCCACCTTGGTTGGCGGGATTCCACAGGTCCACATCTACTTGTCCGAGGTCGAACCCTGGAGGTTCGGTCTCTAGGAGGCCGGACATGGGAAACCGAAGGTTTGTCCACTGTACCTGTGGGTTGGATGGGGAGAAGGTTGATCAGTATGTTGAGCGCACTCTATGCATACTAGAGACGCGTCCTGGGTGCTCAAATTGCCCGAACTCGCAACTCGAGGTCTTGTTCCAGATCCGAATCGGAGATCAAGTTGTTGCATGTCCTCGGTGGAAGAGCGAGAGTGATCGCAGGGAGCAACTTCCGGCGCTGGGGTACGCCTTTGTACCCAGAGTGCTCTGCCTTACGGAGAAACCTTTTCCCTTCTGCCCCTCTTGCCCCAACAGCAAACCTAGTGAGCTTCCTAGGGCGGAAGTAGGCTGGAGAGAAGAAGAAGAACACCGGAAGAAGATCGAGCTAGAGCTCGATGAGGAACTACATGAGTGACGAACTGCCAAACCTGGGGGACCTCAATCGAACAGAGCTACTGAGTATCATCAGAAGACATACAGGACTGGTCGTCAAGAGGCAGGTACCTCTAGAGCGCCTGGTGGAGTTGGTTGAGACAGGGGCGACCCCGAAGGATGAGGAGTTGGCTGGGACCAACAGAACCCGAAGGTCACTGCAAGACCTCATCCTAAAGAACTGGGACTGGGTCAACTCGCAGCTACCTTGTACTGGACCACATCGCGGCCAGTGCACGATCTACCCGTGCCCGGAAGGCCGGCACCTAGATTGTTACGTCTCAAACATCAAGCAGAAGATCTAACCATGACCATGGCTCCAGAGTGCGTGGCGTGCGAAAAACTAGGTAGATGCGAGTTCACCGATGCGACAAAAATCCTTTCGCATTTTGTCTGTGCAGACTATAAGGAGGTGTCTTCCAGGGCCATCCTTGATGCTCGTTGCGAGGTCATCAACAACTTTGGAGATGCGGGGCTGAAAGCAATCGTGTCTCCTAATGCTTACTTAAGAAAGGAGGCTTGAGGGATGGCTGCACCCACAGAAACCATCCCCGATCTCAGCTATCAAAAGCCTGACGGGTCTCTTTTTTTCCGTCGCGAGATGGAAGAACAGACTCGACAGGTCTGGCCCAAGGTTCACTGGCTGCGCATCAAGGCCAACAAGATCTACGGTTTACCGAAACTTGCTGCCTTTGATATGCGCGAAGTGGTCCTTAGGCACTGGGTGCTAGATGAGATGGTACGCCGGGGACAAATCCTTGGTGGCCAAGTCGGGGTCAGTGTTCAGAACTACAACGACGAGAACGAGCAACGGCAGTTTGCTCAGAGCCTAGCCGCTCTGATCCAAACTAAACAAGCAGTGTGTCCAGCGAAAGAAGAGGGCATCGACATGAGCACGTTCACACCTCCTCCCCCTCCCCCCATGCCTCCTGGCCCCGGTGGAAATCCTCCGAACGGGGGTGGTGGCCCTCCCCAGCAGTTTTCTCCTCCTCCCCCTCCGATGGGTGGGCCGATGCCGCCGCCTCCTGGCTATGGAGCTCAGGCCCCCTACCCGCAGCCGGGCTTCCCTCCGCAGCCCCAGCAATTCGCCCCTCCGCAGCCGAGCTTTCCTCCGAATGCGAATGTCCCGGGGGCTATTCCTCCCGGGCCTCCGGTTCACCAGGTAACTCCTCCTGCTCCAACTCCAGGGCCCGGTCGGGGGCGGCGCAAGGCCACCCCGGATCCTCAGCAGGCAGGTCCGCCTCCGGTTGCCGCTCCCGTTCCTCCGATGCCGGGGGCGGTGCCGCAGTACGTGCCCCAGCCCCAGGGGTTCGCCCCTCTCCCGGCTCCGGCGCTACCCCAACAGCAGTTCGTTCCTCCGACTGGCCAGGCTGCTCCCGCACCGGCCAACGACGTCCTGCTGCAGAAGCTCGAACAGCTCACCCAGCTGGTCATGCAACAGGCTTCCACCATCTCTCAAATCTCGAGGAAGCTCGAGATCGTCAGCCTGGTGGCCACGGCTTCGGCTCGTGTGCCCTACCAGCAGCAGACGACTGACGCAGAGACCTTCCTGAAGGCCATCAACATCCCGGTCCCTCAGTAGCGGCCACGGCACAGGAACCTGCGTCTGTTAGAGGGGCGCAGGTTCCTGGGTTAGATGAGGTGGTACTCGAGCCGAGGTCGAATACGCTGCCACCAACCCAAGTCCCTATGGTGAGTGTGACCAAAGAACAGCTCCGAAGAATGTCGAGTCAGGAGCTGACTGCCTTCGCTTGGGAGCACTTGGGTATTCCAATGGACCTGACGCAGGATCGATCCAAGCTGATCACCAAACTGCTAGGTTTGGCTACAAGGCTTTCCTAGAAAGCGCCAGACCCCCAGCTAGTACGGTTCCTAAGATCGGCAGCGACAGGTACGTACCGTACGCCCGCAACATCCTCTTCCGATACTGCCCCTGCTGCTCTTTTGTCGCCTTGGCCTCCTGCAGAAGTGAATCGCCCTTTACTGAGGCGATGGCTTCTGACAGGAGAGTCGGGGCGGCGAGAGCAGCAGGGAGCAGGATCCCCCAGTTCGATCCTTTAGCCATCAGCATGGAGGCGGGGATGCCTGATAGCCCTGAGGTCGCATGACTAATACGGGCAGGGAGATTCTGGATCAAACGACCGAGCACGTTCTCGTGGATCTGGACATGGCCAAGTTCATGCGCCAGCACCTCGTAGTCCTTCCTCGACATGCCGATCTCTTCCTTGCCCCAGTCGAAGTAGCCGCCTCCTCCGATGTCCGCGTCTTTGGTGATGCGGATCTTGACGGGAGATCCTCGCGAAAGCTTGCGGTAGATCCTTCCTGCAGCTGCCTGAATAGACACCTTGGCAGGAGCTGAGATCTTCAGCAACTCTTCGGAGAAGGCTAGGTAGTTGGGCCCCATCACTAGACCATGGGGAAGATAGCAAGGTTGAACCAGAAGTTGGTCAGAGCAACCGTAGTGAAGTTGAGCTTGGTCAAAACTCCGGTAGTAGGGTGGTGCGTCCAGAGACCCACCATGGGATTGTTAGATGCATCAGCCGTGAAAGCGGGATAGAGAGGGTAGCCAGTAGAGGGGGAGGCACTCTGAGGCCAGTAAACCGTCCCGCTCCCGAAACCTATCCAAGTCGTCGGACTACCTGCTGACAGGTGCAGGGTCAGATTCAGGTAATCTGTAGAAACCGTGGGATTAGCCATGCCATACTTGGCCCAGTTGGCTACCAGCGTCGTATTCGAGCCAGCCAGAGATGCTTGGAGAATTTGCTGAGGGAAAAGCTTGGCTTGGTAGTCCTTGTTCAGGGTGGTTACTAGCACCCATCCCGACCCCGCCACCCCAATATCAGATGATAAGAGGAAACCTCCTACGTAGAGGCTAAGGCCCGAGGTGCTCATCTTGTAGCACCAAGAGGGCTTCCCGTAACAGTCGACCATCCATTGTGGGGTGGGGTTATCCCAGTACGCGTTCACCGCTATCTCGATCCCTGTGGCGGTCGCGTACATACGGAACTTCACCATGCATACTTGACCACCAGAGCTGGTCTGGTTGCCAAGGTTGGCTTCCCACAAAAGTTTGCGGGGGTTTGGCGTTTGCGTTGTGATCAGTGCCGCGTCTGCAGCCGTGGCCCCTTCAAGGTACTGGGTAGCAGTGAAGTGGTTGACGGCGTTGGCCTTGACCAAAGCGTTGCTGTCGAAGAGGGTGTGCGCCCAGAACGTAGCATCGGCGAAGGAGCTTCCTGGGGTAGTGACATTCTGGACGATCAACCTGCTTGCGTAATTGATGATGGTTCTAGTGGCGTCGTTCGTGGCGTTGTCCGTCTGCCATGCAGTGCCGTTCCACCGAGCGTTTTGTGTGTACTCGATACCAGAGGGCCCTGAGTACAGCCGCATATAGACCGTACCAACATAAGGCATCTGCCAGAGCAACTTACGATCGATGATGGAGATGTTGGTGACGAGAGCGGCGCTGGTGTCCCTTGTAGTGTTGCTGTCTGATCCCAACGCCCCATTCATGGTCTGGGTAGCCGTGAAGGTATTGGGAGAAGCAGCGCTGATGCCCGAGGCCGGCTGGGTGGTGATCAAGAACTGCTGGTAGCCGGAGATCCACGCCACATCTGACCAAGAGGCTCCCAGGTCCCCTTGGTATTTTTGCATAGCGAACCCTTCTTTTCGGAACTGATACCGAAGCGCTGGGTTCGTTATACTGGGGGTCACATCACCTGCCCACACAGTACCTGACAGAATGTTCGCGTTCAGGGTCACCTCGAAACCGTCAGCACTGTAGAAGAGGCGAATCTTTTGGGTGCTATTGAAATTCATCTCCCAAAGAAGTCGACGAGGATACTGGGGCGTGTCCGTCTTCATTACAGGGAGATTGGCCCCTACCAGGCCTCCTCCCGAGGTATCCCCGTTGAAGGTCTGAGCAGCCGTCCAGGTGTTGGCACGGCTCGTCCTGGCCCAATTGCTGGCGATGTAGTTTAGCTGGCTCCTAACCGAGTTTCCCGGAACCGCTGCTCCCGCCTCTAGAAGAGTAAAAGCACCTACCTTAGCTGCTCCGTCTTCTGTAGCCGAGGCAGTGGATTTCAGATCAACGATGATCTTGTTCAGGGCCTCAGTGAGACTGACATTACCTGGATTGGTAGTGGCAGGAGAATTCCCCCAGTCGCTACGAGCTGCGACCGAGATCTTGCTGGAGCCAGAATTGTTCTTCCCCAAAGCGGCAACGATGCCGTCGATGGCTGCATCTAGAGTGATGCCTGGAGTGATGACAGAGTCATCTTGCCAAGGACCAGAACCACTGTATGGAGAGGTGCCTCCCCCTCCCGAATGGGCAGTACCGTCGCTGACGTGGGCGTTCAGGTCACCGAGTAGAGCGAGGAGCTGGGACTTGACCGAGCCAGCCGCAAGCGTATTGGGTCCGGCGTTTGGGGCCGCTGCTGTGAGAGCAGCAGAACCAATACGACTCGCCCCCGTCTCGGCACTTGTCGAGGTCTCGTTATCCCCCAACATCCCGATGAGACTGATGAGGATAGCTTGCAGGTCTGTCCCAGAAATCGTTTCTGCCGTACGCGCCCAAGTAGGCTGGGCAGCGTTCCAACTGATCGCCGAGGCAGGGTGACCACCGCTGGCAATGTGGTACTCGATGTAGCTCAGGACAGCATCAGGAGAGACGTTGAACTCGGCCGCCAAAGCTTGGGCCGCTGCCAGCCGCATAGGCGTCCCTGTCTTTAGGCGCAGGACGACCGTATCAGCATAGCTCGTCAATAAGCCCCACGAGCTCCCTCCCACATGCTCTAGAGTGAAAACCAGGGAAGAAGCCGGGAGGTAGAATCCGATCGGAATTGTCAGGCTACCGAAGCCTCCGTTCGGGTTGAGCTCGGTGGGCCGATTAGAAGTGCTCCAGACCAAAGGCTCGTTGCTGGACTTGGCCCTGACTTGTACTCTGGTCTCGTCGATGACCCGAGAGACGACGTACTCGCCGTTGTGGTTGAACGGAATACCGTTCGCAGCTCCTGTGATCCGGACGGTGTCCCCAGGCTGGACGTGTAGCGTTACAAAGGTTGCTCCTGCGCAAGAGAGCACATTGCCCGAGATCACAGCGGAGATGGCGATGGTCGGGTGCTTGGCCTTCTGGGCGTGAGTAGGGGAGACCCCAAAAATACTCTTGTCGTCCGGGCTACCCCAAGCCAAAAAGCTCGAGGAGGCTGTGTTACGAAAGTCTCCCGTAGTCGGTGCTGAGGAGTAGTGTACGCTCTTAACCCGATAGCGCCCCCCTCCAACAGTCTGCTGCAAGACTAGGTCAGTCTTCTTTACAGGAGGGCCGCTTACGACCTCCAGCATCTTGAAGATCTCTTCTAGCTCGGTGCCGCTTGGAGAGATGCCCGAGACGAAACCGATCGGGATACGTAGATTCGGGTCGTTGATGGTGAAGACGTTGGCTACCGTGCTTTGTGAGCCTCCTGGGATACCATCGGAGACCGCCACGATGTGGTTGTTGGCCAAGGTGACTATCACGTCCTTCACCACGGCAACTTCTCGATCCAGGTCAGTACGGTAAGTCTCGAAGTAGTTGATGACCCCCAACAGCGCCCGGTTGAAGACCTCGCTTGATAGGTCCTCATCTTTACCGATGAGCGCCGTGCCTTGTGGATTGTTCTGACGCCGGACTCCGGGAGTAGAGACCAGCTCTCCTGCGTAGCTGACCGATCCAGGATAAGGATCAACTGTTAGACCCAGAACGATGGCAGCGTCGTTCGCCGGGTCACCCTGAGCGATGATCTTGAGGTAGTGGGTGCCTCCAGAGTTGCGGTTCTTCAGGGCCAAGAAGCCATCCATATCGATGGCCTCTACGTTGGCTGAGTCTTTTCCCGAGATCTCGGTTAGGAGGTTGAGGTAAGAGTCTCCCAAGAAAGTAGCCGTCGCGGCCTGCACCACCCCATCGGTATCGGTGTACTCGAACGTCAGCGACTTACCTGAAATGCCGGGGTAGTAGGGCTCTGTGAAGGACCCCGAGGCATCCGTCCTGCGTACCGAGGCTCTGATGATAGGAGATAGGTTTCTAGGGATCGAGACATTGCCTACGAGGTTGGCAATGGTCAACTCGTTGGGTTGGAAGCTCATGAACCACCCGCCTTGTACTCGGAGACCAACTCAGCAATTTCTAATTGATTACGCATAATTCAGAAGCGAACCTCCCAGGAAACTTGAAGCACAAAGTTCTGGGTCTTCTTGAGAGGCTCAAAGGACTTGTAGGCACAAGGAGCCTGGTAATTGGCCATCGCTAGCGTGCGATCTCTGGACCCTGGCAGGAAGATGACAGGGGAGCTGTTAGGTGACCCATCGGTAAATAGACCGGCCTCTTGGAGCACCACGGCAGTGGCTGGGGAGAGCTCTTCCTCACTGAACTCCCGTGTGTAGCGGACCGAGGTACCGTAGGATCCGACCGTTTCATAGGGATAGGTGGGGATGTTTACTTCGGCTAGAAACAGCCCCCCACTCACACTATCGTAAGAGATGGGGTCGTTCAGCCTAGAGACACTAGCGACCTCAGTCGTGTAGCCGACACCAAAGCCGATGTAGCGGATACGGTCGGATCGGGCCGCCGTGAGAGGTGTGTAGGCGGAGTAACTTATCATCCTGGCAAGGTACTCACTGCCAGCCAAGGTCCAGATGTTGTGGCCCTCCCTCCGAGTCCCTGGAACCACTTTACCCCGCTCGCGACAGACGCAAGAGAAGAACCCTGTTACAGGTACACACGCCTGCTCACGAGCTATCTTAGCCTTCTGAGGCCCGCTGGTTAGCTCCAAGTGGTCACGAACGAGGACTTCATCTTTCATCTGAAACCTTCCTTCTGATGCCGTAGTGGAACTCGCCCGTGGCCGAAAGGGTGTCCAGTAGGTACAGCACTGTGTTGCTCACCACCTGCTGAATCATGAAGGTACCAAGACCGTCAAGGCCTAGTTTGGTACTATCAGGGCCCTCATAGAGTACAAGAAAGTCCCCTGGATTGACCAGAAGTTCGGAGAAGTCTGTTTGCTTTGTGCTGGTCACCCCGCTGCTGCCACCGTTGGTGACAATCTTGTCGTCGTAGACAAGAGAGGGAATAGCCACCAACTCGAGGGCATCTGGAGGAGACCTATCAAGGAGATCCATGGTGATGGGGGCGGATCCTCGATTCGGGCGCAACTCTATCTCGACGTAAGCATCAGTAGAAGCGAAAGAGGGTGTTCCTGTTGTGTACGCTCTGCGTAGGTAGGGATCAAAACGTAGAACGACTAAACGGGAGTCGCCTACCTGGATGATGTCCCCATAATGCAGGAGAGCCAGAGTCAGCCAATCGTTCTTGTGAGATCCCCTATCGACAAAGTCTACGTAGGGAACATGGGCCTCAAAGTCTGCCCAGAAGGCACTCGACTCCGAGAAAGGAGAAGCCCACTTTCTGAACAGCAGAGGCTCTCTGATAACCCAACCGTAGTACTCCCCGGTGGCTTCTACGGGATCGGGTACCACGGTGACATAAGGGCTGACCGGGCTAGGGACGACCGAGGTTATGGTGTACACCCGGCTGACGGTAGGATTGTCTTGAAAGGGAGTGGTAAAGACTAGATGATCTCCTACAGACACACCTGCAGAAAAGATACCCGCACGCACACCTACAGTCTCTTGGGTGGCTACTAACCCGTCTCCAATAGTCACTTTCACCAAGCCATCCCAAATGGGGTTCTGGATGGGGCGATAGACAGAGAACCGCTGTTTTGCGGAGGAGATGAACGACTGATCAGGCAGACCTACCATTTGCAGTTGGGTATCGGACACCAGGCTGGAGATGGGAAATCTTCCTGAGTTGAAGCCTCCGGATATCTCCAGAAGGTCCCCAGGCCGAACCAAGGGAGGATCCCAAGACTCGTTCTGAGAGATACGTGGACTGTGAAACCCTCCAGAAGCCGAGCTCGCTTGCAGAGAACCTGAGGTGGTGACCAGGTCTTCTCCTGAGAGATACCGGGTAAACATCCGACCATCTACCAACAACAAAGAAGCGTTCTCGTCTCCCGCATCCAGCTTCAACGCAGAAGGCAGCTTCAGCCCTCCCAGGTCGTAAAACTGCATCTGCCGTCCGAAGCTGATGGCATCGACGATTGTCACATCATCGTCTACCGACTTCAGCAGGGAGGCCAAAAGCCGTGCATAGTGAGCCTTGGCTCGCTGTAAAAAGATGGCAGACAGATCTGTATCTGAAGCAGATACAAGGTCAGCGTTTACTACCAAACGAAACGAGTGGTACTGACGCAAGAACGAAGCTGGGTCCTGGATCCGCATCTGCTCCGACCACTCGGGGGTGGCCAGGTATTCTTGGATGTCTACTCCCTTCGACAGCGGTACGAACTGGTTAACCCGGTCGGCTACTGCGTAGGGAAGTCCAGTGTTGGGGTTGATGGCTAGGCCAGAGTAGTCCGAGACCGCGATGGTCCAAGTGTTCGTGGCAGCATCATACTTCTGACGTCCTTGGGGGTAGAGATAGACGTAGGTCAGCCCGGTCGGCTTATCGGACGCATCTCTGCCCTCTACCAAGATACGTCCGTACCGGACCGAGCCATCTTCACGCAAACGGTAGCTTGGGTTGATCTCTTTGATGATACCGGCAGCTTGCGTAAAGGGCATGCCCAGAAGAATGTGCCCAGCCAACTTCAGGTTCGAGATGGTGGGGCCATTCACGAGAGCGTACATCAAGCCGGCTACGGCGCTCTTGTATGGGGCACTGGAGTTGGCTTTCTCCAGGTCTTCTCGAGTAAGGCCAACAAGCGTGCCGAAATTCTTCTCGATCGCCTCGCCGTTGTCGAAGTACACCACTTCTGCCCACAACCTCTTGGGGGCAGGGTTGTTCTTATTGAAGCGGTTGTTGATTAGACGTAGGTACTTCCCCGCTAGACGACGACGGATGGTGAAGGCCGCCCCAGCAGAGGTATCTCCGGGGGTCGGGTAGACCCGCAGTTTATCTGCCGCCAGGACTCTACGAATCTCGAACTTCTGGGTCTGGAAGCCCAGGACGACCTCGATGACATCTTGCTCATGCACCGAACGATCGATCAGGTCCCCAAAGGGCACGGTGATCTCGTCCAGCCCTGCTGTGACCCCACACACGCCAGTGATGCGGGCCTCATCATCGAGCACATAGTCAAGATTCTCAACCAGGAGGTGAGGTTCGTGCGTCACCTCCTTGGTCCCTCCGATAGTAGAGAGGAAAATCTTGCCTTGCCTCTTTATGACTTCGGGCTGACGAATGTACTCCTGTAGCATGGGTACCGAGGTGATGGTCGAGACCACAGGAAGAGCCTTGTTACGGATAATCTGTACGGGGCGCGCTCGAATACTGAAGACCCCCAGATCAATGTCATCGTAGGGAGTAAGCTTTTTCTCGTAGTAGGCTCTCTTGAAGACCAGAGAGCGCACGTTTCTGTTGAGGAGCTCGGCGTCCTCGGCATAGACAGGGCTTCCATCATCTCCCTGACTCAGGCCTACAACCTGGAGATCCTCGGCCAGGGATGCCTGGGTTGCTCTGTCTAGACCTTCTGCAGGCACACCATCGCGCAAATCCTCTAGGCCCAAGACAAAGCCCAAACAGTTTCTACATACGCTGACCACTTGCGCAAACAGAGTACCCGTCTGAGCCAAGTCCGTACGGGTGATTTCTATCTCCAGGGTATCTCCTGGACTTACTCCATGATCCTCGTAGTCATACTCAGTTGAGATCAGAGTAGAGCTAAAGCGCCAGGCTTGAGCCTCGAGACCAGCAGGGACCTGGGCGACATCAGCGATGAACACACTATGAGTACTGGAGGCAGGTAGGACTGAGTAAGAAAGCCCGTTGGCGTTTGCAGGAAAGAGAGTTACGACCCCATCAAGGTTGGTTACCTCAACCTGTGTACTCGAAAGCACCGTAGTGATGCGCCAGTCTCTAGATATCCCTGTCAAAGATCCGGCTACTTTTAGAATGCCACCACTCATACTGGAGGTGAAGCCGCTTCCCCTAAAGATCTGCGTTCCGATCAGGACTGAGCCGTCTCTGTCGTTGTTGACAGAAAGGGTGAAGCTGCTGGAGCGAGCCATAAGGAACGCACGATTCTCGAGACGAAGGACTCTACCGGCGAAGATCTTGGACCCGAACCTAGTAGCCGAGAACTGGCCCTCGTTGATAGGAACCGCTACCTGACTGGTGTACCCAGGCTGTTGGGCATTTGGGACTCCGGTGATCGGGTCGAAGGTGAAAGTAGAGGCCCCAAAGCCGGCTTGGTCTTCTGCCAGTACAAAGTACGTGGCGTCTTTGTTTAACGGCAGACCGAAAGAGAAAGATAGCCACCGCTTCTGAGCAACTTCTTGTATGTCGCGGATGCTCTTGTTGTAATCGTATTGGTAAAGCTTGAGCATCTCCGCAGAGACGATCTGGATAGCGGCCGACCAGAAAGTCTCGAACTTCTCTCTCCCCTCTACCTTGTCCCAAAAGTCAGATAAGTAGTTCCAAATGAAGCTGGCGTCGGGAACTACACCACGATGGTAGGGGACTAAGATGACCCTGACATCCACGTTGGCGAGCGCTGGGTCTGAATCTAAGCTACCATCTGATACCACAAGCTCGACTACATAAGGGCCTGTGATATCAGGGGCAAACGTGACGATGGAGGCATCATCTTCCAGGCCAGTGAAGCCATAACGCTCGACTTGAGATCCGATAGGAACCTGGGTAAACCGCCATTTGTAGGTGAGCCCTTTGCCTTCTGGATCAATGGAGGCGGTGCCATCGAGCTTGACCAGAGAGGTGACCACTGCCTCTTGATCTTCGGGAAGAACAATCGCAGTCGGGGCTACGTTAGACTCTAGGTCAAACTCGTAGTTTCTGAAGAGATCGTTAGGCATCCATGTCCTCAGCGTATGCTATGACGATCGCCTGGGTCCCGAAGAGCTCCTGACGTAATACGGCATCGCTCTTATTCTTCTTGAAAGACACCTCGAAGCCGCCGCTAAAGAAGCCTCGGACGAACAACCACTCCGAGGTAGCGATGTCTCCGGTGAAGTGGCCGATAGCTACCGAGGGAATTCCTTCGAACTGCTGCTCAGGTAGCTTGTGAATCTCGGCTTCGGGTAGGTGGATGCGAGGATCAGCCTCGTTATCTATAAACACCCAGATACCCGCCCTATGTCTTCGCTCGATGCGATAAGTATGGAACTCGGTCCAGTCACAGAAGAACGAAAGAGCCGCACCTTCTCCATCACGACCTACGACCTCCTGGAACGTCCCCAAACCACTGCGCAGAGAGAGGCACACAAACTTGCCTATGTTGGTGTCGACGAAGGTCAGGGCGTATGCATTATTCCCATCATCTAGGATCAAGTACACGCCACTTCTGGTGCGGGTCTTGAAGTCAGTGATACGTACTTTGGCTTCTATGATCCCTCCTCGATTTACCGAGAAGGGTACGGGGCGATGGATCTTGGCCACCCCGAGAGGAGGTGTGCTGATCTGATAGACCTCTCCCATCGCATCAGAGGCCCCTCCGTACAGCAACTTGGTAAATTTGGGATTCGTGTTGCCATCCGGAGGCTCTCCACTACGAGCTTCCCATTCTTGGTAGAGGTGGCAAAGAGTTAGTTCTTGGAAATCTAGGGTGCCTGTTACGTCCGAAGTAGCTGAGATGTACCCAAAGGCTACGAAGGGAGTTACCCCAGCAAGTCCCTTGTCTTCCGTCGAAGGCAGGGCCTCCCTGGAAAAGACGGTGTCAAGTACAGGATGGGTCGTGTCGTCTAGGGAATAGAATTTGACTCGATTGGACCTGGGGTCGACAACAAAGCGGAAGGCACTTTTTGACCAGTCGATCACAGGGGAGGGCAATAGGTACTGAGTAGCATCAGAGTCTTTGGCGTCCTTCTTGGCCAGTCCTATGTTCTTGTTGGCGAAGTCGTTGAAGAGCATCACCTGGAAAAAAGAACGGCCGTCGTAGACCACAAATCCGACCCCTGTGCATGCGCCATCCTGCTTCTTGGGTCGGGCACTCATCCTTGCCTGCACCATGAAGCCATCATTGTCAGATCGCAGCAACCCAGGCTCTTCTCGATAGAGAGCAAAAGAGGAGAGCGAGGTGGGCTTGTACATCTGGAAAACTCCAGAAGCTGCTGAGCCTTTCGCTAAGGCATCCGGGCTAGCAAACAAAGTGCTCGGAGGCGTGAGCCAGCAGCCCACGGACAAGGTGCGGGGATCCTGTGTACCCAGGGTCTTCAGGAGCTCCGTACCTAGCACCTGGGTGTTGAAGGTCCCTGGTCTTATGTTACCTAGAATAGGGTAGCCGACATCCTTGGTGAGAGCGATGTTCTTCCATATGGATGAGTCACCTGACTCTCCCTCTTGGCCGTAGAGACCTACGATGTCTCTGGCAGTGCTGAAACGAGCGAAGTAGTGCTCGGGCATGTCCGGGAGAGAGAGAATAGGAACCCGGAAAAGCCTAGAGGTAACACCGCGATTATCGGCGTAGACCTCTACGTAGCCATAAGCCTCGTTCCAGACCATCGTGTAGCGCTGATAGCCTGCCTGCCAGTCGTAGGGCATGGTCAAGCTCATGATCGGCTCACCTGTATCCTGCTGGTAGCTGGTGAGCTCTAGGTAGTTGCTGTTGCCGATCACGCTGAGGAACAGGTACGCCGCCTTGTTTCGAGGCCCGTACTCGAGCCCCAGGACTGTACCCGAGGCAAACTGAGCGAAGACCGTAGAGTAAGGCAGGGGCATCAGGGGCCCAGGAGTCACAGACTGATTCAAAGGGCCCCGAGAGAGATTGAGATTAGAGGTTAGTGTTTCTGGGCGGAGGACGCCGGAGATCATAGCGCTGGGGTAACCAGACCCAGCGTCTATAGAAGTGGCGTAGACACTCTTCTGAGGAGTAACCGAAGTTCTGGCGATGCGGAGGCCGTCGTCAGTAAGAGTGATGTCTGCTGTCGACGAGATGGCCCCCGCCTTGATGGAAACAAGCCTCGTCCTGGGCAGGTTGATGAAAGCATCAACACTGTCAGCATAAGCATGCACCTTCGCATAACCGACTTCTACGAGGAGCTGGGAAGAGTCAATGTAGCTTTCAGCATCCCGAAAGGTCAGCCGTACTGGATCAAGCAGGCTAACATGTGTGGCATTTGCCGCAGGGACGAGATTGGTGATCCAGGGCTTTCCCCCTGTCAGGCCTTCGCCCCCTAGGGGGAAACCGAGTATGCCGACAAGCTTGGCCATCTACTACTCCTCAGGCTTGCTGGTCTTGGCTTGAAGGACGGCATTCATCATAGGCAGAAACTGCCTAGCCATCGAAGGGTGCTTACCGAAGCCATGGATAAGCTGAGCGCCCTTGGGCCCCACATGAAGAAGCCTGGGCTCTTTGGTAGCAATCTCTAAGAGCTTGAAGTCTGGATCCTCTAACACCCACATACCTGACTCCTTGGCGACATAGGCCTTTGTGAAGGCGTTGAGGATGTTATCTTGGGCCTGAGCGGTGGCGTAACCGTCGGACCAGATGGGGTTCATCATGATGAGATTCAGGAAGTCCCCAAAAGTAAGAACCTCCACGCGCCCGTCTTGAGTCAGCTGCACCTTCGTGATCGGGTCATAGAAGACGAGACTCTCTGGAAAAATGATCCAGCGGTTCATGAGACCTCTTAAGTGGTCAAGATGTCAACGAAGGCTGCACCTTCTAGGGAGACTTGAAGCTTCTGTGAGCTGCTATTGTAACGAATACGGGCGTAGCCAGCTTCCCCCACAGGAGCCAGATTGTCCCCTCGGATATCTAGGTGTCCGCCTGCAGCAGTGATGCGGAACCCGGCACCGTCCGTGAACCTAAAGGACTCTACCCCATTACTCAAGACTACGAGGTTGCTCAGCCAGCCCCCAGAGGTAGCCTCAGCGTATAGATCCCAGGTGTAGAACTGAGCCACCGCCCCGGTCCACTTAGAACCGGTTAGGTGGAGAGCCGGGGTGTCTTGGAGAGGGGTAGGAGCCGTAGCGGAGGTCGGGTTGGCTATGGTGAGAGCAGGAGTGTTGTAGCCATTACTGCCGACCGCGTCTACGGCCAAGAGAAGGGGAATGCTGATACCGTCGGATCCGGAATTCGCCGAAGCGGAGACCACTCTTCCGTACTCATCGACGACGATGTCGGCTTTGGTGTAGGACCCGGCAGGAGAAGGAGAGAGGATGGCCATATCCAAGCTGAGGTCAGTGTTCAAGCCCCCTCCTCCTGAAAGGGTCTCTCCCGTGTTGATCCTTCTGCTTGTATAGACCGTCTGGTAGTTCGTGTTACCCCTCTTTACGTTCAGAGCTCCCGTAGTAGACATCCAGAGATAGTCAGAGATGCCTGCAGGGAGGGGGTCGGTAGCTTGAACAGCCATACCAAGAGTCTTGGCTCCTCGAAGAACGCCTTTGACATCCTCAAGAGCCTGACAAACCTTATTCCAGTCCTCTGCAATGACATACTGACTCCGGTTCGCCGTAGGCGGGAGAACATTCAGATCTGTCTTGGGGAAATCTAGAGACGAGTTATCCGTAACGTAGTTAGACATCCAGCTCTCCTCGTGTGCTAGTCTAGCGACGAGGGGAAAGGCTAGTCAACGAATGATCTTTAAGCCGATGCCAAAGGAAGAGATCCTCAAGGCCTTGCGGGGCCATGAGGACATCATTGATAGGGCCGTTAAGGAGCATGAGGCCTTTTTCAAGCGCCTGTCGTGCCCTTCTTGTGGGGGGGAGGTGATGCCTGTTGTAAATCCCAAGAGGCTCTTCCGAGAGAGCTCAGTGCTTCCCAGCTACCTAGGCAAGTGCCGGTCCTGCGGCGTAGAGTTCGAGCCGTACACAGGCATCCAAGTCACGCTTCGCTAAGTCCTCGTCAGGTAGATCTGCTCTCCAGAAGGCCTGACCAGCTTCTTGGAGGTATTGGGGCCGGCGATGAAGTAAGCCTGCAGGTAGTTCCCCTTGAAGAGGGGAGTTCCTGAGCTTAGCCCGATCGCAGTCTCTGAGCGCATGCCTCTGATACGACGATCAGTGCCGTGGAACAAGGCGATCAGGAAAATGGGCAGATTGACCTTGAGTGCCCCTAGGTTCTTGATCTTGTCTTGCACGAGGTCCGAGCGAATCTCCGCAACATTCGGATCGATGTTATTAAGATACTGGATGATAGCAGAGGCCACTTCTGCTTCTGCTGATCCTCCCGAGTAGGAGGCGTCCAGCATGACGTATCCAGGCAGGAAGTGGCGCACCAGCATATTGGCGTTGGTGACTCGATCTAGGGGTGAGTCGAAGAACGACTGCACGTCGTCGACCAGAGGGGCATAGTTGTAAGTAACCTGGAGGTTCTGGCCAGCCAAGCTGAACTCGTTCTCTAGGTCTGCTGTGGATCCCACAGGCAAGACCGCGTTGGGCAAGATAATGTCTACCTGCTCCTTGTTCGAGAAAACGAAGTTCTCATCAGCAACTTCTAGGGTGTAACCACCAATCTTGCGATAACCGGAGAGCACAAACCCATCCGAGAAGCCGACATTCATGGCTGCGGAAGGGCCGTAACCGACGACAGGAAGATCGACATAGTACAGAGCCCCGTCACGATTGCTACTCATAGCCGTAGAAGAAATGCGAGTGACCCCGGAACGTAGGATGCGATAGGGACACTTGTGGGCAAAGTTCCTCTGCCCATTTCCTGTGTCTACCACACCGGGAGCCTCTAACTCCATCTGCTTCTCGCTCGTATCCAGCAAGGGATGACTCTCGTCAGGTGACCAAGGAAAGCTCGTGACTTTCAGAGTCTTGCTGATGGAGTCATAGAGGCGAAAGCGTGCGAACTGATCCGAGATCTCAGTGCCCCCGTCGGAGGTAGGAAGAGGCTCGGTAGAAGGGACCGCATGCAGTACCCAACGAACGAAGACCAGGTCCTCTGGGAAATCGGCCGAACGTTCCAGCTCCACAAAATAGTCAGTAGCCAGGGTGAAGTGTGGGTCAGTGCCTACGGACAAGATACGATAGGTACCCAGATAGGTAGCATCGTTGGGTACTAGGGCAGCCAACAGCGCCGGGCTCTGAGCTGCGTAGATCGTTATCCAGTCGGTTGCCTTGGCGCCAGAAAGCCCAGAGCCAAAGAGTTTCTTCGTCCCAGGAAGGACCAGGGCTCCTCGAGCACTAATACCAACATCCCCTACGGTGAATCGGATCCCGCCTCCGTAAGCACTGTCCACAGAAGGAGCTGCTACTTTGATCCTCTTGAGGGGCCCGGTCTCCTTCGAGCTGACATAGAGGCGAGCCTTTACCAAATCAGCGCTATCGACGGCAACAGCCAGATAGTGAGCAGAGAACAGGACGTTGGCATTGAGGTCGGCCGCAACGTGATCTAGGTCTGGGTAGTAGCCACTCACGGTGTGGGTGATGGAAAAGGTATGTTCTACGTCGCTGATCCAAGTTACACCGTTATCCAAGGAGGTCTGAAAACGAACCCTCTTGCCCAGTACAAGACCTGTGTTTCCCGGACCCCACCCAGCATCGGTGCGCACGAAGGCGGAGGTATAGCTTGAAAAGTCGATCACGGGAGGAGGTACAGACCCAGACAAGACGGGCAAAACTTCCGTCGTGTGTGTCATGGTCCTGTCGAGTTGGATGCGCAGTAGCGGAGGGTTGGCTACCCAATCTTGCTGAGTCACCTGGATGATCGTGTAGACCCCCAAATCGGGACCACTGTCGATGTAGAAGAGCTGTCCTCCTGCCAAGGAGGTAAAGTTATCTGCCCCTCCGTAACCTGGGTACGAAGTACCATCGCTAGGCGGGATCAAGAGCTGCACGATGCTCGACCCGGTTTGGGTCAGGCATAGCCAGCTAGAGGCCATGTCTCCTCGAGCAGGCAAGTCAAGCAACGCTGGGTAGTACTCGAGGGTGTCCCCGACTCGGATGCCCTTCTTGGCGAAGGAGGATCCACTGGTCATGGCCACAAACCGATCCTGCTGATTACGCAGACCCAGATCACGGTTCCATAGAGCTGGATGCGTCTGAGCAAATGATTCAGGAATAATCTGAGCTGCAGGTAGCTTGGGATCGATACGAAACTTCTTGGATCCGTCGGTAGCTAAAGCAAAGGTAGTGGGGTCTTCTTTGGAGTGGAACTCTACGGACACAGGATCCAAGAAGTAGAGACGGAAGTCTCCCTTGGCCGAAGGCCCCACCGAGTAGCTGGTCCGGATGAGAGCATCAAAGAAGGTTTTCAACTCCCCATCACTGGAAAAAGCTATCCCCAAAGAAGAAAGACAGGTGCGGAGTTTGGTAATAAAGGTAGGGTAGAAACCGGCTCCGTTATCCCAGTCGGCAGCATACTCCAGAAAACCAAAGAGCTCATCAGCAGTCCAGTCCGGTGCTACGGACACGTCGTTGATGAAGTTGATGGCGGTTCTGAGTGGGTCAACCTTGAGAGGAGGATCGACCTGTACTATCGCTACGGACCGGTGACCCTGGTCAGCCTTGCCCCAGAGCTCTAGCACACGAAGGTCGGTGATAAGGTAGTTCCCTTGATTGGGGCCATCGTAGATCGTCAAAGAGTTACCAACGGCAGCATCGGCTAGGTAACTGGTACGATGAGCTCCTGGAACCGCCGAAGAGAACTTGTTGTCGCGGTGAGCCACGAGAGCTAGAAGCTTGTCTCTTCTACCGTTCCATAAAAATGGAGGCACGTTGACTTCAGTGGTCTCGACTTGATTGGAGGCGTGGTGTGTGATCTTGCGCACCACACCATCAGGCTCTTCCAGGCCAAGCGTATACCGGGCATCGGTCGTGTCGTCGATTGCCCCAGGAAGGACAGGGTCAGGAGTAAGGCCTCCATTGGCCCACTCGATCATGTCGGGGAAAACTACCAACTGAGTGTCGTAGGTGATGAGCTCCCTACCGGCTCCTTCCAAAGTACCAACAGGACGAACATCCACCGCATCCCCGTAGGGAATGACGATGCCTGTGCCCTGTCCCGTAGAGTCCAGGATCTCCAAGCTCTTCACTCTGACCAGGGGACGGCTAAGGCCTGTAAGCCTCGTGTATATCTGGTAGCTCAGAAACGACCCCGTAGCAGTAGCGGGCCGGTCTACCGTCACGGTTTTAGAGGCCACCGATAGAATAGAGAACTCTCCAGCATCGACCCCCTCAAGGATCCTGATCGTATCCCCCTCCTTGACCCCAAAATCCTGGACGTCGGTGTTTATGAAAGTGAAGGTAGTCTCCCCAACTCCTGTCTTCAGGTCAGAGATAGCACCGGTATTAAAAGGCAGTTTCGGTATGTGAGGTTCGATCAAGTCAACACGTATGTTACGCACGACACGGGCTCTGAGCTTGACCGAGACTGCTGTTGCGGTGGCAAAGATAGAATCAAGACGAAGGTAGTGAGGAGCAGATGCGCTGACCTCTACTACCCGGTACGTTCCTGCGAACCCCGTCCCTGTCTCGATCACCAAGGTGTCCCCATCCACGACTCCTGCAAGAACAAAGTCAGTGGTGGGGGAGTAGGCTCGATTTGAGCTTGCCTCTGGGATGGTGAGATCTACCACCGCGATAATGGGGGCCTCATCGGCCACATTGTCCAGTGATCCTTGGATCTCGACATCTTCAGTAGGCCGGATGTAGATGTCGGTATGTCCCCCCAGATGGACTTTGTTGTCGGGGACGGTAATATTGGTGGCCATCCCTCCAGGAATGCCCGATATCGTCAAGTAGCCAGGTTTGAGCAGAGAGAAGGATCCTTGTTTCACAACTCCGGAAGCATAAAGAGACCGATCGAGGAGGAGAAGGTACCTTCCTGCCGATGCTGCTAGTACGGTGGTTACCTGGGCGCTTTGGACACCTTGATTATCCTGGAACCTCACCGTGTCCCCAGGTTGCACCAAGATAGAACCAGAAGGGCCGGGGTCTCGGTACACCACCGAAGCTACCCATAACCAGTCACCGTAAATCACAGCGGTTCCAGATAGGTGAAGGAAGCCCTCACCTGTACCCGTCAGGACATCCCGGTTCATACCGCTTTCGCCAGCTCCTATGACTTGGAGGGCGCGTACACTACTAAACAGGTCCTGGGTCCTAACCGAGGACCCTCTCTTGGTTACCAGCGACTTTTCTGAAAGTGCCTGGTTCACTCGATCGAGGAATTCTTGATTGTTCTCTCGTGGCCGTCCTGTGCCCACAGGAGCCAGATTCGCTACCTGCACTATGCCGGGAACCTGGTCTATTCCAGAGATAGCGTTCTTGTCGACGTTGTACTCGGACCCAGGAGACTCGGCCCTGACCACGATGTCCAGGTAGTAGAAACTTCCCTGACGGTTGAACAGCATCTGCTGTGCTGTGATCAAGTAATTCTGTACCGGGAAGTAAGCTAACCCGGTATTTGTGTAGAGCCGCTTATCTGTACTGACCCTAGAAAGGGTGGGCTGTGCATAGTACAGGCGCACGAGGCCAGTAGCGTAATCGCCCTCATCACGGGTCTCGAACCAGTTGGAAGCAAAAGCGTCGGCTTCTCCGTCGGATAAGAGAGATGCATTCTTGGCCGACTGGTTGATTTTGACCAGCTCGATCTCTCGCTTGAAGGGCTCGAGCAAGAGCTGTAGAGGTTTGATCAGTACATCTTCGAGAGCTCCGCCATCGTCGGTAGCCAGATTGGGGAACTCTTGGGTAACTCGATCGACGATGAACGTCGGGACATCAGTAGAGAAAGGGTCCTCGGCAAACCTCTGGAGAATAGGTGTGATGACCTGCGCTTGTGCTGGGCTCCCAGAAGATAGATCGAGGGTGGAGTTCCAGGCCAGCAGCCGGTTCTCTAGGAAACTTTTCAGGTCGTCAGAAAAGGCCATGGTCTCTCCCTACAAAGTCATCTCAGCTACAGCTTGTTGCCCTGAGACAGCAGCCAGGGCGACGCGACACGAAAGGGTGGTAGTAGAGGCATCAAAACCTATAGACTCTACCGAAGCCGACAGCAACCTTTCGCTGTTAGGTATGTTGGTCTTAGCAGCCTGGCGACTCATGATCTGGTCTCGGGCTCGGTTGACCGACGCCATGGCCGAGGCCTGGATGAGCTTTTGGTTGGTGTTAGAGACCGAGCTTCCTACGAGACGCAGTAGGCCGCCACCTTCCTTGGGATGGAAACGGTCGGATCCAGGGGTCTGTAGTAACATCCTGCAGAAGATCTGGACCAACCTCTCCAGGCCTTTCATCGTTTTGATGCTACCTGACACCTCGAAGTGCAGGGTGCTTTCCCTACTAACTGACGGCTTATCAGCAGACACTACTACAGAGCGAATAGGAGAAGCGCGCTCCGAGGTAGGAATCTGAGCTAGGAGTAGCCCAGACGACTCAACGATGAACTCAGGAGCCTCAACATCGTTGATCAGAACTCGGGATGCCTGGTCGAACTGATAGCCCACCACCACAAGACTGGGAGGAGAGAGGTCCGCATAAGCTACTTTAACAACTTCTAGGAGATCCCGGATCGTTAGGATCTTGATGTCTATCATGATACCTTTTCCGTAGCTTCGTTTTCCTTGTCGGAGGCCTCTGCCATGGCCTTGGCCTTGTCGTAAACCTTACTGAAGTTCTCCTTCAGAGTGTTCAAGGCATCGAGCTGAGAAGGCCGGGTATCCGTACCACTGCCAGACGCAGATAGTAAGGCACGGGGTTCCTTGATGCGGCGTTTGGCTTCATCTATGTAGTGGTCGAAGGTGAAGTTGTTGATGGCCGTGTTGATTTCACGACTACGAACCGCTACGTAGACATCGGCTATGGTTGCCCTGAGGTCATCCGCTTCTTTGGTCTCCTGCGGCACGGCCTTCGCATCATCGGGGGTCTCAGCAGCCATTATCGCACCACTCCATCTCGGTCGGAAGCAGTCGACCTATTCTGTAGAGGGGCTTCAGTGTTGGTCGCTACTGGCTCTAGATCTCTAAGGTCTTCCTCTGTGGTAACTGAGGCTAGATCCGTCCTTCCCACCACCTCTATTGCTGCCATCAAACGACTGCCCGTAGAAGCAGTGGTGGTGGCAAGAGAGAAGAAGTCGAAGAACCGCCCATGGTTCAAGAGATCCAGGCCACGATCTATAGATCGTTCTTCTAGGGCTCGAACGATCTGTTTGGCTACTTCTGCATACTGCGCCGCATCATCATGAACCTCTATGACCGTCATGGCCTCGAGGAGCACAGTCAGTTTGTCTACTAGAGCTTGTATGTATTTCTTGGCGTCGTTGATCTGAGCCAGGGTGGGGCGAGATACAAGAGGGCTTAGGACTCTCTGCAAGTTCAGCGCATCGTTGGCGAAGGTACCTGCGCTAGGGGTAATCACCATGAGGAGTCTTCGTACTGCGTAGACGATCGGGGCGTTGATGATTACCGAGGCTTTGGTACACCTAGGCAAAGGGACGGAAAACCTTAGTCGCGTGCCCTCTACGGTCTTGATAGGGCTGGAGAGATTGCGGTTGGAGGACAGGTTAATGTCGTTGGTGACAACCAAACTTCCTGGGTAGACATCTACCGTCAGCGGGTCGATGGCTGCACCGTCTTCTACCAGCTCCAGGTACGAAGGCTCTGCTGTGACGGTGCCGATAAAGCCCCAGTAGGTTGCCAGTTCTCCCTTGAAGCTAAGAGAAGAGGTTAAGGGATCCCCCTTCGAGGTGATCTTGAGCCGTCCTCCTTCAGCTACGTCGAAAGTGGCCGTAGGAACGTTAGCTGCGAGTACCGCTGCTACGAACTGAGGAGAAGGACTGTCTAAGATTTCACCAGTCTGGCCATCCGTGAAGCCTAGGATCGTATGGGCCGAAGGCGTTGCTGCCGTGTACACACCCGCTTCATCATAAGTACCTGGAACTGAGCCGACCACCGTCATGGAGAAGACCTGACTGAAAGCGACCAATAGAAGTCGATTGCTGCCAGGAGCTACCTCAACTGCAGTACCCCAAGTAAGGCCGGCATTCAACGCATCCAAGATCTGGGCTAGCGAGGCGCCTCCGAAGGTAGTGGGTAGCGAGACTGAGACCGTTTGCTCTGGTATAGGATGCCCTTCGCCATCTAACCCCAGACTACCTCCAGGACCAGCACTGAAGTGCACGTAGAGTTTGTGCAACACCCCTAGGGGGTAGGTATCTAAGAGCGGGCTACCGAGGATCCAATACTTACCTGAAGAAGAAAAGTAAGGGAGAGTGACCGTGTAGAAGTCAGGGTCACTCTCTGTCTTCATGATGAAATCCGATCCAGGACTAAGGTACAGTAATCCCGAGATCGTGCTGGTCGCGGTAGCCGGTACGGTTTCCGAAGAGACGCGGATGTCTCTCTTGCTGGGTAAGACTCCTGTCTCTACGGAGGGGTCGAACAAGGTTCTGGTGTTGGCTATGGACTCTAGGGCTGAAGTGCCTGCTAGGAGCTCTAACGCGGCTGCCGTGTTCGACAGGGTCCTGTCTTGGACACCTTTAAGAACGCGACGTAAAGAGGACCTTACCCGAGTCACGGTCTGAGTGGCTACGATCTGACTCAGGTCTACCCTCTCGAAACTGGCAACACTGTCTACGAGGTATTGTAGATCAGCAGCCATCGTAGTGTGCATCGGACCAAAGTAACTCAAGGTGGCGAAGATGTCTTCCTTAGCCTCAGAACCAGAGCGCTCGAACTCACTGCGCCGACGCCGCTTCAGAGACTTCCCCAGCTCCACGTTCAAGAACCGCTTAACAGCTGAGGTATACCTCCCATACGCCTTGACATCAGATCCCAAGCGTCCTATCCGATCGACCTCCACCAGAGCGGTCTGTGCCTCTACCAGATCACTTGTGTCGCTTACTGCAGTATCAGGGTTGTTAACATCGTCTACCGCCTTGAACAAGAAAGCCAGTACTTCTAGGTCAGCGGTCAAGGTCTGCTGAAGCAGATTCTTGGCCTTCATCACAAAGCTCAAAGCCGCTTGAGGGAAAAGCAAGAAAGTAACAGCGATAGACTCCAGGATAGCCTGGACCTCTGATGCTTTGTCTGCCGCAGCGTCTTCCCTATTTATGGTAACGGTCCGCTCTAAGAACTTCCTGACGGCACTTACGCTGTCTACGTCACTACTCTTCGCCATCAGCAACCACCAACGTAGTCTCCAGGGCCAGGGTAATAGGATCTTTTCCTGTACGCTCTAGAAACTCAAACTTCTTGACCTGGTCTCTAGTCAAATTCTTAGCCCACTCCAGTAGTTCTTTTGCAGGCAAACGAAACAGGAAGCAGATGTTCTCGAAGCTATTAAAGAGCCCAGAGGCTTCAAAGAACCATTTCCTGGCATCCTCTGCATATTTTCTCAGACGGAGATCGGCGGAATCCCTCCACAAGGCATAGTCGTAAGCAGCTCGGATGATGACCTTGACCCACATAACCCGGCAGGGGGTGTACCTTTCCTCGGAGAAGCTCTCTTGTGGAAGTGCTTGTCGTTTCTGTTGCAGTGTGAGGGGTAGGATCTTGGCAACAAAAGGAGGAGGGGCCTCAATAACCTCTATAGGAAGGGGTACAGGAGTCACGTAGTGCTCCTGCATCTCGGACAGTAACCTGACCTCCTTCACCAGCTCCTGACGAGCCTGCCGACCGACACCGTTAGTGAAGCCTATGCAAGAACTCAAGATCAGAATGTTCTCGCGAACTAAAGCAACGTCCCCCGTCAAGCTGCTGATAGACACTCTCATGGTGTCACCGTCAGGATCAAGGTATCGGAGATAAAAGGCTCGATGGGGTCGAAGTGAGCAATGGAAGGCAGAAGTCGCTTGACCGAGATGTTGGCTACTCCAGGGCTCAGGGGCTTGATGGTGATCGATCCCACCGACACACTAACATCGGCCACAAGCGGGTTGTCGTTGAAGATAGAGACTCCTGCCCAAGCAAAGCTGTTCCAACGATCGACGTTATCGTTCCACAAGACCGATACGGTGTTAGACCTATCTTCTGTGGCCGAGAGGGGGAGACTAACCGAGAGCGCAGGTAGGAATGTGGCATCTACGGGGACAGGAAAGAGCAGCTTGTGTAGCTCTATGGCTGGTTGATCAGGAACCACGATGGCCAGCTTAGCTGGAGGAGAAATGCCGAGGAAAGACTCCAGATAGAGGAAGTAGATTTCGTAGGGCTCTTTGCGCAGTAAATCGAATTCGAAATAGCCGTATTCGTCAGAGGCCATCTCGGTCTGTTTTTCCAGGTCTACGATGTTACCGTCGAAAACGATGAGCTTCGTGGACGGGGCTACCACCAACCTAGAGCTGTTCCTTCCTCCATCTACACCGACGATCTTTCCTGAGATACGGCATTTCCTAGGATCAGAGCTCTCCGGAAGAAGGCGTTCATGACAGCGCACCAAGAACGAGTTGGTCAGCAAAGAGTCGACTACGATGCGCTGAGGCTGCTTGGGGAGAATGGTTACGCCTGGTTTATAGAAGCCTATGTCGTAGGTGCCATCAGGAAGCGAGATGGTAACGGAACCATTGAGGTCAGTAACTCCTGTTGTCTGGAATAGGCCATCTATCCCGTAGAATTCTACATGTACCCCCGTCACAGGAGAAGAGAGCTGGAGGTCATTCTTGATAAGCAATGTGACCAGGGGCATCGCTAGGACATCCTGATAGGCATGGGAGGGGCGGTGTTGATGCTAAATAGGTCAGGAGAGGTGGAGAGAGCCTCGAGCAAGTCGAACTCATCCTCATTTGGTACAACTAGCTCTCTTTGGTAAGGAGTGCCTTCAAAGAAGATGCGGTACGTTGCCCCCTTGATGACCTCCTGAGCAGCGTAACCAAAGCTGTCCGTCGTAGCGATGATCCGGTCCACACCAGGAAGAGCGCTGTAGGTCATCCCGGAGCCCACGTCTACGCGGCTCACAGAAACAGGAACAAAGATGATTCTCTTGCCTATCAAAGGCTTTCCTGCTCCATCAGCCAGATAAGCAAACGCCTTTGCCTTGAAGCTAGAGACGATGACCGTCTGAGGAGCTCCCTGCTGGGGAGCAGAAAAGGGACTGGCTGCTCCTGTCTTCGTCGAATAGAACCTGGTCCGGTACCAATGAAGAGGAGACCCGCCAAAGTCGCGAAAGCGGTAGAGGGAGGTAGTGGGGGTTAGCTTGATGGTGCCGCTCTTACCTGAGATGATCTGAGAAGGAAGGCCCAGTGTCACCTGGGCACCCCCTGTAACAAAGATGGTTGCCTGGGTACCACTTAGTGGACTGACCAGAGCTAGTTTCCCGTCCGAGGCAAAAGCCAGTCCAGGTATTTTGGTGTTGATTTGTTTGATGACCGTCTGCAGGTCGATGGGAGTAGGCCCCAGGAAGGGGACAGTGACTGCATCTGAGCCACTGAGAGAGATCAGTAGACTCTGACCACTCAAGTTCCAGGGACCCTCCACGGTACCGACCTGGGTTGCTGGGGATGGCGTATCGCTTGTAACAGCTATGTAGGGGGCAGGTGAGCCGGACTGATCTACAGATCGCCAGACCTGGATGACATCATAAAGCGCCACCACTCCCGTTAAGTCGTCTACGACAATATTGAGACTGATGGTTGCCATGCTTACCTCGGTTTCGGGTCAGGGACTTGTTGCCCAGAGAGCTCTGCGGAGGTGGTGGACCCCTCGGCTACCTTGGGTCCTGGACCTGCTCCTCCTTCCCCAAACACTACCCCAGATGCATAAGCCTCGGAAGTTCCAAGTACGATCGCAGTCGCCTCGATGAGGTTACGGACAAGGTCGACCGCTAGATTTTCATCGAGAGGAAGGAGCTCGGCAATTAAGGCATAAAAGTTGGCAAGAGCCCGCAGTTCTTCTACAAGCTCGACCTGCTCACTCAGATTTACCCGAGCTCCTAAGGAAGCATTCAGCTCCTCACTGATGGTCAAGAGCTCGGCAACGGCCACAGGGTAGTTCGCCGAAGCCCCAATCGCCTCCAAGACTTGAACCGTCTCCACCTGCTGCTGGATAAAGTGCGCCAGCAGAGAGACAGATTCCGAGACGATCAGGGTCTCGGATGGCTTCTCCTTGAAGCCCGCACTCGCCGTCATTGTCTCAGTGATAGAGAGGGTCTCTGAAGGCCTCTGAAAGTAGGTCGCAGCGGCTCGTAGCGACTCTGCCAGAGATACGGTCTCTACCGGCGTCGGCTTGAATCGGGCCAGGGAGGCCAGAGCTTCGGTGAGTGATATGCCTTCTGAGAGTTGGGCCAAGAGCTTCTTGGCAGCGACCAGAGATTCGGAAACGGGAACACTCTCGGAGAGGCTAGCGTGCCGACTGGCATGCACGGCCACGGCCTCAAGAAGACCGACCAGCTCTGCTTGGTGCTCATAGTACTTGGCCAGGGTCGAGACTGACTCAGTGACCACCAAAGTTTGGGTGAGGGCCGTGCGCATCTTCTGCGAGACGGCGAGGAGCTCGGTCAAGCTAGTCGTCTCTGCTAGAGCGACCACGTACTTGTTGTAGGAAGACAGCGCCTCCGCTAGAAAGACGTTATCCAGAAGCGTCTGCCGGAAGTGCATGACTGCCCTGACGGCTTCAGCTAGGGCAGGAGATTCGGTGAGATTGAGTCGGGTGGCTACCTTGGCCGTGACCGCTTCGAGCAGCCCCACTGCCTCATTGATGTGTACCGTCTCGGTGGCAGTGACTTCTGAGCCGACCAGGACCGTGATGGCTTCGATGACCGAGAGGATCTCGGTGATAACGGCATGAGCACGGACCTGGCTGACCAAGCTCTCAAGGATAGTTACATACTCTTGGAGAAGCGGTTTGGCCCGGAAGGTCGTTCCCAAGCTCTCGTTCAGGGTCATGAGTTGCGAGAAGGTCTGCTTGGCGGCCCAATGCGAGGCCAAGGCCTCACTGACAAGGAGGGTCTCCGAGAGGATGAAACCAGCCTTGGATTTGCTAGCCAGGGACTCGGCAACCGATACCGTCTCTGTGAGTTGGGGCTTGGCACCTCGAATCGAGTTCAAGAGCTCAGCCAAAGAGACACTTTCCGAGAGGCTCTGCTGCGTGACTCGCTTGCTAGCGAGTAGCTCACTGAGAGGCACCGTCTCCGAGACCGGAGCGGCGATGTACCTGCCCACCCGTAGATCTTCGAGGAAGGTGACGATCTCAGAGACATGGGGGAAGGCCGAAGCCTTGGTGATGAGGGCCTCTACCAGGTTCGGACTCTCTGACAGCGCCTGGAAGGACTTGAGTTTGGAGCTGATGAGCTCGCTAAACGCTACGTTCTCGGAGAGGGCCTGCACCACCCTCTTGGCGAGGTTCAGGGTCTCTGAGAGCGCCAGGTTCTCACTGAAAGCAATGGTCGAGGCTTTCCTGGCCAGAAGTTGCTCGGTCAATCCTACCGTCTCGGTTAGGATCGTTGCCAAGATTTTCTTGGAGCTCAGAGACTCAGACAAGCTGAGCGACTCAGCGAGACCAATGAAGGCCTTCCACTTGGACGCCAGAGCTTCAGAGAGCGTTGCCGTCTCAGAGAGACTAACCTTGGCCACGCGAGCTGCGATAAGCGTCTCGGCTAGAGTGACGCTCTCTGCTAGAACCTGAATCACCACTTTCCTGGCGTTCAGGGTCTCCGTGAGAGTCACTGTCTCCGAAATTTGAGCGTAGCTACGACGGCTAGCTGCAAGGCTCTCAGAGAGCGAGTCAGTCTCAGTGAGGCTGGTGATGGCCCTCATCAAGGTCGCCAGGGACTCCGAGACCGTGATGGCAGTCTCAGAAACCGTGATGAACGAGTGTCTCGTAGCAGTCAGGGCTTCCGTAAGAACAGAACTCTCACTCAAGATCTGCTTCGTCGACCAAAGACTGCTCAAGCCCTCCGAGAAAGGCGTCAGGGTCTCGAAGAGAGCTACCACCGCATTGGCGCTCAGGCGCGCGATGGAATTGTAGCCAGCTATGAGAGGCGTGCCTACGGGGTTGCGAAGGACGGCTCTGAAACCGTAGCTGTTGAGAAAGACCTTGAGGTAGAGATAATCCTGGAGGGCTTGGACGATGTGTTGGGAGACAGATAGACCTTCGCTGACCGACAAGCTCTCACTCAGAAGAGCGGTGTAAGCTGTCCCCGTGAACAGAGGGGCATCAAAGAAACCAAGGCCGGGAAAGCCCGTGACATCCGCATAGTCATACGCATCTGACCAGCTTCTGGCAACGATATCAGCCTTCGAGGGGAAGGGCAGTACAGTAGGGCCCAGATAGGTGTCAGCGTAGCTGAGCACGTCTAGGACGGCGGGGGCTCCGGCGCTGTCCAAAGCAAACAAGTAGAGCTGGGCGCCCTCATTCTGATTCGGGGTCCACGTGACTCCGTACGTTCCTGCGGCCACCACCACCTGAACAGCAACGGTGCATTGAACGAGAGCCGCGTCTTCGGTCACGGAGTCAACTCGACTCCACCCTGCGCTAGGCGTCATCGTGTGCAGCCCGTTGCCGATCCCGCCGTCACCCCAGCACAGCGCGACCAGCACCGCAGGTCCTTCGACGGTAACACTCACAGCGGTTAGGGCAGCTGGGTAGAGACGCTCAACCCAGGTGGCAGCGGCAAGTCGTAGAGCTGAAGTGACCTCTACGGCAACCAGAGTTAGCTCGTCGTGGCTGCTTTTGGCAACTGCGACAACATGGTTCGCTCCGCCACTTGCGCCGATCTTGGCGTAGATGGCAGTCCCTGAAGAAGTCCAGTTCGTATACGTGTGGGAGGCGCCCACCTGAGCATAGAGGTTGCCCTTGTTGTCTGTGGGAACGACTTGCTCAGCTTGGATACCTCGACCAACGGCAACGAGTATGGTGCTGCCAGAGGTTTGCGTGGTGCCCGGAGCCGTAGACACCGAAGTAGCAAGATCGTCAAGATATGAAAAACCGAGACGGTGCACTCCAACTTGCGGCCCGGTAGGGGCCGCCTTGAAACTGACGATCGCCGCGGACCAGGCTGTCTCGGCCAGGTTGGCCGTGTTGGTCCAGGTCCATGCGGCTGAGTACGTGCCGATGGGCGCGCCGTCACGGAAGCAGATCTCGGCGCCGGCGTCCGTCGTCGTGTTCTGCGCGGCGGCGGCGCTGGTCCACGAGGCGGGCGGGTCGGTGAAGCCCGTCGAGACGCGACCCCCGTTGGTGGTGCTGGTGCCGAGGGCAGCGAGCAGGATGTCGCCGACCTGTGTCGTTGTGATCGAGTTCGTGTCGCCGGTCGTGACCGACGTCTCGCCGTGATTCGTGTTGCTGACGTCGACGGCGGTGCAGGGTGGCAGCTCGAGGAGGACCCAGGTGCCCCACGTCGACACCGCGCCGTAGGACTGCGTGAGCGTGTGCGTGCCCGCGCTCGCCGACTGGCGCCACCAGACGCCGATCTTGGTCGCGTCCGCCCCGGTGTTGCCGGTGGAGTTGGGTGTGAGGACGGCCGCCCAGACATCGCCCGAAGAATCGGTCGGCGTGGGCCAGGCAGCGTCACCGACAAGGCCACTCGTCGAGACGATCACGACCACGAGGGTGTTCCCGGCCGTGACGCCGGAGAGCGAAGCGGTGGGGAGCGACTGGAGGCTCTGGAAGCTGCCGTTGGCCTTCTGGATCCAACTCACAAAAGTACCCCGCCGCCGGCGAGAGCCATAAAACTACCCGTTCGGGTAGATCGTGTTGGGAGTGGTGCCGTAGATGTCGGGGGACCCGGCCTTGTACATGTTCAAGTAGTGCACTTCGTACCAAGGTGTCGTGACACGGAAGTTCCCTGATCCGTCAGAGGTCGTAGAGTCCTGAAGGCTGTCGTCGGCAGTCCGGAAGAGCTTGACGATGCAGGTACCCATAGGGCTGCCGTTGCCGTCACGCGACTTGCCCGTGATGACGTAACGGATACGGGTACCAGAAGTGTACTCCGGGGGCTCGAAGCCTCCAGCAGAGTAGGCATCCCCAAAAGGCAGACCAAGACCTGTCTCACCAGCACCAGAATCTCCTATAAGACCCCCGCGCCCAGGCCAGTAGAGGTTCCGGAACTCCCCTTCGATCTCTTTTGACCAGGGGTTGAGCTCGAGAAATCCATGGTTGCCCCACGCGGTGCGAATACGGGATTCTGCCCCCGTCAGGTTGTTGGCCTGGACGATGTTCACGTACAAGGCCGCTCCGACGAACTGACTCACTTGGGCACCGGGGGTTTGCGATCGTCTCGATCATCGATGGCCAGATCGTGGTAGCCCATATCCCCTCTGGCCTTCCACCCCAGACCCTCTGGAGTCACCAGCTCGACGTCTCGGTTGGGCATGGCGATCTTCTGACCATCTGGCCTCATCTGTCCGCGGATGGCGTCTTCGGCATGCTTCAGCATGGCCAGCGCGTAGGCCTTGTTGCCGATGTACCCTTCCACCGAGAGCGCTCCGTTGTCGTGGTGCTTGATGGTGATGGAAGCCACTACGGTGTCTCTCGTGAGATGGGGATCAGCCACTGACCGCCGCCTTCTCGAAGATCATGAGCCAGAGGATGTTCCCATCGTCTCCGGTGTAAGGCGTGGCCAACGTAGTGATGAGGCGCCAGCCATCACTGGCTCTGGAGGTGATGGTGCTTTCGAGTTGCGGCCAGCCCACTTTTTCCACTGCGTACTCGTACATCTCTGCCTCCTACTCGTCTGCGACCACGTAGAGATCCGATGCCACGCCCGTAGAGACATTCCAGACGACTATACTTGACGCGACGTTGAGGGTATTCCCCTGCGGAGGGATCACAAGCCCTCTTGGGAAGGTCCAGACTACTCCAACGCCAACGATGTTGGTGCTGTTCCATCTCCGCATGTAGACGAGCGGCGCTGTGGGACTGGTGTTCCATGCCAACGCCACCTGCAAGACCGACTGTGGATCGTTCGGGTCATCTGGGGAAAACACCGTCTGGGACGAAGGGGTGACTCCGATCGCCTGAGGCCGAGCCAGAGCAACTGACTGCACCGTTGCAGCGGCCTGAATGTAAGAGACCTCGAGAAGCTTCGGCCGAACGCCCGTAGGTGCACGAATCTCTGCTGAGGCCTGCCCAGAGGTGGTGTTGGTCGTCCGGACGCTAACGCTGGAGGTTGCCATGAGGAACCTCTCTTACTCGTCGCAAGCGAAGTTCACATCGAGCGCGACCGATGCTGTGATGTTGAAGATGACCACACTCGAGCTCACCGCCATGACGAAGCCTCTGGGGAAAGTCCAGACCATGCCGACACCGACGGTGGCTGCGCTGTTCCAGCGTCTCGGGTAAGGGTTCGGCGCGGTAGGACTGGTACCCCAAGTGAGCGCCGCTGTCAAAGTTGACGTGGCCTCGGCTGGGTCATCCATGACCGGGACTGAAGTCGTACCTGGAGTCACCCCGATCACTGCCGGCTTCCCAAAACCGAAGGAAGACGCTGTACCGGTGACCTGGATGAGCGAGACCTCGAGCACCTTGACGCGCAGACCGGCGCCCGTGCGCAGCTCACAGGCCGCGTTATTGATGGTGACGTTGCTGGTCCGCAGACCAATTGAGCTGATAGGCACGACAGATGCTCCTAGCGCTGAGAGTTACTTACTACCCCTCAACTGTAGTTGGGTAGCTGTTATCGGTTCTACCGACATGGGTCGAGTCCTGCCACATCTCCCAGTACAACAACTCCGTGTCGTTGTAAACGATGGTGCTGAAGATGCCCCCGACACCGGTAGTGACTTTGTAGAGCAATTCGCCATCGGAGGCGCGATGAAGGCAGGCAGTCATGCCGGAACCATCGCCGGCGAAGTTCACCGCGTTGCCTCCCGTGGCCCAGGTCTGGGAGTGGTAGGTGCAGTAGATCGCGTACCCAGCGCAGCAGGTGGTCTTCACCGAGACTCTGTGGTACCGAGCCACTTGGGGGTCGAGAAGGCCTTGAGCCAGCGACGCGGAGTTCGGGCTGTCGTAGTAGACTCCAACAGCCGGCGTTCTCCTTCTGATGGTCGGGTACTGGTAGCCGTTCCCCACGTTCAGAGGCCCGATGACCCTCCAACCTTCACCAGGAGATCCCGGGTCAGTCGACAAGATCTCGGCTAGGGCCACAAAGGTGAGGCCGTTGGTGGTGTCGCACTGAGGCATGGAGAAGTACGCGAGATCAGCAGCCACGAAACGGTAGTAGGTCTCGGGGATGAAGAAGGTGTTTTGAATCCCCTTCGACTCGACGGCGTCATTACCAGAAGAGGCGTTGCAGAAGTAGATCGTGTGGTTGTGCGTGTCAGCTCCCAGAGTGGCCTTGTCGCTCGTGTAGTTCAGGTACAGAACCGCATCCAAGCCGTAGATCGACTGACCCGCCTGCCCTCTTCTGGCGTTGAACGTGATGCTGTTCGACCCTCGAGCCAGAGAAACTCCTGCTCCTAGAGCTGCTGCACTGTCTACTCTGATGATGCAGTCGAAGCCTCCCGCACATAGGCTGGCATAACCAGAGTAGGTTCTCTCGCTCTGCGCCCCACAGGAGACGATGAGATCGTTGGCCGTGGCGTACGCCGAGTAGCTGTGGACCTTCACGCCACTCTGAAGCAGGGTGATGGTTCCTGGCTCGACAACGTCGAAAGAGAAGACCGAACGGTGCTTGTCTGTGGCTGTGTTGCCGTCCAGAAGATCAGGTGCGTTGGCGATGCACATCTGAAGTGAGTTCAAGATGCGCGTGCTGTTCGTGTGGTTGTACTCGTAGATGACGACAAGCACGACCGAGATCCAGCTCGGTCGGATGCCGTTGGTGCTGGTCGTCCTGAACTTGATCGCATGAGTGGCCGACGTACTCATATCGTCGCGCACCCAGTGCTGGACGCAGTACCGTCCCGTAGACCCGCTCAAGGTCAGGTTGTGGGTACCATCGTTGACCTCAGACTCGGAGTCGAGCTGCATCCCGAGCTGGGAGTTGGTGGTACTGCCCGGCGTCTCGTTGTAAGTGATCTCGAAGTATTTCTGCCGGTAGACGACGCTGTTCTCGGGCAAGAAGGTGCTCAGGTTGGGCACCTGGCTGGTTCCGAGCTCCGCAAGAGAGCTCGACAAAGAACCCGTGTTGGCCGAGTCCAGGGGGATTTTGGCCATCTTGATACGGGTCGTCTGCGCGCTATCGTTGTACTGGTAGGTGATGATCAGCTTCGCCGTGGTGTTGATGCGAGAGAAGCCGGTGATGGCCACCCCTACCTGGCACGTCTGTGACGTCCCAGAACCGAAGTTGGCATTGAAGTAAGCGGTGAAGTCGCGTACCAGAACGAACTCGCGCTCGTTGGTCGTGGACCGGCATGTTGGAGTACGGGTGATGTCAGAGAAGCCAGCCGCTGCCAGATTCACTCCGATGGTCCAGGAGGTCAGGGTGACAGCAGTGTTCGAGTTGTCGAGGAAGGTGACTTCGACTACCACTGAGACGAAGTTCCGGCTGGCGTTCTCTGGGATGTAGACGGTGAGGGCAGACCAGTCGTACCGAACCGTAGACGCCCTAGCGGTCGTGTCGGTCGGGAATGCGTACTCCAAGGTTTTGGTTCTTAGAGCCACGAACTCCCTCCAAGCTCAGCTCCAGCGGGTTACCCCAGTGCTGCGTTATGATGCAACACTTAGTTAGCCTAACGTGATTGTGAATGTTACCTGGATCGTGTCTCCCACGATGAGCGACCTCTGGGTGAAGCCGAGCACGTGGTTCATGGTACCCGCCGCACCTGCCGTGAAGAGCGCTGCCTTCTGGCAAGCCTGGTTCGCGGTCGCACAGGTGAATGTCTTATCTAGCGTAGTAGTGTTGGTGCCAGCGCTGTGAGCGTAGGCAGCCACCGCACGAGAGAGGCCGTTGGCGGCGATCTCAGTCGAGAGAGTTGTCGATGCCGTGGTCTCCCCGACTGTGTCGTTCGACAGAGCGATGTAGTTCAGGCCATTGGCGCCAGGACCGGTACTGTAGCACTGGGCATGCAGGAAGTCTCGCCCAGCGTTGGTGATGAGGTTCCAGACCTTCTCTGGCTCACCGACCGGCTTGTAGCTTCGGGGATCGGGGACAAGAAGACCCGTCTTCTCGTCCTTCACCCAGTTGTCTGGGCGCTGCTGTTGGACAAGGAGACTGGCCCGGCCGATGGGGACCCGCTCTCGCAAATACTTGCTATGGAGGAGGGCGGTGATGGCTCGGTCTTCAGCAGCCTTGATCAAGTCGGTAAGTCTGGACATCGCATCTCCTAAGGATCGGGCGGCTTCTTGTCGAGATACACCAAGACTTGCCCGGCGTTGAATCTCCAGAAGTTGTTTGTGCTTACCCGGCGCTCTTCTTTTACCGGGTGTCGGTAGATCATGTTCCCAGAACCATCCCACAGTGCAAAGAACTTAATGATTCCCCAGTCCGACTGGCCTACAGGGAAGGTGATTTCGTTGGTGCTCTTAGCGCAGCCTTCTAGCGCAGGACCAAACTCAACAAGCCGTCTCTGGTATTCCGGAGCTGTAACCTCCCCAGAAACATACACATCGCCGGGGTCGGTCAAATGCAATGAAATGTAGATCGGCCCACTCTCACGTAGAGAGTAGTTGAGGAGGCGGTTCCTTTGGTACAGGCTTAGCGCAGCAGCCATTTACTGAGGAACTCTCTCGAATACACGAGTACCAGAAGGAGCCCCCAGGTCGTCCTTCAGATCGAAGCGCATGTACTCGGTAGTGCCATTAAGCTCGTAGAGGATCAGCTGGGTCCCGTTGATTCTCCAGCGACCGATCTGGATCTTCTTGATGATGGCGCTATCGGTGGCAGCAGAAGCAGAAGAGGATTGGGCCGCTTGAGAAGCTAGCTTGGCCGCCGTGATGTCATCTACGTAGTCGCCCCAGAAGTAGACTCCCCACTTGGGTAGGGCGTTGAGGTCGTTCGAGACGGCGTAGACCCGCCACTCCCCTGCCGCATAAGAGCCGGTGGTGATGGTGTAGAGCCACATCTTGGTCACAGCGTCCCAGGTCGCCGTGACAGGAGAACCGGTGTACACCGACCCATCGGGCTTACCGATGGTCAGGGTGCAAACATCAGTTCCCGCAGTGAGGTAATCTCCTGTGACTTTGCTGACGAAGGGAGTCAGCCGGATGCGCAGACTCTCGGTAGACTGGAACTGCCCTTTCATGGCTCACGTCCCCTTCTTGTTGGATCCTACCGTCTCTGGCGCCTTGCCTAAGAACTCGTCGATCGAATCCACTAGGATCTTGGCCGCCCCCTCAGCGTTGATGTCCTGCACCCCGACAGCCCCGCCTCTGGCCTTGGCCATCGCAGTCAAGAAATCGTACTGAGCGTTAAGGCGCTTGGTTTCTTTGTCGAAATACTCGGTGGCTGCTTTATTTAGCTCTTCCAGCCTCGCCGTTGCCTTGCCTGACACGGGACCTCCTACAGGAACTTAGCTGCATCCTGTACGTAGGTCGTGATCTTGCCACGGATGCGAGAGACCTTGGAAGGATGAATACCTGTCTGTTTGGAGATCTGCCCAGGCTGGAGACGAGGCTTGCCGTTTAGGCCCCACGTATATTCGTAGACCGTTCTCTCTTCTGGCGTCAAACGGCTGTCGTACTGCAAGATATGAATCGCCTCGAGCTCCTTAGAGTTCAGGAGCTCTGCTGGATCCTGATCCTCGGCGAACTGGGAGGCGATCATGTCCTTGCGTGAGAGCTCCTTGGTCAGCTGAGCCACTTGCTTGGGAGACCACTTCAAGTGATCAGCAATGGCTTTCGTGTCTGGCTCAAACCCCAGAGTGTTCGACAGGTGCTCCTTGGCTTGCTTGAACTCGCGAATCTTGGCGATCTGGCCTTCGGGGATCTTGCCTAGATTCTGGTAGGTTTTGATGAACCTAGAGCTCTTCTTCAGATTCTGCTGCACCCAGGTGTTGAGCGCCGCCTTGGTCGGATTGAAGGTAGTCATCGCGGTGACGAACTGCTTCCGCATCTCGGCGTTGATCGCCGACTTGGGGATCTCGACACCTCGATACTTGTTCGACTCCTTGTGAAGGAGAGGCTTGAAGGACTCGTAGAGGGGCTTTAGGTGCTCTGGTTTGCGTCCGTTGTTGTTCCAGTGATGCCAGAGGTCCACCTCTTTGCGCTGTGTGGCCTTGAACTGCTCTTTGTCTCTAGGAAGAGCCGCTTCCTTGGCCATCTCGATGAACTCATCGAGAAGCGTTAGGTGGAAAATAGGGATCACCCTCCACCAAAAATACGAGAAAGAATTCCTGGTGGCCTAGCTGCCGACGCCGCTCGCATGGCCTTGACCTGGGGAGCCAACTGCCCTGGAACGTAGGATGAGGCACCTGCAGACGGATCCGGGATGCGCGTGATTCCTCCTCCTATCCTACCGTTCGACATTGCCCTATTGGCATTCCCAGCCGTGACCTGAGACAGGGTTCGACCAGGGATACCAACAGGCTTGCCTAGCGTGATCGCGATCTTCTGCAACTCGTCGTTGAAGCTGGGAAAGGCGAGCTTGAAGAAGGGATTGCCTCCGTGCTTGTCTCCCTTGCCCGGAAGCAGGCGCTTTAGGTCACTGGTAGCAGACCTCTCGAAGGCTCCTGTGTTGTCTAGGACCCCACTCAAGTAGGAGCGGGTAGAGGATCGGTTATCATCTACGTCAGCTACAGCAGCTTCCTGGCTGTTGCAGACCTTTGCTGCAGTCTCTTCGGCCAATTTCCTGAAGGAGGCTGATACCATGAGATCCCTCTTTAGCGAAAGCCTCGTAGGCGTGGAGTGTGGATGCGACCTGCCTCGAACCTACCTACCCTACTGGCGGTGGCGTTCAACTTGGCCGGAGTTTTTCCTATCCCGCCAAGAAGTGAAGCATGACCTAAAGAAGGAGACACCATGGCCTGCTTCTCTGCCTCCCCACTCCCAGGCAAGGGAAGGTGGTCATGTCGGTAAGCTCGGTCTGCTACACTGGCTGCGGCGCCACCTCCAGCGAGATAACGAGAGTTGCGGATAGCTTTGTGGATATTACCAGGGGCGCCATACTGGCCCGTCAGGGTTCGGTGAGCTCCGTACAGGGCTAAGCCATACGCGCCCCCTTTGAGACCAGCGATCCCATAATCTCTCGCCTTCTGGTAGAAGTTGCGCTTCTTCTTGCGCGAGGTGATGTCGTAAGAGCCACTGGCTACATCAACCGCCGAAGGTCCCATGTATCCTAGCTTGATGGCGTATCGGCCTCCCATGTCTTCTATCGCGTTGCTAGGAAGCTGCCCGCCGGGCAGGTACTTCTCATCCCCACGACGATCCGCATAAAGCTCGCGTAGATCTGCATCCAGAGGATCCTCTGGAACATCTGCAGCAGCCTTCATGATCTCGGTGGAGAACGCGTAGAAAGACCGGGCGTTCATAACCTAACCGCCCTGCTGTAGCCGAACTTGCTTGCCGAGCTTCCTGTCTCGATTGGCCCTTCTAGCCGTCTCCCAGACCGCGGCACCAGCGGCGGCAGGGATCAGGTACTTCCCCTTGCCCTTCATGAGACCCGTAGGGGGAGCTTCGGCAGCGATCTTGCGAAGCTCGTCCTGAAAACCGTCCATCATGGGATCAATATACATCTCTTCCTCCGTAGGTGCAGGGTACCGCAAGACCGAAGTAACGGGAAGGGCTAGTTTAACCCTCGAGACCTACGCCAAGACTACCGGTGGCAGCATGAAGTTGGCCGACGTAGTCACGTACCTTCTCCAGTCTTCCTGGTCTGGGATCTAGATCTCGGTGGATGATGGCTTTCTTTCCATGACCCTTGCGAAACCGTGGGATCTTGAGATCTGGATTGGTCAGCAACCCCCGGAGCTGCCCGCCCGCATCGTAGACGGCCGCAGAGTGAAAGCCTGGGGTACCTGACACCAGAGCAATAGCATCTCCGGCATTGATGTACTCTAGATCAGCAGAACCGAGGATCTCTTCTAGAGTAGCTATGGGTCTTCTAGTGTAGTCCTGGATAAAGCGGTTGACGTCGAGACCCTTGCGCTTCACTTCTCCGTAGATGTACGCCAGCTCGTCTACAGCCGACTCAATGTCAGGTACATCAGCAATGCTATCGGCTAGAGCAGAATCCATGATCTTCTTGATCTCGTTCTCGTCCCCTGTACACGCTCTGATGTCGGCGAGAAGCTTCTTCTGCTTCTCTCTGGAGGTACCAAAACTCGCCAGGCCGTCGTTGGGAGTTACGTAGAGCGCCTGATCTACGATAGAACCGCAACCGAAGAACTTCTCGTAGATCTCTTTGCCGATGAACCAATTCGAGTAGAGGTTGCTGAACCAGGGAGGACGTAGACCCTCCTCGATGGGAATGGTCTTGCTGCTGCGCTTCCGGTAGGTGGCCTTCTCGTAGATCGTGGCCTTCCTCCAGTAGTAGATGACATCTGCCTTCGCTACCGGAGCTCCGTTGATCAGAAGCTTACCTGTACCTGGGTCGGTCTGAAACTCTTTGACCAACACAGCGTCCGAGGTCTTGACTTTCTTGTTCTTGGGAGGAGTTACTCCCTTGGTCGCAAGATTCTTGCCTACCAGGGCCACTGCCTGAGCGGTCAGCGTGACGGGGTCTCCGGCACAAGCAACCTGTACTATCTTTCCGCCCAAAGGTCCCTTAGAACCTGGACCTAGCTTGCCTCCAGGAGAAGGAATCAAGATCTGGGTCTCTCCCTTTGGCGCGTTACCTTTGATGACGTGCCCCCTAATAGAAAGATAGCTGTCTGAAGTTACGGGAACGGTCTCTGGCGTCTTAGTAGCCGAGCGCAGGTCGTTCAGCCCGGCGAAGCTGTCTACTACTTTGGGTAGGCTCGCGGGACGGCTCTCTAGCGGGATCTGCTCTTGTCCTGCCGCCCCCTCGTCCTCTTGATCTTGACGTTGAGCAAGAGACACAGCTACCTGGGCCAGATTTTGAGGCGTGATGTCACGAAGGAAGTTCAGCATCTTCCAGTTGCCTTCGGCGATCAACTTTTCTGCGTCTAGCTCTGTGGGCACAATCTCGGTGATGGGGGTGTTGGTGATCTCTGAAGAGATGGTATCCAAGAAGTCATCGTCAGTAATGCGATGCGTACGAGCATGCGTCATGGTGATGGAGGTGTGGCCACCCTCTTGGCTCACCGAATGGGACATGCCTGCGATCATGCCTATGTACTGAGTAGGCGCATTGAACTTACGAGCAGCCGTACGAACGAACTCAGACATGTCGTCTTTGAAGTTCTCCGGGACTGCCTGCAGCACCTCGTCGCGCCGCTCTGGGGTCAGGATGAAAGGCTTGTCCAAGATCACAGTGGGGAAGCCGCATACCAGCCAGGGAGTGAACTTGGCTGAGATCTCACAAGACCGGGCAGAGAAGCGATACCTCAGGTAGTTGAAATTGGCCGTCCTTTGAGCGTACTCAGATGCAGGTCCTGAGATCTGGGTGTTCTTATTGTTCTTGTTGATCTTCTCGACGATGTAGTTGACCTCATGCATCGTCTCGAACTTCGGCAGGATGCCTGAGTAGATCTCCCAAGGAAGCAAGACACGGATGGAGCTGTTGCCCTGCTTCTTCGCCATCTCCATGAGCTGCGTAGTAGTGGGGGCAAAATGGTAAACGTCTAGTAGTCCGTAAGTCCCTTGATTGATACCAAAGGTCAGATCCGTAGATAGACGGAGCCTGGTGCACTCCTGGAGAAAGCTCCGCGAGAATTGGAACTGGGTGTACTGATCCGGGAACAGGACGTTGCATCTTGGCGCTGCAGCGAAGAAGCAGTCGGGGCGAAAGATCTGGGTCCCTAGCATAGGGAGTTCCCCTTCTACGTACACATCCTTTTGCCCTGTGACTTTGCCGTCTCCCTGCAAAGCCTTCATGAGAAAGTCGTAGACCTTGGCCCAAACTTTACGGTTACTGGAAAAAACTGGGGGGTCTTGGGGCACAGGCTCTTTGAAGAACACCTTGCTGCCTTTGTTATCCTCAAAGAATACTTTGTTGCCCTTGGTCTTACTACCACTCTTGCTGGCTGGAGTGCTGTTCTGGCGAATAAGGTTAGGCGCCAGCGAGCCCATAACAATGAGGTTGGCTTTATTCAGCTCAGCTGCCGTGGGAGAGAACTGTACATCTCTAAGGTCTTTAACCTCTCCTTTTGCGAGCTCCAAAAAATCGGCAGTTTTAGCAGGAATAGAAGTTTTCTTTGGAGGCGCCGGGACACTAGCAGCAGCTTGATTGAATAGCTGTTCTGGTGCAGAAGGCTGATACCCTGTAGTAGCATTGGTGATCAGCTGTTCAGCCGCCAAGTACTTTATGTTCTGCTGCAGCTGCTCGATCCTACTATTTTTTGTCATAGCCAAGATAGCTTCTATTTCATCAGCTACTTGGATACCTAGGACCGTTTCTTTCCTTTCTTGGCCATCCGCTTTATATTTCCAATCCCTGTAAGTGGCAACTTTGACTGCAAGTGCACGGATCTTGTCCGACAGCTCGTCAGATAGGCCAGAACCCGAATAGGTGTTCATTTTCTTGGTCGTACTGTCCTTGGACTTGGTGTACATCGCACAAGGATTAGGGACGACCTCGTAGTAGACATAGGTGAAGAGCAGCTTTATCATGTCCCGGAAGGTCACCAGAGAGCCCATGCTGGACATGCCTCGCGTGAGCCAGTCCATGAAGGTCTTCTCTTCGAAAAGCCGGGTAGCTGTATCATCATTCTCTTCTGCTACGATCTGCTGCAGGATGTGGTTCTTGAGCTCAGCAATCGTGAAGAAGTCGTTGACGCCACTGGTGTGGTTGGCGACCCCTCCCATGGCCTCGAGGAGAGAGATGATACCTCCCATCAAGCCCTTGATCTTGGTTAGTCCTGGGGTCTGAGGAGCGGATCGCAGGTATTCGTCCATGACCGACGTATGCCCTGAGGTCAGGTCGTCGAACATGTTATCGGCTCCGGCCCAGACCGCTGCCGAGGTACCAAGAAAGCCACTGCCTGAGTACGAGACGAAGAACTGGTAAGTGGTGTCCCAGTAGGTCGAGAAGTCAGAGCACTGCAGGACAGCCTGGCGACCCACCGGGCTCTTCGCCATCATGATGCCGATGATCTCACCGCAAAAGAAGAGCTTGTAGCCCCGGAGATCTAGGTCAAAACGATCCCCTGAGACGTCTTGGGAGCTTATCAGGTCTTTAGCAGCGTCGACTTCAATGTGATAGAGAGACGCCAACACTTGCGGATCAGTCGTCGTCGAAGGCGTACCTGCGACATCCAGGGTATAGTCCCAGAAGAAGAGATGGACCATGGTACGAGGCTTGAGACTCAAGATCCCATCAGTGGGCACGACTTGGATGGAAGCCGTAGCGGGAGCGTTGATGCCCATCTGTACTTGGGCTGAAATGACGGGGACCTCGATGCCCTCGAGGAAAAGCCTAAGCCCTAGCCTCTGTCCTGTCATCGTCATCAGACGGGGGCCTTCGGAAGGTACTTCGACACCTGCAGAATCTGCTTGCCTGTGGCCACTGAAGCGATCGTGTTCACGTTGACTGCTCCAAAAGACACTGAGCCTACGGTGGCTGCGATGTCGTCTTTGATGGGGATGGCCTTGGCGACTTCGAGGAGTTGTGACCCTCCGGGTAGTCCCTTGACCCCATCCCCGAGCCTTCCAATCGTAGAGTTGACGGTATCGAAGGGCAGCTTCGCTATCTGCTTGTCGATCTCCGAAGAGATCTTCTTCTCTGCGATAGCGATACCGGCCTTGGCTGCCTGTACCGCTATGGTCTTGACCAGGGAGACCAGCAAGGACTCCTTAGGGCCACTCAAGGCCGGAGTAGTCGAAGCAGGATAAGGAGAGTTGACAAAGTCACGAGAGATGAACTCATCCGAGTTGTCGCTGAGATAGGTACTGGTTACCTGCGCTCTTTTGGTGTCTGTCAAAGAGGCACCGTAGGCAGTTTGGGCGGCCTCCAAGTAAACCCCCTTATCAAACTCAGTCTTAGCCTGGGACCCAGTGTCGACTGTAGCTTTTGGGGCACTAGGCAACCACTTGGCCTTCGGGTTTCCTATGTTGGAGATGTTCTGGTAATTCGTCAGAAAGAGCTCGAACTGGAAGTGGACTAGATTCCTCTCCTGGGACGATTCCTGGGCAGCTGCCTTGGTCATGTACCCTTCGACCACGATCTCGTCCCAGGACAAGTAGACTCGGCTGTTGGAGCGCACACAAGAAGTCCCACGAAGGTACCTCTCGTAGTTCTCCCACCACTCGGCTCTCCAGTTGAAGTCATCGGTGTTGAGGAGGACTCCCGTGATGCTCAGACTTCTAGGCTGCTCCCCGAAGAAGAAGATAAAGGGATCTCCGAAAGTCGTGATGATCTGCTGTTTCTCTACCCGCTGCTCGACTATCTGCTGGATCAGGAAGTTGGAGTTGTAGGCCCCTGTCCCTGAATTATCTTCCGCTGCCGCATCGAACAGGGGCATGGGGGTGCCATCGGCCTTCCTGACCTGGAGCATGGCATAGGTATCCTCTTTGATCTGGATGCCTCGCATGGGCCGTCGAACCATATGAGGAGAGAGCATCCCGTAGCCAGGAGTGGTTGGGTTCCCGATGACCCCTTGCTTCTGCTCATCGGCAACAGCGTTGAAGCGCTTGCCGAAAGCATCGGGCTCGATCACGACGAAGGTAGACATGGTTACTCCGATAGGGCTCCGGTACGAAGGAGGTAGTCTTTCAGGTTCCGGGTAATCTTGGGAAACACATCCCTGCCTGTGATCACCCGGTAACCTTCAGCCTTCATGGACAAGGTAAGCAGGTCTTCCATGAGCAGGCCATCCATGACCCTAACGGTCAGGCAGGTATCGCCTTCCAAGAACACTCGGTTGGTGACTTCTTTTCGCATGCTACTTGCCGAAGGCTTTTCTTTCGGCTGCCTTTACAGGGCCTGGGCCTTTGAGCCCTTCTGGCGTACTCTGAAAGCTCTTCATCGCGTTCTCTATGGTCTGGGTAGCATTGTGGTTGAGGTCTCGTACTACCTTCCAGTAAGACTGATCCTTGACGGGAAAGAACTTGTCGAGAGATGACATAGGTCCTCCTACGAGATGGTCTTTAGCTTCTCAAAGACAATATTTAGGGCACTCGAAGCTGTGATGGCTTGCGCGTTGAGCTGGTTGAACAAGGACTTGACCGACTCTTCACTGACCCCGGCTGCCCCTGCTTTGGAGCCGGGGGTACTGAGGTGGCTGTGAACACCTTTATCTTTTATTAGCTTACTAATGTTGGCCATCTCGTCTGCATCGATCCGATTGTCCTTGTTGACATCCAGAGCTTGCCCTTCTTTGTAGAGGTCAGACCCAGCCAACCCTAGAGAGTCACCAACCGCCTCATCGAACGAGAGGGTTCTCTTCTTACCTCTCCGGTCGGTACCCTTCAACGTCTTACTGACCCCCTTCAACCTGACATTTTCCTCACCCAAGCGCAGAACATCAGGGGCAATATCTTTGTAGGCCGACATGGTTGCCCCTCTACTCCTCTCATCCATCTCAGCGTAAGCTTCTCCTGCGGCTTGCAGAGCAAGACGAGAGTCTGAGAGGTTGGAGAGGGTAGCGGACTTGTATGTCTTGCCCATCTGAGATAGGGCCTCTGAGAAAGCGGCACTCTTACCCTTAGTGGTTTTGGATAGGTTGGTGGCTACGTTAGAGCCTGTACCACCTGAAGCGAGTTCCGCGCCATGCCCCTGCAGCTTACTGATATTTTCTTTAGTCGCCGTAGCAGCGGTGAACTGAAGATAACCCTGCATAGCCTCTCGTACTTCTTTGGTCATGCCGGGTATAGCCGAGTGCAGTTTATTCCTCAGTCCTGACTTATCTTCATTGAATTTTTTGATATCCTCATCAGTCATCCCGTTCTTTTTTAGGAAGTCTACTTGAGCTTGGTTGAACTCTCCTCTTTGACTGAGGATGCTCTCGAAGATATCCGAAGATGCTGGGTCAAGGCTCTTCTCAATAGCCCTTCCTATTCCCGTATCCTCGTTGATTAGATCCTTGATCTGAGCCCAGGAAGCCGCCCCTTTTTCTCCTTTTAGGCTATGCCCTAACTGGGTATCAAGAGCCTTCGTAGACCTGGCTAGTTCCTGCCAGTCGTAGGAGGCCAAGGATCCAGAGTAACTTTTGCTTAGCTCCTTGGCTCCTGGCATGTAGCGGTTATTCTCAGGAGCCAAGGCTGTAAGAACTTCTATGGCTTTGCTTGGATCTCCTCCAGTGGCCTTTTCCCATAAGGCTTTCGTGGGAGACCCGAAAACGTTAGCAGCGGTCTGCACAAGACTACCCTCACTGCTACCACTAAGCCTATCCACCAGGTATTTGGCCTGACCTTCAGGGGATAGATTTTTTAGATCTTCGTCAAAAGAAGCCTCGTAGAGGCGCTTTTTAAGATCAGCAACTCCCTCGGGTCCTACCGAAGCTTCTAGTCTGGAGGCCAAGCTCTTCTTATTGGCGTCCAGAGAATTTAGGTAGCTAACCTGATCTGCTACATCTTGTTCGGTTACTACTACTTTGTAGTCGCCGTGCCCAGATAGCATCCCTGCACCCACGCCTATCCCTATGCCCAAACCAACAGGATTTCCTGTCGCGAAACCCGCTGCGACGGCGAAGGCGGCGTTAGCGCGTCGATCCCACTTACCTCTATCCTCTAGCATGGCTACATTTTCGTCGGTCATGGCCATGGGTCCGGAGTAGCCCTCGGCAGTCAAACTCATAAACCTACCACCAAACAGGGCTTTTCGTTCGTCAAGAGAGCGTTGATTTGGATCAACTACTCCGATGCCCTTCAGTATGTCGGTGTCTAAGCCATATTTCGAGGAGTCATAAATGGTGGTGGCGTCAGTATGGGTACGCTTACCGACAGCACTCAAGTAACTCAGTGCAGAGGCGTCGCCACGAGAAGCGTCGTTAAATAGACGAGACCCTCGCTTTGTGACCTCGACTTTATAAGACCCAGTCATGGTGTCGACAAAGTCTTCGGCCCAGTCACCGATATAATCTCTGACTGCAACTCCCAAGTCCTTGGCGAAATCGACTCCGGTGATATGACTGAGTTTGGTCGAGATCTTTTTCTTGACCGCTTCCCAGGAGTTCTCTCCTAGAGCTTGGTTACGGGCTGCCTGTTCTGCCGCCATGCGACGCTGGGAAGAGAGTTCTAGGCCCACAGTCTTGAGGTTCGGCATGACCTGCTGCAGCAGGGTGGCTTCTTCTTCCGTAGCTCCGAACCGCTGCATGACCAGGTTCATGGCATCTTCGTTGTGCCATCCACGCTCTCCCAGAAGATGCTGCAACTGGGAGGCGATCATTTCTGGTCCTGCTTCCCCTACCATGTTGGCTGTAAGCCGGGCTCGCTTGGCTACAAAAGAGAGTTTGGCCTCGCGGGTGTTGGCCTTCTGATGGGCTATTTGTAGGAGCTCTCCCTTGCTGAGCCCCCCAGAGCGAAATCTTTCCAGTAGCTCCTGGTCCATAGCCCCCGTGTAGCGGCCATCTACCACCTCGCCCATCGCCAAGGTCATCGCTGTGCCGACCCCAGAGCGAGCCATCTTATAGCCCAGGTTGTTCAGGCTCACGGCCATGTCCTGCAGGCCTTCCGCGCCCTCCTTACCTGTCATCTCCACAATCTGAGAGTTGGAGAGTATCCCTAGCTGATTGGCCATACCCAACTGGTTGGCCGTCCGGGTAATAGCACGCGCTCCAATCTGACGGCTACCTCCACGAGAATGACTAACCTCGCCCCCAAACTGCTGAAGGCGACTGACCTGCTCTTGGGTCATGCCCGTAACACTAGCCGTAACCTGCTTCAGTATCTGGTTGCCTCGGATCTCCTGATCGGTATAGAAGCCCGAGAGACGTGATTCAGAAAAGGACTGCAGGGCTCCTTCCATGGTCGTGCCCATCATCTTCGCCATGTCGCGAAGTGTGGTGACCATCTTCTGGAACTTGCCTGTGAAGTCTCCTACCGTCTTGAGGCCTTGCATGAGCCCCATCTGACCCATCTTGTCCATGAGCTGATTCAGCTCACCGAATGAGGTCAGCATCTCGGGCATGCGTTCCATGTGGCGCACCATGTTACCGATGGCGGCCGTGTCCATGCGCGAGAAGCCTTGGCCTTGAAATCCAGAGGGATTCTGAAAACGGAACTGGCCTAAGGTCCTCTCGAGCTGGGATTGCTCCTGGGCCCCCTCCATCATGTTGCCGAAGATGTGGCTTCCTATGGCCCCAACTCCCATACCAAGGACACCGCCTGCCACTGCGCTGCGTACGACTCCGGCGGTACCCATGCCCAAGCCGTGGGCTGCAAGACCGGCACTCATGCCGAAGCTGATCCCTTGGGTCATCGGGCTGAAGACAGCCTGACCGATACCTCCTACAACTGACGTACCCAGGTTGGCGAGACCTCTGAGGTCTCGAGCCGCTCCGTAGTTGAAGCCTGGTCCCGGACCTGCTCCGTAAGCGGATCCTCCCTGAAGAGGTGACCCCATGAAGCCAGGACCCGACTGCCCTCCGTAAGCCCCGGGCATCTGAGCAGACAGGGGAGGAGCCATGGGAGTAGAAAGCATCTGCCCCTGCTGGGCATGCATTGCGGAGATCTGCCAGGAAGATAACAAGGGCCGCTACTCCGTCTAGGTGTGGGCCCTCATTGTAGGAGGGTACCTAGGGGAAGGGCAAGAGTTTGGGGCTAGGGCAAAAAAAGGGCCCGCCTGGGTTCCAGTCCAAGCGGGCCTTCTACACACCGGGAGGTCACCCGGTAGAGGTTGTTCTAAGCACTTTGTTGCGTGTACGACTCTACACTTGTGCCTACGCCCTTGGCCTCTCTAAGCTGGCCAAGGATGATGTCTAGAAGCAGGTCAGTACACATGGACTTCTCGTACCGGGAGAGAGGTGCACCAGTGATGGCTCCTTTCTGCCGACGTTGAAGGCTGAGATCGTAGGTCTTGAGGTCGCCGCTCAATAGAAACCTGGCGATATAGCTCTCCCACTGATTCGGGTCAGCGGGAAGGCTCTCAAGCAGGTCATCTGGGAGAATGACTTTGATTTGATAGGCGCTCATGGCGTCATTCCTGGTGTGGTGGTCCCTGCCCCATTTCATAGCTTATGTTGGTGATTCTAGCAAGCAACTATACGTAGGAGCACGGATTTTCTCTCTGTGATGATGCACTTTTTTCATAGGTCCTAGTCTGCATTTGTGACGGGACTTGCGGCATAAGGACACTGAGACCACCGTGATTATCTTTCGGGCTGGAGAAAGAAAATGCCAAAGCTTTCAAGCGGTTCCGTAAGTTATGTAGGGCTTTCTTTTGAGGAACGACAGAGGCGCTGGAAGGGGGAGCTCAGGGAGTTTCGACAGCATCATGGGCGAGGTGAGAGGGAGTCGGTTTGGGAGATCTGGGTAGTAGGCGACAGGGTGTTTTCTCGGTTTGGGTTACTGGGGGGTGCCCAGCAGGTGACGAGTTACGTCGGTAAGACGAAGAACGAAGGTAGGTCTAACGAGGTCACTACAGAAGAAGATGCCCTCGCCGAGGCCCGCCGCGATGTCCGCAAGAAGTGGGAGTACGAGGGTTACGATGAGTACGAGGACGGGGCGAACATCGACTCCCGGAATAACGGGCTATCGGTACAAGCTCTCCTCACCAACTTGCCAGGGTCGTTCTGCCTCTACAAGCCCGAGAACAACCTCTATGACCAGAAGAAGCTGCTCAGCAAGGCTAAGGAAGGCAAGGTCTGGTACACGTTCAAGAGAGATGGCGTCGCCAAGTTGATCGTCGTCGATTACTACGGCGAGGTCAGGATCTACTCGAGGCGGGCTAGAGCCTGGCAAGACAAAGAAGGACCTACCGAACTCCCTGATGGCACGTTGGACTACAGCACCATGATTCCCTGGGCAGCTCGCTTTCCCCACCTGATCGAGGCAGTCAAAGACCTGAACCTGCCCAAGGGAACGATGATGGCGACCGAGCTCGTAGCTCGGAACAAAGACAACTTCCCCTATATCTCTGGGCTGACTAAGGGCTACACCCAGAGAGCCCTCGACGACATGAAGGCGAACGGGTTTCCTATTCTTTACTGGTGGGATCTTCCGTTCTTCGGCGGAGAGGACTTGGTGAGCACCGTCCCCTTCAAGCAGCGCGTGTTCTTGCTGCAGCAGCTCATCATGCAGGGAGGCAAAACTGCCCTCGAGAACATTCAGCCGCTGAACTACAGCACCAACGGGGCCTTTGCCAGTCCCGAGGCTGCTGTGGACTACGCCAAGAGCATCGGAGCCGAGGGCTTCGTGGTCGTGGATCCGGATAGTATCTATGGGGATAAAGGCTGGAACCTGAAAGGCAAGCCAGACCGCCCCTCCATGTGCGCCAAGCTCAAGCCGGCCTACGAGGACGACTTCGTGGTGATGTGGGATCCCGACCGAGACACCAGCTCGACACGAACCCTTGGTGAGTGGGGTACGGGAGACAACGAAGCGAATAAGATCGTCAAGCTACCCGATGGTCGTATGGTGAAGCACGGGGGTGTGGGATCCGTAGGTCTCTGGCAGTACAACGCAGCCGGGGAGCTCATCTTCATCTGCAAGTGTGCCTCTGGGATGGACTATACGTTCCAGGCCAGTCTCACCCCAGCGGACTTCCCGGCTGTCTGGGAGGTTCGCTACAACGAGAGGACCTATGTGAGTGAGGGAGACAAGACTAACGCTCTGAAGTTCCCAAGAGTCTTGCGGGTGCGAGACGACAAGGCCATGGCCGAGTGTATCAACACCAGACTCTAGATTCGGGAGGAGGTGTACTTGGTACCGCAACCCGTACAGCGGAACACGACACCTCCCTTGCCATCAGGGACCTGCACCGCGATCCCTTTGCAGCTACCACAACGCAGCTGACTGCCATCAGGCCTGGGCCCAGCAATGACTTCGCGCTTCCGTAGGTCTTTTGTACCGCTAATAGTCATGTTCATCTCCTAGGCCCCACCGAAGACATCGACCCCATCAGGGATCGCTACTCCAGGCCCTCCAAGGGTTGCCGCAACAGAACGCTCCTCCCGGGTAGCGTTCTTCATCTCCTCCTCGACTCGATCCTGCTCTTCCACCTCTAGGGCGGCCTTCTCCGCCTCTTCCTTAGCTGTCTGTTCTGCCGCCTGCTGCGCTACTCGCTCCTGCGCATCTTTCTCTAGGGTCTCACTCACCCGCTCGAAGGCTGCCACCGTGACTTCTTTGTACCACCGGACTGCCTCTTCTTTGATAGCCCCTGCCTCGGTCTCGGTGGTGTCTAGGCTCATGTTAGCAGTACCAGCAAGCTTCCTAAGGAAGAAGTCGACCTGGGAGAGTTGCCCAAAGACTTCCTGGGAGATCTCTGCTAGGGCCAGGACATTGCGATCCATGCCCGTCAGCGTCCGATCGCACTCCTGAGAAATCACCTGCATCCTCCCCATCATCTGGCCTATCTCTGAAGACACAGCGGCTACCACCCGCTTCATGAGATCCTCACAGGCCTGCACCGCTGCCGCCATGCTGTTGTGCTTGGTGGCCATCTCCTTCATCTTGTTCTCGAAGGCATGGGTGAGAGCATCTTGCTTCTCCACCAAGATCTTCACGCTGCTCTCGTAGTCGTGCTTGACGGTACGTTTGATGACCTTCTTCTGTCGGAGCTTGTTGCTCATGCTTTAGCCTTGGCCTCTCCAATCACAACAACTTCTTGGTTCTCAATAGTGTTAATCTGTTCCTGGAGTTCAGCGATGGGACCATCCCCAATCGCCTGGAGCACCGACTCGACCATCTCCTCGGGCACGATCTCGACAGCACAGTTGGGGACACGGACAGCGCTGGCCTTGCGTCCGTCCTTGCTGATGAACTTCTCATCGACCAGGTAGTGGATAGCCTCCCAGACAGCGAGACGGTGCTTGAGCTTGGTGATTTCCTCGACCTGTTCCTTTAGCGTGGCCATGTCGGTTCCGTGTAGTTCGAGAGCTTGAACTCAAGGCTGGGGCCGGTATGCCAGAAGTCCAGGGATGGCCAGGCCCTGGCTTTACCGTTTAGGACAGTAACAGAAGCTGCCTGGATACGACGAAGAGCCAGATCCCGAACTGCATAGGTGACCGCTTCCAAGAGACCCGGGAATATCTTCTTCACCTGGTTAACCTCTAGCTGGTTCTCGGGATGGTTGACTCGGGTCAGCCACACCATGAGTTCTAGGTTGTCCGAGTAGACAGGAAAGCCTAGAAGCTTAGCAACGCTGGTGTCGGGAACAGACGGCTTGGGGCCTAGCCACTCGATGATCATCCCTTTGATGATCTCCGTAAGAGGCAGCTTATAAGCCAAGAACTCCTGGACACTGAGCTGCTTACGGCAGTAGTTATCCGCTTCCTGGAGTTGGATGGTAATAAGCTCTCTTGTTCTCTCGATTCTGTGACAGGCGAGATGGGGATAGCCCTCTTGATGGAGAAACGTGGTGATGAGCTGCTGGACCTTTTTCGGATCCTTGTCGAGGTACTCAAGGGTCTTCTGGTTCAGGTACGAGACGGCATTTTCCATGGTGCAAAACCTCGCAAATCACGGTGATAAGCAAGATGCAGAAAGCGCGTGGACTGTACCAGGCCGGGCGTACCTGCAATATTTTGCAAACAGCCGAGATAAGAGCACTGGATACAAACCGGGGAAGATCACTGCACTGGGCGTACTGGATAGTCCGGGAAAGCAGTGCAGTCGAGGGTCTGGTTGTGAGCGCGACACTACTGGGCTCCTCGCTTTACTACTTCCCAGGCCCCATGAATCGAGCATCCTACCATCCTAGCGATCTCAGGATAGCTCTTTCCATTGTTTCTTAGATCCAAGATTTTCTGCCGACGGTCACTTCGAATCTTTGGGCTACGCTTGGTCTTAAAACGAGCTGCCCACTTATAGCTCATTTCAGGTACCCCCTCTAACGCTGGACAGTAGCTTCCTTCATTCTTTTAGCCCATAACCAGTCCGGCCAGACGAGCGAAGGCTTCTTTCTTTAGCTGTGGAAGCGACCCCTGAGCCTTGAGCTCTAGCTGTACCATACGCACGTGCTTGCAGTCTCGGGTCTTCTGGCCCTTCTTCCACGACTTCGCGTAAGTCCAGTCACCGCAGTTGCAGGAGTAGCGGTCTGCTTCTGGATGGTACTTGACTGTGTAGTGCTTACCAGAGACCTGACTGGGTACCTGGAACGACGGCACGCCCTTGGCCTGCTTGTGCCTGGCGATGTTCTCGGAGAAGCGCTTGAGCTTGCTGTCCGAACGTGGATCTTCCTTTACGGCCTGCACGAAATCCTTGGAGCGCAGGTTCTTCTGGAAGGTCTTCCACTGGGGCGAGCCGAAGTGGCTGTCGAGAAATTCCTGGGACGCCCCAGCAATCTTGACCAGGGCCTCGAACAGCTGCTTCTTCATGCCTTGAATAATGCCGTGAAACGGTCTACGAGAGAAGCTCCTGTCGAGGTGTCCTGGATGATGTGCTTCAGGGGGTACAAGAAAGCCCCACGAAGTCTTCGAGCTTCCTCCATGCCCTTGACCTCCGCCTGAGTGCGGTAGCGGATGTCGAGCGGGTGGTACTTGCAGTAGACGTCGGCGTCACTGTTCAGCTTGCGGAAGAGCAGTTCGGTGAGCTCAGACAGTTCCTGGATACTGCCGTAGAAAGGCATCTGGCCAGTCAGGTGCATAGACGGGATGCGTCTCTTGCACCCAGTGCACAGGGCCACATCGGCGATGATGTTCATGGATCCGATGGGAGCACCGCAACCATGAGGCGTGGGCTCTTTAGCTTGTGCCATGCGCTTCAGGGTCGGCAGCACCGAAGGCGGAGTGGTGTTGCTTTCTTCAAACAGCCGGTGGTCCAGGCACAGGTACATCTGACCATCGCCACCACCATGGAAGAACTTCCCGGACTCCATGAGGAGCACCAGGGCCTTGAAGTCCTTCTTGGTGGTCCGATCAGGGCCAAAGTGGATCTCGATCTTGAACTTGGCCCGGATCTCTCCGAACTCCGTACTGAGATCGTCACTCACTTGACTTCCCCTCCTGGGCGGCTGATGCGGAAGTCGCTCTTACCCCCGACGGTGTAGGCGCCTTTGCCTAGGGGTGTGGGCAGTCGATCACCCGTTACCCCAGTGAACTCCATCTCCTCGAGCTCCCCTGCCCGTACCTTGGACAAGGTCCCCGGGTCCTCTCCCCGAACCACTCGATTGAGGTAGTCCAGGGAGGTGCTCATGTCCAAAGACTGGATCGAGACGTTCCAACCAAACACCAGCTTCTTCTCTTTCAAGAAATATAGACGACAGATGTGAGCCTGCCAGCTATAGGGCCGCCCTTGCTCTATCTCGGTGGCCAGGAGCAACCGCCTCACCAGACCGACCCACTCGTCGTCCTTACCAGGCAGCACTCTACAGAGCACTCGAACCTGACTCTCTCCGTAAGTGCTGTTCACCGCTTGAGCCAGCCCGGTTGCTTCCAACGCTCTGGCTAGACGATCTGCGTAGGCCTTCGAGCTCATATTACTCCTCTTTCACGAGACTAAGAGCACGTTTTACCGTATCAAGATTGGGGACCTTGCCCTCATGGACCAGCCTCTCGAGTTCGGAGATCTCCAGGATCTTCTTCTCAATCAACTGGGTTGAGAGCTCGAGGGCTCCGATGCATGCCCAGGTACCCGACCAGCGCTCCAAGCCAGCCGCCCGTGAAGGGCTCTCCTCAGAGCTCTCGAGTAGCCGCTTGCGGATGAGATCATACGCTGACATGAACGCCAGAAGATCCTTGCGAAGCTCTCGCCTCTCTTCCACCAGAGTACTCAAGCTGTATCCTACTAGCTCCGCCATTTCTCCAGAACCTCAGCAGGAGCGTGAAAACCCAAGACGAAGTCGCCGTAGGAGATCTTGGCCCTGAACCCTTGACTGCTACTCAAGGAGATTTCGTACTGCACTCCTCCTGGCCTTGCTTGGTTGCTAACTTCCTGGGCAGGTTGACTGTAGTCGACCACCTTGATGGAGGGCGACCAGCCCGGATGCTGATCCGCGTAGCAGTAGTGACAGAGGAGCTTCTTCGTGTCGAAGTCGAACTCGGTCTGCTCCTTGAGCAGGTCGCGACGACCACATTGAGGATTTTCACACCACGCCATGATGTCTCCCTTTCCAGCCAGCCCGACTGGTTCAATCGACGGTCACAAGCAAAGCGATTACTCGGTCTTGGTTAAAAATTAGATCGATGTCCAAGACCGTCTTGGTATCCCACGTCATAGGGTCCTCTGTAGAGACCCTAACTCGAACCCCTCTAGTCAAGTTCGCCATGTTCCTAGATACCAAGAGTACGAGACGGTCCATGGTGTCTAGGTAGCCCTTGAGGGATGCATTACCCGGGAGCATCACCACCACTTCGCGCTTGGCGTCTACTTCCAAGCGCGTTTCCCTAACCTCGTTGGCGTCTTCGAGAAGCTTCTCGATGTCTTCGGCGAAATCAGCCAAGGCGAGTTTTGCCAAGTCCCCTGCTTTGTCAGAAGCCCCTACATCGAGCTGGCCCCAGCTCTCCAGCAACCGAAGGACGTGAACATCGATGATCCCAGAGGCGATCATCTTCTCTGTCAATGGCTTCATGGAATCACCGCCTTAAGGGAAAACTGCAGCTCACCCTCATCGTCAGAGCCGCACAACACGAAAACGTCTTCTTCGATGGCGGTGTCAACCTGCACCGGTACCCCAAAGAACGCTAGGTTGGTGATGGGGATCTGGACGCGAAGCCACTGTTGGAACAAGAACCGATTGCCGAGGAGCAGGTGACTCAGGCTCAAGCCTTCGTTGTGGATGATCTGACTCATCTCCCACAAATGAGCAAAAGCTGGGCGAGACCGTGACTCCTCCTCGATCACGTACTCTGTCATCGGCTTGGCCTTGATCTGGTCGTAGACCGAGACGGTGGCCTGGTCCGGAGCTTTATCCTTGGGCACCATCTTCTCAAAGAGGATGGGCTTGCCTATCTCCAGGGTCAGCTTCTGAGTATAGGGGTTCTCCTTGAGAACGGCCCTGATGGCCGTGACAATGTCATCTACCCCCTTACCCAGAAAGGGAATACTGTCCTTGACCCGAACCCACCCGGGTTTATCAGAATTGCGGGACACTGCCAGCCTCGACGTTCTTCTTCAGCTCCGTGAAGTAGTCCACGATGAGCTGGGTGACGTTGGTATTATGCTCGTGCGCGTACCGCTTGGCCCAATAACTCAGGTCCATAGGAAGCCGTATGTTCAGACGGATCTTCTCCGCCTTCCTCTTGTTTGGCCGAGCCATCAGGTGGTCCTAAGAAAACGCCCCCAGCTGCACATCTTCTTCGATGACGGCCATGACATCCTCAGCACGAATCATGAAGACGGGGTTATCTCCCTCTGCATCGAAGCCTTGTACTGCATCCTTGAGAAAGCCGCGGTAGCAAACACGCATCCCTGGTTCGAGGTCGTAGCCGATCTTGCCCCGAATCTCGTCCCGGTCGCCTACCCGTAGAAGATGCCCAGTACCTTCCATGACCCTCTCGATGCCCGTGATGGCCTCGGTCAAGTAGATCCCTCCCTTGGTCTTCTTGACGCGAGGGTCGCCTTTGACGATCAGCCACAGGTGCAGCGGTCTAGTGTCTTTCCAACGCAGGCCCATCTAGACCTCCGAAACCGCGTCCACCGACAGCTTCAGGGCAGCCATGATGTCGCGCTTGGCCCAGGCTTGAGCAGGGCGTAGGCTAACCGCGTTCTCGTTCAGGTAGTAGATCTCTCCTCCTGGGATGACCAGGACGATCTTGATCATCTCTTTGCCGAAACCGTCCCGCATCTTGACGATGGCCGTCTTGATCTCCTTGATGCCCAACACCCTAGCGCCCGATAGATCTTCCTCTGGCAGAGGAGTTGCTCCCGTCTTCTGGTACTGATCCTGTGTCGCCATAACCAATCTCCTTCTTGGGGGTCAATGCTGGGGCGAAGGCACTCAGGTCCATCGGAGCCAGCTTTCCTGTGGAGCAGCCGCACTTCCGTGCGACTACCTTCTTGATGACGTCTACTTGGTAACTGACCGGCTGCGTGCATACGGGACAGATGTGCTTCTGATCCCCTAAGGGGGTCAGAGTAAATTGGGGGCCAGGCGCCACCAGCTGGGTGAGTAGCTCCAGCACCAAATCAAGCTTGTGCTCAAGGCGCATCTGGGCTTCGGACAGGGCATCATCTGCTGCCATAACTACCTCGCCTCGGTTACTTTGAACACGGTCGCCCCCAAGGTAGAGGACGCAAAGTGGATGACCTTGGTACCAAGGGTCAAAGATATGATCAGAGACCGCTGAGGGTCGGATGACGCTTTCAGGTCGACCTCGGTGATGGTGGATCCAAGCAGGAGCTTGCGTAGATCCTTCGGACCGCAACGCTTCTCGTTGGGGAGCCCAGCGCCGAACGATGCCTGGAAGAGCTGCAAAGCACTGATGTGCTGCGACCCCTTCACCTTGATGTTGCCGGCGGCGTAGATCTTGACCTTGCCCCCGCAAGCTTCATGATTCGGACAACGCATGCTCTTCTTCAGCAGGTGAGCATTCGGGTCAGAGTCAGGAACCACAAAGGCTGCTGAGCAGCCCTTGCAGATGTAGATGCGAACAGGCGAGGCCACCGATCCGCGGTTCATATCTGATCTACCCCATCATCAGGCGACTCCTGAGCCTCGTCTGAGTCACCCCCTTCGTCGGTCAACTGACTTTGTTGCTCGGCTACCCCGTTCCCCTCGGCGTACATGATCTTGATAACTTCCTGGGCAGCTTCAGGAGAGATGGGGATCCTGAGTGCCCCTTTGTTCAAAACGAGAAGGAACTGCACCACCCCGTCATTGTCGAAGTCACTCTCTTGCGCTAAGCCCGTAACCTTGAGGTCTTTCATATGGTCACCTTTGGTGCAGGGGGAGGAACGGGACGGGGTACCTGCACCCCAGGATGGGCAATCTTCTCGAGCAGCCGCAAAAGAGTACAAGGCTCTTTAGGGCCTACTACATAGGCCTTGCAGGAATCACGGCACAAGCGCAACCCATCTAGAAAGCAGTACCTCTGGGACGGCGCCGGGCTTTCTCCACCGGGTCGAGCTGAGTCAACTTGCCCTCCTCGGTCATCGACAGCCGCTTGGCCTGCTCCTTCTGGCCTTGCTTCAGGCGAGCCTTGACGCTCTTCCTGGTCATATCTTCTAGTGGGGTCACCGACAGCACCCCCCGGTTGATTTCCTTCATCAGCTGGTTGCGCCACTTAGAGGACTCCTCGGCCTTGGTGTTCCGATCGAAGGGGAAGTAGGCCTCCTTGAGCTGGTCGAAGACCTCCTTGATGACCTTCTCCTCGGCATCTTTCTGCGCCAGTAGGCTTTGTACCAGCGCTCGAGATTTCTGGAACTCGATCTTCTGCCGCATCTGCCATACGAGAATGAAGACTATCTCCAAAGGGGTGCCGGGCTCCGGCAACTTCGCCGCCTTCTCGTATAGTATGTTTGCCCGCGCCCATCCCAGTGGAGTCTCTAAAAACCCTTGATGTTGTCCACCACCAGAAGGCGTTGAACACGTCGGCTGAACCAGGCGTAGTTGACGCTCAAGTCAGCAAGCAGGGTAAAGGGCAACTTCGAGATGAGCTTGAGCTTGGCCTCAAAAGCTTCTTTGTCCGGCTCCCCACTCTTGTCCAGATGGGAGGGGAAAGGCCGACCATTCAGGGCGTAGATGCCTGCCGTCAGATTCAGGAGCGAGTAGCGATCCATGATGTACTGCTCACTGCCACGCTCACTCGACATCCAGCGCTTGATGAAGAGATCTTCGCTGCCTGACACCGAGCGATACACCGGCTCGAGCTTCCCTGGGATGATAGGTACTTTCTGGCGGATCTCCCCCTGAAGGATGAGGTCCTCCACCTGCATCTCGTCACAGCGTTTCTCGATGGCCTCACGACGGACCCGGTTAGCCGTCAGGCTACGTACTTTCCTTCCGAACTCATCGGTCTCGTACTGGGTGTCAATCTCGTCGATCTCTTCTTCTACTTTCTTGAGATCGTCCTCCTTCGCAGGCTTTTCCGCGTTTGCCTCGAGGACCTCCCGGACTTGCTGGGCTGTGTCAGGACGGAGCACTGAAGATCCAGGGGGCCTGGGGGGGTTCACGAATTCCCCCGTCTCGGGCTTGGGTTCCTGGGTACGAGGCACCTTGGGTTGGTTCGCGGCGTAAGCCGACCCGATTCCGGGGATGAAGCCTCCGGATGACTGCAGACGAGCTTGTTCCTCGGCCGTGAGGACTTTGCGGGCTGACTCCGATACCACCCTACCGGGAATAGGGTCCTGGTCGAACCGAGGAAGGGGAGGGAGATTGGAATGAGGAGCTCTGGTTTTCGCAGCCGCCATTTTGGCGGCGTAGTCGTCATCATCAGACATGGTTACTCGTCTCCGCCGAAGTTACGGCTGGGGTCGCGAAAAGCAGCTCCGGTGTACTGCACCGCAGGAAGATCATCAGCGGGAGCAGGAAGGCCAGCAGGAGGCGGTGCCTCTAGGAAGTCAGGCTTGGCCGCCCCCATGGATCCCCCAGACCAGCGATTACCACACTTACGACAGTCGAAGAAGGTCTCGTACTGATTCTGCCTTCCGTCGTATTCAGCGCTCTTGCACTTGGGACAACGAACGACGGCCTGGAGACCGCTACCTTCTTTCTTGAACGGGTGATCGAACATCCTAACCTCCGGAGTACGTTGTCTGTACAGCATCACAAAGTCAACTACTTTGTGGCTGGCCTAGAAATTCCCCTATGAGCCTCTACGGTTATCGCCACTCCTCTCCTGATCTCCTCGGATAAAGTAGCCCGTACCAGTGGCTCTACGATCCCCTCGGAGAAGTCACGGTGGCAGCCCACCCAGACCGAATAATGGGAGGGCATGTAATCGGTCGCAGGACGAATCGACACTCCAGCAAAGAGGACCCCGGAGGACTCGGGCAGAGCCAGAAGCCGCTTCTCCATAGATCGTGCCAAATCCGCTTCTTCCTCGGTCACCAGGACAACTACTTTCATAGCCTAGATCCCTACCACCAACCTCCAAGAAAACCAATCTTCTCACAGCAACCTAGTCGGACCAGGCTGGATTGATGGCAATGTTGGCTGAGGATCTAGTTAAGGCGGAGCTTAGACGTCTGCGCTTCTTGGATCGAGAGCACCGGCGTATCAGTGAAGAAGCAGAGTCCCTCTCCAGAGAAGTAAGAGACAAGGCACGGGCCATCTCGAAACAGCTTCGCGAGCTGCTGGGGCAAGCTAGGCAGAGTCCTGAGAAAGAACGCGCCTGGACACTCTGCCAGCAGTTGGTAGAGCAGCTTGCTCATCTGTAGGCTACGAAGTCCTTCTCTCTTAGTAGTGACGCACGTAACATCGCGTCTAGGGCTACATCTATAAGGAGGCAAGGTTAATGGAAACGTTTCGAGCGTTCTGGGCAAGTTGGGGTCCGTGGATCACTGTGAGTCTAATTCCGACCTTGATCACAGGATTGTCACTGTCACCAGCTACAGCTGGGACCGTGAGTACCGTTCAGAAGGTCTGGGATCTCATCAAGCAGGTCCTGGCTTTCCTCTCCGTGGCGACCTTCAAGGATCAGCCGGGAACCTTCCAACTCCCAGTGGTCGGAGGACTCAAGATGACGAAACAGCTGCGCATGGCCAAGAAGCCCGTTACTCCCAACAGTGGCAACCTCGGAGGACCCGGACTGGCCTTGGTGATCTGCTTTGCCCTGATCCAGAACGCTTGCTGCGCCTGGACGGGGACCTGTAAGACGGTTCCAGGGCAGATAGCTACAGATGTGATCGATTGTGGCAAGGACTCTATCAAGGCTGAAGTCGCACATCTTCTACCTACGGTTGTTGCTATCTTGACCGGAGGTGCACCGGACTGGTCGAGTCAGCTCGATGCCCTGAAGATCATGGGCTTCGAGGCCTTGTCCTGTGCCATCGCAGCTGCTGCCCAAGATCTCCAGAACCTGATGGCTGCTCCTGGGCCTTCGGGAGTGCTGAGCTCGACCAGCACCAAGGCCGCTTCTGACAAGCACAAAGCCGATACCTGGCTGAAGACCTACAAGGTCACGTTCAGCAACGTGGAGAAGTAGCATGCCTCTGCATCAGGAGATCAACGGCAAGCTCCGCAACATGTATGGCTGGCGTAGAGATCTCCCCGATCACCGGGACGAGAACTACAAGGTCATCTTCGACCGCAAGGTTATGCCCAGGATGCTTGATCTATCGGCTAACTGCCCCAGGACCGAGGATCAAGGTGGCTTGGGCAGCTGTACCGCCAACGCCGCGACTTCAGCCATGGAGTTCCTCTACAAGAAGGTAGGCAAGTCCCAGCCCGAGCTCTCTCGCCGATTCCTGTACTTCGCTACCCGAGTCTGGATCGCCCACGGTCTCCCTGGGGATGATAGTGGGGCCCAGATCCGTGATGTCATGAAGGCTCTGGCCAAGTACGGAGTCTGCCTGGAGACCACCTGGCCCTACGATATCGATCAGTTTTCAGTCTCTCCTTCGCAACAAGCGCGGGAAGATGCCCTGACGCACCAGATCACCAAGTACTCCCGCCTGCCCAACGTCTCGACCATCCGGGCTTGCATGGCCCAGGGCTATCCGGCAGTAGGAGGATTCTCGGTCCCTGCCAGCATGATGGATGAGGAGACCAGCAAGACGGGGATCGTCAAGCTACCAGGAAAGAACGAAGAGTTCATCGGAGGACATTGTGTGTTCTTCGTCGGCTACGACGACTACAAGCAACTCCTCAAGTTCCAGAATTCTTGGGGAGAGAGCTGGGGAGACGACGGCTTCGGCTACCTGCCCTATGACTATGTCACCAACTGGCTTGCCAGTGACTTCTGGTCTATCCAGGACGAGGAATTCGCAGCCGCTGCCTAGGAGACTTATAAATGAACGTCCTCTACGACAAAGGTCGCCAGGGTTTCCTGGATGGCTTGATCTCATGGACCAGCAATGTCATCAAGGCGGTCCTGGTCGACACAGCATCGTACACGGTCAACCTCGCCACGGATCAGTACCTGAGTATCATCCCAGGCGGGGCGAAGCTTGCGACCTCGAGCGCCTTCACCAACAAGACCAGTGTTGCTGGGGCAGCTGATGCTGACGACCTGCTCTTCCCGGCAGTTATGGGAGGGAGCACAGCCAGAGCCGTGGTGATCTACCAGGACACAGGGGATCCGGCTACCAGCCGGCTCATTGCCTTCGAGAACGTGGCCAACACACTGCCCCTGGCTACTTCGGGAAGTGACGTCCTGATCGAGTGGGCTTCTTACATCTTCAAGCTCTAGAGGAGTAGCAGATGCCAGGCTCGATCCCATCTCAGATCAAGACGTGGGAACACAACGTCAACCTCCTGGTGTCAAGCACTGGGGTGGACGGCAGCACCGACAAGTCCATCCTCCTCACTATCAAAAATGCCCTGATCGGCTTCGCAAACGTTCCCTGCGTGGTCAAGGGATCCTCCAACGGCTCTAGTGCCGGAGCTATGGATGGAGTAGATCGCTGGGGCAGCATAGCCAGTATCAACCAGGGAGGTGTGGGCTCTAACCACTCCTGGATCGTTCTTGAATTCCCTGGAGTCAACAACGGATCTGGAGGGAAGCTCCAAGTCTGCTTCGAGTACACCACCCTTGGCGCTGGTAACATCGACAACTGGATCCTGAAGATCTCTCCTGCGGCTGGCTTCACAGGAGGTTCTGTAAACACAGCACCTTCGGCTACCGACGTCATTTCCCTCCAGACGGTCTCCATCGCCTTCGCCTACAACTACCCCGGGGTACCGAAGCCCCATCGCCTGCACTTCTTTCATTCTACGGACGGCGCCATCACTCACCTGGTCATCTCTGCCAACAACACGTCCCTTTGCCACTTCATGTTTGCGGCAGTGACGCCTACAGTCGATGCGGTCACCACAGGACAGCCCGCTGGCTGGAACTACCCCTGTATCGTCTCCGCTGAAGCGGCTAGCGCAGGAGGAACAAACAACCTAACGCCTGCCAACTATACCACCTACGGGCTCAAGCACGCCAGCATCCACAACGGCCTCGGACTGGCCTGTGGCTTCGAGTGGGAGGGAGGATCTTCCTTCATTGCTGCAGGGGGCATGGCAGAAGTGCCGAACGATATTACGGGACAGTACCCCATGCTGCCTTATGGCATCTGGTCCAATACAGGAGGCGGGAATGGAAGATACGGCTACGTACAAGATATGTGGTTTATTTCTTCCACGGCGTTTGCCTCTATCGGTTCGACCATCGGCGCAGACGACAACCATCGTCGCTGGGCCGTGTTTGGATGTCTCGTACTACCATGGCTAAACGATAGCACGCTTCCTCTAGGGAGTTGAACATGCCTGGCTCAATCCCGACTCCCCTCAAGACCTACGAGATTCACGCCAACAACTCCTTCGTCAATAACAACAGTTCACCCAACGATCCTAGGAATGATCTGTTTACTGTCAAGAGCGCTCTCATAGGGTTCGCCAATGTACCTTGTATTGTCAAGGGCAGCAGCAATGGTGCTGGTGCTGGTGCTATGGATGGTGTCGATCGTTGGGCAGGCACAGGAAACCTGAACTGGGCTCTTGCTGGATCGAACCACTCGTGGATTGTTCTTGAGTTTCCAAGGATCAACGATGGAGCAGGACACAAACTACAGCTGTGCTTTGATCTGAACTTTAGCTCTCCTTCAGCGAATATAACTATTGTAGTTTCTCCAAAAGGTTTTTCGGGTGGAAGCGCCACGGCCAGACCGACTGCTTCAGACGAGGTCAGCCTTGGCACCATCGTCCTTCCTAGCGGATCAGGAACAGTGCGTTGGCAATCCATTCACGCTACAGATGGAACAACTACACACATCATATTTTCCTCTAGTAACGTCGTCGTAGCTTGGTGGATGTTTTCCACAGTTATCCCTACCATCGATGCTGTAACCACGGGACAGCCGACAGGCTGGGACTACCCCTTCGTAGTCTGGGTAGAGGCAGCTTCCAATCTTTCGAATCCAGTGATGACCCCTGCCAACATTATCTCGTACCAACCTAGACACGCTGGAAGCCACGCAGGAATAGACCTGGGGCTGGCTCTGACCATAGAGGGTGGTGCCACTACCATCAACAGTGGGGGATCTGGGGCATCCCAGCACGCCATCACTTCTCAATACCCGATGTTGCCACATGGTGTCTGGTGCAACGTAGTGGGGGCAAGAGGGCGGCTAGGGTACATCCCAGACCTCTGGTTCGTATCTACGACCGCCTTTTCCCAGATTGGATCTACCTTAGGAGAAGATGACAACCACCGGAAATGGGCCGTTTTCGGGTGCTTGGTACTGCCCTGGACCAACGATACTACCGTACCAGCGGGAGCGTAGTAGATGGCCAACTTCACAAATCTTGAGAAGCAAACCTACGTTGGTTTCTACTCAGGCATCCCTGACGTCTATAAATCCCTGGCGGTCGTAGCTGTACAATCCTCTAAGAAAGACCGCTTTGGTAGGGCCCCCAGTTGCGACCTTCTAGGCCCTACCAACGGAACCACCATCAACAAGACTACTCCATTGGTCTTTCGCATCACCGACCCTGATGCTGAGGCCTCTACTGCCAGTGTTGTCCTGACCATCTCGAGAACCCCGAATGCGGAGACTGTAGATATGATCCGAGCCGGCACCAGGGTCTACTCGGAAGGCGGTACCAAGGCGACGGTCACCGTTACCTTCACCAGATCCGAAAACATCTCTTATCGGTCGGTGCGCTACGCAGCGGGGACACGCTTCTACAACGCCTTTGCTAGCCGAGCCTACCTGATCAACAAAGAGGTCTATCTGTCCTCGACCTCAGCTGCCGGCTACCCTTCGAGTGTGACCTGTACTGCCGAGGCATATGGCTACGACCCCTACATCTGGGGAGAGATTCCAGCAGGAGCCAAGATCTTCACCGACCCTGATGGTTCTTCGGATGTGGTAGGCACACAGATTGTCTACTACCCTCAAACAGAAGATCAGGGCTGGGTTCAATGGCAACCCAACCATGCCTACTCCCTTGGAGATCAGATCGGGCACAATGGAAACGTCTATCTTTGCTACCAGGCGGGTGTTTCTGGAACTCAAGGTCCGTCGGGGCTACTGAACATCGCAGACGGTACCGTGTGGTGGTCCTATCGCTTCGAGGACACCAAGAGCCGTATCACCATGGCCATCGCGCATGCCCAGAGCACACCCCCAGCAGGAAAGATCCCAGCTGGCTACCGACTGCAGGCCGGTAGTGGGCAGTACTTCCGAGTTATTTCTGATACGGTAGTTGGGGCAGGCGTCACGAGCTACAATGTCGCTTGCCAGGCTGAGGAAGCCGGTATAGACGGGAACGTTCCCGCCAACACCATCAGACTCCAGCCCGCCCAAACCCTACCAGCAGGATCGAACTTCGACCCCAACTGGACAGTAGACAACGCTGCCCCTGCTAGCGGGGGTACGGGAGCCACAGACTCGGTCAGCTTCTACACCAGAGAAGTCGGTGTGCTTCTTCCAGGATCCGATGTCTGTTACGTTTGGGCCGATGCCGAGGTACCAGGAAGTCTGGGAAATGCTCCGGCGGGATCGTTGACCCAGCTGCGCTTCGAAGGGGTCGCGTATAGCATCGCGGGCCTGACCTGCACCAACACCCTACCCGCCTCAGGGGGAGAAGACTCGTCAGCTCTAGAGAGAGCTCTTCCTTGTATCAAGTTCAACATCTCTGGTCGAGTAGAGAGCGTTCACGACGGCACGACCTTCATGCCAGGTTATGCTGACTTGTCTGCCATCGAGTCAGTTCCAGGGGGCTATCTCTACAGTGTAAAAAGAACGGGAGGGTGGACGGACACCTCTATCACACTCTACCCCGCTGCCTACGATGTTTCTGGTAATGAGATGGCTCCCATCTCGGTGGGGTCTTGGGCAGTTTCCATCCCTTCTCTGTCTGTCACTCTGGTGTCTCCGACCAACGGCGCCGAGCTCCTCACCAACGCAGACCCTCTCGTAGTCGACCTGGTAGGCGACATCGTTACGGGCGAAGTCGTGGTCAACAGCGAGCTCGTGTACGCTGCCGGAGCGTTTCAGACAGGCTTCTTGGCAAGCTCGACCAAAGTCGCTGTCACCGACGGCTACCGGTTGTCGATCGTGAGAGACGCTGGCTGGGTGCTGAACCCGACCATGTCGGTGCTCTTGATCGACACTCGAGGCAACCACCAGACGGCGTACTACACCTGGCTCTGGGGAGCGTCGATCACAGGAACTCCTCCTGTCATCACCATCATCTCTCCTCCTGCTAATGACCATGGGCGCAGCATCTACGCCAATACCTTCCTGGTCTTCGAGGTCACGGATCCCGATGACAACCTACGGGGCTTCTACCCCATCATCTACTATCCAGATGGCAGCGACGCCCTGGTTCATGATGGCACGAGTTTCAGGCCCAACTTCGCGACGTACTCGACTCGGGATGTGATCACCCACGGCTACCGCTTCCGCATACGGCCAAACGGCGGCTGGGCAAAGTCCCCATCACTCTTCCCTGTGGGCTACGATGAGGTCGGCCTGGAGATTCCATGAGCCCGAGCATCTACGAGTGGTACCTGGTCACCGATGTCCTGCACTGCCTGATGGAGGCTATTCCCTCGGCAGAGCTCTTCCCGACGCCTACGATCTACCGTGATCACAAAGACATCCCCTTTGCGCCCATCCCATCAGCAGAGGACTTTCCTCTTCCTACGGTCCGGCTCTACGCAACTTCAGTAGCCAGCGGCCATCCCATAGACGCCAGTACGTTCGCTGCCTGGAAGATGGAAGAGGCTGAGGGGGGTTCTGGCTGTGCCGACGTCAGTGGCAACACCCGGAACCTGACCCTGGTAGCGGGAACATTTGCTCCTACAGATGGGATCATCTTCGACAAAGGTAGATCTCGCTACTTCGATGGCCTGACCCGTTACGAAGGTGCAGGAGACAGCAACTGGGTGGCGTTCTGGAAGGGAGTCTGGACCGCCGAGCTCTGGGTGATGATCGGAGACAACAACACTGCTTCTGTAGATCTGCTCAGCTACCAGGCCGACAACAACCTGGTAACCCTGAGCCTGGTTTACACTGCCGGAGATTACTATGGCAAAGTTCTCTGGCAGCATGGCGCTGGCGTGAGCTCTTCTTTCACGACCACCAAGCCGATCATCAAGGCCGACCTCGCGCGGGATCGCTACCACCTGAGCTTCCGCAAGTACGAGGTCTCCGGCTCCTATTATGTGAACATCTTTTGCAACGGCCAAGTGAAAGAGAGCTCTGGAGTTCTGGTCAATGCCGATGGTGCAGGTACGGGGACCTTCTCTCTGGGAGGCGTGACCCACCCGTACTTCGGTAGGATCGATGACGTCAGGCTCTCAAGTATCCCCAGAACCGACGAAGAGATCTACGCCTCCTACGCCCGGGGCCTCGGGGGCGCAGCCATCACCTTTGTTACCGTAGAGGGCATCTAGTTATGGGTAGAGGTCACGCACTCGATGCAAACACCCTAGCGCTGTACCGATTCGATGAGAACTACCTCGAGGCCAAGGACTCGAGCAGCCACGGCTACGACTTGCTCCCTACGAACAGTGCAGGTCAGTGCGTGGCCTCTTTGGTCAGGGACCGAGGTAAGTCCAAGTTCTTCGATGGTACCTTCGGTCTGAGTGGTGGTGGCGGGAATTCCTGGGCAGCTTTCTTTGCTGGAGAGCACACGGTAGAACTCTGGTCCCGTCTGGGGGATACAGGTAGTACCAGCAGGAGGTTCTTTGAGTTCTACAGCCCTGGGGGTACCGCGGTATCAAACCGCTTCTACTTTGGCTTGAAGAGTGACCCCTGGAAGCTGATGGTGGGCTGGGATCATGGTACTCGGGTGACCGTCGAAGACAACAGCTTCCCCTTGGGCTTCAACCCAGTGCTCTATGCCCGGCACTACGCCTATCGCAAGCGCCAAAGCGGAGGCAGCTGGGTTATAGACTACTTCGTCAACGGGACATTGATCGACAGCTCGGGGGAGCTTCCAGACAACTACTCCGGGGGGTCTTTGTGCACTCTCTATGTCGGAGGGGCAGTAACAGAGGCCTTCTTCGGTAGAATCGACGACGTTCGCTTCTCTACCATCGCTAGAACCGAAGCTGAGATCCAGGCCTCGTATACCAGAGGCGTGCTCGAGCCTGTACTCATCATCGAGAGCTAACTACTTCTGTAGCCCGTACGTGTACGTGTACGGGATCCGATCTTCGATGCCCTCGAACCACACATGCCCGATGTCCGGGAAGTGGATGTTCTTGGCGATGCTAGAAAAGCCTGAGAACAGGTCGAAGTGAGCTCCGAAGATACCTCCTCCCGTATCGTTCACGGAGAACCAGCCGTCGTGATCATGCGCCTGGGACAGCCAACCTCCTAGAGACTGGCCCCAGATCTCAGCAATCCGGACTCTCGTTCCTACGGGTACCAGGCCACCCTTGTTGCGGAAGGCTGGAGCGCTGGTAGCGTACTTGCCCAGATCGGCTGCTACGGTCTTGTAGAACTGGTACGAGATCTTATTCTGTCCAATGCCAAAGCCCTCGGTCCCGAGCTCCGTGACTTCAGAGAACGCCAGCGCCCCGGTGACTTTGTACTTAGCCCCTTCTGGAATAATACGGATACCTGCGTAGCCCGCTCGATCTGGGATGAACTTGTTGTTGATCGCGTAGTCCAAGACAGGGGCGTACATCTCTGCCGATACAGGAACACTCTTGCCTGTGACATTCAACAAACGCCCATCACCCAGCTTCCCCGTGCCTTCAAGGGACATCTCAGCAAAGAAGTAGGGCTCTACTTTTGCGAGGACTTTGTGGTTGTTGTCATAGACTTCTACTGAAGCAGGTTGTCTGCCTTTCCAGCGAGCTTGATCGGCCAGATAGTAGTTGGTCAGGCGCCAGCGCCGCATGGCTGTGAAGCTACGAGGCATATCCTCAAGGAACAGACGGTACTTGGCCAACGCAGGCACCGTCTGCTTCTCTCCGGCAATGCCATCGACATCAAGATGGCTGTCTCCTTGAAACGTCCGGATGGCCCTGACACTGAGCTCACTATGCAGGTTGCCATCGAACTGCCCCTCTTCTGGGTAGTACCCCAAGGCAGCCAGGATCTTTTGTATCCCCGCTGCACTGGCGACATCGTATGCTGGGTTAACTGCTTTGAGCGGAAGAGTAGCTTTGCGCTTCAGGCCATCGGCCAACTCTCTTCTAGCGGACTGCAGGAGGTCGTAACGATTCTTGAAGCTGGACATATAAGGATAGTCCCATGAAGCTGGTTCTTCAGCAAATGCCAAACGCCAAAGGCCCTCTGCGACACCCGTACTTGATCCCAGAGGCCGTCGAAGCCCTCCAAGAAGTAGAAAAAGAGGCCGGGCAGCTGATCTACGCGGACATGTGGAGAGACCCGGTAACCCAGCTGCTCACAAAACGCCTTCGTCCCGAGAGCCCAGGACTTGGCTACAATGGCCATAGTTTTGGCATCGGTGTGGATGTCGTCTTGGGGGCCCTACAGTTTCCCTACGACAAACTGACCAAGCTCATGAGCCGCCAAGGTTGGTACAGTTACCAAAAAGATGGGGGTGTGCCCAAAGCAGGACACGGGCACTTCGATTTCTTTGGAGAGAAAGCCACCCGCTACCTCATGAAGAGCTCGTATGACCCGAACACATGGAACCTCCCTGTAGAAGAGTACATCCAGGAGAAGTTCGGGGAAAAGTTCCAGGTTGACCTTCCTGAGGTACAGAGCCTGTTGGTCCGGATTGGCTACTGTCGTGGTCCGATTACCAAGGAGCTGGATCTCTACACACGAGAGGCGCTTCTGGCCTTCCAGCGTACCTGGAGACTTTCTGAAAGCGGCCAAGCAGACCCAGCTACCTGCAGAGCCCTGGTTTTGATCGCATCCTCCGCCGAGTTCAAGCGATAGCCTGACCCCACAAAAAACATAAGGAATACAACTCGGCTGAGGCCATCTTTATCGAACTCAGCTGGAGTTCGTCGTTCTTGTCTAGATGCCAGCCCTGGAAAGCGGGAGATCGAAGCGCCCCTGATGGGTACTTGGCCTGAGCTTCGACCCTAGCTACCATCCCCAGATACTTCTTTGGCTCGTCGTGCATGTCTTTGCGGAGCTCGTCCGACAGGCCAGTCCCGACGCGGCCCACGATCGGTCCATCGGGGGTGTGTGAGTACAAGAACCCGCCAACCCCCTTCCCCTTGTACTTGCCCTCTCCGGGGAAGAACTCCTTGAGATAAACGTCGTGGTCCTGCTTGAACTTGACCTTGACGGCTGGGCGGCTTTCCTTCAGGTGCCACGCTACTACCCCCTCCTCCGTCTCGGGAATGTTGCCCGCCCGAATATCTTCCAGGAGCTGCTTCTTGGCTTCTGGGGTCGTAGCCATCCGGGGTAGATGAAAGATGTCGGGGAGCTTGCTCTCTACCTCGCGAAGGACTTTGAGCTTCTGTTCATAGGGAGCCTTGTCTAGATCCTTGCCTCGGTAACGCACGACGTCATAGAGCACGGGAAGGAGCTCACCATGCTGCTTCTGCTTCTCCCGGCTCTTCCAGACATCCGTGTTGAGCATGCCTGCTAAGATATGCGCCGGGGTCGCTTTGCCGGTTTCCGGGCTGATCGCGTAGAGCCCTCCTCTGAGGATCGTGTTGCCAAGGCCAGTGGGGGTCGGGATCCCGTGGATACTCGGAACCTTGTGCGTGTGTTCGATAAGTCCCGTGGCCCCTTTTTTAGAGGGACGATACGAGACGACACGGATTTGCTGGCCAGCCTCCGGGAAGTAGAAGAGGTTATGAGCGTCATCGATCTTCGCCGAGAAGATGATGTCAGGGTCTTGGATGGGAGCTTTCTCAACCGTAGTCTCTTTGTAAGTAGGCTTGGAGTCGGGAAGATCAGGGTGCTGAGTTCGGTGGGTCGTGCGGTTATAGAGAACCCAGTTCTTATCGTGCACTCGGTGAAGGGTGTACTCCTCTGGACCTGTTCCTTTGTAGATGTTAAAAGACACGTGACCAGGACGAGACGAGACGATCTCGGTCTTGTCACGAGCATGAAGAGAGACTTCACCCTTGCCGTAGCCTTCGATCGTACCTTCGAAGTCCAGGTACTTCAGGGTATGAGTGGGTTGCTGGATCGCCCAGGTCTTCTCCCCAGGACTTGGCCAGCTGGCGTGCATCGCCCAAGAATGGGCATGTCCGGTGTCCGGATCACCCAGACGCAGATCAAAGTGGCGGCCTCTACGCTCGGCGTTGTGATCATGCACGGCAAACTCGAACGTCTTAGGGGCCGTGACGGTAGGAAGCTCATAGGAGCGGCTTTTGCTGGGTAGCCCTTTTGCAAAGTCAGCCATGCGCTTAGCCTACCACCGCAAGCGTAGGGGTCACGGTGCAATATGGTCAAGATCTGTATTTCCTCGGAGATAAGTTGGCTGAGTGAAGCTCATAGCTATGGAGAGGTGCCATGTCGATACACAATTTTCGCGCTCTACATGCGAAGATGATCAGACTCCAGAAGCTCTTGGATAAGGTGCTTCCGGAAGCCATCGAAGCTGCTGAGCAACTGGCCTATCTTGAAGGGCGGCTCAAGCCTGCCAAGACAAAGACCGTATCAGAAGCGAAGGCCTTGGCTGCGAAGATCAAGGCCTTCAGAAAGAAGCATCACAAGTCGCGATCCTGGGCTGCACAGCGTCTTGGGATCACGGAGGTTGATCTAGAGCAGCTGGAGCTAGGACGGGAGGTCCCCATCAATGAAGAGAAGCTACAAGAAGTCTTTCCCAATCTCAAAAGCGCCTAGGAGTTAGCATGTTGGATCGACTGTCAGTTTCCCCGGTCCTAAAGTGGGCTGGGGGTAAAAGGCACCTTGCCCCCAAGATCAAAGAGGTGTTCGATGCCTACCTGGTCTCGGTACCAGAGGCCCGCCTGGTAGACCCTTTCTGCGGTGGCTTCTCAGTACCGTTTGGTGTCAAGCCTGAAAAGTGCTTGGCCTCTGATGCCAACCCACATCTCATGAACCTCTACCGCTGGCTACAAGCAGGGCTGACTTGGGACGAGGACACCGGGATCAGGTTCGAGAATAGCTCCGAGGCGTTCTACGAGAACCGTACCAAGTTCAACACCCTCTGTGCTTCCAGAGAGTTCTGGACCAGAGAAGGCGCCCTTCTTTTTTACTACTTGAACAAAACCGGGTTTAATGGGTTGTGCCGGTTCAATAAGTCGGGCTACTTCAACGTCCCCTTCGGGAGCTACAAGAATATCAACTACTGTAAAGACCTCACGGTTTACCGAGACTCTCTAGAAGGCTGGGATCTGTTCTACGGAGACTTCGCGACTCTGCCATTGAAACCTACCGACTTCATCTATGCCGATCCTCCCTACGACGTAGAGTTCACCCAGTTCCACTCCCGTGACTTCACCTGGAGTGACCAAGAAAGACTCGCCGCTTTCTTGGCCAACCATCCAGGACCAGTGCTGGCTTCGAACTCGTCTACCGTCAGGATCATAGAGCTCTACAGCAAGCAGGGCTTCCAGGTGCTTAAGCTAGATGCCCCCAGGAGAATCTCCTGCACAGGAGACCGGACTCCCGCTGAGGAAATCTTGGCCTACAAAGCCCCTCTATAGGAGCCAACAAGCAGAAAGGGAAAAGCTCATGGGGAAGCTTGTCTGGAAAGATGTGTCCTCTTGGAGCAAGGGTGAAGTGGATAGAACGCCAAAGTCCTGGCAACTTGATCTCATCCCCAAGCTCTTCATCACTAGACACAGGGACCACGCCCCCGAGGCTTGGGTGCTCTTTTTCGATCCATACGTCAGCTCCCGTGGCTATGAGCTCTCCGCCAGAGACATCACGCTTGCCAAGAAAGAGGCGGTCGATTTCGCCAAGAAGGCCATCAAGTGGTCCCTAGCCAAACTGGAATCAGTAGAAGACGACGAGGTTACGATCTAGAGCTCCTGCGGAGCCAAAGAAGGAGCATCCATGACTATCCCTGAATTGATAGAAGCGCTGATCCAGGCTCACCCAAACGTAAAAGCCACTCGCGCCTGGGCCAGAGCACTTGTTGAGGCTGCCCGGCTCGAAGAGCGTGAGGCGTGTGCTCTGCTGGCCGAGGACTGGAAGGTGTCTCCTAGCCGTGTTCCTGCCGCCATTCGTGAGAGGGATACCTCCCTCTGGCAGTACGCCATGAAGAAGGGCCAGAGCCCTGAACAGAGAGAAGGAATCTGCCGATACTGCGGAAAGCAGATAGCAGAACCATGCACCTGTTGTGCAGGATGTGCCGACGAAAGAGGACCGTAACATGAGATATTTCCTCGACACCGAACTCAACCAGAAGTAGACAAGTAACATGACAGAGCGAGAGAAGATCATTTCCCTGATCCATAAAACCCCCTACCCAGATCCAACAGAACACATTCTGATCATCGGACTTCTAGAAGAAGTAGTCCTCTGTGAGGAAGCCTTGGAGGGCGTTTGGGGGGAGAAGGCCAAGCACGAAGTCTATCTAAAAGGCTTCCACGGAGCTTTTCCACTGCTTCTAGGATACCCAGCTGTCTACTTTGGCCCCAATTCCGACATAGAACTCAGGGCACTGAGGACGTTAGACAAAGAGACTTTACTAGCAGTGAATATACAGTTACAGCAAACGATTCGAATTCTACTAGAGCATCAACAAAAACTGTAGTAGAGGGACACTGGCCTTCGAGTACCTGAAGGGAGCCTGAGTCAGGAGGTTCTGTAGTGACCCAAGACGAGATCCGGGATCGCATGGCCGTGCTGCGTAAACGCGTGTCACTGATCTCAAAGAGCATAGAAAAGCTACGCGCTATCTGCCAGCACCCGAACGCTACTAAGAAGCATGGATCGAATACCGGCAACTACGATCCTTCGGCAGATATCTACTGGATTGATGTTCACTGCCCGGACTGCGGTAAGATCTGGCAGACAGAACAGGAGTAAGCAAATGTGTTTGTCCTCATTTCTGGCTACCTGTCCAAGATGTGGAAAGGCAGTAGAAACGATAACAGTTAAGGGTCTTGCCTTGGCTCGTGCCACCAGCCGCCGGGCTGGAATGGAGGAGGCAGCGGTACTGACCGAAGGATGGTGTTTGCCCGATGGTCCTGTCGGCGCCGTGATGAAAGGACTGGCCGCCGACATCCGCGCCGCTGCTGAGAAAGTCGGCACGGCACCAAAGGCTGCACCATCCGCTTCGAGGACTAGTAAGGAGAGGCTGTGAACCAGAAGAACAAGCCATACAAGAAGCGGTTCTCGTACATCATCGACCTCGAGCAAACGAAGGACAACAACTTCATCCTGACCTCCCCGGACCCACGTATTTCAGGACGAACAGTACTACTCTGGGAGGATAGGTTCACCCTGGTTGTGGACATCAAGATCGATAACAAGGGTCAGATCATCGAGAAGCCTCCTCAGGTACTGAACGACCTGGAACTCCTGAAGCACCAGCTCGAGGAAGAGAAAGAGAGGGCCAAGGACTTCCAACAGAAGTACTGGGACAAGCTCTCGGACGCCACAACACTTCGCCTCGAACTCAAGGTCACAGAGCTTGAGGAAGAGATCAAGCGCCTATCGGAGAAACCATGACCATGAGCATGAAAGAGAAGTTCGATCTCACAGAGAAGATCCCCGTTCTGGACCACGGCTACTCATGAGAAGTGAGGCCCAAGCTAAGTTATTTGCTAAGGGTCGTCGGAGATGCACACGCTGCAAGAAACCTAAACCACTTTCGGACTTCGGGACCCACAGAAATAGTTATCACAGTTGGTGCAAATTATGTCAAGCAGAAGACCAAAGGCAACGTAGGGCCAGTGATCCAGGCAAAGCCAGGGAGATAGCTAAAAGGTATCGAGTAAAGTGGATACGGAAGGTAAAAGAACTAATCGAAGAGGCTAAGAATAAACCATGTGCTGATTGTGGGCAAAGGTTTCCACCGTGCGTGATGGACTTTGATCATGTGGATCCAAGTCTAAAGAAGATCTGTGTTGGGCGCATGATGCATCAAACCTGGTCAGTAGAGAGCATCAAGGCAGAGATGGCAAAATGTGAGGTTGTCTGTTCTAACTGCCATCGAATCCGTACGTGGATCAAGGGACGAAGGAGAAGACCGAATGGACCTAACACAAAAGATTAACGTGCTGAACTCAGGCTACGTCCAGTACATTGGGAGCATGGGCTCTGATGAAGACATCATCAGCGCCGCCCGCATGTCCACCGGCAAGGGCTTCCTTGGCTGGACCTGGGAGGAAGACACCTGGGCCGATAGTATCTGCTTCGGGTGCCGGACCCAGCACCTCCTCGCAAGTCTGCCGATCGACGAGGACAGAGATCTGCCTGTTTGCACCAACTGCTGGTCCTCGGACGTGAAGTGGATCGAAGGAGGATCAGGACTGCACCTAGAGCCTAAGCTCCTCGGCAAGGAGGGCCAGCCCAGAGACCTGAGCCTCTTGGAGTTTCTATACTCGAACCGCCACAGCACCCCCTTCGAGATGGGTGAGCTGTGCATCGAGGTCAAGGCTCCCATCATGGTCTTCCGAGAATGGCATCGTTAGATACTTGTGTTTTGACTTTTGTCGTGCTAGTGTAGAATCTCCAATAAGGAGACTTCTATGATCAAGGACAGCACTGCCATCGATGGAACACCAATCTCTGAACTCAGTCCTGGAAGCGAGAGGAAAGTCATTCTCGTATGTGACACTTGCGGAAAAGAGACAATCACAGGTTTCTGCAACTACACGCACGGTCAACACCCAGGCAGGAACGGAGAAACGTTCTGCAAGTCTTGCGCTACTAAGAAGAGCGGTTTTGCTAAGAGAGGAAAACCGATCAAGGCCGTTCCGAGAAAGTCTCGGGCCGACAGAAGCCACCTCTGGAAGGGCGGAAGATTTGTTGGATCGGATGGGTACGTTCAAGTGTATCTCGGACCCAAGAAGTATCGTAAAGAGCACTTCTTGGTGATAGAGGCATCTCTTGGACGTCTTCTGCAAGATGGGGAACGTATTCATCACATCGATGGAAACAAGCAGAACAACTGGCTCTACAACCTGGATCTGATGACATCAGAGTCAGAGCACCGAGATGCCCATAATTCACTCTACGAGTGGGCGTGCTACTTGGTGAGGGTCGGTTTGATCAGCTACGACAAAAGCAGCCACAGATACTATATGGCGATGGATAAACTCCGTGAATTGCTGGGACAGCCTGAAGAGGCCAATCAGCAGCCAAGCTTGAGCGGCGACGCTCTTGAAGGTTCAACGACTAGGTGATGAGTCTCTCTGAGATGATAATTCACCCACGAGCGCGGAGCAGCAGGACAGCCTGCTGATGAGATAGTCTGACCCACGTGTATAACAAGACGAAGACGTGGAACCGTCGGATAAAGAGCCGGCGGGATAACAGCGTGCATAGGACGCAGTCGTACAACGAGCTGTCTGCGCGATACACGCAGATGCCCAACGAGCACTACATCCCAGAACTAGGGCGCATCCAGAGACAGTCGCTCACAAACAAGCAGGGCTCTGGTGGTAGCTTCCCACCAGAAGAAGCGGCCAACTTCATCGGAAGGCTCGAAACCGCGCAGCAAGAGATCTACTCTGACTATGATGAATTTGTCAGGAAGGGGATCGCCAAGGAGGTGGCTAGGATCAACACCCCGGTCTCGCGCTACTCGAAGATGCGGGCCAAGACGGACCTCCGAAACTGGCTCTGGTTCCTGGGCCTCCGCATGGAGAAGGGCGCCCAGTGGGAGATCCGGCAGTACGCCAATGCCGTAGCCAGCATCATCAAGAAGCTCTGGCCCAAGACGTTCGACCTCTTCATCGAGCACGACTTTTTGTCAGTCAGGTTCTCCAGGTCGGAGATGGATGCCCTGCGCAAGCTCCTGGGCAAGATCACCAGAGGCTTCATGACCGACGAAGTGCCCATCGCTGATCCCAAGAAGCGGCAAGCCTTCCTGGATAAGCTGATGGCACCCAAGGAAGACGACTACAAGGACGTTCTCACCAAGCTCGGCTACTAGAGGTCTAGATAGGGAGAACGTGCATGACGGACAAGCTCCAGAAGTTGAAAGAAGGGGCACACACCTACTGCCTGGCAGAGCCAGCCGTGGCCTGCTACAAGTGCCTGACCAAGGAGAAGGAGAAGCATGAGCAAAGCCCACGACCCGATGACCGATGACCAGATCAGAGAGTTCATCGTTGCTCAGGCTCAGACGATCGGTTTGATAGATGAGTCGGCACGAGGATTCTTGCACCACGTCATCTGGCAGATCGTGGAGTACGTCCGTCAGTCAGACAAGGGCAAGGTCCCGAACCCCTTCACGTCGGCCGGAAAGAGGTACATCGAAAGAGAGGTCGAAGAGATCACGATGGAGATGAGCAAGACGACCTAGGAGGCAGCATGCCGGACTTCATGACCATCACGGGCCACCGCCCTTCCAAGTTCCTAGAGTACGGCTGCGAAGACGGCTACGACTTCAACTCCTGGCGCTCTGCAAAGGAGGGGTAATGGGAGTCGACATTCCTGCTCTACGCGCTTTGCTAGCTGCAGCTAGCCCAGAACCGTGGGAGGAGTACTCCGCATCGTGCTGCCCAGACATGGGCGGAGTGCAAGTACGTCAAGGCTCCCTCGTATGCCCTTCTTCCGTCGGTCAGCGCCATCCCATGACCTTCGCCGATGCATCGGCGGTAGCCAGCTTGCGCAACCAGGCCCTAGAGCTTCTTGACGAACTAGAAGGGCACCGCAAGCACCGAACAGGCCTCTGTTCCGCTCATCAGTATGGGGAAGATCCCAGCTGTACGACCTGTCATGGCATCGGGCCAGAAGGGGTAGCGAAGGCGTGGTTGGAGACAGCACAGCGTCTCCAAAAGCTTAGGGACGCGGCTATCCTCTGGGACACGAAGGCTAAGATGGGAGGGTGGTCTTGGACCGAGTTCCAAGAGGCTGAAGACGCCCTCATCGAACTGGTTCGACAAGAACAAAAACTTAAGGAGATGTGAGGTGGCTGAGGAAGAAAAACAAGAGAAGAGAACCGATCACTGTGACGACTACGTCCTGGACCATACGGCGCCGTTCTGCCTGCGTTGGTGGCTCTTCGTCAACCGGTTGCCTGCCATCTATGGATCTATGTGTAAGAAGGCTGGGGTCAAACCAGAGCTCTACGCCGATTACAAGGGCAAGCGGGTGCGCGTGGTGATGGCCTCTCGTCTGGGCGATGTGGGTATCACCGAGGATCTTGGGGCGTCTAGCAGTTACCAGACGCGGGTCCAGCTAAAAGACCTATGCAACTTCAGCGGTAACTGTACCAAATGACAAATCAGAGCGACGTGTCATGCCGGCACGAATCCTACCCAAAGCGACTTTCCGAACCAACCCTCGCCGCAGCGACAAACCAAGCCTGGCGGGATCCTTCCCGGCCCAAACAGAGTGACTGGCCCCCTCGATCCGTTACAACTCCCAGCGACAGGTCTTTCCGATTCAGCACGTAACAAAGCGACACGTCGACTGAGCCAATACCAAGACGAACCATCGCGACTAACCTGACAAGCCCAGCTCACGTCCTAGTGACGTCCCAGCTTTTCTCGCACGCGCCCTATACAATAAGACATGTCAGGCCTCTATGCGTCCCTTCAGGGTGACATGCCACGCCTGACAATTCTCCTCAAGGCGACCGGCCAAGTCCTGCCTTGTCCAGTCCGAGTGACAAGTCGATACGGGAAAAGTCTGGTCCCGGTACATTTGCGGAAGTACCTATGACAAGCCACAGCATCTTGCACCATGCCATCGCGACTACCCCGCCCCGTACTACTCATATCGAAGCGACCTTCCTATTCGCGCCTGGTCGTCTCTCCTCGATGTGACGACTCACTCCGACCTCACCCGCGTCAATGTGACCCATCTACTACGTCCAAGCCTACACAGAGCGACGATTCGGTTCACTCCTAACCACTTCTTCTCACGGAGACTATCTAGCCCGCCTCCCGATCATGGTGACAAGTCGGCGTCTTGTCGCGGTCTGTTCAGTCATCAGCGTGACATGCGACTCCTGGTCTAAGCGCCCCAAGGTGACGAGCCTGGCTGAATCTTTTCAAGCCCCACCAAGTACTCTTACCGGTACAGCCCTCTGCGACTATTCATCCCTTCCCCAATCCTTTTCCTGTCAGGAGATACCATGCCCCCTCGCAAGAAGCCTGTTATCGACCCTATGAAGCCGGCCCAGATCACCGAGATCAAGCCAAAGGTCCCGATGAACTGGATGCTGACCCTCAAGAAGATAGAGCAGGAACACTGGCGCAAGCTGGTCGTCACCATCCACATCCGCCAGAAGATCATGGCCGGTAAACCTGTGAGCCTGGATGTCGCCAAGGCCATGATCAAAGCTCGAGGTCTGGAAGAGACTATCGAAGCCGTGAACACTGAAGATCCCGAAGCCGTCGCCAACGCGGTAGCACAAGCCAAGAACGAGGGTAAGTGTGAGTTTCACCGCCGTCTTGGTAAGCCTGGGTGCTGGTTTCCGACCAACCACATCAAGGCAGGCATCAAGGAAAACTGGAGTGCCTTGGGCTACCGGGTCAAGTTTCGCGGCTCTCGAGGCAGTCTTGCCGAGTGTATGTTCGTCTATTCCGTTCCTCCCAAAGACACCGTATGGGATTCTGCCGACCGAGAGTGGATTCTGCTTGCTGACGCCCCCAGCGGAGAAGAAACTCTGATCTCACATACGACAGGACCCTCAGGACCGGTGAGTGCTCTCAAGATCCACGAGTACATCATCAGGCCCAAAATCACCTTCGAGATTGCCATCGCCCAGGAAGTGATGGAGGCTGAGAAGGTCCCTGACGAGGCCCTGGCCAAGACTCTCTACCACTTCGGGGCGCACGGTCTGGGGGCCTGCCGTAGTGCTGGTTTCGGTACCTTCGATATCATCAACATCGAAGAGGTGCTGCCATCGCCCGAAAAGGAGTAATCCATGTTCCTGCCGGACCCTGGAGTGATAGGGGGCATCGTGGCCGTCACGGGCCATCGGCCTGACAAGATCGGGGGGCACACCCCCCGTAACCCTCAGCGCCTTTGGATAAAGGACCGCCTTTCTGAGTTTCTCATCGCCCTACAACCAAGACAAGCGGTCACGGGTATGGCTCTAGGAGTCGACCAAGACTTCGCCGAGATCTGTATCCAGCTCGGGATTCCTTTCACTGCGGCCGTTCCCCATCTCGGCCAAGAAGTACTCTGGCCCGAAGAGTCCCAGAATAAGTATCGGGGCCTGTTGGGCCAGGCAGCTCAGATCGTCATCGTGAGTCCCGGCGGATACGCCGCCTGGAAGCTACAGAAGCGCAACGAGTACTAGGAGGCAGTAAAATGATGCCAGGAGAGACCGTTCTATCGGGAGCCAAAAGCCACAAGGAAGATCCCCACATCTCTGAGTTCATAGTCCTCAGGTCGGCAGCGGGGTGGTACATCGGAACCATTCAAACCAGCGACGAAGGCTGGCTCGAACCGAACACGAGAGAGACGGACTATTTCGACTCCCAGGAGGAGGCTCAGAGGGCCCTGGAGAAGTACAAGAATACAGGCATCCTAAGCAAGCAGCGCTAACGCGAAGGCAGGTTTCCATGATGTCGAGTAGTAAAATCGTCGAGGTTGTTAAGTTCTATGAGAAATCCTTGCTCTCTATGAAAGAGTATGCCCGACGTGATCTCAAGATTACCCATCTCGTGAAGATGTGCCAGACCGTCCAAGAGATGCTGAGCAAGGAGGCCGAACTTGATAAGGTCAATCGCTGGCTCGGCTTCATTCAGGGTGTCCTCTGGTGTGAGGGGCTTTTCAGCATCAATGAGATGAGAGAGCACAACCGCGAGCCGATCCTAACCACCCCCAAGTAAGCCAGAAAGGATCATCCGCATGATCCCTCGCCTCAAACAACGCCAGCTGTCATCAGGTGGGATCGCTGAGAGCGAGTCCTTTGGTATCTCTGATAAAGACAGCGCCCACATCATGACTATCCTCCGAGATACGTTGTACTCGGACAAGATCTTAGCGGTCCTGCGTGAGTATGCATCCAACGCCTGGGATGCGCATCGAGAGGCCGGCAAGGGAGACCTTCCCATCAAGGTCAAGCTACCAACGACCATGGACGCCACCCTGGCCATCCGTGACTTCGGGGCGGGGCTCTCTCACGAAGCCGTCTTCAACGTCTACACGAAGTATGGCTCCAGTACCAAACGCGACAGTGATGTTTCTGTCGGCATGCTAGGCATAGGAAGCAAATCAGGCTTTGCCTACGCTGACAGCTTCACTGTCACCTCCTGGCACGGAGGCACCCGACGTACGTACATTGCTGTGCTAGACGCCTCTGAGAAAGGCGTCATGAACCTGGTCCACGAGGAGAACTGTGGGGACGAGACGGGTGTAGAAATCAGTCTCGCCGTCAAGGTCGAGGACATCAACGAGTTCAAGCTCAAGGCTCAGAACCTCTTCCAATACTTCTTGCCTCGCCCAGACATCAACACCGAGATCCCACCGCTACCGGCATCGCAGGTTGGGCTCAAGAATGGCCTCATCTTCGAGGAGGGTAGGGAGTGGGTCGCCCTCATGGGCTGTGTTCCCTACCGGGTGAACATGACCATGGTGACCTCGATGCCCAAGCTCGTGGATTACTACAACACCCTCAATAACCTCTCCGGAGCGCTGTTCTTTGACATCGGCGAGGTACAGGTCAGTGCCTCACGAGAAGAGCTCAAGTACAGTGACCTGACGAAGAAAGCCCTGGTACACAAGATCGTCAGTCTGATCAACGAGTACATCGAACACACCATCAAGATCCTCGAAAGTAGCTCCTTCAGCTCCTGGGACCGCCGCTTGCGGGCACGAATCGTGGCCCGCCTGGGCCTGAAGATTCCCAAGACGTACAAAGTTTACTTCGAGGACCATGTCAGGCTTCCCAGTGACGCCAAGATCAGTATATTTCGCGCCAGTACCCGCTACGTGTCACCCGCTGAGATCATTCATATCACCCCAGGGGCAAAGTTCTATTTCAGCTTCGATACGTCCAAAGATCTCGGTGGCTACGAGTACCCGACCAACGGAGGCAACTACAACTACGTATTCACTCGAGTAGATGATAAGCAGAAAGAAGACGAAGCGCGGCGAGAACTAGAGAAGGTCATTAATGACCTGAAGATCGATGGCATCAAAGTCGAGGAGCTGTCTACACTCAACTGGGTTGATCACAATAAGCCCTACAAGAGGAACAAACAGAAGAAGCCTTCCAATCCCAAGCACTACCGTCGCCGCTTCGTGATCAACCCAGAGGCCAGTTTCTGTTATCCCTGGTCGAACAACTGGGACGTTACTGATGTGCCTCCGTCGGATGACGACATCTATGTCATCTTAACCGAGTTCGGCGCAGGAGACTTCTACACTAAGTATCAAGAAGACGCCTCTCTGATGAGGTCCCTGGAGCTTGGGCCTCTGCCTCCGGTCTATGGCTACAAGAACACCGACAGAAGGCCCATCACCCCCGATAAGTGCAAGGGCACGCCTTTCGATACCTGGCATGCTCAGTTCCCCAAAACCATTGCCCTGTCAAAAGAACATGAGGCGCTAAGAGAGCACTGGCGATGGGTGAGAAGTCACACCTACGACACCGTTTTTATAGCGAAGCATGACATGCGTAAGCTACGAGCCGTGATTGAGAGGTTGGGAGCGACCCATCCCATCTCCTTGCTATTCTCCCGTCAGCTTAAGGCGCACAAGGCCACAGAGAATATGGATAATACTTTGAAGTCAGCGTTCTCTCACCTAGATCGTCGGATGGGCGAAGGTTTCAAGACCCCCGCTGAGATCGAGATCGAGAAGATTCTGACCCGCTACCCGATCTTGGGCATCTCTCGGGTCGGCCTTGCTGCTATTTGGGATGATGCTGATGATGGCCCGCGGCTGATCGACTACGTCAAGTTCGTCGATCGAGTTACATTGAAAGACCCCTTCAAGACATTCTAGTTTACCAAGGAGGCTGCAGTGAGCAACCCCGTTCCTTACACCCTGACCCAGGACTCCATCACCGTTGTCTGGAAAGGCAGACCCTACACAGCACAGAAAGGCTCGCAGAACTTCGTTGCTCTGCGCAAAGCCGTCTTGGAAGAGAAATGGGATCTCGTCCCCAACTATCTGAGCGTTGGGAAGAGCATCGAGTCGTGGGCCAAGGGCAACTTCAAGGTCCTGGACGATAAGATCTTCTACAAAGGAGACTCCTTACCGGAGGGCCTCAATGGGCGCATCATGGCGATGACTCAGAATGGTGAAGACCCGACCGCGATCTTCAACTTCTGGGAGAGGCTACAGAAGAACCCCTCGTGGCGGTCGGTCGAGCAGCTCTGGCCCTTTCTCCAGCACCAGATCCCCCTCACACCAGATGGCTGCTTCCTGGCCTACAAAGGCGTGAACAACAACTACACTGACAAGCATACCAACACTGTGGACAACACACCAGGTACCGTCCACGAGATGATGAGAAACAAGATCTCGGATGACCCCAACGAGGCCTGTCACTATGGCTTCCACGTAGGGGCCCTTAGCTACGCCTCTACCTTCGGTGAGAAGACAGTCATCTGCAAGGTTGATCCCGAACATGTCGTCTGTGTACCCTACGATGCCAGCCAGCAGAAGATGCGGGTATGTAAGTACGAAGTCGTAGGCAACTACGGATCCCCACTACCCTCTACGACTTACTTGGGAGAACCTGACGTGAGCCCCAGAGATCCGGATGACGAAGAGGACGATAGCTCTGACAGCGTACCTGATGAGGACCCAGATCTCGAAAACCTCGATGAAGAAGATGCTTCCGAGGGTGACAAGGTAGGGGAGGGTGATAGTGAGGAGGGTGACGAGGAGAGCGAAGAAGATGCTTCCGAGGATGACGAGGATGATGACGAGGATGACGACGAGGAGAGCGAAGAAGAGCCAGAGGAAGCCGTAGATACGACTTCTACTCGTCAAGCACTCCCCAAGGGCAAGGGCAGAGCTCTCTTCCCCAAGTTCCTCAAGATGGATCGGGGCCAGCTCCTTACCCAGTCCATCGAGGAGCTACGCAAGCACGCGTCGCATGATCTGCTGATCCTCGGGGCCTCCAAGATCCCAGGAGGCAAGCCCGCTCTGGTGGCCAGTATCCTCAAGTTCCGTAGTGGCAAGTAATTCTCATTGACGAGGCGCACTGCTAGCATGAGGGATCATCTACGTCGGGAGAATCCGACATGTCCGTCATGCGTCCGTTGGTTGGGGAGCATTGGAGAGTTAGAGGAAGGCTCTGTTTCATCAAGAAGGTAAGTCCTGAAGGACTTGCCCTCGACGAAGCGAAGCGAAGCACCGCAACCTACCTCGTCGTCTACCAGCAGAATCAAACAGAAGAGACCATCACGGACGAGCTGTGGGTACAGCTCAACCCATGGGGTCCGTATTACTGAGTGCTGGCAACCCTGCCCGCACTTTTAGCTATCAGGCCTTGTAGCGCATGGGGATGACATTCGCTAGGATCTGCTTCTTCCGATCATCCAGGGCTTGGATGACCCCCATCTCGTGCTCCCGCTCCTCAGCTACTTCCTTGAGCTGCTCGTTCATCGCCGACACGTAGTCTTTCTTCTCTTCCTTGATGCGTCTTTCGATGAAGTCTTTGGTAACCAAGGAGTTCTTGTGGACTTCGACCAGCTTGTCCACCTCTTCTGCTGTAACCAACTTTTCGTAGTCCGGATGCTCTCTTCCATCGTCCTGGGCCATCAGTACCTCCAAGTAGATCAATACTATGCACAAAAAGCTACAGACCTCCGAAGAAAATACCTTGACCGAGGAAGAAGCGAGCGTATAGGTTCTAGTACAGACAAGATGACGTGTCGGGGAAAGCATAGGATGCCCACCAGAATCCAGGGAAACTTGGAGGGGCTACGCCCATGCACACTCGCTAAGGGCCTGGATTCCGCCAAGAATCTATTTGGGATCCAGGCCCAGAACCTCGGTTGGAGCTATGGACCGCCCGGCACCTAGGTAGCTAGCAGCAGAGCAGACCAGGGCCGGGCAGAGGAAACTCTCCCGGCCTTTCGCGTTTCTAGGGAGCGATCAGGGATCACAATGGTCTCCAAAACCGTTCAGCCGGGTTCAAGTCCCGGGCTCCCTGCCCTGAGCCAGCTTGAGAAAAGTGACTGGAAAGATCTGTCTGACCAGTTGTTTAGAGCTGCCTGCACACTGTACTGTGCCTGTGGAGAGAACAGCGCTCACGATCCAGCAGACCTGTGTCTGCGTTGCTATCTGGAAGGAGCTATCCAGCGGATCCAAGAGGCTAACGTACTAGGCGGATAACGCCACAAGGTGTGGCACTTCCTTGCCAGGGAAGAGTTGACGGGTTCGATTCCCGTTACCCGCTCCGACGCGCACCTGAAAACTGAATAGTGAAACTTCGTGAATACGAGAGAACTCTGTCGCTTGTATGATGGAGAACTCTCGTCATGGGTCAGTAGCTGGAAGGTCTAGCAGCGGTTTCTTAAACCGTCGTCAAGGGTTCGATTCCCTTCTGACCCACTGCGAAAAATCTTAAGCACTTGTGGGATAAGACGGTGTGAGGGAATCTTTTCCCTCATTCCGGGCATCTCTGTGTCGCTTCAAGGATCCGGGAATGGTCCCGGGTTCTGGGTCTGTAGCTCAGCTGGCAGAGCCTTCGGCTTTTAACCGAATGGTCGTCGGTTCGACTCCGACCAGACCCACCTCCAAACTGCCTGTGTAGTCACGTAAGGGGCGTGAGCAGACTGTAAATCTGCTGTCCTTCGGGGCCCAGGGGGTTCGAATCCCTCCACAGGCACTAACCAGGAAGGAGGTCACCAAGGTAGACATCACCAACCTACTACCGACCAGAGGGGCAGGGAGGTCTGGTACTTCCCTTGCCCCTAAAATGCGGATGCTACTCGATGGTCGAGTACCTGGTTCCCAGCCAGGCAGCTGCGGGTTCGAGTCCCGTCGTCCGCTCTAGAGTACCCGGCCGAGTAGACCCAACACGCAAATCAAATACAGGTTCGAGTCCTGTCTTATCCGCGTAGCGGACAAGTCGCCCAACGGTAGGGCATCTGACTTTTAATCAGACATGATGAATCGCGGTCTACCCACTCGGGTGCTCCCTAATACTGCCCAGTAGGGCCCTTGCTGGTAGTAGGAAAACCAGCGCCTGCCGGCGGGCATCACCGGCTACGCCAAAACACTGGTTGGCAGGACACCAGGGACACCCTCATGACGGATCCTCAGGATGCCTTCGGGTGACTTAAAGATCCCAAACTGAGATTCCGAACCTGCCCCGTTCGAAGACGGTGATCTTCGCATCGTGCGGACCGTAGGCGCCTACGAGATGAATTTGCTGGTGAAGAGAGTGTGCCGACCGCTCTTGGATCCCACGGAAACGGAGAGTCCCTGCAGAGGTAAGTAGCAGCTCGGAAGTAAACCCAGGGGAGTCGAAAGGCTGAGATCCTGCCGACTGTGAAAGCCGCTCTCCCTCAGAGGTACCGGGCCACCGGGTAGCTCTGCGACCTTTGATGCAACAAAACAGGTGGCCCATGCGGGTGTAGTTCAGTGGTAGAACTCTAGCCTTCCAAGCTAGATGTCGTGGGTTCGAGTCCCATCGCCCGCTCTAGTCTCACTCGGGAGTAATGTAATTGGCAGCATCGCGCCCTTTGAAGGCGTTCGTTCAGGTTCGAGTCCTGACTCCCGAACGCTGTCAGTAGTCGAGACCCATCTCCAACACCATGGAGCTAGACGATGAAGTGGCGACAACGCTGACAACGCCAGCAGGTATTCCATCTATGACAATGTACAGACGGTGATCTTCGAGGCATCACAGACAACCCCAAAGCTTGTTTCGATGAGGCGCGGATAGCTGGGTCTGCCCAGCAGGGTCCTGGCGACTCTCGATGCAGACATGCAGAGCTCTGGAAAAAGAGAAGGTGCCTTGACGGTCTACCAGTTCAGGATGGCCCAAAGGTAGGGCACCAGCACATTGGAGCTGGATATCTAGGTTCGAGTCCTAGTCCTGAGCCATGGGTCGTCCAACTACTAGTCCCAACGAAAGTGGTACCAAAATAGTAGGTGAGCAAGATCGCGCAGGTACGCTCCGAGATAGTCCAATCGGCAGGACAGTGGTCTCTGACACCACGAATCTAGGTTCGAACCCTAGTCTCGGAACTACGGGAGGTCGCATGGCGCTCAAGCCTGAACACATCAAGATGTACAAGGGGTACTGCGCATGATCGAACAGGTATCTGCCACTGGGCTGGAAGAGGCCAACGACATGAACATCCCCATCGACATCTGGTTGAGTAGGATCGCTTCAGATGAGGGAGAAGAGGATCAGGAGCTCATCAAGCAAGGCTTCATCTGGCGTCTACGTGCGGCTTCTTACCAACCAAGAAAGGATCGCATCTGGACCGAGGCGTACGAGTACATAGCTTCTGATCGGGCAGAGCTCAGCGCCTTGGTAGAGAAGCACATCCTGCCCCTCTACAAGATCGCCCTCTCCAAGGTCGAAGCCATGACCAAGCCTTCCGAAGACGATCTCGATTTGTACTACTGGGATAAACCCAAGCTGGGGTAGCTCAGATGGCAGAGCTCCTGCCTTGTAAGCAGGGGGTCATCGGTTCGATTCCGATCCCCAGCTCCTAGGGTTGGGAACACTAACTCAGAATCAGGAGGCATTCCCATGATCAAACAGAATTCGGTGTTCAAGTTATGTTCCCTCGCAGGAGGGCGCTAAAACCACATCTGGAGTGAGTAATGAACATCGACACGTTGGTACGGAAGTTCGGCCAGGTCAATCTCGCCCTGGTCCCCTGGAAGGTTCCGATCGGAGGGTCCTCGACCGAGAACGTCTTCCAGCTCGACATCAAGAAGAAGGACAGGCAGGACGTCTTCGCGGTCTGGCCCGGTGATGAGCACAACACCGCCATCGTGCAGGCCAGCGACAAGAAGCTCGAGCAGGTGGTCCTGCTCGTGAAGGAGGAGAAGCACCAGTTCTGGGAGCAGCTGACTACTCGTCGCGACCAGTGGTTCCTGAGGATGGACCCCAAGGAGGAGGATGTCCGGAAGCGGTTCATGCTCAGGGACCGTGTGGAGGTCAAGAAGAACGATGGGGTCTGGTGGGCCTCCCGTGAGACCCCCGATACTACCCGGCACTTCCTGGTGGGTAAGGATGAGCGGCACCTCTTCATGGCGGCGCTGCCCGGAGCGGCTACCTCCATCTTGGCGGCGCACCGAGTGCTGAAGAGCAGGAACCTGGTCGATCACGAGGCCAAGGGCCACGAGCACATCCGCCAGGGAGAGTGGTTCTTCGTCGAGCTCAACCAGGCCGAGTTCTGGGAGATCGAGAACCTGGCCAAGAAGAACCCCGCCGTCGTCAAGGCCAAGCAGTCCCTGAACGGGCTCTTCGGCTCCCGGGGCCGGGCGCACATCGTGGATGAGCTGGTCACCTACAAGGCTCTCGGCTCCACCGGAACCAAGATCTACGTCCGGGGCAAGGTGAAGCACCCCGACCACAAGACCATCCAGCTCTACCAGTGGCGGGAGGTTATCAAGAACACCGAGGGCAGCTCCGCGAGATCTGGCGCGAGCCTGCTCGGCGGGACCTGGATCGACTAGCAGAGATGGGATGACCTACTCATCAGCGGGAGCGCTCCTGCTTACTGCGCTACTTGGTATTGGCGCAGATGACGTGGTTACTAAGCCCTGGCCCGGGGTGTCCCAGAGGGCATTCATTCCTACATAGCCTAATGGCAAGGCACTCGGCTGTTAACCGAGGAAATGCAGGTCCGAATCCTGCTGTAGGAGCCTTCTCTGCACTGTTCGAGACAAACCTCTTCTGGCGTATGAGCGTGCTTATACGTCTTTTTGGGAGCGGGAGTTGCTCGGCCGACAGCTGCCCTAGACGGCAGTGTGGAGAGCTAGAAATATCTGTGCTGCTCGTGACAACCTCCCTTTAAGGAAAGCGTCAAGCGGTGGTTTGATCCCCATCGCTGGGACCTCGACGGCAGCACGGAGGCGCCTTTCATAAATCTTTCTCTTCATCACGGGGAACGGAAGTAGGCTAGCGATAGCTAAGACGGGTACCCAACCTCCCAACGGTGTCGAAAGGCACTGCCCGATCACCCTAGACCAACGTCTCGGCGGAGGCAGTCCGAGAGACCCGTGATGAAGAGAATCCTAACAAGAGGTGCTCATGAGGCACTACGAACTCAAGGAAGTGGTCCGGAAGGAACGGGTCTGTGACTACAAGACCTGTGACCTCTGCGGGGTCAAGGGACCAGATAGTTACACGGACGACTGGGAATCTAGCACCTACGATAACAAGGAAGTGGTGGTCAGCGTCACGGTGAAGCACAAAGACGGCGCCTCGTACCCTGAAGGCGGTTCGGGACGAGAGTTCCACCCAGACATCTGCCCGAAGTGCTTCGTAGAAAAGGTGCTTCCTGCTCTTCGGGCGCTGGGCATCAAGATCGAGTACGTGGATTACTGGTGGTAGTACTTGGTCCCGTAGCCAAGGGGATAGGCACCGGTCTGCAAAACCGGGGACGCTGGTTCAATTCCAGCCGGGATCTCTAGATGCAAGCGTACGGAAGACGGAAAGGACATACCCACGTGGCGGGTCATCAAGACTGTGGCGACTGTCACCCAGAACAGAAGAACAAGACCCATAGAGGTAGAACAGAGGAGTATCTCCAAGAGACCTGCAGGAATGCCATCACTATAGATGGCGAGGTCTACGAGTGTGAGAAAGAGCTGGGGCACGCCTCCCTGCACCGAGACACCAGCTTCGACATACTAGCGGATGCCTTCAAGATCGTGGAGTGGTAGCTGGCCCTAGAGTCTAACGGTTAGGACGTCGGCCTCTCACGCCGAAAGACCGGGTTCAACTCCCGGTGGGGTCACCATGTCGCGCTTCAAAGAGCTCTCAGAAAAAGTTGGTACTCTTCCTCAAACACGACTCGCTACCATTGAAGGGGATACCCCACCGCAAGGCGAGATAGCTCTCTGTGCTTGTTGCCATAAGAGGCCTGTCGCACCACCAGAAGATACCTGTGTGATGTGCACCATGGAACAGTTCTTCGAAATGTGGAGTAATCCTTTATGAAGACTGAAGGAACAAGTAAAAAGGGAGAGAGCTGTACCGAAGAGGAGAGCAAGATGGTTGGTAGTCATCTTTGCCCAGACTGCGGTGGGCCTCTTTACGACGGTCCTTGTGGGGGCCTAAGCATCAACATGTACTGCGGAAACCAGAAGTGCGGTAGCCGTTTCAACGAGATGGGGCCCTTCGGCTCTGACCGCATTTCTGATGCCTCCCCCAACCGTCCACAAGAACCCTTGGCTTCTACTGGCCCTTACCGGTGAGAGAACATGAGCAACAAAGATCAGAGACCTATAGTTGGTGTCGCGATCGTCCTTTATAGAAGAGATGAGGCAGGAGTGGTTCGGTTCCTCATCGGCAAGCGCGGCCCAGGAGTTGGGCATGGCAGGGGTAGCTGGGGACTCCCAGGAGGGCATCTGGAGTTCAACGAGCGCGTCATCGACTGCGCGATTCGAGAGCTCAGGGAGGAGACCGGCATCGATCTCGCCTCGGATAGAACCAAAGTGATAGAGAATGGGGAGTACGGAACCTCGTTCTTTCTCGAGGAACATCGGCACTATATCACCCTCCTGGTTCGTGCCATGGCCCCCAAGGGAGCTGAGGCCCTGCGCATGGAACCGGACAAGTGTGAAGAGTGGCGCTGGGTCACCAAGGCTGACCTACCACAACCTCTCTTCGCTGCTCTAAGCGACCTCATCGCCAGAGGAAGGCTTTAGACAACAAAGCAGACATCTGCGGCATGTGCACCGAGAAGTACGCCTAGCAGTACGCCGCGTTCGGTCAATAGCCAAGGACAGCTCATGAAAAAGGCGCGAACGGTAGCGATCCCTGTCACCCTCAACTTCGAGTGCTGCGAGTGTGGTTGCCATGGATCCTCGGCTAAGAACTACTGGATCGGCCAGGACAGCGAGAAGTTCTACCTAGCCATCAGAGGCCATGGCTATGAAGGGACCGATCTTGGGAGGAGCGCATCTTTCAGAGGTGCCATCGAGATCTGCGAGAAATGCTGGGAGGAGGAGCTCCTGGAACTCGCCAAACCGTGAAGAAGCACCTGGGCGTAAGTCAGCGGCAGACGGCTTGCTTTGGGAGCAAGCAGACGGAGGTTCGAGTCCTCTCGCCCAGACTAACTACTCTCCTTTGCACTGACTGACCGCATCTGATTCGAGCTGATGATCTCAGGGGGCGTGGAGAACTGGGTAAGGTCTACGTACGCGACCTGGCCCCCTCCCTTTCCTTTCGCTGTGTACATGGCCAGGTCAGTTTCTCGGAGCATGACATCCACAGACTCAGGGATGATCTTGAAGGTCACACAGCCTACTGAGATGAATAACTTTCCGAAGGAGGCCACGGAGATCTGTTGCCTGATGCGGTCAATCACCACCTTGGCGCCTTCCCCATCAGTCTCAGGGAGCAAGATACAGAACTCATCACCACCCACCCGAGCGGCAAGATCCGAGGCTCTTAGGCTCTTCCGAAAGCTATCTCCAATCAGCTTCAAGGCATGATCCCCTGTAGCATGGCCGAGCTTGTCATTGATGAGCTTGAAGTTATCAACATCTACTCCTAGGCAGGTCATGATGCGGTTGTGCCGAAGAGAGCGGCTGAGCTCGGCCCTCCCTGCTTCGTAGAAGGCCCTAGGATTAAGCAGGCCCGTCAGAGCATCTGTCCTAGATAAAAGCTTCTCACTCTCGATGGTGGCTCTCAAGTTGGTCACCAAGAAGGTGATCATCAGGTAAGTCATAGACTGAAGCGAGATCATGATCTGATGGGCCACGGGACCCGCGCTACCTTCTGAGGTAGCTAAGTGCAAGGTAAGGGAGGAAACCGCACAGACTCCCAGTCCTGGCAGCCTCCCACAAAACCAACCAGTCAGGATAATCGGGAGGAGATAAATAGGAGTGAGAGGCAAGCTAGTCTGCAGATACCCATCTACAAAGTAGGTCAGCTTACCTATGAGAGGAAGAAGGCCTATGCTGCTAGCAAGAACGGCTAAACCCCGCATTCGTCTATATAAGACACTTTTCTTGCTCTCAGCCTAGAGTATTTTATGAGGGTCTCTAGCTCAATTGGTTTAGAGCACCTGCTTTATAAGCGGGAGGTTCGGAGTTCAATTCTCCGGGGACCTACGATAGGGAGGCAAAGGACATGAGCAAAGGATCTGACAAGCGGTCTGTGTCAACAGACGCTCTCGAAACGCTGGGTACCATCATCGATGACACCCAGAAGCGTGATGCGATTCACCTGGCAGTAGAGCCGGTCCGGGCTGGACAGCGCCTCTATCCAGGGGATCACATCACCGTGAAGGACGGAGTCGCCAGGAAGGCACTCATAGGAGAGAGCCTGGGCATCGTGGATCCCTTCCTGACCAAAGAGGTGCTGCGCGGGGAGATGTTCTGGTTCGTCATGTACCCCCGGCAAGTCCGCAGTCTACGCCACGTCTGGTCACACCCGTCCTTCCCGGATGAGCCGGAGAAGGCCAGCACCAAGGCGCCAGAGACGAACCTGCCCGCCGAGACGAGGGACGTCATGCGGGCCAAGGCCTGGATCCGGGGATACGCAGACGAGCTCAACGTCGGCTACCATGACCTCATGGAGAGCGCCAAGGCCTGGATCGACGATGGCGATTACATGGTCCGGGGCGGCATCCTGGAGGGCATCAGCACCTCCGATAAGTTCTGGGAGCAGTACGAGGTCGCTACTGGACAGAAAGTCGATGAAGACAAGCAAGTGAGCTTCTTCTCCTGTAGCTGCTGAAGAAGTACTGAGGTAAGGGCCTAACATCGGCCTACCCGCCCGTAGCACGAAGGTCGTGCATTCGCTCGATAAGCGAAAGGAAATGGTTCAATTCCATCCGGGCGGACCCTGCTAGTAGCTTAAGTAGCCAAAGCGCCAGGCTGTGGACCTGGAGAGTGCGGGTGCAAGTCCCGTCTAGCAGCCCGGGGCCATCGTCCAGTGGGAGGACACCGGTTCGGCATACCGGAAACGGCGGTTCGAACCCGCCTGGCTCCACTTCTACTTATTTTAGCGGTGCGATAAAATAGCAAGAGCTGTGAGATAAGAAAAAGGTGCACCTAGTGTTGTGCACCTTTTCTTGGAGGACTCGCATTATGGCTATCAAGACTCCGCGGTAGCATACTAGATAGGTTTCTCGGAGTCCCTGGCCTTCTCGAGGTCTTCTTTGATCTCATCAAGAGGGTTCTTGAGGCGGTAGAAAAAATCCGCTAGGCGGTGGCCTTGGTTGCGTACGTTGAGCATCTCCTGCTCCACCAAACGGTGAGTCAGCTCGTCTTCCTTGATGTGGGTCGCAATCCTTTTCTCTACTTCCTGAGTGCTATTAATAAAAGCTTCCACCTCAACTAAAGCGCCGACGAGCTGCTTCTCCAGCAAGATCATGCGCTGTTCCAGATGCTCTAGGTCGACCACAGGGCCTCCTTGCGGTATCTGGAATAATCTATCACGAGTGTAATTTCCTGCATAGGACTGGTGGTCTTGGATCCTGCACGCGTCTAGAGTACGCCTGTGAGGTTCCCTGGTTGGGAACGCTGGATTGTCAATCCAGAGTGGGCGGGTTCGATTCCCGTCACAGGCGCCGTACTCGCCTCGATAGCTCAAGGGTAGAGCGCTCCGCTGAAGACGGAGAGACCACGGGTCGATACCGTGTCGGGGCACTATGTGTAAGCCACCCAAAAACGACAAGCTGCTTACCATGATTCGGAACTACTGGAAGAGGCACCCCGACTGTGGCTGGGTCGGATTCCCCCTACCCCCAAGGAAACCCGTCATGCGAGAAGAAGAAAGAATCGACCGGATCCTTTCCTTGGTCCGCGACTACTGGAAGGAGCACCCTGAGATGAGGTTGACCCAGATCATCGTCAATGTGGTAAAAGGGAATCGAGAGGACATCTTCTACACAGAAGACGAAGAGGTAGAAGCCTCCTTGAGGAAGTTACTGAAGAAGCTGTAAGGAGCCCTAGCTGAAATCTCATGACTTCGGATACGCCAAGTCCTGGCGTCAGCGAGTGGGAGCCGCAAGGCGCAGACCACTGCCGAGTCGTTGGAGCATGGCCAACCTGCTAGAGCTTCTGGGCCCATAGTGCCAATGGCAGCACGCTACGTTTGCACCGTAGAGGTGAGGGTTCGAGTCCCTCTGGGTCCACTAAAATTGCCCCCGTCGTCTAGTGGTCAAGATCCTACTTTGGTAAAGTAGAGAATTTCGGTTCGATTCCGAGTGGGGGCTCTGGAGGTAGTATGATCAACATCGTCGCAGGACTCATCACCATCGTTGTCATCGCCAGCTTCTTCATGGTCATGAGCATCATGAAGAGACGAAAAGCGGAGGTTACCGAGAAGCTGCGGGTTTTCATCGCCCTGGAGAAACAAGACAACCTGGACATGCATCGCAACCTTCGGCAACGCTCCTTGGCCTACGGCTCTAGCCCAACTACTCCAGTAAGCACTTCTAGTGAGGATGAGGCCCCTGACCTGACCAGCCCTCTCAACTCACTCTTCCTCTACGGTCCCTCACACCGGCATGATGCCTCTGCCCACGACACTCCCTCTAGCTGTGAGAGTGCTGGGGGAACCTGGAGCTCCGACAGTCACTCGTGCGTCGACTCGAGCTCTAACAGCATCGACGCGAGTTTCGACGGCGGGGGATCTTCCGGTAGTGACTAAGAAGCCCTAATGGTCCAGTAGTTGCTGAGAGGTGAGCAAGGAGGTCCTCATGATCATCGCGTTCGTACCTCTACTCATTGCTCTCATCGGACTACTCATGTGGGCCCTCTTGGCTCCGACGATCTTGAAGGAGGTAGGGAGGTACCTATTCATCATCGGCACCTTCTGGAGCGTCTACGCTGTAATAGGTCACACAGTCAAGGTGCTCTGACCCTTGGTGAAGTAGGATACGACTTGGCCCCGTAGCATAATGGATAGTGCTCACGGCTACGGACCGTGTAGGCGGAGGTTCGAATCCTCTCGGGGCTACTACGTTTCTAGGTTCAAGTCCCAGAGGGGTCGCAATTTGCGAGGGGTGGGGGATTCTGCGAAGTCAGTGGTTATGGTGCGGAACATCGGGTCGTTCTGGAAGTTGCTCCGCAGTACGCCGCTGGTCCTCTGAGAGCTTCTTGGCATCATCTGCTTGCTGAGCGGCTTTTTCTTCCGGGGACGCTTTCTGGAGCTTCTCCCCATCCACGGTTTCTAGGGGAGGCTGTACCTTGGCACGCGTAAACTTATCGTTGCTATCGGGACCGGTCATGGCCTTCCTCCTCTAGCGGATCTTCTATCGACTGCCCTTCTACTCTATCTTCAAGCTCTGCTTGGGTTTCCTGATGCTCCCTCACGACAGGGTGCCAGGAACTCTTTCTTCCTGTAGAAAAAGCCCCGTCCCTAGGCTGGTAAGAATCTGGAGTCGCCATGGACCGCTACCGCACTCGTCCATCCTGGTCTACCTCCAAGGGCTGTGGATCGTACTTCATTCGATCCGCTAGTTCCTCAGGGGTCTCCCTAGAAGAAGAACGCATGTGATTCTCCCTCGAGGATGGTAGAGGACTGAGGTTGTCACGAGGAAAGTCGTCGTCTTGGTCTTTCTTCATGTAGACCCTCCATGAACGCAAAGAAGCACCCAACATGCCACTGCAGATCTCGCCGGTGGTACTAAGGAGAAGCCATGCAGTGTTGTGGTAGAGACATGTCAGTCGCTGGTACCGCAGGTCAAGGGATGGGAGACATTGTATCCTGCTCCTACTGTGGGAGACGCTCCTACAACCGCCCTGACAACGTTCTGGAGTTTCGAGCGCGGGTCCTCGAAGAGAACTTGCGACTCGCGCATCAGGGTTGGTGGCAGAGGTTTCTCCGTTGGTTGTCTCCGTGGCCGAGAGGATGAGGCACTCGTTCCCTAAACGAGTCTAACGCAGGTTCGAGTCCTGCCGGAGGCGCGATGTTCTCACCCGCATGTATTTTCGTTGTGTTCACGGTGGTACTCCTCCTACTCTCAGAAAGGGCAAAATGAAGTGTCTCAGCTGCGACGCAGAGACCACAGAAACGATGGAGGCACAGAACTTCCAATACGGCTGCGGTTTTGAGGCGGTCGAGTTGACGGCTCTGGTGCCACTGATCAGATGTATCGAGTGCGGGTTCGAGTTCACAGACTTCCGAGGGGAAGAGGCACGGGACAAGGCCGTATTCGATTACCTCAAATCATTGCGGGGATGGTGCTAGTTCCCAGCTCGGCCTCCAAGGAGCCCATGATGAAAGGCAAACCACACGAGAGTCCTGAGTGTCTTTGTCCTGCATGCACTTCTTGGATGGAGGCGCGGCCTACTGCCCTCTGGACATGGGAGGAGTGGAAGAAGAAAGGATGCAAGATACTCTCTCCCTACCACGAGGTCGTCTTCACGACCCTGTCGAAGGAGACGTTGAAAGACGGCGAGTCGTTGGAGGTTACTTACACTATCAGCATGGGGTAGACCATGAAGAACAAACCACACGGGGATCTCTCTTGTCTCTGCCCTGCCTGTGTCACCTGGATCGAAGCAGCTATACGAGAGACTCTCCAGGGCCACTACGGGGTAGCGGTCTCAGCCTTGACGATCCAACGGATACAAGATGAGGCGGTTGAGTGTCTGTTGGAGCTGCAAGATCTTGCTATGATCAAGAACATCAAGGTTGATCTGCTTCGGTAGTACCTCACGGCGAGCAGCTAAGGTAGCGGGTCGCTCTCATAAGGCGACTGGCAGAGGGTTCGAGTCCCTCGTTCGCCACCATGAAGGGCAAGGGCAAAAAACTAGAGAGCCCCACGACGCTTACCATGACTCCTGTAGAAGCTCCCGAGATTCTACTCCAGCACCGCTGTCGTCCCAAGCCTGTAGGCCTTCTCGTCGTGAGCACCACCCACGGCTGGAAGTTACTTGTTGGGCCTCAAGGATTTGAGATTGCCTTCTGCCCCTTCTGTGGGCGAGACTTGCCGAAGGAGTAGCTCATGTGGAAAACCGAGCTCGTGGCTTGGCCGGTGCGCATCTTTGTGGGCTCCCTCTGGTTCGACATCATCATGCCCTGGCCGGTGACATACTTTGTCCCGGACCCCGAAGAGCAAACCACGAATCTCTTGAATTAACACGCTGGGCGAGGAAGCTGGTGACTCCCTTGGTTCTACACTCCAAAGCCGCAGGGTTCGATTCCCTGGCCCAGCACTCTCTAGCCACCATGGCGTAACGGCAGCCGCGCGGGTCTTAGAAGCCCGTGTCCTCGTGACGTGAGGGTTCGAGTCCCTCTGGTGGCACTACCTGTCGGGCTGGCAGGTTGGCAATCACTTTAAGTGGAGGCAGCACAATGGCCGACGTACGCGAAAAGCGTGACTTGGTTCTTCCCCCCGGAAGCTATGCATTCATGCAAGACACGACCAACGGTGTCATCAAGACCTATGTTGGTCCCACCGTCGTCAACCCGACGGCGCAAGAAACCCCCATCATCTACAACGACAAGACCCACCGATTCGAGAAGGTGTCGATCGAGGATGCCATGCGCCTTGCTGTGGTAGCCGTCGAAGGCTACTACGTCGTGCTCCTCAACCCGGTGAAAGACAACCGCCACCCAGAAACAGGGCGGTCTCAGTCCTCCCCGGATCCAGAGGCGGGGAGGAAGATCATCATCCCCGGACCGGATCTCTTCGCCCTCTGGCCTGGCCAGTCAGCAGAGGTCGTTCGAGGTCACAACCTCCGCTCGAACCAATACCTGCTCGTCCGCGTGTACAATGACGAGGAGGCGCAGAAGAACTGGTCCAAGGCTGTGGTGAAACCGGCCACCGGAGAAACTCCTGCAGAAGTCGTGGCGACGGCTCCTCCTCCGGATGACCTGACCAACGGCAAGCTCCTCATCATCAGGGGCACCGAGGTCAGCTTCTACATCCCACCCACAGGTATCACAGTCATCCCGGATGAGTCCTCCACGAGCAAGTCCAGGTACGTCCGGGAAGCCCTGACCCTCGAGCGTCTCGAGTACTGCATCCTCACGGCCGAGAACGGCAAGAAGCGGTTCGAGATCGGGCCGCAAGTGGTCTTCCCCTTGCCCTCGGAGACCTTCTTCGAAGTCAAGGACTCAGGAAACCTCATCCGGAAGTTCCGGGCGATCGAGCTGAACGAGAATGCGGGCATCCACATAAAGGTCATCGCCGACTACGAGGAGAATGGCGTCCTCCGCAAGATCGGCGACGAGCTCTTCATCACAGGGAAGGAGACTGCCATCTACTTCCCCCGAGAAGAGCACTCCATCATCAAGTACGACGGCAAGACCAAGAGCTTCGCGGTCGCCATCCCTCCTGGTGAGGGCCGCTACCTCATGAAGAGGAAGGTTGGCAACTTCTCCATAGACATGGTCAAGGGGCCCAACCTACTCCTGGCAGATCCCCGTACGGAAGTCATCATCCGCAGGCCGCTGTCGGATCGAGAGGTCCGGCTCTGGTATCCTGGTAACGAAGAAGCCCTACTCTACAATGCGAGCCTTCGCGCCGTCCTCGGATCCGTGCCCACCACCCGTACCGGGGCAGTCTCCGAGGGGGATTTCGAACGGGGCATGCCGAGGGGAGCAGGAGGTCCTCGATCCAAGGGTCCTGGAGGACAGGGAGTCCAGACTCTTGGTGCTGCCGTGCAGTATGCAGTCTCCAACATGGCAGCAATGGAGACCAGCCGCGTCTCTGGAGATCAACAGCTGGTCGGGGAAGAGTTCTCCAGGAGCTCTACCTACAGCTCCCCTCGCACGCTCGTCCTGGAGGCCAAGTACCAGGGCTGCCCCGTCATCAACGTCTGGACCGGCTACGCGGTCATGGTGGTGACGAAGACCAGCAACGGCATCAGCAAGCGGCGTGTGGAGAGGGGTCCGATGAACCTCCTCATGGAGTACGATGAGGTTCTCGAAATCCTGACCCTCTCGACCGGAAAGCCCAAGACCGCAGATCGGGTGCTGGAGACGCCCTACCTCCGGGTCGAGAACAACGTGGTCTCCGATATCATCCAGGTCGAGACCTCGGATCGAGTCAACCTCCAACTGTACCTATCCTACCAGGTCAACTTCGAGGGCGACCCGATGAAGTGGTTCTCGGTAGAGAACTACGTGAAGTTCCTCTGCGACCACGTGCGCAGCATCCTCAAGGGCCGGGTGCGGAAGATCCGTGTCGAGGATTTCTACGCTGACTCCACCGACATCATCCGGGACATCCTCCTCGGCAAAGCTGAAGGGGAAGCCGAGCGCTCCGGCATGTTCTTCAAGGAGAACGGGATGCGGGTCGGGGACGTGGAGGTCCTCAAGGTGGCCATCATGGATGATCGCATCCGGCCCCTTCTCGAGGCCGCTCAGCACGACGTGGTGCGAGCCAACATCGAGATCTCAGCCCTCCGGCGCAACCTGGAGATGACGAAGAACAAGGAGAAGATCAAGCAGGACGAGGTGACCATTACCACCGAAACCGAGAAGCACAAGCAGCAGGTCTACATCGACCAGTTGGCATCGGATCTCGCGGCCAAGATGGCCGAGATCACCAGCAACCTCACCCTGCTCGAAGAGCGCAAGAAGGAAGCAGACGCTCAGCGATTCCTGGACGATCAGGCCCAGGCGGCCACACTGGGCAGGACCTGGAAACAGAAGAGCCAGGAGATGGAGTTCAAGATCAAGGACCAGGAGCTCTTCATCAAGCGCATCCAGGCCGAGGCGGAGAGCATCGTCGCTCGGTTCTCGGCTGCGCAGACCGGCTTCTCCGAGGCGCTGCTATCACTCTCGAACAACGAGACCATGATTCAGGTGGCTCGTGCCTGGGATGTACAGAAGGTCGTCGGTGGCGAGAGCATGGCCGATCTCCTGGCCAAGCTGTTCCACAACACCCCGCTCAAGCCTCTGCTCGACAAGCTCGTCACATCTCCTCCTCCTGCTAACGGTACCGTCTCAGCCCCCTCTCGGGCGTAAAGAACAGCCCCCATTTCTGAGATAAGACAGTAGGAGGTATATATGCCGAGTCTCAGTAGTGGGGGTAGTCTCATTGTCCCTGTCCACGACCTGTTCCTCATCCCCGAGACGGTCTCACTCTCGGGGGTGAAGTTCTTCAAGAAGACGGAGCACCACATGACCGTGGTGAACTACCGGGCTGGGAAATCTCTTCTGGCAGCCATCAAGGAGAAGCCGGAGCTGGAAGGGCAGATCCAGGGGCTCATCAATGACCTGGGCTTCCAGTTCTACCCGAACTGTCCCCGGTTCCTTCGGGTGTCCAAGCCGGAGCTGGAGACGCCGGAGCTGGAGACGATCGTGGTCACGGTGGCTTGTGACCAGATCAAGATCTTCTACCAGCTCTTGGCCGCCTTTGACCCGAAGCTGGACTTCCCGCCCCCGCCCCCGCACATCACGCTGTACACCACCGATGAGCGTGGGGAGAAGGGCATCGGCCTGAACTCCTGGGACGAGCTCAACAAGGCCCTGAAGAACGAAGACGTAACGAACCTCCGCGTGCAGGAGCTGCGGCGTCTTCTGTAAGAATCCCTCGCAAGAGGGTGTGTGAAAGCCGGCCCTGTGCGAGGCTTGACAGTCGGGAGAGACCGACTTTTAGCACGGGTGGCGTAATGGTAGCCGCGCTAGCTTGAGGGGCTAGTGTCCGAAAGGACGTGCGGGTTCGATTCCCGCCCCGTGCACCAACATCGACTCGGGGGTTCTTCATGGATGATAAACCGCTGTTTGAATCCGGACCAAGTCTCGAGGAAGGGCAAACCCTGAAGATCCACGATCGCCTACCAGCCGGAGACGACGGCTTGCTCTTCAGCATGCGCGTCGATCAGGACTTGATCGACGAAGGAGGGCTCTCGGAACACTCAAGGTCCATAACGCTTCTGGAGTGGGACGACGTCAGGAAGCTGCGTGACTTTCTCACGGAAGAGTTGAAGCGGGCCAAGAAGAGATGGAAGCAGCAGGGGCTGGTGCTCTGAAAATGGGCGTGTCGGTTCGACTCCGACTAGACGCACTAGATAAAAAAGATGGCCTCCGCAAAAGCAAGAGGCCGTTTTGGTACCCAGCGGTGATTTTTGTTAGTGAGGAGTGCCTCCGTAGACCCTCCCTCCAGGGTTCACTTCCTTCTGATGCTGTTCATCCTTCAGACGCTTGTCGAGCTCCTCAGGTGTCTCGTTGTCCGAACTGTTGTTGCTTTTTGCATCGAGGTCAGGACCGGTAACGGGAGATGCCACTGTCTTTGGGACCTCGAGGTTCTCCTGCGAAGACGCTTCCTTGTGAGCAGGGGGAGCATGGGAAGCATGGGTCTTGTGGTCGTCGTGCTTGAAGATTGACATGTGGTCGTACCTCCTGCTGTAAGATGAAGCAGGTTTCAGGCCACATCCGCGAGAGTGGAGGAATGGCAGTCTCACTGGCTTCAGAAGCCAGCGTCCAAAAGGGCATGCGGGTTCGACTCCCGCCTCTCGCACCTTGGAGGTCAAGATGACAACGACTGGGAATCACACGGCCCCGAAAGGTCAGATCTATGTCTGCAGCGCTTGTGGCAAACGTTCTCGGGATCGTTACGGGACTGAAAGGCTTGATCGGTTGTGGGACGCCTCTTGTATGATGTACGCGGTGCTTTGTTACGACGACAATCCCCAGAATGAGATGGGCAAGTGGAGAGTAGTTCCCAAAGAGACAGAGGATGCCGGAGTGGCGAAAGGGTAGAACGCACCTGACTTAAAATCAGGCGAGCCTAGCTCATGGGGGTTCGAGTCCCCCCTTCGGCACGGTAGAGGTGCACTGTGAGACTAGCTTACTGGCTCGGAAGACTGAACACACTTCTTTGTAGAATCTTCGGACACAAGAAACCCTACAAGCGAACCATTCGAGCTACCTTCTGTTCTCGATGTCAGACCGTTATCAAATTACACGACCCCTACTACCGCCTCACAATCCTCAAGGAAAGGAGGGGCAAGATTCGACGCAGATGATGCCGGAGTGGTGAAACGGTAGCCACAGCAGATTCAAAATCTGCCGCCTCGCAAGGGCGTGGGGGTTCGACTCCCCCCTTCGGCACTGGAGTAGACCATGATCGAAAATAAGAAAGGAGACCGTTGTGGAGACCCTAGTTCTTGATCCAGGGTACCAACCCGTTGCGCGAGTGCACTGGCAGCGCGCCATCACCCTGCTCTTCATGGGTAAGGTGGAGATTGTCTCCGAGTACGAGGACAAGGAAATCCACTCGGTAACTTTCTCGATAAAGATGCCTTCTGTCGTCAGGTTCCTGAAGGCCATCCGCTCCAAGAAGAAGGCCGTCAAGTTCTCTCGCGAGAACGTCTACATGCGGGACAGTGGCAAGTGCCAGTACTGTGGTACACGGATGTCACGCGCTGAAGTAACCTACGATCACGTCGTTCCTCGCGCCCAGGGAGGAAAGACGGACTGGGACAACATCGTCAGTGCCTGCGTATCCTGCAACCAGAAGAAGGGTGGCCGGACTCCAGAGCAGGCCAAGATGCACCTTCGCAGCAAGCCGGTGCGGCCCAAGAAGCTGCCCGAGATGACCGTAACCATCATGTGGCGGAAGGGCGACCCCGACGCCTGGAAGACTTGGCTACGGGACTTCCAGTACTGGAATGGTGCGCTAGAGGAGGGCTGATGGTCCCGTACCCAGACGACTTTCCACCGCCCGCAGCGACCGTCTTCTACTGTCGTTGCGGTCGTAAGCTGGGAGCGCAGGATCCTGGCTACCGGTGCTCGACCTGCAAGTGGCTGGGCCTAGCGCTCCAACAGTTGGGCGTGGAAACGGCTTGGTAAGGAGGAGTTGATGCTGGTACCCGCACACTTGGTCCCCAAGATCATGGAGAAGGTAAGGAACCACCGTTCGGGAGTGCACGCAAAGCGCCTGCGCGCGATCATCGAGGCAGCGAAGATCAGGTCGCAGGCAGAGGAACCAGGCATTCTGCTGCCCCTCACGGTGCCGAACGATGGCTTTCCAGTACTCGGGTTCTTGAACGAGATCGTCTGCGCCCTGGAGGACCACGCGATCATGGACGTCCTGGATAAGGCCCTCACCCTTGAGCTGGATACGTAAGCATGCCTCGTGAACATCAAGGAATACCTTAGGATGAAGAAGCGCAAGCCTCAGAAGGGTGTCTGCGGCCACTGCGGGAGAGCAGTTCCCTTCGATGAGAGGCACCAGTATGCTCCTGATGGCCAGCTCATGAAGGTCCGGTGCGATGAGCATCGAGAGAAATGGGGTTGGAACCTCGAGCAGAAAGAGAGCCCAGGAAACCCATGACACCTGAACAGAAACTTGAGTACTACGGCATCTCCCCGCAGGAGCTCAAGGAGCTCAAGGAGATCGAGCTCGATCACAGTGCCTCGCGTCCCATGGGGATAACCTTCGATCTCCCTGATGGGGTAACCTTCGATCTTCGTGAGACGTTCGTGTTGCCACAGACCCCAGAAGAAGAGGCTGCTGATCCAGAAACGCCTCCGGTAAAGATGGTGAAGTCCGAGGCGCCTGCTATCAACTCCGCAGCCATGGAGAAGTTCACCCGCCTGTGGACAGAGAGCGCTTTCAAGGATGACGACTGTCCGCAGTTCAAGAAAGAGGCCATCGAGCTCTGTCCGTACCCCATGCCAGACTTCTCTGACGAAACCTGGGGAGAGTCTCCGATCTGGGATGAAGAGGTGCATCTCTTGGAAGGTTAGTAAGTTTGGGCTTGCTCAGGCTGTGGTACGTAGGGAGATCCTGCGTCGCGTTTGATTAGTTGCGTCATGAATCACCTGAGCAAGTTCATCTGGAAGATAGCGCCAGTGGTGGCGAAGCGGCTTTGAACACCGTGCTGCCGGTAAAACGGTAGAGGTTCGACTCCTCTGTCTTCCGCCATGGACACCCGATGTCACGACGGTCCGGAACATGAGCCCCCGGAAGACCATGGCTGCTACGGATGGCTCTGTCACAAGTGCTGGGTTGCGGTTCAGAAACTGCTTCGCAAGAGGTCGCTATCTACTGATACCATCTCGACTCTTCAGTCAGTCATCAAGAAGGGTGACTTCGAGATCGCGTTCCGGTGAGAAAGGAAGCACGCTATGAAAGCTCTGGCCCTCTTACTGGCGTCGGCTCTCGCAGCCTGTACCTCGGAAACTGAGTACGGGAGCTGCATTGGGGCCTTCGATGACCCCAACCCGGACCTGATCTACGAGGCGAGCACCAAGAACATCGTTCTGGCTGCCATCTTCGTAGAGATGATCTTTCCTCCCTTCCTTGTCATCCTCAAGGAGACGAAATGCCCAGTAGACGTCAAGCCTGCTTCCATGAGGAAGAAGACCTCATGACAGCCGTGCCCCGGGAGGGGGCGGCCTCATGGAGGTCACATGTGGAACGGAAGGAAAAGGCAGAGCAGGCACCGTTGTAGCAAGAAGACTAAGGGAAAGCCTCACTGCGGTAACGGAGTCTGTTACGGATTCAGGGAAGCAGTGAGGGAACGGTACGAAGGTAGGAAGCTAGTGCATCTCTGGAAGCAGGAGAAGGATCCAGAGGCCTCTGATTTGTAAGCAAGTTCGATCTGGGGTTGGGTATGGACGGTTCCATCTGGCGATATCCAGAAAACCCGGTTCGATTCCGGGGAGCACTTGGTAGTGTGTTCGGTTCGACTCCGAAACTCAACCCCTCTGGAGAGTGAATTGGCTGTGGAGCCAGACCCGCTTGGAAGGCGGTGGGAGCTGCAAGGCTTAGTGTTCGACTCACTCGCTCTCCGCTTAGGAGTAAGCTATGCCTACCCTGACCCTAGAAGAGATCATGAAGATAGATAAGTGCCGTATGATCATAACCATCAACCCGGATAAGAAGTGTACCAACGTAGCTGCGTACCGACACAAAAAGTACGAAAACCACGTTATCTGCCGGGAGTGCTACCAGCAGCTAGAGGAGGGTATAGAAGACCACTTCGAGCCTATTCCTCCTGTTAAGTAGTTGCCTAGGAAGATAAAGTCGCCATGGGGCGGCCGCTGCTTCGAAAGCAGATGGGGCTGAGAGGCCTGGGGTTCGAACCCTCTGTCTTCCGCTTCTGGAGAGTGATGTAGCTGTGGAGCTACCGCCGCCTGCTAAGCGGATGGACCGTCACGGGTTACAGTTCGACTCTGTCTCTCTCCGCTATGAAAATCCTCATCCTTGATGACATGGAGAATCGCCATGCGATCTTTCGCGCCCAACTCAAAGACCATGACCTCTGGCATGCCTACAATGGGGAGCTGGCCCAGAAGCTCATCGAAGAGCACACCTTCGACTTGATGTTCCTGGATCATGACCTTTCCGAGGAGCACTACCCCGGTGCGCCTCCTCCTCCAAGGGGGCGCAAGCGGGCGATGGATGGTCGTGATGTCGCCCAGCTGGTGGCCGCGCTCCCCAAAGAGCGCCAACCCAAGCAGGTGGTCGTGCACTCCTGGAACTCCGTAGCGGCTCCCCAGATGCTGAAGATCCTGCAAGAGGGTGGAGTAAGAGCGGTGCGGAGGATGGCGGGCTGGTACGACGAGAACTACCTGCTCTCGCTGACCAACTTCTCTAGCTAACGAGGTACGTGATGGCCAACCTGACAGATCTCGAGCTAAGGGAGGCACGCCGTGAGCGGTGAGTGCAAAGGCTGCGGTGGGTGCGGCGAGTGCTACTGCGACCCAGTGACCGCCGACATCGCCACCCTAGGCCGTGTCGTGAGCGCAATGCTACCGACGGACGCGGCCGATGAGAGGCTGATCGACGATCTCTTCGCGAGGCGACCCAGCGTACGGGTGTCCGTGAATGCCAAAATCGCCGCCGCTCGCGCTGAGGAGCGGGAGGCGTGCGCAGCGTTCTTAATCGCCAAGCTCGATGAATGGCACGCGACCGACCACGTGAGGTCGTTCGTGCTGGATCTTGCCGCCGCCATTCGCGCGAAGGGAGGCGACGATGAGTACAACCCTGAGGCCGTCGCAGCGGTGCGTGTGACTTACGCCGATGACATCGCCTCCGCTCGCACCGAGGGCCGTCGGGCTGGGCTGGAGGAGGCAGCGAAGATCCTCGAAGAAGAGATCGAGATCAAGAAGGACAGCAACGTTACACCTAGGCATGCTCTGCAGGACGCGCTGAACGAGATCCAGGAATTGCTCCACGCTGCCGAGAAGGAGCCGACGTGAGTTTCGAAACGAGGGTCTGGGGGCTGATCTTACTTGTAGTAGTGATGGTTGTCCTTTGCTATCTGGCTCTTACGGAGAAGAAATGAGCACCGGCTCGTAACTCGTCAAGACGGCTTTCAACTTTATAGCCTGGGTCGCGCTATTCCCGATCGATGACAAAGATGATCGCTTGATCGAGGCCATGTTTGCTCGGCGCGCAACACGGGCAGAAAGACCTCGAATCACGCGTCGACGTGGCTGATGGTGGCTACGCTTTACCATTGCTCCTGTAGCTCAGTTGGATAGAGCATCGGCCTTCTAAGCCGGTTGTCGCAGGTCCGAGTCCTGCCAGGGGCGCCCTCTCTTCACGAAGTTCCTATTCAGCCCTTCCTGCATTTTTCTCAACGCAAACAGGTATAAGAAACCTGTAGGCACAGCCTTGTCCTACAAAGGAGCTACATGGAAACTGAGACCTTTACCAAGGGTGAGATGGCTATTATGGGTCGCTTCGGCGACATCAAGACCATCTGGGACAGCCGCAACCCAGATGAGGTTGCGAACGCCAGGGAGCAGTTCGACAAGCTCAAGGCCAAGAAGTTCGTCCCCTTCTCCGTCTCGAAGGACGGGTCGAAAGGGGAGCAGATCGTCGGGGACTTCGACCCGAAGATCGAGCGCATCATCTTTGTCCCGCCCATGGCTGGGGGCTAGGACATGACGGTCTACTGCAACGTGACGACCAACGGATCGGACCTCTACCGGCACTGGGTCACCAGCAGCACGAGCACCGTACTTCTACGTGACCTGCAGTGGGATACCTGGTGCCGGCTGAGCCAGGCGACTACGACGACCAACTCCATGACCTGGAATGCCTGGGTTCACGACGACCGGTACCGCGCAGCACTCCATCAGCTGGCTCACATGTGCGATCAGGCCAACCAGCAGGCCTGGCAACAGCAGGTGGCCCAGCAGAAGGAGACGCCTGCCGAGAAGAAGGAGCGTCTGGAGAAGGAAGAACAGCGCCGGAAGTGGCAGGACTTCTGGATCTGCCTGGCGAACGTCTTTGCCAGAGCCTTCGAGGACGAGGCCAAGAAGAAGGCCCACAAGCTCTTGATCGAGTGCCTCACGCCCGAGCAGAAGGCCACCTACGAGAAGGACCGCTACTTCACGGTCGAAGCCGCCGGTCGGGTCTTCAGGATCGAGCACGGAACCCACGGCAACGTGAAGGAGCTCGGGAAGGACGGCCGTCCAGCCTTCAGCTGGTGCATCCAGCCAGGAGGAGTGCCCACGGAAGACGCCATGCTGGCGCAGAAGCTCTGGCTGGAGGCCAACCCCGAGGAGTTCATGCGTGTTGGTAACAAGACCCCGTTCTACCGATAGGAGATCCATGCAACTGGTCAGATGGCAAGCCCCGGGTATCGACGCACCCATGATGGAGGGAGCCGATGGCGCCCTCTACACCACCAACGCGATCGTCTGTGCGATCTTCGGATGGGAGGCGAGCGTTCCTCTGCAGTTATATCGCCGGCACAAGGAGCAGTTCGATAGCCGTAGCATGACAGTCATACATGCTAAGGAGTTCGATCCCCTTAGCGTTAGCGTGAGTGACACTAACGCTAAGGAGGTCGATCCCCTTAGCCGGAATGATTCTGACGCTAAGGAGTTCCTGGCCCAGAACAAGGCCATCTTCGGGATCAAGAGGCTGCGGAAGGACATGCATCTCTGGACCGAGGACGACATTCTCACGTTCGCCTTCCTGGCCCAGTCCCAACGTGGTCTGGAGGTCAAGCGAGAGCTGAAGAAGTTCCTGAAGGAGCAGGCACTCAAGAACTACGTCCCACGCCAAGACTGGGATCAGCTCCTAGCCAGCTACGCAGCCCTCTACGCCCAGAACCAGAGCTACGAAGCTGCCCTGCAAGCCCTCCAGGCCCAATTCCAGGAGCTCAGTGCTCGTCTCTCCGACCTCGAACAAGCCAAGCCTGCTCTCCAGGCAACCGCTTCGGCTGCTGGCACCGCCCTGGCAGCACAGCGCTTCACCAAGAACCTGCGCAACTAGAGACCCACGAGCTCAGAAGCAGGGCATACTCCTTAACAAGGAGGCCCCATGAGTCTGAGCTATCTTCTCTGGGTCATCGTCGTGATCTTGTTTCTTGCTTGGGCTCTAGGACTAGGGGGAGTCTACCGCTTCCCGGGGGGCAGTCCTCAGCTCGTTCACATTCTGCTGGTTCTGGTCGTCCTGATCGTAGTCGTGAATCTTCTCCGTGGTAGATCCTTGTAACTCCCGCCTTGGGTCGTTCTGACCACTAAGATGCCGACACTCCTCGGCATCTTTATTTAAGACTGAACCGGTAAGCTCTGGTAAACTGGGCCCCGCCGTAAGAGAAGCGGGTACTCAGTAGGCTCGTGGCTGTGGGCTACACTGGACAGTCCGGTCAAGCACAGCCCGTTCACCAACAGGCCCATTCTTTTTAGGCACTACCTGGATCTCTGACAAAGGCTAGTACGGACGGGCCACGGTTCACTCCCAGGGCGTGGGAGACCTACTTAGGCAGTATGCTAAGGTCAACAGCCGCAGAGCGGCGACGTCTAGGGCATTACTGCAAGCGTCCGTAGTTGGCCTGAAGCAGACGGCTCAGGTAAACACGGTCGCCTCATGTTAGAGCTCACGAAGCTCCTGAGAGGCAAGAGGGTGAGAGCTTGCCCGCAGGGTGTAGAAAGGTCCTTCCATGATCAAAGAAGTCCATCGTATCTATGACCGATCCCTCTTCCGCGACCCTTACGGTCGCCTCTACTTCGACAAGTGCGCCACCCCGCAAGAACACCTGTTGGCCCCTCTCCAGGAAGGGGAGGAACGGCGGAGCTGCCGGGTGTACCTGGAAGACCTCTTCACCAACTTCATCGGGCCCCAGCACGCCGTCTACATCACCATCGTCGCGGAGGAGCCTGGAAAATGAGTAGGGTTTCCTGGCATGAATACTTCATGAATATTGCCACGCAAGTGGCAACTCGAGCCACTTGTTCGAGAAAGCACGTCGGGGCTGTCATCGTACGGAACAAGACCATCATCTCGACTGGGTATAACGGCTCTCCCCGAGGTCTTCCCCATTGCGATGACGTCGGCCATGAGCTGAAAGATCTAGGCGGAAGACAGTCTTGTGTGCGAACAGTGCACGCCGAAGCAAACGCTATTGCACAGGCAGCTAGGTATGGCTCGGGCACTGAGGGGGCCTCGATTTACACAACAGCTTCGCCCTGTTACGACTGTGCCAAGATCATCATCAATGCTGGAATCGTAGCGATCTACTGCAAAGAGTTCTACAGCTCCCGCTATGGAATGAGTGATGAGATGGAACAGCTGGTAAAGCCGGCTGGGGTGGAGATGATCTTTTTGCAAGAAAAAGTCTAGCCATTGGTTAATTGCTCTTGACTGTCGATCCATCTGCATTCAGATTGAACTCCAGAAAAGGAGATACTGATGCCCCGTGGAATCTACGACCGTTCGAAGGCCAAGAAGCGCACCAAGACCGCTGCTCCTACCGAAGGTGCACCTGTCAAGAGGAAGCCTGGCCGTCCCCCGAAGAACCTCGCGGCCGTGACGGCTGCTGCTCCCAAGGCCAAGGCCAAGGGCAAGATCGGCCGTCCTCGTAAGACGGTCGAGACGGTGGTGTCGCGTCAGCAGGTCGATGCGCGGGACCAGTTCGCTATCGTGCGTGAGAACCTGATCGCCCTGTCTCAGGTGCGCGCGCACGTCAAGGAGAACGAGTCCACCGAGACCGTCGATGCCGAGATGGCCAAGCAGCTAGGCATCATGACAGCTCTTCGCCAGCAGCATTTCGGTCATCTGAGCCCTGAGCTGGCAGAAGTGCAGTCTCCTGAGGAGACTCCTGCAGAAGTCCAAGCCGTCCCGCAGGCGGCTTCGGTGCCGCTGCCCCCCCTTCCTCCTCCGCCCAGCCTGCCTCTCCCTCAGCAGGTTCGCCAGTAGGCGTAGCAATTCACCAAGCATACGAGGTATAAGCCTTCTGGAGAGGAAACTTTCCAGGAGGTTTTTTTATGCCTCAGGAATCGGTCATCTCAAGGAGGATGCATGCCGTTCGACGCTGTGTGCCGGGGCAACCGCTTCGATTTCAAGCTCGACGAAGAAACCTCTAAAGGCCTGTATGCGGTTATGGCAGGCCACCCCGAGTGGGTCACTCCCGAGATGTTTGCCGAAGGGCAGTACATCTGGTCGTGGTTCTTCTCCACGGTCCAGGGGCTCGCTATGGACTACAACAAAGCTCTAGGGATAAAGAAAGCTGGGTAACCATGACCACCAAGAAGGTCCCCACCAAGAAAGCCAAGCCCGCTACCAAGAAGAAGACCACTACCAAAAAGGAGAAGCGTGTACCTCCTCTCTCCCGTAAATGGGTGAACATGGCCATTGAGCAGGGGCTACAGGCCTCCTGTGTGGCCTCGGACGAGCTGATCGATGACATCGTATCTTGGTCACAGAAAGATGTCCGCAAAGTCCTGGCGTTTATGCTTGGCATGCTCCGAGGTACAGCCATGCAACTTGGGCGGCTGTCTTCGATCATGGTGCACTTAGGAAAAGTTCCGGCTCAGGTGATCCAGGAGATGGCCATGGTCCCTGGCCAGGAAGCTTTCTCGGCAGTACACGACTACACGAAAAAAGTGGAGACGGTAGACTTCGACGTCCTTTTTGAGGTTCTCACCGCCACCATGTCATCCAAGAAGAGAGAAGAGACCCCCAACAAAGACCTGAAGAACGTGATCAAGCTGCCGGTGCGCAGCAAGTAACGCTCCTAGGAGAGATTCATGGACCCAGACGCCAATCTGGCAGAGCAACTACGGCTCTCGGGTCGCATCGAACGTGCCCAAGAGCTCTGTCTTCCTCCTAATCTTCAGGACGTCTACCGTCTGACCGAGCTGATCAAAGCCCTCGACGAGTGGATCCGTCATGGGGGCTTCTTGCCCCAAAGCTGGGAGCGTCGCAGAGTCGCGACACGCTCTCAGTAAGCCCTTCTCCGTGCAGCACCGTGAGGCCCCACCAGGGGCCTTCGTTTAGCCCTCAAAATAGAGGTTTCCAGAGAGATAAGAATAGTGAGGCTAACAACCCATTTAATCTCTCGGAGGACTTCTCTATGCCGAAGAACGATGTCTCCAAAGATCTGCGCTACCAGAAGGCCAAGTGCCTTTTGGCGTCCGCCCTGTTCCTCCTAAAGGAAGCGCTGGGGGAATTTGACGAGTATGGGGCACTGGAGCCCCTGGTGAAGGCGGGTGAGCACCTTCGTAATGCCCAGCTGCGCGAGAAGAAGGAAGGAGATCGAGAAATTATGCAGGTCCTCTCTGAGGACGAAGAGGGTGCGCCCCTTGAGCCCCTCGCCAGGACCATGAATCTCGTTGCGCCAAAGGTCAGGCGCAAAGCCCTCTCGCCGGCACGGCAGGCGGCCCTTGAGGAAAGGGAGCACCTCGAGGCCTTATTCAAGGCCAACCCAAACCGCCAGTTCAAGGCCGAAGAGCTGCTCAGGAAGCTCGGGAGGGAGAATCTTGTCACCCTCAAGCAGCAGCTGGGATATCTCTTTTACGCCGGGATCCTTGAGAAGAGCGGGAAGTGCTACTTCCTGAAGAAGCCCAAGGAAGTGGTGGCCCCCAGCCCCTTGGCCAAGAAGCCGCGCAGAACCTTTTCCCGGAAACGGAAATTCTCCAAGGTGGATGGGGTGACCAGCCAGCTGGAGGAAGCTATCCTCCGCTGCGCTACGAAGGAGGTAGGGACAAACCAGGTCAGGGACAAACTAAAGTCCGACTTCTACCTGGTCAGGGATGCGATTAACGGCCTCTTGAAAAAGGGCCTACTGAAAAAGGTCGACGTCGAGGTCATAGATGCCAGGGGCCACCACCGATCCTTCTCGAAGTACATGAAGGTCGGCTAGCTGTGGGCTGCCCTCCTGACACCGACGAGAAGAGGTTGGCTCGCTTCTACCTGTACAGGAAAGTGCGTCACCTCTGGGAGGTGGGGGATCCCCTGACTGGATGTGCTGTGGTCTTGGCCGGAGACGAAGCGTCGGAGATCGGGTGCCTACGGTACTACCTAAAAAGGGAGCCCGAGACGACCTACTTTGTTGATGTAGACAAGGCGGGTCTTGACCTAGCCACGAGTCTGTGGAAGGGCGTGCGCACTTTCCATGGCTCGATCTCCGACGCGATTCCCCAGATCGAAGACTCCTTCGCGTTCGTGAATCTGGACTTCTGCGGGTTCATGCGGGAAGAGATCATTCAGAGCCTTGCGGGCCTTGCTGGGAAGATACCCGTCTACGGGGTTGTCTCCTACACATTCCTCCGGAGTCGCGAAGGGGCTTATACCCCAGGATGGGAGGTGGCCCAGGATCTGGCCACAGACATCATGGAGAAAGACCCTCGCTTCAAGAAGTTCGAGAAAAACTCACCAGAGTGGCTGGACGCTGTCCGCTTTCTTGGGTATACCGAGATCCTGAGAAGGCAGTTGGGCAAGACCTTCGAGCCTGTGTTCCGGCTCAGGTACACAGGGGGTCGTAGGTCCAACATGGGCATGGTCGCCCTACAGAACGTCCCGCCCTTTGCCAAGACCCCGGCTTGGAGAAAGGAGGTCAGCACCGCCAGGTCGTTCGAGGAGAAGTCGGGGGTAATTCTGGGGGACGACCTAGCCCTCAAGATCAGAGACCTGGCCCTCACCCTGACGGATGTGTTCCCCACCAAAGAGGTGGCGCAGATCCTCCACATACCTCGGGGCACGATGGCCGCCTATCAGGCCAACAAGACCCGGGGTACCTACCGAAAGGTGGAAGAGCCCGAGGAGCCCTAAGATGGCCATGGCCCAGAGAAAGATCACGCAGGTCTCCGAGATCCTGCATGTTCTCCGGCTTAGAGCGATGCTGTCGATATTCGACGTGGCATTCTCTACCGGAGTGGATATTCACACCGTGAGGAAGTGGGAGAAGGGAGAGGCGACCCCTACTGAGCTTTCGCTGAAGCGGCTCTACGAGCTCTTCCCGGAGCTCAAGCACGCAACGGATTGCCTACCTAGGATCTTGATCGATCAGATCAAGTCCAGGGCCCTGGCCGTAGGCAATCGGGGCCAAGAGCTCTGGGTACCTCCGTCTGCGCTTCCAGGGGAGGATCCTCCTGAGTTCGTCTTGAGCTTCCACCAGGTCCTAGCCAGTATCATGGCAGACGAGAGCCTGGAAATCGAAGACGTGCGTTCTATGTTTGACCTCCCGAAAGGCCTGGTCGAGAGGTGGTGCACGGGCGAGGTTCTTCCGACTAGGGAGCACTACCAGCAACTCGTGGACGTATGGCCACAGCTGCTACAAGAGCCCAAGCCAGGAGAGCCAGAGTCTTGGGTGCGCGTAATCAAGCCCTTCTTGCAGGCCGTACCGATGCCTGCTCCAACTCTCCCCACACCCCCAGTGCTTCCAAAGCAGGATCTCACGGCTACCGTAGTGGTGCCGGTGGTAGCCCCGACCTCTCCGCTGCCTCCTGCTTTACCACCACTAACGCCCCCGCCCATTCCCAAGATCGAGGCCTTCGTTCCTCCCGACCGGCAGAAGAAGAAAGTCGACCATGCAGCTGTAGAGTACGGGCAGGCCATGGTCGCCCTGGAGCACGCCAGGAAGTACCGGGAAGAGCTTGTGGCTCAGCTGGTACAGCTAGATGCAGAGCTTAAGGACCTAGAAAACCAGGCCCAGGAGGCGGAAAAGGCCTTCTGGGTGTCTGTCAGAAAAGCGGCAGACGAGATGTGATAGAAGGAGGGCCAGATGTCTGTAAGAGACCCTGGTCCCTCCTTTTACCTCCTAGATAGCAAAAATAGCAGATTTCCTGAGATAAGCCTTATGAAGAAAGGCCTAGTTTCTAGGTACTCTTCTAAACCAGTAACCAGGAGTCCACCATGTCGCTCGTGAAGACCATTACCAAGGTTATCGCCACCGAAATCAAGCTCAACCTCCTCGCCCTCAAGGCCGGCTATCGCGCCGGCTTCCAGTTCGGGGCGGGCAACCTCACCGGCCAGAAGGCCTTCGAGATGTACACCCGCCAGATGTACAGCGAGGGCCGGGAGGACATGAAGTTCATGCTCTCCCTGGCGTCGAAGCCTCTCAAGGCCCTTGCGGCCTTCTCGAAGGGGGTCAAGGAGAGCATCAAGGCCGTCGGCAAGATCGAGGCGGCCTTGGAAACCAAGGAGGAGACGGAGAAGCTGATGAACCTCATCTTCTCGGACCACAAGGTCACCATCTCCAAGGAAGACCTGAGCCGGATGTCCCAGGGCTGGGCGGACCAGGGCCGGGTCAAGATCGACTGGCAGGCCTAGTCTTCCCTCTCCTAATGCCCCCGGATGCAAGAACCCGGGGGCGCGTTTCTTAGCTATCAAAGTGCAAAGCAGCCCCTCTTGCTGGGATAAGAAAGTAACGGGAGGGCTTTTATGACAGTCTCAGAAGCTATAAAGATAATAGAGATTGGAAACACCCTAGAGTTACTCAGGGTGGATACGGAGCTCTGTGCAGACATGCACAGACTCGACCTCATCGCCGAGATTATCGGTGTTGTGACGGGGGACATGACGGGGGCCATCCTGGACCCGGGTACCGACCCTCATTTCCGGGAGCACCTGGAGGAGCTCTTCCAGGTCGCCATCAGCTTGTCGATGATGGCACGGAGCCGGGCTGAAATAGCCCGGTGCCTGAAGAACTAGTCCCTACTAGAACGGGTCCTGGGGCGCCAAAGCCCTAGGACCCCTATGTTAGCCCCAAACTGCAAAAGTCAGAGATTCTCGGGCATAAGCGTCATGAAAGAGAGACATCCCGTCTCTCTGGAGTAGGCAGTCAAACGACTGCTGAAAACCCAAGGCGCTCAGACGAGCGCAGAATGGATAACGACCATGACCAAGCTGTTCCTCTCGGCCAGGATTCGCGACCTCCTCAACGGCCTCAACGAGCTGGGATGCTCCGGCATCCCCATCTCGGTCAAGCTCCAGGACGAGGGCGAGATGCGGGCCTTCACGGTCCGCTTTCCGGGCATCACCGTGAGGGGTGCTCTCCGGGTCTGGCAGAGCCACTTCGGGGAGCACGGAAATATCCGTGGCATCGTGGTGGCCCGGAAGAGCGTCCCGTCCTACGAGACCTCCTCCGCGTATGCCATGTCGGCCAGGGACGTCGCGTATTGCGACGCTGTGGCCTCGTGGCGGAGGAACGAGACTCCGGGGATGTCCTGGTCGGAATTCACCCGGGACTCTGTTCCCAGCTACGTCGAGTAGCGCCTCCTGACATGAAAGCCTCTGGTGAGTTCCCCAGAGGCTTTCCTTTAGCTCTCAGGCGCAAATCCAGGACCTTCTCGGAGATAAGCCCACTAGAAGGGTCAGCATATCGCTGGCTCAAACTGCTAGGAGTCTCCAAATGTCTATCACCATGACCGCTATCGTTTCCAAGCTCCCCCCCGTCGGCATCTCGGCGATCTTCTCCTTCAGCCCGGCCCCGACGCCGGAGCTCCTGAAGGTGATCGAGTCCTCGGTCAAGAGGTCCTCCCCGAAGGGGACGTTCGTCCCCACCCAGACGGGGTTCGAGGCGTCGGATCCCCAGATCCCGTTCTCGGAGGTGTCCGGGACGGACTGGAGCACGTGCCCGTTCCCGATCGATGTCGTGGTCGAGGAAGACGCCATCCTGGTGACGGCCTTCCTGCCGATGACCACGGACGAGTTCGCCCGGCACATCGCCGGCAGGCCGGTCCTGGCCCAGCCCGAGGGCCGGTATTTCGTGTGGCACGTTTCCACGACCGTCTCGGGGAGCGTGTCGTCCTCCGGGATCATCGCCGGGCCGATGAGCCGAGAGGACGCCTTCGAGTTCGTGCAGGACAAGGAGGGTGAGCTGCTCTCCGAGGACGAGGGCATCTCCGAGGACATCTGCACCCGCTACGAGGTCCGGGTTGATGACGGATACCCGGACATGGCGGTGGTGCGCTAATGAAGCGCCAGGCTGAGCCCTCGCAGTGGCGAGGGAAGAAGATCGCCGAGGTCAAGAGCGAGGACCGGTGCGGTGATCTTTGGGTCCTCTTCGAGGACGGAACGTTTGCCCTCGTCCCACGTCCCACCAAGATCGTGAAAGTCCCGCTCACCTGCGAGGACATCGAGGACGAAGAGCACGTGAAGCGCGAGGCCAAGCACGAGATCCTCGTGCAGGTGGGCGTCGCGGAGATCGAGGACTTCCTGGTGGTCTGGCGGGCCCACCGCAAAGCAGAGGCCGACCGCCTCGAGCTGGAGGAGAGGGCTGAATTGGCCCGCCTCCAGGCCAAGTACGGTAAGGCCAAGGTCGAGGAGGACGAGTACCATCCTCTCCTCGAGCTCCGTGTCTGCGCGTGCGGGTGCAAGAAGGTGGGCTTCAGCACGCACATGGACGCGTGGTACTGCCCTATGTGCTTCTCGGAGTCCCCCCGGGACTTCGCCAAGGTGCGTCTCGAGAACCAGCAGGACTAGCTACGCTCACCAGCCCAGGGGACTTCGCACCTCCCCTGGGCGCCGTTTCTTAGATCTCTATCTTGAGCCGTACGAACCGCAGCACTTCTTTGCGGATCCAGATAGCCCCGAAGTGAGAAGAGCAGTAGTGGGCTTTGTTTCCGGACTTCAGAGTAGCCAGAAAGGCAGCTCTCTTGGCGCACCGGTCCCCATGGCCACAGATAGCCTCACAACGAGGCAAGGTAGGGCTAGAAAGCTCCATCTGTTCTAAGGCTAGCATAAAGTGCAAAACCAGAGGAGTTTCTGACATAAGTCTAGTAACAGGAAGACATCTTCCTGAAATCCTTGCCTAGGAGTCTACTATGCACACTAGGATCAACGAAGAGATGGACGCCTTGACGCGTAAGGCGTCAAAGTACACGTCGAGGGACTTAACGTGGAGGATCCGGGACGGTATCTTGCGTCTAGGAGATGGGTCCCGGAATGGGGACCTGTACCTGGTCGAGCACCCGGCCGGGGTGCTTCACGAGGTCTACATGAATACCCGGAGCTTCGGCTTCGGGATCCACGAGCACCACTGGGTGCTCAAGGCCCTCCAGTTGTACAGGAGGGGGGCTGAGTTCATCGTAACAAATCTTGACGGCAGCTGCGCTCTCGTCACGATCCGCCAGGTAGCAAGTGGCGTGATCACAGTCCAGTACCCTGACGGGGTGCTAGTTGAGGCAGTCCCAGACTACTTCAGTTCTGGGATCTACTCCCAGAGCCTCCAGAACAACTAAGCAAGAATCCCCTCCCCCAGCAACACCGCCGTTTTTTAGGCCCCAGCTGCGCTCTAAAATACCCCTTCCCCTTAAGGGTATAAGAATAGTGGAGGTAGCTATGAAGAAGATCTTGGTAGTGTTATGGCTAGTCCTTGAAGTAGAGGGACTGGCTTTGGGCCTCCCTTGGTGGGGAGTAGTCCTAGGCAACCTGGTTATCGGGTCTCCTATCCTAGTAGCCCTGATCAGGAAGCGCAGGGCGGATAGAAAGCGGGCCGAGGAGATCTGGGACCGTCCCGTGGACCCAGATACCATGTACTTCGTCGATGACGAAGGTAACCGGATCCCCTGAAGGTACCAACTGGAGGTCTTTATGCCTAGCAAGAGCAACGAAAAGCAAGTCGGGTTACCGGAGCTGCCTTCCCAGTCCTTGGAGCAGATCCTCGGTTCCGAGGGGTACCTGAAGGGGTGGCTCACTGCCATCCGGAGCAGGGCGATCGCCATCAAGGAGGCCATCGAGACCAGGAAGGATAAGAAGGAGTACTTCGAGTACCTGGAGACCACCTTGTTCAAAGTGATCGATGAGACCCTGAAGCGCCTCCCGAACAAGCCCAAGATCCCTGAAGAGGAGACCCTGGAATACAAGCTCCAGAACAACATGTCCCTGTTCCGGGTCAAGTTCGGGGACGGGGAGGAGGAGCCGGGGTCTTGCCATGTAGTGGCAGTTTCCATGGAGGAAGCCACCAAGCGGGTCCAGCAGGAGGTGATGCAGAAGGGGGAGCGGGTGTTGAACGTCTGGGAGCTGGATAGTTATGCGGTGGTGGCCCTGCCCAAGTAGGGCTACAGGGCACCAAAGGGGGAGCTAACCCTCTTCCCTTAGCTACCTAGCAAAACTCCCCTCTTCCAGGAGATAAGTCTTATGTACCCAGACCAACGCTAGCTACTTGGGTACGAAAGGCTAGGTGGCCATGAATCTGACCGTGAGCCTAAACAATGGAAGGAGGTGGGAAGTGACCTGGCGACATTAAACCCAGCACACTGGGTGCGCAGTATAGAAGGGGGCCTGAGTACGCACTACGCCCGCTTCTTAGCCCTCAGCCAGAGCCCCCAAAATCCCCCAAGTAAATTTTCAGGCCCCTGTAGACCCCCCAAGCGTTTATTCGAGGTACCCACCCCCCTACCCCCTTAAACCCTCCCCAAAAAACAAGGCTCTCACGGGGAGCGATGGGTTCCTGTCCTAGGGGAGCCTTTAACTCCCCCCAAAAAACACGGGTACCACAGTCCCCCCGGATCGAGCCAAGTAGTACCTGTTCACTAAGCCTAGCAATTAGCGATGCCTTGCTTGCGAGCGTAGTGCGCTCCCTTGGGTGGGCTACAGGAGGCGCAAAGGGGTGCGGAATATCCGATGTTGGTATTTACCCCCTGGGGGAAACGACACCTTGGAGTTATTCGGTGCACTTGATGGGGCTACAGAGGCATGAAGGACGCACTAGTATAGCATGAAGTGAGGAAATCTCGCTTTCTAGCTAGGGGAAGTGTAAGATCGACATAGCACTTTCGAAATACCATTATATTTATCGCAGAAGTAAACTGTAAAACCCGACTCTTTCCGAGTTTTTGAACGCTACATGATCAGCTATCCCTATCTACCTAGCTACCTAACTAGTAACTCGTACTCCTTCCTCTTACCTACTCCCCTTACTTCGCTTTACTAAGGATAGACCGAACATCGCCTACCTCCCTTGGGCGCACTTTTGGGAGAGCTGGCTGTGCTCTCGTGCTTGCGGCTGGGTGTAGGTGAGCTGCGCAATGATACTTGTTGCTTCGGGTATAAGAGAGTTGAGGAGGTCACTATGTTCTGGTTGATCTGTGGCAGCTACATGCTGGTGACTGCCAGCTTGTTGTTCTTCGATGCGCTCCCTGCGATCAAGGAAGGCAACGACATCCAGTGGTGGACGTACTTCTGCTGGCCGCTCTTCCTGGTAGCCTTCGTGCTTCACCTGCCCTTCATGGTCCTGTCGTACATGACGCGTAAATAGCGGTAGTAGGTTAGGAGGTCATCATGTTCGTAGCCAGTAAGGTCTTCCAAGGCTTCGAAAGGCGTTGCGTGGGCACGCGCGTGGTGGAAGCCGGTCCCTTCATCAAAGCACTCAGCCTCCGCATCGAGCACCACTGCTTCGGGAGTAGCCAGCACGCGGTTTTATCCGCTCCTGCGCTCATCCCCTATGTCATGTGGGGTGAGGGACTGAGATCCCAAGAGCCCTCGGACTACATCCTGAGGAACTGGAGGGGCAAAGTGCACCCCTTCCTGAAGCGCCACTTGTTCTGCACGACGGAGAAGCTCGGGGTGGTGGTCTACAAGACTGACTACTACCTCAGCGACCCTGAGGTCATGGCCGATGACCGTGAGGTCGATCGCATCAAGAAGATCAACATGCCCTACGTGTTGGTTGCCATCATCAATCCGGACGCACCCCGGACGGCAGACAGCCTCGTGCACTGCCTGGCCGGGAACAACCAGGACGTGATGTCCTGGGACGTTGCTCGGATCCACACCGAAGCAGCCGCCATCCACGCGTACTGGAACAAGTACTGCGTTGTGGCTGACTGAACCGTCTCTCCCGCCTTCGCCCTGACCTCTGGGCCCCTCTCCCTTAGTACGTAAGCAGCCCTGCGCAAGTAGTAGCCTTGCTACGGGTATAAGATATCTGAAAGGAGGCTACTTATGGGTCTGAAGCCCAACTTGACTGATGAGGTTTTGGTGTTGCACAAGCGCTATCTGGGCGCGACCTGGAAGATCTGCAGCATCTGGACATCAGGAGAATCTTGGAAAGATGAGAGCGGCGAGGACGACAGTGAGATCGTCCCCGAGTTCATGCCCGGATCCATCATCAAGGCGATGGGCTATCTGTACGTCTTCCCTGAGATCCTCGTCTGGATGGTGATCAAGCACGTGCACCCCTCTGGGAACGATCTCAGGCCCTTTACCTATGGCGAGATATTGGGTCGGGAACCCGAGGGGGTAGTTTCACATACCCCTTGGGGCTCCACGCTAACTTCGAGCTTCTGCTGTGAGCCCTACCCAGAGATGCTGGCGAGAGTGGTTGACGTGCCCGACCCTAACAAGGGAAAGAAGTTCATCAGTCACTTCCCTTCGACGTGTCCGGCGTGCCGTAGCCCTGCCTACCAGGGCTACAGCTCCTTTGTCTGCAGCCGTCCTGGCTGCGATCCCACAAGGAAAGGATGACCATGCCGAAACCCAACGCTCTTCAGGAAGTGCTACACGAGAAGTACAAGAGCAAGAACGTAAAGGTCATGTTCGGCATCTGGCTGGACGCGAGCTGCCTTCCCGCAGGTGTCACGATTGAGTTCGGGGCGGTGCTACAAGCCGTAGGCTATCTCGACAACGACCCCAGCGTCCTCATCTGGCACATCGTCTCCCGGAAGCTGCCGCCTCCCGGCTTGTCCTGGGCAGAGCCTCCAACTCTTCGATCCCTGATCACCATCCAGCCGTGCGTCATCTTCGGCTCCATACCCAGAGGTAGTTTCAACGCGGTAATGGATCTGCCGATCTTCTGTAGCCCTGTCTACCCCAACATGGGCCTCGTGGAGGTCGCAGCGGACGTTGTTACAACACCTGTGCCTGTCCCCAAGCCAAAGCTCACGCCGAGACCCGTTCCCACGTGTCCGAAGTGCGGCAGCACGGACTTCTACCTGGGCTTCTCGTCCATGAAGTGTGGCACTCCTGGGTGCGACCCGCGCCTGAAGAAGACAGAGGTACAGCCTCCGGAGAAGCGGAGCGGCATGGCTTGGGTCTGTGGCTGTGGTCATACGCTCACTCGGGATGGCAACTCTCTCAGGATAATGAGAGAGTTGCATGCCCAGCACTGTAACATCAACACAAGCTCCATCAAGAAAGTCGATCCCTGATACGGGGAGAAAGGCATGACAGATGAAGACCCTTTACTCGTTCCACTGGGACTGTCGCCGCCAGGGCCTAGAAGATCTAGATGCAGAAGAACCCCTGAACATACCGAGTGCAGATGTACTGCGTCTCCATACGCTACGAGATACCCTTGCGCAGGTAGGAGTTGGCAAGGAGTCCTGGCCGCTCTTGGAGGCCCTGCAGTACATCCATGACGAAGAGGCCGAGTCGGGCTGGGAGACTTGCTGGAAAGCCGTCGCTAACAGGTTCCAGCTCACCATGCCTGCTCTGCCAAAGCCCTAGATAAACAGGTATAAGAATAATAGCAGAGGCTAACGCTCTCTGTAAGGCCCTCCCTAGTTACATAGCGGTGAAGGCATCGTGCCGGCGGCACTCAAGGGACAAAGGGCATTCGTAGAAGTGCTGCAGACTCACGGCGTAGTGGGGACCCGACTACTCGCAGAAACGATGCTATCGGGCCAGGCAGAAACACAGAAAGGCTGTGGCGGGACAACGCTTCCCCCGAGCGAGGTTCGAATCCTCGATCTGCCTCTAGAAGTATCTGCTACCGGTACTGGAAGTCTCCTCACCCCGTTAGAGGGGATTGGCTTTTCAAGGAGACCGCATCCCATGAAGACTCTCGTGAACCTCACCCCGCACACCATCAATCTCTTCGGATCCAATGACAGCAACCAGGCTATCCCCTCCACGGGAGTAGCTCGGTGCGTTGCCATCCCGACAGTCGTCGGGGAGGTGAACGGAGTCCCCGTGCGCCGCACGCAGTTCGGTGCAGTGACCGGGCTGCCCGAGCCCTCGGAAGGGGTCATCTTCATCGTCTCTATGTTGGTGGCTTCGGCCGCCAAGAGGGACGATGTCGTGTTCCCCGACGACGTCGTGCGCGACCCCGATGGCAAGATCATCGGGTGCCGCGCCCTCGGCTGTCCGTAGAGATCCCGCCTACTGCCCGAAGTTCTGGGCCCTTCTCTTAGCCCTGAAACAGCAAAATAGGGATCCTAGCGGATATAAGAATAATGAAGGAGAGATGGATAATCTCTCTAACACCCTAAGTAGGAGAGTGTTCTATGGAGACTTCTCTGGATGGCAAGAACCCCGTTCGCCCCAACTCGGCGCAGTTTCCGGCCCTGGGCTTCACCCAGGAAGACGCGATCCAGCTCAAGCTGGACGTCAAGAACATGGTGGTAGAGGTTCTCTCGGCCGACCGGGAGGCCCTCTTCGAGCAGATGAAGAGGGTCTGCTCGGGGGCTATCCTCTCGCGCGAGCAGGAGCTCGCCAAGGAGGAGCGCGAGAGGGTCCGCCGAAAGGCGGAGCAGGACGAGCTCCTCCACCAGGAGGAGATGCGCCGCAAGGCGCTGAAGAACTCCGAGCTGGCCATTGGCCTCTCGGCCAGCGCGTTCTTCAGCGTGCTGGCCATCGCCTGGAAGCTCCGGCAGGGGGGCAAGCTCCTCGGCCTCCCGGTCCCGTAGTAGGTTCCACGGTTCGGCCAGCGAAGCCCGCTCCCCGAGAGGGGTTGGGCTTCGTGTTTTTTAGCTCTGAGTAGGCTTCATATAAAACGGGCATAAGAAGTATGAATCCAGGGCACGTTGCCCCATGAGTGTAGCTATGCAAAAAGCTGCAAAAGCCTGTCATAAGAAGTATGTAAGGACATTGGTGTCCTTTTTTAAGGGAGATGTCCCATGGTAGAGGTGTTGACAACCGCAGTGGTATCGACTTCGTCGCTTTCTATCACCACGGTTTCCGGTACCGCCATCGTGATAGCGGGTGGGTTTGTCGTATGCGCCTGCATTGGGGTGGCACTGCTTCTCTGGGTGTGCTTCTGGTAACTCCTCTATAACAATTAAGCCATGCAATCGGTGGCTGAGTCTTCTACACATGAAGGCGGGACAGGTTGCCATAAACGTGTGACCCCCGTTCTTAGCTCACAGAAGCAAGAGCGGCTCGAATAAGGAGATAAGAGTAATGGAGGTGGAGGATCGGTATTTACTGCGACCCTCTGTACCTTCTCTGCCACTCACATGAGTAGAAAGTGTGACTTATGACTATCTCCATCAAGAGCTTGCTGATCGCAGTCGTCTGCCTCATCGCGGTCCCCGGAACCGCCTGGGTCCTCGAGAGGTACCATATCGGGAACACCCCGGAGCCGGAAGCTTTGCGTGCACCCCTCGCTCCCCAACATGTCGACTCCCCTGCCTCTGCCTCTGTCTCTGCTGAGTTCCTAGACCAAAGGGTGATGTACGAAGACTTGGGGATGATCGCGTGCCTCAAGACCCTGAAGTGTAGGGGCATGGACTCAAGCACGGACTCCGTGCAGAAGTGCGCAGCGGAGTTCGTGAAGAAGGTTTGCGCCGCTACCAATGGGTGCAAAGAGGCCGTCGAGTCCAATCACACCGTGCAGGACATGGTGGCCTGCGTCGACGTGATAAAAGACATGAGGTGCCCTAGGGGCAAGAGCACCAAAGTCACGGACGTCCTCGACGTCCTGATCGACAAGTGCCCGGCTAGTAGGTAGAGTTAAGGCGTGTGTAAAACCGCCAAGGTGTTTGGGCTCTTGGCAGCTGCCGTCTTGGGCTCGTTCTTTCAGCTCAAGCCTTGGCAGCTGCTCGGAATGCTGCTCGTCCTGCTTGGAGATCTCGGTGATCTCCTAGTGTTCTGTGACGAGCAGGAGCGGAAGTACCGAGTGAGCGTCATCATCCGAGAGATGACAGAAATACAGGCAGACGACCCCACGCCCAAGTGGGTTCTGTCCGCTTTCCGTCGGATGCTTCCGTGAAAGGTACCAACTTGCCCTCTCCGGAGGGCATATCTTAGCTCATAGCAATTAGCTTACGCCTGCGCCTACGGGGACGCATGTACCTCTCTAGAATGGCTTGGGGCAGCCCCTCTAGGTGGGTGCCACAGGAGAGGCAGTAACGCATGGATACCTCTTTGTCTTTGCCTCCCTCGGTCACCACCATGTACCAGCCTTCCTGGGAGCCAAAGATGTAATTTCCTAGGCCTTCCAGGAACTCATCACAAGGAGACCGGTCGCAGATCTTACTCATCTTACCTAGAGACTACTGGGTAGGCCCCTGGAACGCAAGAGGGCCCCCAAAGGGGGTATAAGAAGGGTAGAAGAAACTCAACCTTCTGGAGGACCCTATGCTACCTGTTGTTCTGGCCGCCCTAGTTACGGCGGTCACAGCTCTGGGATTTACGAACGCCCACTGGCTGGGCTTCTCAGCCCTGGGCTGTAAGTTGGTGGTTGACCACGTCTTGAAGTTCCCCTCCAAGGAGGGGCTCCTCTCTCCGAACCTTGACGAGTTTGTCAAGGGGACGTACGTCGGCGAGGGGACGAGCACCATTCTCGGAGAGGCGCTCACGCTCATTGCGAGCAACTCGTTTGCTCCCCCCGAGATGAAAAAGTTCATGGGGAAGACATTCATGTTCTCCATGAGTGAGGGTAAGTTCGCGAGCTCCTGCGCTAGAGTAGGTTGTTATACGATAGAGCACGCCTTCAAGAGGGTAAAAGAAGGCGCGTCTCTGGAGCAGGCAGGAGAGTATCTCAGCGAGACCCTGCCCAAGCAGGTGGATTCGTTGGTCCTGCTTCTCGAGTCCATCCCGCCCTCGCGGGTCTTCTGAGCCCTACTAGCCTGGGGAGGGACAAACCTTCCCCAGGCACTTGTACTTAGCTATCAGTGCAAGAAGAGGCCAGCTTACGAGATAAGGGCAAGTACCCACCCTTTTCTTTTAGTCACGAGGAGAACCCCATGGGATCACAGACCGATGCATGGATGTCCTGGCTGGAGAACATTGAAGTCGGGCAGCAAAGGGCTCTTTACGAAGTACTGACTTCTCGTTTCTCGCAACAAGATGACGACTCCATCAGGGTGATCAGAACGCCTATCGAGGATCTCATGATCGAGGATCCTCCTGTCTACGTCGACATCTTCAACCTTCACGAAATCTACAAGCGCTTAGCTTTCAACACCAACATCATCCTCAAGGGCCCCAAGGGAGATGGCAAGACCCTGTCGATCTTTGCCTATGCTGCAAGCATCAGTTGTCCCCTGGTCATCCAGGAGTGCAGTGAGGAGACCAAGAAGTACGACCTCATGGGCTCGCAGATGTTCATCGGTGACGAGACGGTCTACATGCTCGGCTCGGTACCGACGGCCATCGATATAGCCAACGAGGTTGGACAGTGCATTCTGCTCTTCGAAGAGCTCAACGCTCTCATGCCTCAGACCCAAAAGCAGCTCAACGCCATCTCCGATTTCCGGAAGATGGTCTCGATGCCCCACATCGGGAAGAGTTACAAGCTTCGGGAAGATGCCAAGGTCTGGGTGGTCGGTACCCAGAACCCTTCGACCTATGGCGGGTCCTATGACATGAACGAGGACTTGAAATCTCGTTTCGAGGAGATCGAGCTCACCTACCCAGAGCACGGGCAAGAGAAGGGCATTGTCAAAGCTGTCTGTGGCACGCTGGCCGCCGATGACCTCATAGACAAGGTCTTACGCTTCGCCAAGGAGACCCGGCAACAAGCTACGGGTTATGCACTCTCTACCCGAGACGTCAATCGCTTCATCCACACGGCGGCCAAGATCGGACTCGACAACGCGCTGCAGCTGGTCATTGGCAAGTTCGAGGATGCAGACAAGGACACGGTGATGAAGCGTATGGCCTCAGTGTTCGGTCCCAAGGCAGTCAAGAAGTTCTGGGGGGCTCTATGAGGAAAGCTATTGTTTCACTGGAATTGCCTCCAGCCGTGCGTACACTCGTTGTGGAAGTGCAGGATCCTGGGATCGTTCGAGGGTTTCTTACGGGCATTCGCCAGAAGCCCGTGCTCGTGGGCAACGGGAACCAGGTGGTCGAAGAAGTGCCCACTCTCCTTGTCGAGGTGGACCCCGATGCCCCGAAGAGAAAACGGTCCTTCCTCATCGTAGACACCAACGAAGTCATCGAGAACAGTAGCGGCCTTGTCTTCGTGACCTATATCACCTCACGCACCGGAAAGGTGTACCACCTCTTCGAGAACACGAACTACCTCCCGGATCTGTAGGAGCGCTCATGAAGAAGCATGGCTACGCCACGCATGGATCCCTAAGACACGGATCATCAGGGTACCAGGGCGAGGGCGGGTGGTTTGACAAAGACCCCTTCTATCGCACCACCGATATCTTCAACGGAGTCTTCAAGAAAGCCATTCGTCTTGATCAGGCCTCTTCCCCCACCAACTCCACGGACCTTAAGAAGATCTACTTGAACTACGGAGAGATCTTCTTCAAGACCATCATTTCCCTGAAGGGCCCGGGGAGAGATGGGTTTCACTCTGAGTATGTGCTCGAGTGTGGGCACACATGGGAAGGGAAAACCGACCACACACCAGGGAAGGACGTAGGACGTTGTTCCATCTGTTCCGCCAATCAGGTGTACTTAGCCTTCGAGCATGAGTGGCAGCACATCATCTTCAAGAGTGATCTCGCCACGCGTCAGCTCTTTGTGCAGGCCTACGTCGATGATCTCTCCAAGAATACAGCAGGGCTAGACACGCTACAGCTACAGGATTTCATTTCCCTCCTGATCAACGCCTTTGACGACCTGCGCTGCAACTCGCTCTGGGAGAAAGTTTACCCAGGCTCTGCCCAGCAGATATGGGAGCGCTGGCAACGTCTTACCGCCACCGAGCATGGGGATAAGATCAATACCAACTTCCTGAGCTTCATCTTCGCCAAGGCGTTCGATGTCCACACAGACCCTGACGGAGAGTTTGCGACTCTCGAGCCCATCGTCAGATGGGGCATCGAGAAGGTCAAGTACCGTGGCTTCGCCAACATGCTTGTTGATGTTCGTGTTGTCTTGGACCGTTGCATGGGCGTGCTTCTGCAAAGCATGCGTCAACCCCAACCAGGAGTTCCCAATGCTCGACCCCAGCAAGGTGCAAAAAGACCTGATGCAGCCCAAGACCCAGGAGGAGGTTCTCCGGGTGGAGATCCAGGCCAGGGAAGTGGAGCCGAACCAGGGGATCATAACGATACAGGTGAAGACGGCGACTCCACAGGAACTGGAGCAGATCCTCAACCTACTGATGAGGAACAAGAGTCGGATCCTGGAACAAATCCTGGGGATGGTGCCACCCCCTCTATAGAACAAGCGCCTTCGGCCAGCACCCTAAACCCTACACCCGAAGAAATGAGCAAAGCTCTTCAGAAGCTTGCTCAGGGGGCTCAGGCCCTCGACCCCAAGGAGACGCACCGAGACCCTGATACCGAGCAGTTGAGTGACGCTCAGACGTCGCAAGCCGTGAAGGCCACTATCCGTAGAGCGCTGAATGCAGACCTGGCTGATGCGAAAGCTCTGGATCAGATGCTGGGCAATGAGGTTGACCCGGACATGCAGCAAGCTTTGACCCAGCTCATGAATGGAGTTGCCCAGAAGTCGGAAACGTCTCAGCTCACCCAGGATGCCAAAGCCCGCATCTTACTCATCGAGGTGCAGCCTAGTGATGTAGCAGATGACCCAGAGATCGAGCTCAGTACAGATGAGATAAATCGCGTACGCCACATACGCTCGGCTTTCTTCAGGGCCTTGGGTAGACAGAAAGCTAGCAGAGCTCCTGAAGGTCTGGTGATCGATGTTCCTGCTTTGATAGCCTACAAGCTGGACCACGAAGACTCGCACGTCTTCGAGGGCGAAGCCATTCAGCAAGGGTTCGCCTACTCGATCTTGTGCGACATGTCAGGATCGATGCAGGATACTTTCCCCTTGGTGTGCCACGCAGTAGAAATGCTGAAGCAGGCCCTCAAGTTCCCCTTCGTGGTAGGTAACCTCTGGGGCTTCCGAGGAGGGGAAGGGTCTGCGGGCAGGCCTGGTCGTGATGGCGAAGTCTGGATCTACCGCTACCATCCCAAGGTCAAGGGCTACCTCGGAACCGCCCGCTCAGGGAAACACGGAAACTTCTCCGTCCCTGTCACGTGTGGAGGGCTGACTCCCATGAACCCAGCGCTCCGGGTTACAATAAATCACTTGTCGCGAAAGATGCCTTCGGGGATGGCGAAGCGTCTGTTCTTGCTGACTGATGGATCGCCTTGCTCTACTCGAGTAGGGGGAGGCCATCAGTCGGCGAACACTTTGCGGAGGTTCGTAGCCAAGGAGATTGAAGGGGCAAGGAAACACGGCATCCAGGTGTTCACCTTGGTCATCGGTCGACACGCCATTGCAGAGGAAGAGTGTCGTGAAATGTTCGGGCAGCCTCGTTTTTGGAAGCGGGTGGATGAGCCTGACCGAGTAGGAGCAGTCCTCGCTAGGCTGGTCCTAGAGAATTTCCAGCGCTACATCAAGATCCGTGGATGATCACGACTGCACTCGAGAGATCGGGTGCAGTTCTTTAGCGCTGAGATGCAGATCAAAGAACAAAAAGATACGGATATAAGAATACATGAAGGAGGAAATTGATGATCATGCTTGCTCAGACGATCTCTGTCGAGAAAGCATCAAGTGAACCGTATCTGTTACGGCAGCTGATCCTGGAAGCGTCTGTGCTAGCTTCCCATATTTACGCGGATCTCGATGGCATAGTGTCGTTGTTGCTGGCCAAACAGATACGCGCCTCAGCTGGAAAGCCACCGGCTGAGGTTTTGTTCATCCAGGCCAACACCTCCTTTCTCGAGGAAGGTGTCCTGGCGCTCGATATGGGCGAAGGGAGGGGAGTTCAGAGATTAGGAGATGGTTATTCTATAAAAGCATCGGCTCTAGGAGGAAGTGCCACGATGGCGGTCCTCCGCTGCATGGATCCGGAAGACCATCACATCTTCCGTTCCTGGGCCAAGGCCGTCAGCAACGCTGACGAAGGACGCAACATACACACGCAGACCATGGAGAGACATGGGGATCTCTACGAAGAGGAGAAGAGCCAGATCAAGACTACGGTTGACTGGTTCACCCACGGCTCTTTGATGCGGGTGATGGGGGATTATGAGCTCCTGTACTGGTGGGAGCAGAAGTTCCGGGGCATGCTTGTATCGGGCAGGATCGCCAAGGTAGCCGCAGAGCAGGCACGAATAGCAGAGTTTTTGTATCACAACCTGTTTGCTATTCTTCCTGAGAACGCCTCGAGTGACGCCACGAAGTTCGTCACCAAAGCTGGGGCAGTAATTGTGACGTTCTCCGCCTCGATGGGAGGGAATCGGTGGAAGCTTGGGCTGACCACCCGGAGCAACTTCATAAACTTTGCGACCATCGGCAACCGCATGCTCGAGGAATTCCCCGACATCTTCGTCGACCAGCGGGGGCGCTTGATTGGTTGGACTGCGAAAGGCCCTTTGTGCTGCACAAGAAAGGAATACGAAGAGCGAAAGGCGGCGTTCCTGTGCGTCGCTAAGGAAGAAGTTCTTGTTTACCTGAAGGCGGAGGGCTTCTTGACATAGGAGGTCCTCGGGTAAGAAGAGTAGTTATGATATTTTTAAGGGGACCTGCACTTATACGGGTTCCCCTTTTTAGCTCTAAGGTTTGACTCGAGCTCGTATGTCGACGATGTCTTTCTCGGAGGTGTTCACGCGGCGCTCTAACTCTCGGAATTCTTCCCGCTCAGGGTACCTCGACCCATTCCACAACCAGCCTCCGATGGTGATTCCAGTAGGGATAAGGATAACTGCTATCCAACCCAAGACTCTCCAGATGGTAACGCGAGGGTTAACCTTGTCCTGCAGCGTCATGAAAGAAGACTGGATCCCAGTGAGCGAGGTCTCTAGCTTCTGCACTATCCCAGATTGACGACCCTCGACCTCCCTGAGCGAGCTGGCAATCTGGCTCTCTAGCTCTCTTCTAGTAGTACTGATCAAGCCCTCTATGTCATGCCGATTGGTGACGTCCTTGGCCTCTAGTTCACGCCGGATAGTTTCCAGTTTGGTCTCGAGCTGTCGCTGGATCCCCAACAACTCCTTGGTGTGAGCCTCATCAGAGTTGCGCAAGTTGGAGAGCTGCCGGTCTCCTTCTTTGAGGCGGCGAACAATGTCGTTAAGCTCTCTCTGGAGATACCAGGTCCTCGTCCCGATACTTTGCTCCTCACCTACCTCACCTACTGGTGCGGCATCCTCAGAGTCAGAGAGATTACGTGGCGACTCTGACATGGTCACCTCCTGATCGTACGAGTATCGCTTGGATGGCCTCTAGTGAAAAGAAAGAGCCCCATCGGGGGGCTGGTCCCGAGGGGCTCGAGGATTCTTTCTTCTCTTGGGAGGCTTAAAAGAAGAAAGAAAGGTCTAGCGGTAGTGCTGTTGCGCAAGGAAGCGCGCAGCTCGTGCTACCTTCTCAATAGCTTCTTGTCCAGGAGTGGCCTCTGGTGAAGGAGGTTTACCTCCTGGTGGGGCTTGTGTTGGAGCTGCTTGTCCGGGACCTGCTGCGCCCTGGGGACCAGCTTTGGGGGTCAGGACTTTCGGGCCCGTGCTCTGGCCGTCGATGGTTGGAGTGGCGCCATCGACACCTAGCTCCTGAGCTTGCTCTTGTTCAAGCTCCTGTCCCATCGCTTTGATGCCTTGGTCGATCTTCTTACCGTCGACCTTCTGCAGCTCCTTGACGAACTTCACCATCTGCTTGGGGTCAGAGATATCCATCTGAATCCCCTGCTCGAAGCGAGAAAGCTGCTCGGCATAGCGAGAGACTGTCTCTGGGTCCAGACTAGGTCCGACCTGCTGGATCCGTTCTTCTGGAGAAGGCGGAGCCGGGGGCGGTTCAGGCATGCCTGTAGGAGGCAGGCCGCCATTCTCCTGGGCTCCTTGACCGTAAGCCCCTTGCTGAGACTGAATCAAGCTCTCTAGATTGCCTTCTTCCGAAGGCGGGAGTTGCTCTGGTGCCATGGGAGAAGGCTTGAACCCAGGAGGCTGTTGGACCTGAGCTCCAGGCTGAGGGGGTTGCTGCATCCCGAGGGCCTGTTGCATGGCCTGCTGTTGAGCAGGATCTTGCATCTGACCGGTCATCTCGGGGCCTTGTCCGGGAGCCTTGATCTGAGGAGGTTGCCCTTGGCCCTGTCCAGGAGGCTTGGGACCTCCGGCGCCAGGTTGGGGGGCGCCCATGGCCATAACCGCCAGCTTGTGTAGACCCTTCAAGTACGGGGACCAGCCCCGGTCCTTGAGAGCGTAGACGATGAGCTCATCTGGACTCACCCCACCCTGAGAAGCCGACTTCTCCATGGACCGAAGGGGGATGCCTGCGGCGGCCGAGAACAGGATGCGGTGAGCCCTATCCAGCGAGGCATGCTTGCTGAGGTAGGTGCCCAAGTAAGTCTGAAAACGTGCCTCTACCAAAGCCGCCTGAGGGTCAACACCAAGAGCCTGGGCAGCTTTGTAGAGGGTGGTTTCTGCTACAGGGAGACCCTCATCCCAGCGTCGAAAGACGGCCCCGGCCAGTTCTTTATCCATGAGAAACTCCCTGAGTTAAGATCAGAAACCTGTCGCCGGATTAAAGGACTGATCCTTCAGAACAAGGCCCTTGACGGCTACCGGGACAGCTCTCTCGAACTGCACGGCACAGGATTCCTGAATCACCGTAGCACCTGAGTCAGTAGCGATCTGATGCGACGGAATGTAGCACGACTCCATGTAAATCGCACTGACCGTGGCTTCGTTCGAATCCCGGAAGTACATGAGTAGGCCGATGGGCTGTGAGAAGAGGTCCGAGGCCAGGTTCAAGAAGATATTCTCGTACCCTGGTGGAATCTTCACATCGTGCTGGTTTGGGGCGTTGGTCAGCGAGCTCTTGAACACCGATTTGACGGTGACGCTTCCTTCCGTGTCAGCATAGTACGCGTACAGCATGCGCAAGAGGCTGGGCCCATGGTACATGACCCGGCTCAGCTGTAGCTGTCCCGTCGTGCGTCCTCCGATGAAGTAGGACCGCTCGGATCCAAGCTCCCAGAAACGGGAGAAGTTGCGGTTGTGTGAGAGGCCGACGTTCTGCACCACCCCGATGGGCATGGCCCAGTCTTTGGGGGCCGAGTCATCACCGCCCGTTGCAGCAGCAGCGGCAGCAAGACCGCCAATGTTGGTAAGACGTGGGGGGCCAGCCGCCAGGAGAAGAAACGCCCCCGACATGAACTGGCCATCGACCAGATTGGCATTGATGGGCCGCTCGTAAGGCTGCCATTCGGTTAGGGTCGCCATATCGGGCTCCTACTTACGCCACCGGGCTGGCCAGGGCGACGTGGGCGTTGTACGCCGTCTGGATGTCGTTGATGTCAGTGTTGCACTTCGCCTGCGTGTTGGGCGAGGCGTTGGTGAGAGTAAAGCCAGTGCCACTGGTGCCTGTATCACTCGCGAAGTGCACCCCGGTTGCGTTACCGTGAGCCACGATGAAGGCAGCAGCGAGATCGCACCAAGCTTCGAGCGTAGTGAGATCGGTAGGGGCTCCCGCCTTGAGTGCGGTCACCGTGGCCCCCGTGTGGGCGATCTTGTGGGGAGCATCATGGGAAGCCGTGGCGCTGCCATCTGCTGCGTGAGTCAGAAGGGCCACATGCAGAGCCGTGGCGCGCACAAGAGCATCGGATAGAACCGTTCCAGCGGTCAGAGCCGCACCGGTGACCGTCGGGTCGGCTTGTTGATGCACCGTCGGCTTGGAGATGGCCACGGCGTGCTTGGCAGCCAGAGTAGCTTGAGGATTCTCGCCATCCAAAATCTGGACGAGGAGTTCAACTACGTGATCTCCCCGTTCAGCAAGAGAGCGAAGTTGAGCGAGGGCATCTGTGCTTAGAGTCACGGTTCCTTCTCCTAAATCTGAGAGCTAAAAGATGGTCTCACTAGATAGAGATCGTAAGCCTAATGTAGTTGCAAGGGAAAGGAACATTCAGGGTAACGTCCACCAACACTGTGTCAGGAGCCGTCGAATCCTGAGCCAGGTTGTTGAGATCCCCACCTAGGATGACTCCCGCTTCAGCCAAGAAGCCCAACATGCCTTGGATAACCGACGAGAGGGTATCCAAGAACGGCGTGGTGATGTTGAAGGTACCGATGAACTTGCGCAGACCCACTCTCAGAAACTTGGCGCAGTAGTCGATGACCTTGGTGATGGAGTACTCACGGGTCTCGATCTGCGTGAGGTCCGTAGTCAGCTGGTGCCTAGAGATCAGAGGCGCTCCCGGAGCTTCTTGCACCAAGATGTAGGCGCCCCCAGCAGCCATGACGTTTAGCTGCTTGGGCGAGTAAGTGTCATTCGAGCCCACCACTCCCGTGAAACCTGTCATCGGCAGATTGGTGAAACCCTGCTGCGGAGGGTACTTCGCCGTCATGCCCGCGATGGCAGCGCAAGCGTAGAAGCCAGGAAGAAGCTCCTCAGTACCACTGATCGACGCCTTGACCATGTCGGGGAAGACGTAGAGCATGCGACGCTGCTTGAAGGTTGAAGCCCTGGTCTGGACCGTGTCGGCCGTCAGGTCCTTATCGGGAAGAGTAGACCCAGGGATCAGCAGCTCATCTCCGCGCACCTTGAGAGACCAGTCAGCGTTGATGACACTAACGTTGAGGGGCGTGAGGCTGTAGAAGCTGTCGGCGTTCTGCCCGATAGTGAACGTCTGCGTGACGGTGACGAGCGTACCGTTTACCGCAGTCACGAGGTACCGACGTAGCTCACTTTCTACGGTTGTCTCTAGAAAGACCTGATCACGGTAGCTCAGTTCCAGGGGCTCGAGACCACGAGAGACCAAGCCAGCGTTAGGATTGGCATCGAGCACGAACTCGTTCTCGGTTGCCGTCGAGTTGCCGCTGAGACCACTGGACACCACGTCATCGACCGCCCGAAGAGGTACGGAAGGGCAAGTGATGACGATGCGCTCTCCCTTTTGCTCGGGGGCCGACATGGTCTCGACGTGCGTCTTGAAGATCTGATGCACGGTCTCGTCATCGGTGAGGGGCGCGATGGCGTAGACCTCTTCGGCCTCGATCAGGTTGGCAGCCCTGGCGAAAGCTGCCGAGGTACCGTAGGGAGACCCAGCAGAGATCTCATCGACACCCAGACCGGCGCACTGCAGGGTCGGGGCGTTGATGAGCTGGAAGTACATGCCTAGGCCCAGGGGATTGTCCGAGCGCAGCGGGGAAAGGACGGTCTGCAGAGTCGCCAGATCCGAGATGCGCAGCATCCCAGGGTTCTTGGCCACTGGAGAGACATCCTTCCGCAGGCCCCGATATTGGATGTAGATGTCCGAGACCCCAGGGCTGAAGGGGCTACCCGTCAGCTGCGAGCGCAGGATCTCACCATTCAGGACTACGTTGCCCGAAACATCGAGGTAGAAGTCCGGGTTGGGGCGGCCCGACCCAAAAGACGAGCTACCCTGGACACTGAAGCCGAGAGCCGCGTTGGCCTTGACACTGCCTGCGTCTGTCACAACTTCGATCTTGGAGGCGTACCCCTTGATGGTAGAAGTCAAAACAAGGCTGGTACCTGCGCCGTTTACCGAAGCGACAGGCCAGCTCACCGCTTCGTTGATCGCTGCGACTGCATCAGGAAGAGAGTCGCTGGAGAAGAGGACTGAGTAAACTTTGGACCTATCATTCAGCTTGAACTTCAGGGTCAAGCCGTTGAGGTTCTCTTCTCCGAGATCGTAGGCCCCTCCCGTAAACAGAAGGGTGGTGGCTGCGGCTACGCCGATCCCCGTAGAGCTCGATCCGATCCGCAGACCCACTAGGCTACCCTTGCCTACCGAAGTAAGCTTGAGCTTGTTCCCGACGTTCGAGATAGCAAAGTCGGTGGGCAGCGTGGTGCCATCCCAAGATGACGCTGTATTCAGAGCGGTCACCAAGTCGGTAATGGTCGCGATCGGGGTGCTGTCTGGGAAGGTGAAGGTCTTGCTCCCTGCGGTCCAGGTCAGCCCCCCATCCGAAGACCGTTCAACGACTAAGGTTCCTGTAGGAGTGAAGGGGAAGTTCTGCGTGCCTCCCAAGAGCGTAGCCGTGATGTCAACGAACTCCGAGTCCTTCCCCAGGCCCGTGTAGTTCGTACCCGCCACGAACCCAAGAGCGGTGAGAGCTGTCGAAGAACCCTGGAGCAAGAGTTGCTGATGTGCTCCAGTGATGTTGGTAGACAGGGCGAGCTTGGTACCCCCCTGATCGGTGTGAGCAAAGAACCCTGTGTGGGTCATGCCGTTTAGAGCGGTGACCACGTCGGCTACATTGGCAAACGAAGGACCACTGAACGTCATGACCTGGGTGTCGACCTCGACCCCGTTGACCACAAGATCGACCCTCAAGGTGAGCCCCGTGAGGGACACAGGATAAGTACCTGCTCCAGGAGCTTCTACTGTTCCCGTCGTGGCATCGCTTCCGATGGTTGTCCCTGCCAGTACGGCAGCCGTAGGAACGGTCGAGGTCTTGAGGTTTTTGGCCATGAACCAACCGTAGCGAGGGGAGAAAGGTACCCCGGCGTAGACGGTGCTGACCTTGGACTCGTCGTAGACCGCCGAGACCAGCTTGCCATTGGTATCGTAGACCGAGAGCTTGGCGTTGATGGTACCAAGCTTGAAGCGAGTAGCCTCTACCTTCATGACCACAGCGCCGTTGGGCTTGACCCCGTTGGCGTAGAACTCGTCTCCCACCTTCACATCGATGGAGCCGTTACCTGTGAAGGTAAGACCGCTAGCCTGAAAAGTTCCGAAGCTACCCGTGGCATCGACGAAACCGAAAGCAGCACTCCCGTTGACGTAGGTCTCCAGAGCGTTCTGGACCACTCCGTCTTTCAGGTAGGCACCCTTGGACCACTCGACCCATGGAGAGAGAGTCGTGTTGTTGTTCTGATCCTGGGCCCGGAAGCCCGAACCCTCGACCCGATACTCGACGTCCTTGCTGGCAAAGCCAAGGAGCAGATTGGCAGAACCTCCTGCCCGTACGGTGATCGAAGCCGAGACGCCCCAGAGCAGGGAAGCGATCTGCACCCTGGAGTTACTGCCTTCGATGACTATCGAGGCAACGTCCTCGCCTACGGCATTGTTGATCTGAGCAGCGATCTGCTCGTCCGTAAGCGTTCCTCCTCCGATCGATGCGAAGGTGACCGCCACGTCCTGAGTGACGTTCAAGCGAGCAGCGATGTCGACCCCGAGAACTAGAGTCAGTCCATCTAGGGCCAAGCCTCCGGAGGTAGAGAAAGCCTTGGTGCGTACCGCAGGGCGGGTAGCTTTGTTGACCGAGGCCAGGAAAGACTCTCCAGGAGAGTGCTCGAGCTCCCGTAGAGCTCCACCGAACTGGAAGAAGGTCTTGATGGTGTCTTCTTCGACATCCACCTCAGCGATGTTCTTGCGTGGGGAGGGGAACGACGTCTGCGAGATCACTCTCGGCAGTTGCTCGTACGACCCCTGCTTGGCAGAAGGGTTCAGGAGGCCATCCGCAGTGGTGACCTCAACGATCTCTTTGGCAGCTCCCACCACCAAAGGAACCAAAGTAGGACGGATGATAGTCGGAGCCACCGACCGAATCTGTTGAATAACTTCGACGCCTGGTCTAGCAAGTTCGGCAGCCATGGCTTCTCCTCTACGTCTTCACTTTCTGAGTAATCACTCCGACCCTCAAATTCCTAGCTTCTTGAGTGTCTATAATTCGACCACGAATGGTGGGAGGACTGACCTGAGCTCCGTATGTCCTCATTCCACCTGGGTGGGCTTGTCCTAGCGGCAAAAGAGCAGACTTGAGGGTAGCCTCAACACTGCTGAACAGGGAAGCATTGCTTGGTTCGTCTATCTCGGTCCACTGAAAGAAAAAGGGAGAGTAGACCGATACCATTACCCAAGAAGGGTCAGCTTCTCCGCCTACCATCGACCCAGGAGCAGACTCTGGCCCTATCGAGATCTCATCCCCTACTTTGTGCATGCCTCCGACGCGCTGAAGCATGGTCTTGAAAGTACGAAGATGGCGCATGACTATCCAGGCTATCCTCTGGGCCTCGACGCCATTCTTGGCGATAGCGTTGATCGTCATGGTGCAGGAGACTAGGTCGGTCCTCTCCTTGGCTCCCGTACGGAGGTTGATGCTCCGCATCTGGTCAAGGCTCAGATTGGCAAACTGACCAGGACCACGCATGGTCACCAGAGCAGGACGTTTCTCGATGGTCTCTCTGGGTATGGGTACTTGGTCAGTGATCGCGATCTCCGTAAGACCTTCATCCGCACTCCACCGGTAACTTCCTTCCGGTAAAGCGTTGAAGAGGCCTTGGAGAAACAGCAGGTAGACTCTAGTGAAGTAGTAAAAAGGCTCTTCGCCTCTTCCCTGAGGTTCTACCTGACCACTGAAGACGCGCTCGTTAGGCATCTATATTCTTCTTACTGATGCCCACACGAGTGTGGGAAGCGTTTAAGGGGGAGTTAGCGGACAGTGCCTCTAGGCGCAAAGCCGTAGGCAGCCATAATGTCGGTGTAGTCCTTTTCTCCGTCGACATGCTGCCGTAAGGTGAAGTTACGCTCGGAGCTGATCTCCAATTCTCTAAGGTCTGCAACATTCACCGGAAGCTTATATTCGACGTCACCCTTTGTGATCTTGGAGAGCAAGAGCTCTTGGTGCACGACGGAGCGCAGCCTCTCCGTGGTCGTCACTTTCTCGACTCGCCACCGCTTATTTTCAGCTTCTATGAGAATATCTTTGGGCTTTACTTGTGGGAACGAAATAAGCCGGGCACTGGTCTGGTTGGGCTGGAGCTCTCCGTAAGGCGTAGCTTGAGAGGCATTGCCACTGGCATCAATTTGGACAAAACACTGTATCGGTGACAGATACCCCCCGAGAAAACCCGCATCGTAACAGTTGAGGCAGTTGCTCTTGGTCCTGCGCCCTGACACCCGATCCACGCACACGCAGTAAGCCCCGAAGCTCCTGACAGGGAACAGCCAGCACTTCCTGCCCACAAACTCCCGGAAGAGTACATCCTCGAGGCGGTTGATCTCCATGGCGATAAGGTCTGACTCCCCCTCTTGCGCCGTAGGCCCGAACGAGGCTTCTTCGTGTGTAACCTTGTCGACTACTTTGAGTAAGTAGTAGAGGTTTCTCCACTCGTGCTTGGAGGGAGCTGTGGTGTCACGGAAGTAGTATTGATCCTGGAACGGTCCTGCGATAACCGTCCACGGGCCGAAGGCCGACTCTGACCGGTACAGGTAGAAGTCGTACTGTCGGATGTTGCCGTCGAAGTTCGAGAGCTCCCAGAACAGATCAAGATGATCAAGATCCAGGGAACGGCAGTAGAAGCTGGTGACGTGCAGCATTTATCTTACTACGTAACCCTGCTTAGCCATCAACTGCAGCCAGGACCTGCTACTCGCAAGCTTCGCGAGCGCTCCTATAGGCAGTTTGGCTGCTCTTCCTGCAGCAGCAGCTCGCATGGGACGAAGGGTCGCAGCTTGTTGCATGGGTGTCATGGTCCTAGCTGGTAGCTGCTGCATGGGAGCGACTGGCCTTGGTGTCGGCTTAGGTGCAGAGGCTACAGCGGGGACTTGCATGGGTGACGTTCTGGCTGCTGCCGATACAGGAGCTCTCTCAGGAATTGGTGCTGATCTAGTTCTCATGGCTTCGGGAGGTGGAGGTGGTGGAATAGACGCACCGTTGAGCATGGGGGCTCGAACAACCCTGGGATCTACACTCTGAAGATGCGCGGGGCTCTGCATCATCCGGTTGTGCAGGGCCATTGGGATCTGGGGCTCTTGCGCGTAGCCTCTGGCCGTAGGCAGCTGCTGAAAAACTTGGCTAGCTCCTCGATACTGGGTGAGACCCCCACCGGGGATCTCCAAGCCCATCTTCTCGAAGGCCATTTCCATGGCTAGCTTCTTGAGAGGACTGGCAGAGTAATACTCGGCTATCTTTATGGCACTGATTGTGGCGGGAAGCAGAGCGTGTCCTGCTCTGCGGACCGTCGGGCCGATAGCTTGCCCTGCCCTGCTCACCGTGGACTTGATAGCCTGTCCACCTCGAGCAAAGAAGCCTTGGGTCGAGGGCTTCTTGACGACAGAAGACCAATCAGCCCCATGAAGATCTCCAGGAGCTTTTACAACAGCCGCTGTCGGTGATGGTGTAGGTGCTGGGGCAGAAGCCGGGGCAGCAGCAGGAGGAGATGCTTGTGGTGCCGGCTTCACGGGGCCGGTACCTACGGCTTGGTTATTCTGACGCTCCCCCATCATTCTTGCGAAGTTGGTTGGGGCTGAGGTCGGTCCTGCTGGAGAGGGGGCACCAGGAGCAGGTCTAGCTGCCTGCTGCTGAAGATGCCGTTTCTGTAGAGCAGCTGTTACTGGACCTGTTTGCTTAGCTGCTGTTGGCGCTGCTGCTGTTGGAGCAGCCTGGGCCGGGGCTTGTGCCACTACCGGAGCAGAAGCTGCTGTGGTTGCAGCTTGCGCCGCAGGCAAATTCACTTCTCTACGAAGAGCTGCCGGAGGAGCCGTCAGCCCGCTAGAAGAAGGAGGAGGTGCCGACCTCACTAAAGATGGATCGGCAACTTCAGGGGCATGTATACCACTAGTTGCTGGTTGCGCTTGGGCCGCACGAAGAGCATCCCTTTGGGCTCTCTGTCCTTCAGAAAGCATGTGATCAGGTAGTGGGTTATCTGCAGTTACCTGACCAAATCCTGCTGGAGTCTGGGTAGCTGCTGTGTTCGCCATGATCTCGTGGTGCTTGGCTGTCTGCGCTGCCTGTTCTCTTTGTGCTTTGAGATATTGGTTACGGCCAGCCACCTCTTCATCAGACATCATGGCGTACTGACGCGTAGGAGAGTCAGGGCTCATGCCGGAGATGCGCGACCGGATGCCTTCTTCCCCACCGGCCAGCTGACTAGCGCCGTAACCAACAGCACCTCCGATGAGCCCTCCCTCTACGTAATTCGATTCACCGTTTTGGTCTTTTGGGGCAAGCGCCAAACCGCCAGCAACACCAAGGGCTGCCGGCCCCATCACTGGGTTCTTGTACAGAGCCCGTGCCCCTTGCTGGAGGATCGAAGGGGGGGTTATGGTAGCGGCCTTGGCAAACCCGGCCAAGTTCTTCTTGGTGGCTCCGAGGATGGCACTACCCGTTCCTAGAGCTCCAAGACCTCTAGCGAAGGGGCTGTTCAAAGCTGACACTGCGCGAGAGCCTAGGCTCTTGGAGGCTTCTCCAACAGCACTGACCGCGGCCCCGCCTTCGGTACCTAGGTTGGCAAGTTTCTCCTGAAACTCGTCGACTTCTCCAGGACGATCAGAGACACCGAGCTCGAACGCCAGCTCGAGCAACTCACCATTAGGCAATTCTGCTAGCGACTGCTCCAAACCAGATTCATCAGAAGGAGGGAGCTCCGCTAGTTTGGTCAGCCAGTTCATTTGGCACCTTTGACGACCATACCCAAAGCCCTGGCCAAGCCGTACCCCGCTCCAGCTCCTGCACCGCCCCCGATAAGAGAGGCTTTAATCGGATGCTCTCTAAAGGCCTTCGCCAGACCAAGAGCGAGCTCTTCCGACCGGTTGAGGACCTTGTGAGCTAGGCCATTTTCAGGCTTCCCCTTACGACCTTTAACCAGGCTGTCGAGCTTGTCTTCGTCCCAGCTCCTGCCTTCGCGATCCTCGTTAGGACTGGATCCGGCATAAGTCAGTCCCCCTCCAATTAGAGCCCCTAGCCCCATGAGAAGGGGGAGCTGGGAGCGCCCTCCGGAGTGACTGAGCGCTTGTGCTACTGCAGGGGTGTATGCCGGCGAAGCTATCTTCTCGAAGGCCTTCCTAAAACGTTGGATCACAGCGGCAGTCTTTTCAGGACGAGGATAGACTGGGTAGTCCTTGGCTAGAGTCTTGACCTTGCTGACCAAGTCCTTCTTTTGTTCGGGAGTGTGTCCCTCCAAGAACTTTTGATGGTCCTCCCCAAACATGTCAGACAGAGCCTTCTTGAAACGAGTACGACGAGCGTGAACATGCCCTCCCGCAACCCCTACAAGACCGCCGCCAACTCCACCGACGAGAGCTCCTCTGGTCCGGTTGTCCTCGTCCATGGCTCCGCCCGCCACGGCGCCTGGGACAGCTCCCATGGCAAAGTGCTTGGCCACCGGCTTGACCCAGTGATGACCTGCCGCTTCTTTGACCGTGTCGTGATAGACCGGCAGCTTGCTGGCCTCTTCATGGATTCCCTTGAGCTTGGCCATACGGTCGGGGTGAGAAGCGCTTGCCAGCTCCTTGACTGAAGTACCCTTCGCTTTCATGACGTCGCGATAGTTCTTCAGTCTTCCTTTGGCATGACCTCCCAGTACCGCTGCAGTTCCACCAACCAGACCTCCCTTGACAGCGCCTCCGAGGGTACTGTCTCGGTCAGCGACTGCTCCCGCCACAGCACCGGGAGCTGCTCCCATCGCGAAGTGACGGGCCATGGGTTTGACCCAGGGATGAAGATCCGCTGCCCAGTTTGCTTGCTTGACTACAGGAGCCGCTGCAGGGGCTACCTCCGGAGCGGCTCCTGGAGCTACCGCAGGATGCGGGTACAGAGGTTGGGTGGCGGCATGAGCTGTGGCCTTCTGCTTGAGGATCTCTTGTTCCGCAGCAGGCAGACCTGCAAAGCTCTCGCTGGTGTGGCCGTGTGCACCGAGAACGTGATTGAAGGCGTTGTCGGCCCTGAGATTGTGGGCATGCAGGTGCCCGATGCCGACGCCTGTGGCACCGCCAACAACAGCTCCTGTGAGGGCTCCTTGAACAGGATGCTGGTCACTCATAGCTGCTCCAGCAACAGCACCTGGAACAGCACCGTAGAGAGCATGACGCGCCATCGGGGCAACGTACTCAGGAAGATGCGCTGCAGCTTCTCCCCACCCAGCAGCCTGCTTCTTCATGCGTACGAAGTGCTCGGCACCGGCCACGAGCTCCGAGAACTTCTCGTGGTCGTCCAAAAGCCCAGAGAAAAAATCTTTGTCATTCATGGAGGGCTCCCTACGCGATCATGTAGAAGAGGAAGTAGCTGCCACTGCTGTCGTGGATGATGTTTACTATCGTGCTCACGTCAGAATTGTCCGCGACCACGTAGGCTTTTAGATCCAAGGGACTCGCGAACACTTTGACGCGGAACTTTGCTAGGGCGGCTGCGGCCATACTACATTCTCCTTCTTACTGAGCCAGCTGGGAAGCGGTAGCTTGAGAGCTAAAAACAATCAAGGCCGTTACTTACCAGCCACCGTAAAAACCACTTGTCCACATGTATTCGCTGGAAACTCCACCGCCCCAGCCGCCTTCGATGTTAAGGGCGATCTTGAGGTCCTTCTTCTTCTGTTCGTACTTACCAGAGAAGAGCTGGATCCAGGACTGCACCATGGGCGTTTTGTCACTGACTCCGACTTGGATGCCGCCGTCGGAGAAGTTCAGGTGGTTACGGGTCATAAGCAAGCCTACGGACTCGAGCAGAGAGACCACTGTTGCTCTCATCAGCAAGCTCTTGGAGGGAAAGTTGGTGAGTCCGTATCCTGTCATAGGAGGAGTGGAGTTGAAGTCATCGAGGGCATCGATGACTGCCCAGGCAATGAGACGATCCGAGTGCTCTTCCCCAGAGATCAAACGGTTCAAGGCCGGATAGTCACGCATGAAGGCCCTGACGATGCCGATGAACTGACTCAGTGCGATGTTGTTGCTAGGCACCGATCCAGAGTACAGGTCCGACATACTTCACCTCCGACCGCGATCCGAAATCAGCCCTACTGGCTTTGGGGCATTTTCTACGACAGAAAGAGAGCGCTTTGGTAGATCCTGGGGTTCCTTGGAAGCTATTCGCTTGGCCTTCTCCTCGCTGCTGAGTTCCTTGCCTTTCCCTGATTTGGCGTTGGTGTACCAAGAAGGCACCTGGCCTATCGAGATGATGCCCCTAGCCTCGAGAGATCTGATCTTCTTGTCCACCAATCCCGCTGGAATCTTGAGCGTACCTCCTGGATCCAGGGTTTTGTTATAGATGTCCACTTGCGTAGGCGGATGCTTACTGCCCACCGCATCGGTGAGGTTTACGATCAGGACGACCATAGAAACCTCCTAGAACATCTTCTTCTTGCCTACAGGCTTCTTGGGCTCCGAAGGAGGCTCGGGGAAGGAATCCGAGAAAGTTTTCTCGTGAGTGGCTACCCGCTCGGCGACCGCATCATCTGTCATAGGAAGGAACGAGTGCTCTGGGGCGACTTGATCAGTTACAGGAGATGAGGTCTCTGCAGGAACTTCTGCTACAGGAGAAGGACCTTCCTTCTTCGTCAGTTGGACCATACCCTTCTTCGCCCAGCTGTCGAACATGTGCCTGTTGCGATCGTACTGGTCATCGCTGATCTCTACGGTCATACCAGCCCTAAGTACCTGGCCAGCAATAGAAGGCTCGTAGACGAACTGAGTCGCCACCCGGTGAAGATGAGCCTTGCTACGATCTTGTGTGGTGTTCTTAACGAGGTACGCCATCAACATCCTCCCTGGTCTGGTAGCTAAGAAAGGCGCAGAGGCCTTTCTCTGAAATTAGCCAAGTTTACTCTTCTCAGCCTCATGAGGGCACTGGCCAAAGTGCCCTTTTCTGAAATGAAAAGGGGAAGTAATCTCTCGACTACTTCCCCCTTAGCTCACGAATCAGGCTTGGGTGCCAACTACCCAAACATCAGTGACCTAAAACTGGCTGACGTCGGGGAACTTGAGGCCAGCATCGACACGGTTGTTCATCGCACCGAGCTGATCCTCGTCCATGGGCAGCTTGGTCGCGTAGCCTGTGGAGACCGCTCCTGTGGTCACCGAGCCCGAGTAGAGCTCGAGCTTGCGGATCGAAGCGATATTGATGACGGCCAGCGCGATGTCCATCCAGGACTGCCAGGTGATGAGGTTGGCGACCTTATCGATGTAGAACTTCGTGTTATTGAGCACGTAGCTCTTACCGAGGAACTCCGGCGCCGTGAAGATGTAGATGTTGCCGGTGCGGAGGATGTCGGTCTTGATGGTACGGATCATCTTGCGGCCGAGGATGGTGTTGTACTTGTAGCCATCGACCGCCGTCTCCGACTGCATCTTGTCACCGAAGTCCGAGAGGGTCCACGCGAGAATATCGTCGTAGTCCGGCTCGGTGATGACGAAGCGCTCCGAACGAAGGCGCTCGTTATCGAGGATCTTGAAGAGGTTCACGAAGTCGGGACGAAGCACGGGGTGAACCGTGAAGTCGTCGGCCGCTGCAGTGAGAGCTCCGGTGCCCTTGATGACGCTCTTCTTGACCGTGGCGGCATAGGTAGAGGTCTTGAGGGCGGTAGCGACGTTGCCGTTCGCTTCCTTCTGCAGGGCCTGAACCGCCGACTCGGCGTGACGGAGGAACTCGCGGTCCTTGATCTCCTGGAGATCCTTGACCGAGTTGTCCTCGATGATCTTGGTGATCGGCATCTCGTAGGCGAGGAGCTCCTGCTCCGTCTTCTCGAACTTCTCCGAGGAGATGGTGAAGAAGGGGACCTCGGCACGAGGAGCGCGGATGAACCTAGCCGTGGGCTGACCCCGGAAGGTCAGGGTCATGGCGCGAGACTGCGGCTCGATGTCAACGATCTTGACGAGCGTGTCGTGATTCACCGAACGCTGGCACTCGGCGCGGGTGATGGGCTCGGGCGGGATGATCTTGTCCACGAAGCAAACTTCGCGGAGACGATCACGGATGTAGACCGAGCCCATGGCGGCGATCTTCTCTTTCCCTTCGGAAGAGTCGAGCCGCTGGGAGAACATGTCATTCAGTACTCTAGCCGGAACGCTCATTTACTTTCTCCTTCTAACCGGAACTGCGTCCCGGGGTTAGACGTGCTTCCACACGCCGCCAACGAACGGCACCAGGTAGCGAACCTTGCCACCACCAGGGAGGCGGGTGACCCACCCGACCGTGAGGTGCTCGCCGCCACCAGCACCGAGCTTGGCGAGACCGCGCTTGACTGCACCACCGATGGTCACATCCTGGATGACCAGGGCGTTGCCGACAGCCATACCCGTCAGGTCACAGATCGAGGTCTCGGCTTCGTAACCACCGATGAAGAGCACGGTGGTCTTACCGATCGCCTGGGTATCGTAGCGACCGCGCTCGGACCAGCACTGGAAAGCTGGACCGGCCTGCTCACCGCTACCACGCTGGAGCTTGTAGTTTGCACTGAGCTCGAGCCACTCGCCATCCAGGATCGGGTTGGCGTTGATGGGATTGAGAAGCGTCACGTCTTCGAGGTAGAAGTCGCGCCGCTGGACAGGCATTACTTCAGAAACGAGTTGCAGGTACGGGGCGGTAGACATCTCTAATCTCCTTGATCGTCAGCGGTACGGGTTATTCCCCCATGATCCCGACAGCGAATTCGTCTTCCGCGTTGCTGGGATTTCCGGGGTCATCGGAGAGTGCAGCCAGCTTGATCTGCGGGGCAGACAGCTGAATGGCCTTCTCCACTACGTCCAGATCGTCGTTGTCCATCAGGGTCTCGACCTTCTGGGCGTACGAAGAGTCAGGGTCAAGGTTCTTGGCTTCCATGTCGGAAGCAATCTGCTCGACGCGAGCCCTCTTCTCGTAGAAAGCCACTTTCTCTTTCAGGGTGTAGATCTCCGCCTGTTGAGCGCGGAGTGTGGGGCCGACCTGGCGCAGGACTTCGGCCACCTTGGTGCTGCTGAGTTTGTTCATGGTCGTCGTCTCCTCGCCTTCCTTAGATCCCACTATCCTTCTCGACTGTCGCGTTGCCATCGCCTTGTGCGGCCGACAATGTGGCCTTCAGCTTGCAGACTCTGCATTCTCCGGCTCCGCCGCAGTTGCAGCCATCCGCGCCTGCTCCGGCGTCAGCCATGTGCGGCATGCCGCTCATGGACCTAGCACCGCCCATCATGCCGGCTGCTGGACCGGGAGGCTTCATAGCTCCCATCCCACCCATGCCGTTCATCATGGCAGTCTTCTCGGATCCACTTCCCTTGATCGCGCTCTTGAGGTGACAGTAGCTGCACCCACCTTTGTTTCCACATTGGCAGCCCGCCTGCGCAATCTTCTGGAGGGCTTCCTTCGCCGCTGCGATCTTCACCCCGGCCTTGCCGGTGTTCCGCAGGTTGTCTTTGAGAGTCGGGTCCTTCTTGGCAGAAAGCGCCGGCTCATCGAGAACTTCTTTGAGTTGGGTCTTAACAGGACCCTTAGCCTCTCGCTTCGTGGCGTTGATAGCTGCCGAGTTTGAAGCGATCAGCTTGCGGGCCTGGTTACCGAAGCCTCCAGCGGCATCTCCCGACTGACGGGGCGAAGCCTGGGTAGCATCGGTAGTGGTAAGAGTCTGCCCTGTGGTACCAGCAGAGATGTTGGCCTTGAGGACATCCTCACCGGCTAGCTTCGAGAGCAGGCGGCGGCGCATGGCTGCAGCAGCCTGCTTGATGGTGGGACCGGCAACCAGCGGGCCTTTCTCTGGATACTTTCCTGTTGGGGAGATGCCTCCGCCACCAGGAGCATCGTGCAGGTCATTGTCCATCTGGGTTTTGCCCCCAGGTAGACCCCCAGTAGACAGGGATGACCCAGCTTGTGAGCCAGCCGAGTTGTTGCTGCTAGCAGGGACCTTGCGGTACACCTGCTTGCCTCCGATGGACTTGCTGACTGGAAGAGCACCAGCTCCCAGACCAGGTCCAACAGCAGCTTCTTCGGCAACCTTCTGGAGCAGGCCACGAGCCGGGAAGCCGATGGAGTCGAGGTTGTTAGCGATGAAGTCACATGTAGACGCCAACTTCTGGATGAACTCTTCGGTCGAGCCCGCCGAAGCCCGCTTCTCCGCCTCTTCCTCGGAGGGCGTCGGGACATGTCCATGCTCCTGCTTCTCATAAGCAAGGAGCTTCTTCACCTTCTTGTCCTGGGACTGATCTTCTGCCAGCTTCTCCGTCGCCCTGTTGAGGACGTTCTTGATCATGTCCTGAAGGGGAAGGCTGTGCGCGAGCTTGTTCATCGATGCTTCTCCTGTCACCCACGCACCGTGGGCGCATTCGCTATTGGTCGACCCATACCCTGTGGAGCAGGTGGCATAGCAGGAGGAGCAGCTGCCGGCCCTCTCGCTGCGTGAGGCACTGCTTTTATTGCACTGACGGTGGACGGACGCCCTGCACGAGCTGAAGGACCAAGACTGAAATTCGCGATCTTTTGAAGCTCGTCAGAGAAACCACCAATACAGACCAAGCTAAGGCCAGAGGTCTTGGTCTCTACTGAGGGCTGCTCTAGGGTAGGCTTCATGCCATCACAGGATGGTTAAGGTGTAAGGGAGAGGGAGACTCTCTGGTTGAGGGAAAATCTCCCTCTCCCAAACACGAACTGGTTAGCCTACGTCGTAGCCGTTCTCTTGGAGGATCTCGAGAGCCCGGTCATTGAGAGCTCCATCGAAGTCCTCGTCTCCCTCGTACGCATCACCCTCAGCGTTGTCCAGGATCTCTTGAGCGCGGATCTCAGCAAGCTTCTCGAAGGCCGAGGCGCGCTTCTCCTTACCTCCACCTAGGGCGCGGTAGCCGCCGTACCCAGCAGCAGCAAGACCGCCGTAGGCTCCGAGGGTCTTGCCGACGCCCTTGGCGAGGGTACGATTGGCAGCAGAGCGCAGCTTCGTAGCGTGAGCTCCGGTAGCTGCCCTTCTGCCGTGAAGACCGCGGCGGATGTCCTTCCCGACGAGGGCCCTTCCGACACTCTTGCCACCACTGGACAGGGCGCCTCCCACGCGCTTGCCGAGGGCAGAGATCCGCTCCTTCGCCTCTCTAGCCACCATGCGAGCCCGTCCCGGAGCCTTGGGACCATACTGCTCCCCCGCCCCTCCCCGGAACCCGTCGGGCTTGGCCTTCGTGCTGCTGTCGTGGTCCATGACCATCTCGCCGATCTTCTGCATCTCCTGCGTGTAGCTGTGCGCCATCACGCGGCCGAGGAAGTCGGCCTCCTCGAACTTGGCCTGCGCCTCCTTCTGGAGGTCCTCTTCCGAGTACTCGCCATCGGCCTCGTAGCCCTGCTCCTCTCCCTCATCGCTCAGCACTTCGTCGGAGAGAGCCTGGAGCTCCTCTTCACTGAGGCCCGAGAGATCAACACCCTCTTCCTCCGCGAGCTTCTGGAGGAGGTGATATTGGGCAGTCTTCTCGAGATCGTCCGAGCCACCGCCAGTGCCGTAGACTTGAGCCAGCCAGGGATCCATGTTCGACATTTCTTCTATCTCCTTGTTTCAGTCTAGAAGCGCTGTCTTCGAGATGGTCGTCATCTCTAGGCTGCCTCAAGAACTGCGCCCATCTGGGCCAGGGACGCCACCACACCGGCATTGGAGAGGTGCAGGTCCCTATCAGTGTATGCCCCTGCTAGATACGCAAGCGAATCGGGGCCGAGTACGCTTGCTGACGAGACCTTGTCGATCCCACAGGCGAAGGCCTCTGCCAGGCTCCCTCCAAAAAAATTAGAGCAGAGCTGGGGATCGGAGGTCAGGAACAGCGAAATCTGGTTGGCCTTCTTGAGAAGAGCGCGACGGTAGCCGTTGTAGGCTGCCGCCAGCTTCTTCATGATCGGAGTGTCTGAGGTGTGCGGGGAAGGCTTACTAGCATGCCTTAGCTTGGAGGATCGAGCCCGAAGTGGTCCTTCGGCAGCGCTGCGATCTCTACCAAAACCTAGGGAGGTTAGCAGGCTCTTCAGTCTTTGATCGACATGCTTGGCCCCGACGGGGATGGCATCGTCGACTTCGTCGGAGGGCCCGAAGGTCATGTGCTTGCGATCCAGGTCATCTGCTAGCTGCCGGTCACCCATCTGGATCAGGACAATCCGCTGAAACTCACGAGGCTTCAAAACGATACCCATCATACCTGTGGTCGAGCAGGCTGTGCCAAGAGGTAATTTGCCCATTCGATCAAGCACGTCATTGGGTAGGTCGCGTTCTGAGCTTTCTAGCCGAGGCAGGGTCTTTTTGGTAAAGGGACCTGCTGGTATATCTTTAAGTATCTCGCTGAGCTTCTTGTGGGAAGCGTATTTTTCCGGAGTAATCCCAAAGATCGCCGAAGCTTCCTTCTCTAAGGAAGGAGCAGGCTTCTTCTCTTTGCCATCGCCGTTGTCCCCAAAGAGAGCTTGTAGGGCAGAAACCTCGACTTCATGAATCTCCCCGAAGTGCTCCTTGGCCCCTCCCATATGATGATCATAGGAGGCCCTAGCAGCAGCTTCCGAGGGATAGCCGATCATCACCTTGTTCTCATCGAAGGAGCCGTCCTTCTTGAGCTGCTTGATGACGTAGGCCTTCTTGGCGCTCTTGTCGGGGCCCAGGTAGACGTCGATCTCTTCACCATCGGCGTCCTTGGTTCCGGGGATGTAGCCGTAGTGCGCCTTCATGAAGCGCTTGTACTTGACGACGCCGTTCTTCTTGTACTGCCGGGTCTCGCCCTTTTTCCACTCGATGTGGATGGGGACGTCCTGGTGTAACACCTTCTCCTTGATGGGGTCGTTGGCCGTTTTCTCCTTGCGGGTGGCCTTCTGCCGATCTCGATCCTGCTTCTCCTTCAGCTTCTGCGGATGGTCCTGGAAGTACTGGAGCATGTCCCCACAGGCCAGCTTGGCCATCTGGACAGCCTGCTGGAGAGCTGATCCAAGTTTCTCTGCCTGTCCCGAGGCATCGATGTTGCGCTCTGGTTCGGCATCAGGGGTGCTGGTGCTCTTCTCGTACTCGGTGTAGAGCTTCTTGGTGCTCTTCTTTTTCTTCTCTTCGTCGCCCATGAGCTCTTGCTTCATGCTCTGGAAAAGCGACGCAACTTTGGGTAGCCCCCCAACAGGAGGAGGAACACCTTCCCCGCGCAGTACGTTGGGACCTCTCACCCGTTGAAATCGGAAGGGGTTGGCGAGGGGCTTGTACTCCGAGAGAGCTGGGGGAATCGCCGGAGCGTCAACTACCTTCTCATAGAAAGGGGAGTCGCTGACAGCACTCGTGCCTTGTCCCCTATACGGCCGAGGAAGCTCGGCGTGACCTCTTGGATCAACGGCTATGTGGTGTGTCCAGGGACCCTGCGCTCCTGGAGGGATCTTCCCTAGATCGTAGGCCCGCAGATTTTGAGGCACTACTCGTTTCTTAGCGGGCCCTACGTACCCTCCTGAGACTGAAGGGATGCCGCTGAACCACCTAGGGCCTTCGCCAACATCGGCCCCAGGAACACTACCTCGGTACGCAAGACTCTCCGGATGAACTCCCGGGTGCTGAGCCGCCATTTCCGGAGTCAGTGTCTCAAGATTTGGAAGTTCAACCACATCGTTGGGAGAGTGCCGACCGGAGGCCATGATCTGCTCGGTTCTCGGATCTCGCGCATGCTGCACCTGAGCAAGCAGCTTCTTGTCGTACCAAGGCGCTGAGGGATAATTCGTCCTTTCGAGGGCCTCTGCTGGTCCGTAGGCGCGAGATCTCAGAAGACGGACAGTGGCGTCACTATGATCCCTTACGTACTCAGGGTAAGCAACGTTGGTAGCCGGGGAGAGCATCCGGTTGGCAATGGCCTGGCCTTCTGGACCGGTCGAGAGAATACCCTTGATGTGCTTTGTCGCAGACGCCCCTTGACCAGGAACGGTCTTAGAGGCAGCGGCAACGATGCGAGCCATCTGCTTCTGCCCTACAGCGGCCTTCAGAATCGAGGCGTACTTCGTGGAAGGCGCTACAGTTCTGTAGTCATGGGTCTGAGTCAGAGGACCTGCCCCAGCACGATCTAGGTACGGAGGCTTAGAGACAACTGCCCTACGTACAGTAGAAAGAGGCGAGGAGATAGCGCCAGGAGCTTTAACTGCAGGCAGAACCGCCGTCGTGGCTCCAGGAGAAGCAGGGCGCCAAGGAATAGAGGCAAGCTTCGCCATCACCTTGGCGGTCTTGTCTGCACCGATGAAGACGAAGGAGATGTCGAAGAACTTGGGGGTATCGTTCCTGACTCCGACCTTGCGTCCATCCGGGAGGATCTTGTTCATCATCGACTTCGCATGACTACAATAGTCACTGCGAGTCCTAGACTTGTTCTCACAGATGGTGCAAACGTCGTAGGGCACTTTGCAGCCCATCGACACGTCTGGATACTCGCCGTTCTCGATGCGCTCGATGAGATCGTAGGCGTCGAACTTCTTGCAGAGGGCCCTATCCAGGTAGATGACGAGCTCCACCCGGTGCATCTTCGGATTCCAGACAGCCAGCTCAACCCTACCAAAGGCCTTCGATGGATCCTTGTTGCTATGGTGCTTGTAAGGGAAGGCGTTCATGAAAGTGGGGAAGCCATAGTCCCACCGCTTGCCTACTTCGCGCATCTCCTCAGGAGAGAGCTGGTTCCAGTTGGGAGGCGCATGGAGAAGCGACTTCTCGGTAAAGATGTCCCCGTTGACGTTCTGGCCCCAGTACTCCGAGGCTCCCATGGCGTTGACGAGGACATAGATCCCTGCTGGCGTAGGACGAACCGTACCTACAAAGTCCTGCACTGCGGGGTGTAGCTTCGAGCGCATCTCTTGAGAGGCAGCAGTCTTCTCGAGACCTTTGCCCACGAAGAGAGGAAGGCAGTTGATGTGCCCCTGCTCGTCAATACCCTTGAAGTGGCAGTACTTGATCATCATTGTAGGAGGCTAACGCTGCCCTTTACGAAAACGTCCGAAAGTGGGGCCTTTAGTGGCTCCGCCACCAAAATGAGTTGACCCCCTTGAAGCTGAGATACCGGGCCCAGGGTTATAGCCCAACTCTCTCTCCCGCTTCGTGATATCCAAGGCACGGAGGACACTTCGGTACTTTTCCTCTGCCATGTCTCTCTCTTCCTGAGTTTTAGCCCGCTCCAGGTCATCTTTAGCTTTAGCAGCCTGAGCACTAAACAAGCCTTTCTGCTCAGTTTGATGGTCAGGCTTTCCCCGGGCTGCTGAAAGATCGAATTCATGAAGTGCGGCCCGGCGTTTCTCTTCTTCGCCCTTCCAGCCGTGCTCAGTAACCTTACGGGCCTCTTCACCAGGAGCGTAACCATACTCCTGCTTCATCTTGTTGATCTGGAGCTGCTTGTGCTCCTTCTCGGCGTCGGTCTCCCACGGACGGGAGATGGCCTGGAGCTTCTTGGCGTCCGTCAAGTTCTTGCGAGCACCCACCAGATCAGTGAGTTGCTTGAGATCGAACTCGCCCAGCGAGGCTTGTCTGCGTACGAAGGACCCAGCAACCGTCGGATCCCCAGCGAACTCGGGGTTGAACTTGTGGAGAGCCGCGAAGGCGTTCTGCACTTCCTTGGGCTTGAGATCCTTTAGGTCAGGATTCTCCTTCATCATGTTCTTGAAGTTGTAGCTCTTGGTGATGCCCCGCTTGGCGACATCGTAGAGATCACCAGCGAGCGACATGGCCATGCCGGTCAGGGCCGTGCCCCCGACAGCACCAGCAGCACCAAAGAAGCCGGCTTTCTTGATGAGGTGATCCATCTCCTGAGCCACTTCGGTGCGAAAGGGGCTGGTCCTGATCACCTCGGCAGCTTTGACGAGGAACTGGTACTTGTCAGGAGCCACTTGGGCCACTTTGTTCATCATGCTGTTTTCCACCGCTTGGCTCCCGCCTGGATAAAACCCAGCTTCATTGTCTGGGACTTTGTCGAGCCCCTTCTTCACACGGTATACGCCATCTGCAGCCAGCCCTCCCGCCAACATACGCTTGGCAGGGATCTGGGAGAGGCCTTGTTGGATGAGGCTCTGCGTTCCAGCCATGGCTAGGCTTTCGGCCTACCAGGAGAGAACCGCTTACCTCTTCCTGTGACTAGCTTCTTGAGCTGAGAAGTGATGGCGCCAGATTTCTTGCCTGCAGAACGAAGGATCCCGGAAGTCTTGGTGAGCTCTTCCTCTACTTCGTCTAGAGCCGTACGGGCACGAAGCACTTCCTGAGCGGCCTTCTGCATGCCGGCCCAAGCCTGGATGAGAGGGTGCCGTAGATTAACCAGCCTCCCTGCCGTCTTGGTCATCGAGGTCTTGAGCAGCTCGGGACCCAGTTCCACAGACAAGCGCTTGGTGATGGGAAGTAAGACTGCTGCCAGGACCGTGCGGCTGGCAACTTTGTCTAGAGCTCCAACCACACCACTTAGACCAGCCCCTTCGGGGCGCAGGATCTCCTGGGAAACCAGACGGTAGAAGTCGCCCTTGGCCCCTTCTAGGACACCAGAGAAACTCTCGTGGGCTTCTGCAAGCTTCTCCTTGGTGGCCCGAAGCTTGAGGTGGGTATCGAAGACATCGTCGATCGGGTCGGTGTGGAGGGTGTGGTGTACCGAAGCGTTCTTCTCTTGTCCTGTGACTCCGCCTTCGGCGTTGACGGCAAATTGATCATTGAACTGCTGCTGCGCGTCATCAGGGAAGGCCGACTCTTTGGGCTCGGCACGGTAGTCCGACATGCCGCTGCTCAGAGGCTTGCCATCGTGCCCAGGAGAACCCCCATCTTTCAGGTCTCGCAGTACTACCCCTGGATCTGCGACATCGAAGTGGATATTCTTGTCCTCACTGTTCTGAAACAGGTCTTGGAAGGTGACATTGTTGGCGAACTCAACGACCCGGCGGATGTGTTCGTTCCCAAGCTCAGGGTGCTTGGCGATGACATCTTTCACTGCTTGGTTGAGGGGGATGCCTTTTTGAAACATCTGAGCGGCTTTGTGCCCCAACATCTCGAGAACTTCAGGCTGCACTTGTGACGTTTCTGGTTGCGAGAGAAGATCCTCGAAGATGTTCATGAGGGTAGAGCCTCCAGGGTATACCCTAGCCTAAGAGGCTGGGAAGACTATGGGAAGTACAATCGATGAGTAACTACATCACGAAAGAGAAAGCTGCAGAGATCCTCGACTGTTCGATCAAATCCGTGTACCGCTACGCCAAGCGGGGCTTGATACGCACAAAGTACGAGGGGAAGAAGTTTTTTGTCAGTGAGGAGGATCTACACTCTCTGACCAAGGGGCGCAGGGATGTGATGAATTCCCCCTACACAAGGGATGTCATCAACATGCTAGTCCTGGACATGCAGACGGTGAAAACGCAGATGGCCACCGTGCTACGCATCCTGAACATCAACTATGTGCCTTTGGGGTTGAGCGAGCACGAGTACCTGAACTTCTACCAGAGCGCCATACAGATGAGCACGGAAGGCTGGTCACCTCATGTCGAGGACCAGTGGGCGGACTACTTTGTCCGGCTAAAGATAGAGGACTTGAACTCTATGGAGCGCATTACGGGGGATGAGCATCCCTGGAGACCTATTTTGAAGCTGGCTGCTAGTATGCACCTTCGTCCCTGGAACACAAGGCTGCGGGATCTCCTGGGATCGGGTAGGAGCAACGTCCATCAGGTGGCAGGAATGTGGTCAGTTCTTAAAGAACGCAGCCAGAAAGAGTTCCATATGCTCGTAGATCGAGATTCTGCCCCCTCGAGAAAGCTCATCAGGAAGCTAGCCAAGGACCAGGATCAGTAGGCTAAAAATAGGCCAAAAAGGAGGATATAAGAAGATTGAGTGGATACAGACGTGTATCTGCGAAACCCCCTCTCTGGAGGCCTCATGGATCACCATGTCCCGAGTGTCAATAGTGACCAGACACCCCAAACCCCCCAAACCCCTCTGCCCACTGCGGCAAACCCGTTCACCGAGCTGAGCCAGAATCTGGCGAACCTGGCGGCCCAGGTGGCCCGGCAGCACCAGGACTTCTCTGTGCTGAAGGGCTTTGTCGAGGCGCTGGCCAAGAACCAGCAGGCTGCCCCGGCTCCGGCTCCGGCCCCGGCTCCGGTCCTCGACGAGGCGCGCATCCGCGCCATCGCCGGAGCGGAAGTGGAGCTGAGGATCGGAAACCTCGACCGGCGCATCAAGGACGAGGTGGGAGCCGAGATGGTCAACCTGAAGGTTGACCTGCACCGGTACACGGACAAGGAGTTGGACCGCAGGCTCGAACAGCTGCGGTCGATGGTCGCCCAGGAGGGGCAGCACCCGGGGTTCTGGGACTCGGCCGTGCAAGGGTCGGGGTTCCTGTTCCCCATCGCCCTCGGCGGCGGTGCGGCGTACGCTGTCAAGAAGATCTTCTTCTAGACCGGCCTAAAGCACTTCGTAAAGGGGCCCGGCAATATGCTGGGTCCCTTTTTTTAGCTCCTAGGTGTATGGGCTGAGTTGGGAGCGATGACATCAGGGCGAGGGTTGCGGATCATCGAAGCCAGGAAGCACACCAAGATGGCGTGGAAGGTATCGTCGGTAGAGTTGGGGGACTTCTTGTAGACGTTCTGGCGCAGCTGCTCAGAATATTCCGAAAAAATATTCAGCATGTCGGACCCAAAGGGATTCTGGAATTGCTCCCAATTGGGGAACCGGAAGACGTTGCGACGCTTGATGGCGTTGAAGACATCCGACATGACCTCGGTCCTATGCACCAGGAAGCGCTTGAGGCCATCCTGCCACTGGACCTTCGTCGAGGGCTGCGAGTACTGGTACTTGACAATTCTCTGAAAACCAAAACGCCGGGTGAGCTCATCGTTGGGCCAGAAACCACCACCGTAGTCACAGCCCACCAGCTGCACGTTGTACTGGTGGATCAGCTTGGAGATCTCGTCGATTTGAATCTCTGGCTCCGACTCCCGACCCTCGTAGCGGTGCACGTAGAAGATGGAGAACTTGCCGTCACCCATGTAGCATCCCAGGGTGAGAATAGTGTACGTACGTTCTCCTGTGTTCCCTTGGTAGGCGATGCAGCCATTCCTCTCAGTGACGATGTACCCGGAGGGCACGGTGCAGCAGTAGACCTTGCCGTTGTAAGGAACCTTCTCGATTCTCGTGCTGGGAGAGTTGAAGTGGTGATCCTGACCCCGAGACCACAGGACTCTCCAACGAGCCTTGCGGCCTTCCGATGCAGGCTTGTGCAAAACGAGCTTCGCTCGTAGCCCGAGCTTGATACACATCTCCTGGAAGTCTTCGCAGAGGCCCTTCGAGGTCGAATAGTAGGCTCCGTTGTAGTTCCCGGTCCTCGTATCGACGTGCCCGTCACCCAACATCATGGCCCAGAACAAGATGGAAAGCTGACGACTCGAGAGTTCCAGGAACTGACGAGGGATCCTCTTCGTGTCGCCGGTGCGACCGACGTTTTTATCTACCCAGTCCCAGAACTGCTTGCCGCAGATGGTCCAGTTAACGTCCCCAGTCTTGGGGTTCGGGAACTCTGAGAACGGGATGTCATTACGACGGAAGCACTCTCGGATCTGAGCCACTCTCTCGGCGTTGACGGTTTCGCGCTGGGAGAGCTTGATGCAGTAGGGCTTTCCTTCTCTCAAGCAGAGACCGCCCTCGGACAGGTAGTACCCGAGGAACTCCAGCCATCCATCCATGCGGAACAGCGCATCCGAACTTCCCTGATAACCAGGAGACGTAGGCAGACCTGGAAGAACGAAAGCATCTTCTTCCTTGCCGAGCCAGATCACGGATCCGGCGAACTTCACGTGACCTCCACGCTCAGCAACTTCTCCGGCCGACTCCGTGACCCAGTCTTGCCACTCTCCGCCAGCTTGGGGCCGCACCCTCATCCGATGGGTGTGGGTGAGCATCATGTCGATGTTCTTCGACTTGAAGTGGAGAAGCGGCTGATCCCAGTCCCTGACCGTTCTGACTTTAGGAGTGACGTAGGACATTTCCCGCGTGGCTGGATCCCACTGCGCGACTTTGTCCTCGTCCGTCAAATCCTTGAAGTGAACGAACCCTCTAGGGGTGAGGATTTTGGTCTGTTCATCATGGCAGCCCCAGTCAATTCCCGCATAGACAGGAAAAGCACCGCCGATGAAGTTGCGTATCTGTTCTTGATATTCCGTGGTCAGGAGCAAGCGGCTATCGCAGTTGTCAACCACGTCCTGACGAGTAAGAGGCCGGGTACCAGAGTCATATGACAGCCCCAACACTTCATTGTAGAAGCTCGGGCGCGAGTAGGTCTTCTGCTTCTGCAGGATGTCTTGATGGCCCACCCAGGGCACCATCAGCTGGGGGATGCGGTAGCCCTCGTAGGGACGGGGGATCTTCAGGTCCGGGTTCAGCGACACCCACTGCGCCATGGGATCGCTGGCGGTGATGGCCTTCTTGCACTTCTCGCAGATCAGGCTCTCCGGACCGATGTGGTCTTCCGTGAGGATGTTCCAGTAGACTCGGGTGACCTTGCCGCCCCCTTGGATGCTGTGCCGATGGCAGGGCACGGCCCACTCGTTCTGGGTCGAGAAGTTCACCCAATAGTACTCCATGGTGTTGTCGAGAGACTTGGGCGTTCCTGAATAGATGAACAAACCTCCCTTGTGCTCCTCCCCGTTGATCATGAGCACAGAGTGGGAGGCACACTCCTCGATGACGGGGATGTTGTCGGTGAGCAGGTCCTGAAGCTCATCCAAGCAAATCACGTCAGCCGGGATACCACGAACACGGTCGGCGTTCAGGTACGAGTAGCGCAGCGTGATCTGGCTGCGGTTGATGAACTTCTTCAAGAAGACGTTGTCGCTGAGCTTGGTGGTGGTCCAAGACTTGAGGTACGGTGAGGTCTCGATGGGTTCTTTGAGCCTGTCTTGTGAGAACACCTTGGTCTGCATGTTCGTGGGAGCGACATACAGGGAGTTCAGGGCGGTGTTGATGCAGGAGTAGGAGAGGAGCTTGTTGCCCAGCATGGTCGACTTTTCGACCTGCCGACCGCACTTGAGGAGGATATTCTTGGCTGGGGTGTCGTAGATCTGCTTTAGGTAGTGCCGATCGGCGAAAGAGAAGGGCTTGTACGTCTGCGACTTCTTGTCCGGCATCATGATGGCGAACTGCGTGAACTCAGAAGGAGTGATAGAAACCATCTCCCCCATCTTCTGGTTCAAGAACTCGACATCGAAGGTATCTTCTGGGTCAGCCTCGACATCCCACTCTTCAGGGAGGTTGATGCTGTGGTAATTCCGATCGTCGTAAGTAACTGTATGGTGTTCTTGTTCCCGTTCCCAACTTGACCGATCTTCTATGATCTCGAACGCCATAGACACAACCCTACAGCAAGCTTAGACTTTTTGCAATGCACCCCAAGCTCGCATGGATCCCAGGACTCCAAGAAGCCCTTAACGGAGCTATGGGGATTTCAATTGTAGCGACCGTCGAAGATCATGTAGATCCTCTGAAGAAGTTGGTGGTGCTGACGTTCAGCGAGGAGATTAGAAAAGGCGAGTATCAACCTATCCAGCATCTGGCGCAGGGCTTCGCCAAGGCCAATGACTGTGTCCTCGAGCGCATCCGTCGTAGGCCCAAAGCCTTGGTCCTGGAGATCCTAACCAAGCGAAGACTGGGGCCCATCAGTGACAAGAACCCCCTTTCCTAGAGATAAGGCACTACCAGGAGGAGTTACATGTCTTTTCTCATCTGCGGCATGGATGAGGTCGGTCGAGGAGCTTTAGCAGGCCCCCTCATCGCCGTAGCCGCCATGTTCGACGGAGAGCGAGAAGAAGAGAGCTGGAAGCGCGAGCACAGCCCCATCGAGGGCGTCAACGACTCGAAGGCCATCTCTACCCACGCCAAGCGCCTAGAAGTGTACCATCGTATTTTACGTAGCAAGCATCTTGTGGACTTTGGTATCGGAGAGATCTCCGCTGCTGAGATCAACGCAAAGGGCATCACCCAAGCTAACTTTTACGCCTTTCATAATGCGGTCTATGACACCAAGCCTGAGGCCCAGTGGTTACTGTTAGACGGGGACATCCCTTGTGGAAGCTGGCGCTACAGTGCGCAAGATTTTAGGCCCAAGGGGGATTCCTATTGGTGGCCAGTAGGAGCAGCCAGTATCCTGGCAAAAGTGATCCGGGATCGGTACATGATGGAGGTCGCCAAGGAGTTCCCTGACTATGGCTTCGAGAGCCACGTAGGTTATGGCACCAAGGTACACGAAGAGGCTCTGAGACGGCTGGGTCCGACGGTATACCATCGCACGCAGTTCATCCAAAAAATCTTGGGAGGAAGTTCGTATGATCAGTCGCTACCTGAACATGGTCCAAGAGTTCAACCGAGCCATCCAAGCCCCCAGAGGATGGGAAGCAAAAGGGCTCCGAGGGAAGCTCATCGTAGAAGAAGCGGGTGAGCTCCTGCATGCACTTCACGCGAAAGACCCCATCGCTCTGATCGACGGTATCTGTGATCTGCTCTATGTACTCTACGGAGCGGCGGACACCTTTGATCTCCCTCTAGGACGTATTGCCGAAGAAGACCTGCAACCTCGCATCCCTGCGCTGTCCTTCGAAGAGATCCAGGAGAATGCCAAAGACTTCCAGTCCACCATCGCCGGGGTGCTAGCCGACATCCAGATGCAGAATATCGGGATGCTTTTGGCTGGCCTACGTGATGCCATCGGAGGTTGCTGGTTGATCGCCAGTGAGGGCCTGGGCCTAGCCCTTGGACCCTTCTTCGAAGAAGTCCACCGCACCAACATGCTGAAGGTGACCGGCCCTGTCAGAGCCGATGGTAAGAAGCTCAAACCCGAAGGGTGGATCGGGCCTCGCATCGAGGACATGTACGCGAAGCGAAAAGGCATGCCGTGCCCAGAGGGTACTCCTTAGGAGCAGTTCGATGGCCGATCCTAAGGGGAAGGGTAAGAAAGAAGACCTGATCCCCACCAAACCACTACGTCCACTTCACAACGATCCCGACTTCCATGCTTTCCGCCTCGAGTACAAGGTCGATCTGAAGACGGGCATCATTTATGTCACGTACGTCTGTTCCGACTGTGCACTCCGCCATGTCGAGGTGCATGCTCCGGTTAAGAATTTTCATGCCCCCCTTAAAAAGGACTAACGGATGAAGAGCTTGGTCGTTGTCTGTGACCTCGACAGCATTGTCATCGATCTTCTTGGCCCCTGGTTAGACTGGTACAACAGCAAGTGGAAAGACTCTCTTACTGTGGATGACCTCGTCCAATACGACATCCACAAAATCGTCAACCCAGATTGTGGTACCCAGATCTACGACTTCCTACACGACAGCCCAGAACGCTATCGAAAACTGCCCCCTATTCAAGGGGCGGTCGCATCGCTGAAGCTCTTGCAAGATGCCGGGCATGATCTCATTCTAGCCTCTGCCGTACTGGGGGACACTGCTGGCGAGAAGTTCCGTTGGTGCCACCAGAACTTGCCGTTCCTACCTACACAAAACCTCATGGTTGGGGCACGGAAAGAACGCATCTGGGGCGATATCTTCATCGACGATGCCCCCAAAAACTTACTGGCGTACCGAGCGTGCTGGTCCGAGGCTACGTTGATGTCGATCATGTACCCCTACAACCGCCACATGACGGCTCACGTCGATGTGCATGCCGACGGGTACCTAGACACAGGAAAAGCCTGGAGTGAGATAGTGAAGGCGATTCAAGATATCGCCGAGTATGATGAGCAGAATACGTAGAAGAAGAGAAAGACCGCCCTGGTCTTTCTTAGCGATCAGACAGCGTAAGGGCCGTACGGAGAGGCTTGTTCCTGGGCTACGACAGAGGGCACATAGTTCAGGGCAGCTGCTCGGTCACGCTCTCTCTGAGTCTGATGGATACTCTTCACCTGGTTCCCTACGAAACCTGCCGTTCCTCCGATGGCTGCTCCCGCACCAGTACCGATGACCTTCCCTGCCACTGAGTTAGGAGCCGCAAGGAAACCCCCTACGGCTCCTACGGTACCGGCAAGTGCGATCTTGGTGAGCTCGTCACGGAAGCCTTGGATCATGGCCAAGCGCATCAGCTGATCCTTTTGTCTAGGGCGTCGAATACCTGGATCACGAGAGGGTCTGCCATCGGGTTACCGGCGTAGCCGATCACCTTGACTGCCCAGGAGTTGAGCTCCTCAGCGAACGCAGCTTGGATCCGATCCTCGAGCTTGAAGACTTCCAGGAAGGCTGCAGCTAGCTTCTCCTCGAAGTGTAAAATCTCTGTCTCAAGGAAGAAGTGATAGATGTAGTCATCCCCTCGCTGGGCTACTTCGGCCACATACATCTTCCGGTCGGTACGGTAGAACTCCAAGGGAGCGAATGGAGTCGGTGGCGCCAGCTTGACCACTTCATCGGATACATTAGGACGGGTCTTCGCCCCTGCCTCAACCCGAGCCATCCAGTCCTGGTACGCGTTGGTCTCGATCATACCTCAACCTCATCAGAAGGAGCCTCAAGCATCTTGACGCCTGAGTTGGAGTAATTGCCGTCCGGGGCCAGCTCCCTCATACCTGGAGGGGTCTTCTTGCTGTGCTGCATGCGGAACTGTTCGAAGGCCTTGAGCGAATCTTTCAAAGCTCCATCAGCTTGGGAGAGCTGCATGTCCAAGAGAGTAGCCGACCGGGCCAGGGCGGAGAATGCCTTTGTACGGCTGAGCCCGTGCTCCTTGGTCTTCCACTCCCTGAAGTCGAAGTACACGCCTTCCAACATGTCTTTGAGGATGGTCTTCGAGTCGATGGACTGCTGGAAGCCCATCTTGTGGAGAGCCATGGCTGGGCCCACCTGAATGATCGACAGCGTGTTCTGGCGCTGAGTGTCGTAGTCTTTCAGTAGCTGTGACCAGTCTTCCACAGTGAGTCTAGCGACATTCCAGTAGTAGTGCCCGTAGGCCTCGATGCCCTCACTCGTGAAGAACTCCCCCAAACGAGCATTGGCCTTCTTGGCGATCTCTTTAGGATCCATGCGGCCCAGCAAGAGGTTCTCGACAATAGGACGAGCTCGTAGGTTGATTACCAAGAGCTGCGCTTCTCGGGAGGGCTTGTCTGGGTTGTGTAGTCCGTAGATACCTTCCGCCCTCATGAACCTCACAGACTCTCTGTGATAGCGATTGTTGGGCTGGAAGTTAGAAGGCCGTCTCGAGTTGAGGTCGGCTCGCAGCCACATGAGGTAGTCTTGCTCTGGCAAGGGGAAGCCCAGAGAGACTAGGGTCGTAGCAACCCACTGATCCTGCCCTGACTGAGGATGGCTCGAGGTCATGAGGAACTTGCAGAAGTTCGCGCTAGGATGCGGGATCATGTGGCCTCCTGGGGCAGGATCACAATACCCCACTTATGGACTACCTCGTGTGGAGGTTCCATCTTATGATCCCACCATCGCGACTCCATCTCTGTTAGTGGGATGGTGCGTTGGTTACTGGGTGTGTTTGGATCCATGAGGTGGGCCTGTACCTGATCCATAGACACCAACACGACATAGTGGCCCTTGCCCGGATGGTTCCAACTCTGTACGTCACAAATGATGGGTATTTGCTGGTCCAGCAAGATCTTGGCTTGCTTTAGAGAGTCGAAGCTGTACTCAAAGGCATCAAGCCCATACTGCCGAGCAGCTTCAGCAATCTCCGTGACCTCGGCACCTCTACCAGGACGAGCACCGATCAACTGCACCGCGGCCTCTTCTTCGATAGGAATGCCGTAGTGCTCAAGCACCGCCTTGAAGCACGCAGCGGAACAAGTCCACTGGGTCTTCTGCTGGTAGGGGCTGACCTTGGCGATCTTCTCGAGCTCGCTCAGGTGCTGTGTAGCTAGAATGTCACGGAGAATGCCCATATCTAGCTGGCTTCGCCTTGCTGCAGTGACCGCAGACCTTCGATGACCGACTCCATGCCTCGCATGGATCTCTCGATCGCACCTTCGTCGACCTGGGACATGCCCAGACGTGAGGCCACGAGAGTCTCGGCCAGCTTCTGCGAAGCCGAATCGAGCTCGGGCAAGTAGTTGGCGAAGGTGTTGATGTTGTCTGGATTCAGGAAGTTCAGAGACAGGACCTTGTCAGCCGTCTCTCCGTCTTCTAGAGCGGCAGCTTCCTTCACCAGGTTCTTCTTCAAGTGGTACGGGAAGCCCGCAAGGCTCTTGGCCGCCCGCTTCACCATCTGCTTATGCACGTGAGCAAGAGGCACAATGGGCAGCATCCCACCAACTTTTACCAGACCTTGCTCCTGTGAGCGGCGAAGCACGTCACGAGCCTGGAACTGGTTCAAGCCCATGCCTACGAGGAGAAACTCTGCCTCAGCATGCTTGAGGAACTGCTTCTGTTCCTTGGCGACCTTGTCTAGAGGTTGGCCTTGCAGAGAGAAGTCATCGTTCCCTGTAGAGGCCACGTTCACACTTGCCGGGGAGGCCTTGGCCTCCTGGATTTGCTCTACGTCTAGAGGTTGCTTGGCGAGGAACAAGGGCTCGCCCTGAAGGGGGCACCAGTGGACGGTATCGGGAAGAGCATACTCATCATCACTGAGCTGATGGATCTCCTGGAGCCCTGGAGAGATAGAAAGCGAGACTGGCTCTCCGAACATGTTCTCGGCATGAAGCTGGACTCCTCCACTTGGGTCTTGTCCCTGAGCATGCACGACGACAGGCAGAAGGGCAGAGCTGACTCCGTTGACGTCACAGAGGACTGCCCCTTCTCCTTGTGCCTCACTGAGGTGAGTGGTTTGAGGGGGAGGCACTTCATCTTGTACAGGAGACCCGGCAATCTCTTCTTGGACTGCGTAGCCTTGCTCCCCAATGAAGAGGAAGAGCCCCATCGGCTGCTCACTCATATCGACGACAGGGAAGACGTGGCCTACCATCTCCTCGTTGGTCTCCATGCTTTGAACCTTGTAGACACCTGCCTCCGTGACAGGCACGTAGCCACCAGGAGTAGGAGGGGTCATAGGCTTCTGGGTACCTAGAGTTGCAGTAGCCCCCGGCTGCATGCCTCCGACGTCATGGCCAGTCATCTGTGAGGCTTGCTCGGGACCCACTTCGCCTTCCTGCGGCATAAAGGCTCCGGAGTTGGCCCACTTGACCTTGAAATTGCCTGAGGCCAACTTCTGGATCTGCACCACAGTAGGCTTGATGCGATCTACGATCGCCTCGGCTGTCTTCTGCAGGGCCAGCGTAGGGGCCTGAGCAACTTTCATGGCCATCTCTGAAAATGTCGGGTTGGCAGCTGCTGCGTTACGGAGCTCCTTGTCCTCAGCAATCTGATCGACGAACTCGTCGGCATCCGTCTCTTGGATGGTGTCAGAGATAGCATCAAGAAGAGAAGAGCCCTTGGCCATGCCGTTCATGTTCGGGTTAGCCGCCGCTTCGGAGTGCATCCTGCTGATGTAGGCCCTTCTTGCCTGCTCTGCTGGAAGGGCTCCTGCGGTCTTGGTCTGGTCCATCAACTGATCGACAAGAGGAGCGGCCTTGTCGGCCAGGAGATGATACACTCTCGATTTGGGGGTGTTGAAGAGCGGCTTTCCCCGCAGAGGGTTCTCGTAGGCCTCGGCATCCTCAGCCATCTTGCCCATACCCATAGTATCGGATCCCAGAGAACCCATGCCATAGTTGGTGCGCATGGGAGGGTAGAGCTGGTCGGTCAAACCCTTGTCTGAAGGTTTGCGCACCGAAGGCTCGAAGGTCGAAGTCCGGAAGAGCTTCTCCCTGACCCGCTTCTCTGTCAGGGGGTAAACCCCTTTGCCATCCATGAAGACATCAAAAGGAGCCAGCATCCGCTCCTTGACGATGATGGGGATGCGCAGCGTGGGTAGCTTCTCTTGATCTCCAGCAGGGGCCTGACTCTTGTTGGTGATCTGAGCTGAACCGAAGGCGAAGCCCTTTTCGGCATCGACCCGGTCAACGATCACATTGACAGCATAATCACCAAGGAAGGGTACCTGCTTGAATACCTCGGACGCGATCTCGCGCTGCCAGACTTCGGGAGAGTCCGAGAGCTTGACGGGCATCGCTACTTTGGTGAAGGTGAGCTTGTGATCGAGGAAAAGAGACACCGTCATGCTTTCACGTCCTTGGACTTGTAGATAATGGGAGGAAGAAGAGCGGGGCTCTTGGCAGCCGGCCCGACACCTAGCAAGAGAGCCGTTACTTGGTTGATCCAGGCCGAGAGCTGCCCGTTATCGATCACCACCGGAGCCATAGCCGCTCCCAGTTGGACCGCGCCTCCTGACAAGGCAGCGCCACCACTACCGAGTACGAGCTGACCTGCACCACTAACTAAAGAGATAGTGGGAGCGCCAAAATTGGCGGCACTGCCTGCTGTGACTTTCAGGTCGGTGGCTACAGTCAACTTGGCGCTCTTCTTTACCGTAGCAGACAGTTGGCCAGAGATAGCCAAGGTTACATCTCCCTCTACTGTCCAGTTGATGTCCCCGGCTTTAGAAATGGTGAGATTGGTCTTGACACTGCCGCCGCCGCTGTCTCGAGTAACGAGACTCAGGATAGTTTTACTACCTCCCCCATGGGAACCGATTTTCAGGACCGCCAGAGGGGCCTGGTTCGGGTCATCGGCATGCTCTTTACAGGAGATCGTTAGGTGCGTGAGGCTCTTGCCATCGCCACTATCCTCGATACGGTCTACTTCCCAGCTCAAGTCCCCCCCAGGAGTGGTGAGCTGGTAGTTCTCAGCAAAGTCGCGGATGATATTCCTGATAGGGATATAGACCCGCTGGCAGATGGGAGTGGCTCCTATCTGGACGATCCCGCCTCGGCGTAGGTACAAGAAGTTCGCATCTCGGGTCGAGAGGTGCAAATCGCCACTGTTCAGGCGCTCACGACCACTTCGGTACGACCCCTTCTCGTGTACGGTGGTCCAGCCCAGGACAAAGGCATCACGACCCGTATCAGAGCTCTTGCACACCCAGCAAGTAGAGCCCAACTCAGGAGCGAAGTTGATGCCCTCGCCGTTGTTCTGGTGGACGTAGGGCACCATATACGGAATGTCATAGTGGCTTGAGTGGGGGTAGGCCTCGTAGCGAACCGCCACCGTGAAGTTACCGGTGTTGACCGCAATGATCTGAGCCCGATGAACCTCAGCAGGTTTCGCCCCAGGAGAGGCGGCTGACTCAGAACGAGGCGGGGTTACTCCTCCCGCTTTAGCTATCTCAGGGGATTCGGCCATGGCTTAATAGTAGTGCGGCCTTTCTTTCGTGCCCAAGCCAAATTCGCTCCCACGCGCGTAAGCTGGGATCGGGTTACTCCCGTGCAGGTCTGTCTTCCAACCCTTTGCCGTACCCTCGAGAAGAGTGTGACGGAGCTCCTGGAAATTCAGGCGGGCCAGCCAGTCTTCGTGCTGATCCCTAGCCATCTGCTCCGCTCCTCTCAGGATCGGTTCATGGAGGATAGGCTTGCCTCCAGACTTGAGGTTCTTGTTGAAGTCCTCGACCACGCTTCTCTGAGCAAAGTCTCCATGAAGATGCTCTGAGTCTCCTGGATCTTTCACCTGTGTGATGTTGGTCAAGGCGCGAACCACGGTTTCGATGTTACGCCGCTTTACCCGGGCATCCTTGTAGACCGAGGTGTGGAGCTGATCTGTCAGGAAGTTCTGCACTTGATGAATGTCAGTATACTTGAGGAGGTCTCTTGGATTAATAAGACCGTCAGAGAGAGCTTCGCCTTTCTTGACGTCCATCCCAGTTTTCAAGGGCTGTCCCTCATACATCGGCTCACGCTGGGCCGAGATGAAGTGCTTCTCTCCTCCCACAAAAATGTTCCAGCCATTGGTGGCTATGTCTTTCTCTATCTTCTGGATAGGGCCAGAAGCGCGAGAAAGCACGGCGGCGTTGCGTAACACCTTGGGCATCTCGAGCAACTGATTCAAGCGATCGAACTTGGTCAAAGATCCCCCTCCCTTGGAAGAGGCCACACCACCTGTGTGGAAGCTATCCATGGCCAACTGGGTTGCGGGCTCTCCCATGGCATGCCCAGCAATGACCCCAATGTTGGCACCCACCTCGTGAGTGTTCCCACTCTCGTTGAGGCCGTAACACTTGGCGCAAATGCCTTGGTGGTGAGCACACTTCAGAGGAGAGCGCACCACCACTTTGTCGATGTTGTGCTTCTTGAGAGTGGCTAGTAGGTTGCCGTCTATCAAAGACCCTGCTGCGATGCTCTGGCCTCCGGGAAGCTTCACAGGAGCCGCCAAGTAGCGATCGGCGACGTCGTCCTCGGAGGTATGCAGCATGATGCCTTGGGTAGTGCCGCAGTCCTTGGACTCGATCATGTTGGGGATGACAACGTTGACAATTTCCTTGGTCAAACGCCCAGGCTCCGAGGTCCCTTCTACCTTCTGGATAGTGCCCTTGCGTGCTCCATGCATGGCCGTCCAGTAGTCTCCTGTGTCCAGGCCCTCAGAGTAAGACTTCTTCACAGGCGTAGTAAGCACATTCCCTAAAGCATCTTGCATGAGCATTGGAGCGATCGTCATCTGACGAAACTGGTCCATACTGCTACGTGCCCCAGAGTTCACCATCATGTAGGCATTGTTCTGAGACTTCTCGAAGAGAGGTCGTGTGTCCCTGACCATGTCCGAGGTAGCCTGTGTGTAGATGCCTATGACACGTTCTTTCTTCTGCTCGGGAGCAAGCTTGCTGTCACTGTGTATCTTGGCCACTTCGGCGTCGGCCTTGCGCAGAATGGCGTCACGGATTTCTTTGTGAACAGTCAAGTCGCTAAGGTTCAAGGTCGACCCCAGCTCGTAGCTGTACTGGTTACCTAGATTCTTCAGGTTATCAACAGTGACGGGGAAGTTCTTCGGGTCTTCCTTGGCAATGCGCCCTAGTAAGTTGTGCACCCCAAAACGCTTCTCGTCTTTCTTGTCTGTACGCTTGACGAACACGAAGTTAGGGTCTTGGAACAGACCGATGATCGCCGGGTCATGGCGAATTGATTCTGGTAGGTGCTCAGAGATCAACTCGCGCCCTAGGGTAGTCTTCTTGCTTGCGATGCTCACTACGTCGTTGACGTGCAAAGCGCTCTGCGCTTGTGCCTTCTTGGCTTCTGCTAGCGTATGAAAGCTCTTCCCTGTCTCCTTGCCCCACTTCGAGAGCATGTGCAGCCCTAGCATTGACTCGTGGTCAGGCGCATACATGATCCCGCCTGTGGTGCTGGAGAACAAGTTGTTCGACGGAAACATCTTGTGCGCCTCTTTGACGGCATCGTCCCCAAGGGGAACGAAGGCAGACATAGCATCGCCATCAAAGTCAGCGTTGTAGCCCGTGCATACCAGGGGATGGATCTTGATGGCTCGGCCTTCTACCAGCTTGGGCTTGAAGGCCATAACCCCAAACTTGTGGAGCACGGGGTCGCGCTTGAGTAGAATGGGCCGTTTGTCCATCGCTGCTTGCAGGGAGTGCCATGCAATCTTGGAACCTTGCTTGATCTCTTTCAGGGCCTGAATCGGGTCGTAGCCACTGAACTGCATCTCCCTGACCACGAACGGCTTGTAGAGCTCCATCGCTGAGTCTTTCGGGATGCCTACGTGATCCAGATCCATAGAAGGTTCTGGGATGATGGTCGAGCGCATCGATAGCTCTTGCCGTCGCTTCATGAGCTTCTTCTGGAAGTAACCTTCTTTGGGAGAGGTCCCAGAAATGGTGTCCAGAATGCCCTTCATCTTGCGGTTGGACTCGTAGAGGGGCTTACCTCCAGGAAGTCCAGCTAGACCTCGGGTGTACTCGTAGAGATCTTCCCTGAGATCCTTCAGGCCCTCGTCGCCGAGCTCCTTCGGGGCCTCTTTGTACTGCTTGATGACGTGCCCGAGCGACTTGTAGTAGTAGTTGATGTCGTCTGGACGGAGGGCTCCGTCTGGCATGGGGACGATGGGGCGGTAGACAGGAGGCAGAACAGGTATGTGGTTCAGCATGTAAGCCTCCGTTGGCTTCATGCCGATACCGTCCAGGGCTTGCAGGAACTTGGTCTTGCGGTTGGCTTTGTCTAGCTGTGAGCCGCGAAGAGAGCCTAGGCTGGCCTTAACCTTTACCAGCTCCTCCTTGACGTTGATCTTCGCCAAGAGGCTATTGATCGCTGCCCCTCCGGTCTTGCCATCGATAGAAGTGTGGCCTCTAGCTATTTCCTCGAACTCATCGAACTTAAGACCCGTAAGAACAACAGCTGGACCAGGGTGCTTGTTAGTCCCAACAAAGACCGGGTTAGGGACCGGCTCTGGGAGCGATATATGTGACCACTTAAGTCCCTTCCCCACATCATTTGGCAGCCCTCCTGTGATCTTGGGGTCAAAGAGACCCCTCTCCAGTTCCTTGGCATCTTTGCCTCGAAGCACGCGTCCGGCGTCTAGCAACTGGCCATTCGACATGGAGAGAATACCACTGTCTGTCAAAGGCTGGAGGACCAAACTGTTGCCCTCCTTTTTGACATTGACCCCTAGCCCGGTAAGCATCGCCTCGAACTTCTTGTAGGCGAAGGGGATCTGGGGAGGGGGAAGGGGTTGGCCGGTCTGCACCCGCTGCCAGAAATCGATGTGCTCTGCTGGGTTGTTACGATCTCCTGTATGCTGCTCTGCCTTGTAGGTGGCCATCTCGCGAAGGTTAGCTCGAGCTCCGTGAGCCAGCATCGCATAGAGCTCTAACTGGCCCATTGCCTGTCCAGGGTGCTCGGCCCCTGTGCCCTTCGGAGATCTGTCCAACGAGTAGTTAGGCCCGTTGGAGCGTACCGACATCTTCTTCTCGACCTGATGCTTGAGCTTGAGGATGTACTGGTTGCCTTGAAAGATCTCCCCTAACTTCTTGCCAGTGGCCCCATCGAACAAGGTCTCGGTGTCTGAAATGTTGTGGGCCTTGAGCTCATCTTTGATCTTCTGGGTATAGTCGGTACCATCACCGCTGAAGTTCTGGATGAGGTAGGGCTTTCCTGTCTTCTGCGCGATCTTGGCAGCAGCTGTCTCGAGAAGCTGACCTAGGTTGATGCGAGAAGACACCCCCGAAGGGTTGAGCAGCATCTGGACGTGCTCCCCATCAGGGCCACCGATGCGGGGCATCTCGTGATCGGGGATGATCTTCGTGATGATACCTTTGTTGCCATGACGACCTACGATCTTGTCGCCAATCTCCGTGGGCTCTAGGGTCTTGACATGAACCGTGACTTCTTTGCCGTTCGGGTTCTTCGTGACCTTGACGACTTCTCCTTCGTGCTGGTTGTCCCAGACCACGGACTTGTCCCGGATGGCGAAGAGCTTCTTGTCTAGGCGGCTAACGGCGCGAGCGCTCTCGCCTGTAAGATCTCGCTTGCCTATAGCAGCAAGCAAAACATCACCAGGCATGACCTTCTGTCCTACTTGAATCACCCCATCATCACCAAGCTTGTTCATCTGCTCTTTGGTGAGTTGGCTAGCTGTAGTCGAGGCGAAGGCGACGAACTTCTTCTTGTCGAGGAAGTCTTTCTCCGGATCGATCTCGATGCTGTGCCGGTGCACGTGCTCCGAGGTCAGCTTCTTGGCCCCTGACTCGGAGATGACCACCCCGTCCTCGAAGTTGTAGCCTTTGTAGGGCATGTAAGCGACGCGAATGTTGGTACCTAGAGAAAGCACACCATCCTTGGTGAAGTTCGAGTCAGCGATGACCTGGCCCTTCTTCACAGCATCACCAACCTTCACATTCAGGTCGGAGTGCATACAGGTCTTCGTGTCATTCAGGGGGAAGTGGTTGTAGACCTGTATCTCATGCTTCTTGCCATCATGACTCTGAAGCACTAACGAGGAAGGATAGCCGTTAACGGGGTCTTTCTTGATGGCTGCCACGTGACCATCGAAGGGGGACTCGTGGGACCAAGGAGTGCCAACGATCCTTTCCCAGGATTGGCCAGAGCCTGATTTGACCTGTACTTGAGGCTGCTCCCGATAGTGCAGACCGATGGCCTGGGACAGCTGCTTCGAGGCCACCATGGTACGATTGCCTTGATCGTTCTGCAGGAACGGGATGAGATTGGTGCTCTCATCGAAGAGCTGGTTCGCTGACATGAGCACGTAGCGTCCCTGGGAGAAGGGCTTCTCTACGATCTCGTGGGTCTTTGGGTCCTGCATCTTGACTGCGGAAGCTATCGGGGTCGGTTTGCCCTTCACCCACTTCACCTGGTCAGGAAGGACGATCTGTCCTGTGTGCAGCTCTGCGGGAGTGACTCGTATCTGCTTACCGGTCTGCAGGTCGTGTACGAGGGTGGTGACCTCGTTGCCTTCTTTACGAACTCCTAGAGGTAGGTGCAGGGTGATCCCAGTACGACCATCAGGAGTGTGCACTGGATCAAGAAAGCCAAGATGCGAAGGGTCGATGATCTGCATCTCCGCCGTGACCGTCTGCTCGTTCTTGATGCCGCCTTCATCGGGAGCGATAATGGTAGTGACTCGGTGGTTCGACAGCATCTCCAGGGGATTGACCTGTTCTGGGGTCCTGGCTGTCTGGGACTTGGAAAAGTACTCGTGGATCGGTTTGGCGAAGAACTCCCCCGCGATGATGTCGCGTACTTTGACTTGCCGATCTATGTTGTTGCTGACCTTCTGCCGAATGGCAGCTTTGGTCTGAGGCTTGACTAGCTTCTCGTGCAAGAAGTCATCGAGAGAGTGCAGCTGCTTGAAGATGAGAGAATCGCGATTGTCCTGAGGGATATCCCCACGAGCCACCTCGAGGATACGCTTGGAAGCTAAAAGAAGAGCCTCCCCGGTCACACTGGTGATGGGCTTACCCAGAGTTGCCTTGGTGGTCTCAGGCAACAGCTTGGCTGCATCAAAAGTAGACCAGATAGCCGCTAGCTTGTCATCGTGCTTGTCAGATACGGCCTTGACTCCTCGAGTGGCCATCTTGTCGTAGAGGTCAGAAGCTTGTTGCTGGACTTGCTTGTCGTTCTTGAGGTTGGCCTTGTAAATCGCATCGCCCCAAGTCTTCTTCATCTCCTCATCGGAGACCCCGAGGTTTCTGAGCATGGAGTACAACGGGTAGTTGCTGCTCTCGAACTTGAGGTGGAAAGACTTCTTCTCGGGATCGAAAGGGATGTATACTCTCGAGGACTTGGCGAGGGGGGTGGCCAAGTTGAACTCAGCCTGCATCTTGCCGTTTTGCTTGATGTGAGCGTAGACCCCAGAGCGTAGTCGCCAGACGTTGTCGACCTGCTTCTCCGTGCCATTGACGATGTAGCTGTAGCGCTGAGTGGGCTTGGGCAAGGTGAAGAGCTTGATCTTCTGCCTATCGATCTCCTTTCCTGTCTCTTTATCAACAAGCCCCACCTCACCATAGACCGTTGCCCCCCAAGTGCGGCCAAGGGCCTTGGCTTCTTCTTGTGACTTGAGATCGGCAGTTACTGCGCCCTTCTCATCAAAAGAAATATCGTGAAGGACAAGAGAGTTTTTACGACCCTCGATAGGAAAGTTCTCCTTGATGCCCGCGCTGACGCGAGTGCGGAGATCTTCCCAGGTTTTGTCAATTAGACTTAAAGCCACCCGTGCGCTCCTGCTGTGAGGTTCCGGTTATGTACGAGGTCGAACAGCCCTACATCTAAGCGCTAAGACGATCCTCGGGCCGCTTCGACCAATATCAGAGTAGGTGTAAGCCGTCGTGGGAGTCAACAAAAACAAAGACTTTTATGTCATAAGTAGACTGAACTACCCTCTACATAGTGGGTAGTTGGAAAGGTCAGAGCGCAGATGAGCGACGCGTATGTTTTTAGGGCGGCGGAGGGTGGACCTGAGGATGAAGAAGACGACAGCAGCAGCACCTACGAAGATCGTGTGGACGATGCCCTGACCGGCGATTCCGACTCGAGTACGGAGGATGACTAGGAACATGTGGAGATTGAAGCTATACGCCTTGATGATCATCCATCAAATACTTGGCTACATCATCCAATCGATGATGCAGAACTACGCTCAGTTGGCGTAACCCATGGAGGAGGGAAATAAGGAAGCGTTCTGCCGTCTCCTGTTCATGTCCAACGGAGGCAGGATGACGGAAGCGGGCAAGCCCGACCCGAACTTCAGGGCTCGGGGCATGTGCTCGGATCCGTACGACTGCTTTAGTTGCAACGTGATGCAAGCCGAGCTGGCCAGGCACCCCCCTGGGCAGGTTATCTGGGTATGCCCAGATTGTATCAAAGTCGCAGTCACCAAATCAAAAGATGGCGGGCTTCCTTATCTACTCCCTGGGCACTACAGCGAGGGGCAGTGCCAATTGCGCACCTGCTCCCGACCGGCAAGGACAGAAGAAGGGGTCGAGCTACCGCCTGGGTATTCCCGATTTCTCCAACTG